CTGTTCTTGAATTGAATGAATCTACCTTTGTTCCAGTTAGATAGGTGCTATTGTCATAACTAATTGTAGTTCCACTAGCCTTTACAAACCCAGTTCCGTTTAAGGCCGCTTGTCTACTTGTATCTACAGGATGAACATGGTCTTGTCTTGCGGTTAAAGTAGAAGTTCCTACTGCTACTGTTCCATCCATTAAGGGAGCTACAGAAGCTAAACCAGTAATGGCATTAAATGAAACAGCTAAAACATTGCCAGTAGTATCTAATGTCATACCATTAGCGGCATCAATAGTAGCATCAGTGTAATTTGCTAACCCATTACTCTGGAATAATTTTATTTTAGAACCGGAACCAATTGCTAAACCTCCTTCAGTATTACCAGTTTTAAGTAGTGATAATACTGGAGCATTATTAGTTGCAACCCCACCATAAATACGAACATAGTTTTGTTGAGACCCTACATTAGTTCCAACATTAATACTTCCTGTTGAACTAGCTGCTGTAGAAACAGTAAAATTGGTTCCAGATAAATACGCCAACGCTAATGTTTGAGCTTGATTAGTCCATTGAAATCCACCAGCATCTACACCACAGATAAATCTAGTTATATTATTAGCATCGGAAGATAAGCTAAAGAGGTTAACTGTTGTTCCACCGCTTGTCTTACCTTGAAAATAAGTGGAGTTTGTTGCTAGAATTATATTGCCGGAAAAACTACCATATCCACCACAAACAATTGGAATATAACCTGAGGTAGTTAAGGAGTTAGAATTCAAAGTCATTAATGTGTAAGGAGTTACTATAGCATCGGCAGTTACAGAAGCGGATAGACCATAGAATGTAAAAGAGCCGCTCTTCATTGATAAATAAGTGTGGCCATAACTAGCATGAGTATTTAATGTTCTAACTTGGTCAGAAACGGTATCAGCAGGATTTACATAAATATTATTACCAATAATAGTAGAAGCGGCTGAATATGTTTGACCAACAAAGCTATACAAAGTACCATTAAGTGTTAATTTTATACCCCCATTAATATTACCACTAATATCAAATACTCCAGCTTGCGCTTGATTTAAATGATAGTGACCATTAGTAGCATCACCACCTAATAGACCACTTAAACCTTCATGGTTAGTAATAGAGGCTTGACTAATTGAAGTCTTAGATCCAGTTACTGCTTCAATGCGACAAGAACCAGTAGCACCACTATATGCAGCACCAGTTCCTGTTCTTAGTGTAATCTGGTAAAGAGGAACGATTTCTTGAAAAGGTAAATTTCCAAGAGACAGATTTGCATAAGTTTCAGCCTGAGCTAAAGCTAATGATGTAAATATGTTTTGGCCTGGAATAATGATGTATTGGAATAAAGGATCCAATGAAGTTGTAGCAAATACGAAATAATTAATATAACGTGATGCTATACCTTCTGTTAACTGCCAAGTTGCTCCAGTATATTGATTGTATTGTGGGAATGTAGTTCCAACTCCAAATGGAATAGTATTTGTTTTAGTCCAGGTCCAGGTTCCTGTTGCGCCCGTTCTATTAAAAATAGTGTATGGACCATTATCAGCTAATACTGATGTATCAAAGATAATATCTTCATCTGCTACCTTACCAGTAGCGATAGAATACGTATTAAATGCGTTAGTTGCGTTACCACCAGCGCCAGCTAAGTCGTAACCAGAAATAGCAAATCCGCTTAATGCCTCAGTTCCATTTACATTATGTAGGTAATAATGTGTCGACGGATCCATGGTATCACCATGGCGTTCTTCAAAGCAGAACCCATCAGCTAGGGTTGAATCCCAATAAACATATGCTACTTGAGCAGTTGTCAGAATGTTCCAAGGTGTGGAAGACTGCTGGAAAGTACCTGTATTATCAAAATAAATGAAATACCCACCAGTTACATTAGGTAATGTAGTAGTCTGTGTAGTCTTAGTATAAACTACACCATTTACAGTGAATGTAAAATTAGATCCTGTAGGAGCTAGAGTAACTACTCGAGTCGTTGAGTTAAATGTTAGAGTAGTACTTGTCCTATCAGGGAATCCTGTCTTTAGAGCTGTTTGATTTGTTAGAGCTAGGGTGCCAGTTAAACTAGGTAGCGTATAAACTTGATCAGCTGTTAGAGTTGAGGGATCGAATAGTCCACCAAATCCTCCTCCTGTCTTTCGGACAGTTAAGGATGTAGAGATTTCCGTTGGATTTTTAATACGATACATTACTTACCTCTGGCCTTTCTAAGTATCCAGGCCTTTTTCATATTTTCTATATATTCTTCAGTGAATTTCTTTGATTTACCTTTGGTTGCTCCCCTAACAGGTTCACATTTCTCTAAAACATGAAATTCCCAATCAGATTCATTATATTTATTCCAAGAATTCTGTAATTCAGGATTGTGTCTATAACTTCTCAACCGTCTTATATGTGTTAAGATTCTTCCCCTAATATCTACTGAGCTTCCTATATACCATTTATCATTCTGAGTATTTTTAATTCCATATACACCAGATATTTTAGGTATATGTGTAATTGTATCTATGTGGTATAATAGGGCCATGTCGTTTCCTAAATCGTCTGGCTAGGACGGGATACCGAAGTATCCCGACTTAGGGAAGCTCTAAATTATAATAAGAAGGCTTTTACTCTAAAGTACATTGTTACTGCTGTTCCAGTTGCTGTAGAAGCGGCTAGCAATCTCATAGATCCAGCACTAACATCAGATGTGAATGTTACACCATGAGTACCGATTGAATCATCTTCTATAACCATCAACTGGGTTGTTGATGCAGAAGTCTGGAGAACCGTTAAATATCCTACTGTATAATTTCCAGCGCCTCTTGATAATTGATACTCTATTCTAACACTTCTGTACGTTGCTACTGCCCAAGAACATCCAGTGACTAAAGCTGCTGCCTGGTTATCAGCAATCGTAGCTGTGTTGTTCTGTAGGCCTAGGTCATTTATAAGTATGTTATTGACTTTAGAGATCGTTGTCGCAAAGCTGTTAGCTGCTGTAGTCACATCTCCTGTCATTGCTACTGTTTGGATCACAGTACCAGAGAAAGTAAATGTAGCACCTAACGTCAGAGCCTGGGCAACCGCAGTTCCACCAGTAGAGTTACCTACTATCGATACAGTAGGTACAGATTGGAGATCTGTGTAAAGAACAGTAGAATAGGCTGGGGCATTTGCAACTGTACCAGTACCAGTAGAAGTTAGGAACTGTTTAGCATTGGTAGTGTTACCAGCTAATCTTGTAGGTACGCCACCAGTACCACCATAAGTGATATCACCAATAGCAGCCATTGGGGTATTTAGATTGGCATTCCACTTACTAACGCCATTGGCAATCAAAGTACATGAACCATATGGTGCTGTGATATTGATTGAAGTCAAAGCACTATTTACAGTATCAGTACCATTACGTGCAATCGTGATAAACACGGTTGGTGTAATAGAACCAGACATATCTACGATGGTAACACGCTGGCCTGTGGTAGTAGCAGGTGGGAGAGTGATAGTACGAGTAGCTGTTAAAGAAGTGATATATACAATAATATCGTTCCTTAAAGTCACAGTATAGTTTGCATCAGCAACAGCTACAGGAATTTCCTCATATACGAGGATAGTCCATTTACCAGCTCCGTTGCTTTCTAGGCAAGTAGCACCATAAGCAGATGATATAACATTAGTGGTCTGACCTTCGATAGTATCAGTACCAGCTCTTGTAATCGTGATAGTATTAGTCGATGTTACAGATCCAGATTCGTCAAATATCCAGAGGATCTGACCAGCAGTCGTTGCGGCTGGGAGCGTGATGGTTCTAGCTGCTGTGATAGAGGTAACAGCTACATATGCATCCTGAGTAGTAGCGATCGTGTAAGCAGTATCTACTACCGTCAAACGATTCTTAGTAGCAGGAGTGTAACCAAGGTCTGACCAGGTGTAGGCTAATAACGTCTTAGCCTGGGCTACAGTCATATCTGTTGGATTTGTCACACCAGCTGTATTGTTACCTTTGAAGGTATTGGCTGGGGCGGTTGCTAACTTTGCATTCGTTACAGCATTAGCTGCAATAGTTAATACAACCGAGTTAGCAGGTGAGGTTACATCACCACCAGTAAATGCTACTGTTTGGAGTGCAGAACCAGAGAATGTTAATGCTGCACCGAGTGTGATATTGGTGGCATTAGCTGATCCGGCAGTTGGATTACCTACTAAGCTTGAAGCTGCGACAGTTTGGAATTTACCATAAGTAACCGCGTTATTTAATATAGTAGCAATACCAGTAGCACCAACGGTAAAATCACCTGAAAACCAGGTGTTATCTATACTTACTGTGGTCGTAGTTAATTTAACACCGTTATTGAAGGTATAAGAAGCAGCTACTGAATACTGTACCCACTGAGTTCCATTATATGCCCACTGCTGATCCGCATTTGAACCAGATCTGATAAAGATCAGGTCTCCATCTACTGCCACACCTGTCCCAGACTGGCCTTCTAATGGAGTCGTAGGAGTTGAGCCACCACCAACCCAGGTTACATTTCCTGTGATACCTGCTACTACGAATACCTTATTATTGTATGAGGCCATCGCACCAGTTAAATTGGTATATAGTACTCTATCACCGATGGCATAAGTATATGACTGAGCAGCGTTAGTTAATGCTGTTGGGAGAGCCGTGGTATAATTTACAGTATCAATTATTGCTACAGGAGGTCTGACGCTGATCCCTACCTTAGCTGCATTAACCTGCCCCACAGTAGCGAGAGCCTGCACATTAGTAGAAGTATTAGTTACTAGGGGAGGATATGCTAGAGTCTGACCATCTAGGCCAGGATCTTTCTTAACCAGATTTGCATACTCTGCATTAGTTAGAAGACCACCAACAGATGTTGCAGCATTAGAAGCTAATGGGATATTGAAAGTATGGGTATTGACATTGTTGTTGACACTCACCCATGTTGGGCCAGTATTTGTACCAGATACTACTGTAGCAGCGAACGTCTGAGCATTGTAAGTAGCAGTTGAAATGCCATTTAATGAACTTAAACTGGCTGTTCCAGCTGGAATCCAAGATAAAGTAGTACCACCATTATTAGATAGAACATATCCGCTGTTACCAGTTGTAGTAGGTAACATAGCTAGGAGAGATGTATTATCTTCTAAAGCCAGGGTACCAGATCTGTTTACAAACGAGAAGGTTTTATCAGAAGTGGTTATGTTCGCAGCACTGACGATTGCTTTAAAAGCTGAAGCTACAGCCCCAGTACCACCTTGTAAACTTATAGTACCATCAGGATTATAGGCGAAGGATCTTACTAACGTTCCGTTATTGGCTACGACGGACCATGATGAGTTTAGACTAAGAATCTGTTTAGCCATTTTTACATTCTCCTACTAAGAGAATGAAAGTCCTAGACTGGCAATGAGATTCTAAATAGCTGAATTATTCTAGAAAATGCCCCAGAGTTATCCGTGGTCACACGTAGACTGAGATTCCCAACAGAAATAATGGAATCGAAGGATGTTCCACAGGCAACGCCTATTGCACATCCAACAGTCTGGAATATGTTTACGTTTGTACCATCGTGAATTAGATAAATTTGACCTGTCTCATATCCAGAATTATCAGAATTTCTAATAGAATAAGTATATTGGACTGCTCTATAAACTGCTATTGCCAACGAATCGATAATAATATTTGGAGAATTGGTGTTCACTGTTGCAGAAAAATTACTGGTGAAGATTGGAGCTTCTACTGATCCTGTAAATTCTGTAGTTCGATCTGCATTTATTCTGGCTATGTCAGCATTAGAAGAATCACGAACAACAAATACAGTATTTAAAGTATCATAGCCTTTAAAACTAACAGGACCAAGCGCATTAGTAATGGTGATGTTGGTACCACCATTATATGCTCCCTGTAGACTTCCACTAGTTCCAGAACCACCGACGACCAACGATGGATCGATCTTCCCATCGACCCCTGTGATTACTACTTTACCAGCATCCGCTATTCCAGTACTAACGTCAACAGTAAATATCTGTCCAAACGTAGCTGGGTTATTGGGATTCCTGGTAAGAAGAGTATACAACGGTTCCTCACTTAATTAGATACGAGAAACTTATTCTCTTCGTCTCATTCTTTCCAGGACTATCTCAGCAATGGACACAGATACGAATTCATCAATGTTCCTACCGAAATTTCCGAGGGTCTTAATCAGAGAGCTCGATACCTCGACATACTTGGGACTTGGTGTGATATAGATAGTGCTTACGAATGGATTTAAGTGATGGTTTATATTTTCGATAGAGCGTTCGTAATTGAAATCTTCAGAAGATCTCAATCCCCTCAACATTACCCATATCTCTCTAGATGCGGCATAATCTACACAAAGATCACCATCTGTTAGCACATCTATGGTTATCCTACTTAGATCATCTGGACTAAATTTACTATCTAGAGATCTGTAGATTAAATCCATTCTTTCATGTTTTTCAAACAGATATTTTTTACCAGGATTATCAGCAATAAGAATAGTCAGGTGCTTAAATAGTATAAGACCTTGTCTTATAGTATCTATATGTCCTAGATGAACTGGATCAAACGACCCAGCATATAATCCCTTCTCCATACAACGCCTCTTCTATCAAGCTAAAGATAGTCCTACTAGTATGGAGTCTGAATCCTGCAGCACGATCATGGCCTCCACCACCTTTGAATGTACTAGCTATATATCCTGCACTAATTTTATCATTAGAACGTAAGCTAACAGATAAACCTATCTCGGTCTTACCATCTAATGTAATGTTCCTAAGTTCCCAACCTACGATCAAGTCCATGCCATCTAGACGCAACATCTCGGCCAGATCACTGATACTCGAGTCTCCATTATAGAAGGCCACATTGAAACCATTTATAGTTTTTAGTATACAGTTCTTTTTACGATTTAATGTTCTTAACTGATCTGTCTTGAACATGATAGAAGCCAGCTGTCTGTCATGTGGGGTTGGAATCCCATAGTATGAATTACCAAGCAGATTTAGATATAGAGATTGAGATCTAGACTCCTCGAATCTGGGATCATCAGATAGGAAACAATCAGCAATCCCTGCTAGCTCAGCTGCAGAAGTATCATCGCTAGAAATCCACGAAAACTGTAGTGCGACTTCATAAGCAAGAACAGCCCCAGACTCACCCTTACTATTAAGTCCGAACAGAATCTGGTTGGGATATTTTTCAATATAAGGAGCCAGATCAGCCAATCTACTGACATGGTGATCCAAAATCTTCGCACCAGCTTTTAAGAAATCCTCTAACTGATCTGCTGGAGGACATGTATCCACAAACAGAGAATTCTCTGTAACGGATATTTTCTTATATGCTGTAACAGGATATAAGAAATCTGCATTATCCATGTTCTCGAACGGGACATACTTAAGTAGAAGATTTCTACCCATGATACCATCAGGACAGTAACTGTGAAAATATAGTCTCTTAGTCTTCTCAATATTCTCTGAGAAATCCGACAACATGTCATCATTAATTATCTCTAACTGGTCTAATCTTAACATATCATCCTCAGATAATAAGTACGGGACCGAAATCCCGTACACATAATCCTTCTATTTATTTAGATATCGTACATTCCTTACATTCACAATATTCACATTTGACACAGTAGAAATAGTCACCCTCTTTATCATGAACTAAAGGAGCATCTATAGTAACTTCCTGACCTTTGTATCTGGCATGAATTTCACAACCGTTAGGGCAAACTCGATCACTGTCCACTTAAGATCTCGTTAATGAAGTCTTTAGCTTCCTGCCAAGTCAACACAGCACTAGCAGCAGCGACTTCATCATAATCCATATCTAATTTGCTGGCAATGTATCGGATAGCAGCTTCAGGACCGTTCTTGACTTCGATGAAGAACTTACTGAGATTCCCTTCTGCGAAGGATACGAATTGGTTACTCTTATTAGAATCTTCGATTCTTTCAAGCATCTCTAGATTGGATTGTTTGTCATCTTCATTCCAGGAATTACCAGCTTCATCAAGCACACGTACAATTCTGGAATTAGGGGATGAAGTCTTAGTGTTACCTGCTGTCAGGAATTCTGAGACAGCCTCAGACTCAGTGGCCAAACTAACTCGACCGAGTGAGCCAAACTTGATACGACCTAGGGAACGTAAGTGGAGATCAAGAGTAACTACTTCTGTCCCGACTTGCAATGCACATTCCTCATTGTCTAGAAGCAGACCACCAGATAGAAGGTAGTAGAGCTGGTCTGAGCTAACCTGAATACTAACAGCCACAGACTTAACATCTGGAGAAGCAATCTCTTCGTCGTCCTCGGCATAGTCTTTAAGGTGCTCAGCATAGATATCAGCGACTTCTTTGTTGTGCTTAGAGTCTAAGATTCCAACGATATAGTAAGTTGGGAGCTCATCACTATCTTTCAGATGCTGGAAAAGATTCCAGCTAATCTCTAGTGCCTCAGCTTGTTTCTCGGTAATTGGTGTAAATTGATACATATGTATGCCTCACTATTAACTGAATCTAGAAGTCTAGCTCAGATATGATGGATTACCCCTTGCGAATCTGGTTTAGACCACATTCGCTTTTTATTTATCTCCATTTTACGGAGTACTTCATACTCCATATCGAAGCCCATCTGACCAGCTAAGTTCAGTGCGACGATTACAATATCGGCTAATTCTTCCTTCGCCTTGTCCAAGTCTTGTACTTCCCACTCTACTTTAAGCTCATTTAGCTCTTTTTCGAGGTGAAGCATCTGCCCATCAGGTGTACGATCTGGGATCTTGGCATCTGCCCAGGTCTTTATACCATCTTGAATATTTTTCAATCTTCTCTTACTTTTGAACAAAGAAATCATTCCTTATCTCCCCAAACATGTCTAGTAGGTTTCTAGCTAATAGGATCTCACCATCATTAACACCTTCGTCATAAGCAGACGAATTATCTGTGTACTGCTCAGCCAAGAAATATGGATCATCACAGGCTGCAGTTTCAGCTGCTTTAGTCTTAAGGTAGTCTAGTAATCGTTCATTCATAATCTGATCCTAAGAGCCATCGAGTAAACTTGTAATCCTTAGGAACATCTTCGATAGGATTGATTCCATATGCTTGAAGGAATCCACATTCTGCAGCACAACTTATTCTCGGAACTACCAGATCTGCATACATAGACTCATCCCCGGTTCCTACGATATTTCTGACTAGATCAAAGTGACGCTCATACACATGAAAGCTATCTGCTGTATGATAGTATGTACCCAACCCTAACTCAGGGTAAACTTCTTTGAGATAAACAAATACCATCTCGTGGATAAAACTGAAACATGGTGCGTCATTTCCCATACCAAACACAGCATCCTGTGATCGCATGTGCACACTCATGTTGACTCTGTTGTCTCTAATCCTGAAATTGAGACTATAAGTACATGGAACATCCTTTGCTTCATCAATAAAATGTTCTGGCTCAGAGCCTAGGATAATAATACTGGCTCTACGACTATCTCTGTCTTTTATCAATTCCCTGACGACTCGTGTCATACCACCTTTGGTGAAGACATAGTGTCCGTAGTTGGAGTTAATATATGGGAGACCTCTAGAGTCTAGAACCTTAACATCTCCCCATATCTTTGCATGATCACAGATAGACATATCATATCTGTCACCACGAAGATACCATAGGAATTCTTTCTTAATGTAATTGATATTTAATTTTCTATCTTTGAAATTGGTGAATCGAACGTATGGTTCTAACTCATAACTAAAATGTTCACACTCTAAGACAGGAAGGCCTCGAGGAGTTGACATCTTCCCTTTATCGATAAGCCTGGTATACACTTTATAGAACTCGTTCCAGCTAACATATGAATCTAATGTCATTCTCTAGTCCTCAACCTAGTCAAAAGCGCAACATCCTCTAACCTGATACCCTCTGTAACATGCGCGATCACAGACTCTATAGTAGCACTAGGTACTTTATTTCTTTTATAATTCTCTCTAATAATACCTAATAAAGTTGGAATAATCTCGTCTCTGTTATTAGACACTAGAGTATTCCAACTTCCATCTGTTTTATCTATTAGAGCTGACTTAACTTGTTCAGAAGTTATCACACTGCTCTCTAATCTTTAGTACGAAGGTATCCCAATCAGTTACTACTTCTTGACCATAATACTTAGCAGTGACATCAATATTACCTTTCCTGAAATACTTATCTGTACAGTATATCAAGACAGGAGCATTAGAACCTAGACCCAATCCTAATTCCAGTAACGTGATTGGAGACTGGCTCCCATCTGCAAAATAGTATACAATCAGATCTGCATCTTCTTGTCCCTTTAGTTCCCACTCAACCTGCTGTCTGAACTGTGGATCGTCAATACTCTGCTTCCAGCTACTATCCCAGTCATCTCGTCTTGGGTTAAGTAATAGAACATTCTCATCACTCAATTCTGAAGATAGCTTAGTCTGCCAATCTTCAGCGGATCCCATGTCGATAGAACCAGCTAAGAAGATGGTGAATTGAGCATCATTGTTATATGTTCCTGGTGCTTTTACTATCTTGGCCATTACAGTTCTCCTATATCGATACTCTTAGACATTGCTCTCTGAAAATCATCCATTATAGAATCAGGCATAGAGTCGTTCCCGATAATTGTTAAGGAATTTAACCTGGGATAAACATTTAATACCTCTGGATACGCATATGCGAAGACAGTTAATTTTCTAGCCAACAGCGAGCGGCCCAAAATATCCCCACCAGACTTTGAGAAGAACTTGGTATGGATCTTGGGAACCGCGATCCAGCCATCTGAGTTCTCCATCTGCATGGGGACAGTAAACTCGGTAGGCCACAGAAGTTGAAGAAGTTTGTGATGCGGTTGATGAAGTTTCATGTATTTCTCAACTTCAAACCGAAGCATAGACATATTCTGACTATCTGCGAGTGCAGGAGTCTGGTTCTTTGCAGATAGTCTCCAACTGATGTTGTTCGAGAACTTACCTGCAATACGTTCAATAGCTACTAGGTTAACAGCTTTGTTGTACGTCTCTGACCAAGGTGATTCACTCTTATCAATCTTCCCCTTAACCAATGGATCTGGAGATCCTAGTTTAACAGCATCAGCAGCCGTCTCCATGATGTCTCGTCGAAGACTATCTAGATCAAATTGGAACTGGGGAGCAGCCTGTAGATTTAGTATACACTGTGATGCAATGTTATAGTCTAGAAGATCTGTATTAGCCAACTGTTTAGACAACAGGATCCCATCATATGTAACAGGTCTCTCTCGCTTAACTGATTCAAAGATATCAGAGAAGATAGTCCATACGAACTGTCTAGCATGGTCAGTCCGATCGAAAGCAATAGGAAGTTTACTCGACCAGTAATCAGCCATAGTTTCTTCAGTGGCCATAACAATTCCTACGACTTCACAGAATTGCTTTAAGATAACGTCATTAAGATTTTTAGAGCTCACAATAATCCTTTACCAGGTCTTTAACCGTTTTATCATCACAGATGGCATCTAGAATTTCTAGAGGATCATCTGACTCAACTTCTGATACTTGCTCTTCCATGTCATCTAGGAACATCTTCATCTCTTCAGATTTAGCTACTTTCTTCATAGATGAATCAGCTATCTGAAAACATGCCTCTAATGGAACTGTTGGTACTATCTTCTCTACTACCTTAATCCCTTCTGCAGAAAAAGAGATTACTGGAACCACGATGTCACGATCGACTTCATCGATTGACAAGCTGGCACGAGACAAGGATCCATAATGTAGGTGATGAGTCTTCCCGACTTTCTTTGGTTCAACTCGTGAATGGTCGTGTCCCCATAACACTACATCAAACCCGTATGGTTCTAAAGTATTGTATCCAATAGTTCTTTCACCAAAGAAATCACCATCTTCACCAGGACGTCCTACCTGGTGGATCACAGCTACACGGTAGCAATCATCATACTTGTCAATCTCTGGTTTAGAGGCTTTTAGTGCCTCTAACGTAGTCTCAGTGTCTCTGTAATCAAACCCAATTACCATAACCCTGACACCCTCGTCCTGACACCTGAATACTGTAGGTTCAGTTATTGGGCGATAGACATGTGATGCAATCAGGACACCTAGGGGTGAGTTGTCTAGCGTTGATATGTTATGATTAAAATCGTGATTTCCAACAATCCCATAAATATTTCCCCCAGGAAAAGAAGAAAAAACCTCTATAGCCTGATTGATCATACTTGGAGGATTGGCTAGAGATTGCCACCTCTTAACATGAAACACATCCCCGCCACATATCGCAGCACCTTTAACTTTATGGGTGAGGGCACTGGCAAACCTTATCTTGCCCAGGATGGTCTGTTCATAATTATCTCGTCGTCTTCCAGGAGGAGTAGCGGATAGATGAATATCGGTAATGAAGGTTAGATTTATTTTATGATGATTTAGTATCATAACTTCCGGAACAAAAGAGAAGAGAAGAGAAGAGAAGAGAAGAGAAGAGAAGAGAAGAGAAGAGAAGAGAAGAGAAGAGAAGAGAAGAGAAGAGAAGAAATCTTGATTAATCGATAACTCTTATGAATTTCATACCAGAATTCCTAGATATCCAGGATAATGCTGGTCTATCATACTCGGGTTGAGGTCTATCTGTTTTATATATGACTGTATTAACATTCCGAACTACACATTGTTTAGCACAATCTAAACAGGGGACAGCTGAGCAGAATAACACATACCCATCTTTGTCATTCAGATTAGATACCCTTGAAAATGCATCTATTTCTGCATGTATAGTCAGTCTACAGGTTCTTTCAGGTTGACATCCTATATCATTACATGAGAGTTCGTTGTCTTTTGAATATGGATAACGATTATATCCATATTCAGATTCTCTACTTTGGATAGAATAGATACATGACCCTATCTTAGCTCTACAGCATGGGGAGAAAGAACTTGTGATCTCTATATCCTTGAATATTTTAGATGTAAATTCATCTAGTTCAGCCAAGCCACCTAGCCCGAGAAGACCTGTTAAATAACTAGCCATATCAAATTCTGGTTCCACTGGATACCAGATTATATTGTCACTATAGTCTAACTTTAGTTTAGACTCAGTTAAAGGATCACCGAATTCTTCTTGGACGAATCGCATTAGAGCTCCTTGAACTTAGATACCAAGGTCTCGGCCTTTTCAAGCGTCTCTTCTATCTCAGCCAGTACTTTTTCAGATTCAGCTTGAAGCTTCTCCTGCAGTTCCTTTATCTCCTGAACAGATAGTTCTTCTACATCATATCCAAGATCAGAAAGTTCTTTCATAGCTCTCTTCTTATTCTGCTCTTCGACAGCAATCTTACCTACGATCGCTTCTTTGCTTTTAGTGAGAGTCACTACTCTCTTCTCAACGGCTGCAATTCTCTCTTGAGTATCCATTTAAACCTCTACTTTAAACATGTAACCACACTTAGGGCATTCTACTTTTGACGCTTGTTCTATCTGTTCTTGCTTACGGAGATCCTTTAAATCTCCTGATGTAGATTCTAAATCTGATGATACTGTATCTAAGTCATTTTTGAGCAGCTTCAATAACCTGATATATCCGATGTAGTTGGGAAGTAACAGACACGCCGTATCTAGGTCTAGCAATTTCTTCTTATCTTTATTCAAGGAATCAGTGTCTAGAGCCTTAGTATCCAGGGTCACACTCTTTTTATTATATACATCTAAGAGGTATACAATAGAAGATAGTCTGGATTGTTTGTTTACAAGCTCCACTAGTTCCTTGAATGTTTCTAAACTTTTAGAAGATAAAGAATACGCGTACCTTGAATATCTATATGTGGATAGTAGACTAGATACCTTAGAGTTATTGGCTACAGGAGTCAAATCAAAATCTAGAACATCTATCTCAGATTTAGTCTCTACTAACTTATCTAGTTTATCAGATGTGATTAAAAATGTATCGACACAATCTACTGTGTCTAACAGTTCATTGTTCCTAGAATCCAATTTCTTTAAAGTTTTGGAAACAGGTTTAGCTTGTTCCAAGAACATACTTAGTTTATGTGCTTTAGCCTCTGCATCAGTTATCATCTTAGCCGTTACTTTAGCCTCTACATCTAGTTCTTTTATCTTCGTACCGATCCTTTTCTTACCTTGATCTAATTTCTCTGTTGAAGAAAATGCACCCAACACAGTGTTCAAATCAGCTGGTGAACTACAAAGAAGGAATTGATTATCAAACTGACCACCAAAGATGGGATCAAGCTCGACATTCCCAATATGGATAGAAGAGTACCCCATCTTAGCAACAGCTTCTGGGATATTCCCTGCGAGCTTCCCATACTCTACACCGTTCACGGTATAAGTAGTAGCAGCCTTCGTAGTTCTTTTAGCAACGACAGTGTTCTTATCAAAAGAGATAGAAACAGCTAATTCTGTCTCACCTATCTTGATCTTGTTAGCACCGATATCATTCCTAAATGTTCCACGAATCATTCGAAATACAGAAGACTTACCAATATCTGAGGGACCCACTATAGCAGTGAATCCCTCGATATCAAGAAATGCATCTGACCAAGATTGAAAGTTAGATGCTTGTACTCGCATTAGAACTCGTCTTCATCGTCTAAAATATCAGCGGATCCATCGAATTCAGCGATATCTACACCATCTTCTTTGTGACCAGCCACTAACATCTCACCCTCGGTCAATACCGTATCAAAGGCTCCAGAATTATCAGAACGAATGACTTCAACGAGCTGAGCTTTCAATCTGGTTAAGACCTCGAGATTTTCATCATAGACTAGATCTCTTACAGCCTGTTCCTTGTTGTCGTAGGTAGCGATGATGTCTTCGTCGATCCCGACGAGCCACTTCTGACCCTTGTTCCTAATAAGACCATAACTACGAGCAAGCTCACGAACAGACATCCAATCATCAAGGCCACGACCAGTTCTAAGATAGATAGAGTATTCTCTGTAGCTACCCATCGTAACCTTGTTCTTAAGAACTCGAACCTTGACCTTGGTAGCTTTGACACTCTTTGAGCTATTACTGTCAGACTCTGCTTCCATCAAGAAAGGATCGTCCACAGCACCCTTTAAAGCCTTCTGAGCATTGACTTCGATCATCAAAGATGGGACGTAGCGAACACTGTTTCCACCAGGTAGAACATATGGTAGATTGGTGTAAGATGGGTACTTTTGAGCCATAGCAGCCTCTTGACTACCATCGATACGAGCACGAATCTGATTAACCATCAAGAATGAACAATCATGCTGCATTGCATATGGTAAAAGAATATCGAAGAAACGAACCATCATACGAGCGTGTTCTCCGACGCTTGCCTTGAAAGCTTGACCACTGCGGATGTCCTTCTTGTCTCGCTTCTGCTTCATCTTTGGAATGGAGTCGAATACGAACAGCTTACATCCGGCTTCAATGTACTCCACAGCCTTCTGAATACAGTCCTCAATATCCGAGATCTTGAATACAGCGAGACCTGGACCAGTATTAACACCGACATTCTTAAGGTATTCGAAGGTGACAGTTCCTTCAAAGTCGAAGATTACTGCAGGTAATCCAGTTTCTTTCTGGTAATTCTTCACCAAGTGATAACAGATAGTTGATTTACCGCCATGTTCTTTACCATGAATATGGATTACACGACCACCAAAGGGGATACCTTGTAATCTTAGAACTTCATCCCAGACAATCGAATTGGTTGGGACCTTATGTTCTTGGTAATTCTCGTCGATTAGGAACGAATTCGCATCATCTTTATACGATGCAGATAAAGAGGCAAACCTTGTCATCACATCACCACTAAGATCTTCTGATTTTGTTTTCTTTCTTGCCATGCTATCTCCCAGTTACACTGTGTATGATACTTTGAGAAGACGCTTCTTAGGTGGAATCCTAGCATCTTTAACCACAACCGAATATTCTGATCTAGTATAATCAAACCAATATATGGGATTATGAAATAATCCTTTAGTAGTGGTTTTCATATTTCGACCCTTGCCTTTCAATACTTCTTTATCTTCGCATAGAATCTTCACTATATTCTGAGGGACGCTTTCAATCTTCTCCTGAAGAATCAAGGCTGCATATATACCCATCTGGGTTAATAACACTCCATCACAAGAATCACTATCAAGACCTGGATATTCTATTAAGGGTATGAAGGAGAATGCTCTTTCTATATTTTCTTTTTTGTTCCCTGCTCCTCTTTGGATTAGACCCATAGCTGATCTAAGTGTTGAGGCATTGACGCTCAATGTCCACACTTTATACTTATGTAGAATTGAAGTTTCTGAAAACAGGACAGAGGTAACTACCCTGTTTAGTGATGTTAAAAAATCATTCATTGGAGTTGGAGTTTCCATTGATAGAATAATTATCGGAGTTACCTGGATAGTCTCAATGGCAGATTCTATCTCTTTTAGTATAGATATACCTATCAATGTGCTCCGTACCCAGATCGGATCTGAAGATTTCTCAGGTTTGAATGAACCTATCTTAATGATCTCTGGTACATCTTCTCCCCTACGCATTAGAGATATAGAATAACCAGTCCTAGATAAACTAAGATCCATCCCAACAATCAGAAAATCTCCGTGTATAGGATTCGGATAGAGAATGGACACCTTTGAATTTTTACTTTGTTTAGACTCCTTCATAAACTGCTAGAACTCTCTTGATATCTGCTGGGTGTTCAGGATGCTCAGGAAGATCAGAGGTATCCTTACAAATTACGATATACCCTTCTTCGAGATCCTGTCCTTTGAATACCTTGTATCCATCGAATTCACCAATATGTGGTGTTCCCAAATCTGTAGGATTGAAGCCTGAATCAGCTGCTAATACTTCCAGTTCTTCAGAATTGGCTACGATTGAACTATTCTCTAGATTTGCACCACCATGTTCTTGTTGAAACCTAGCTACACTATTCTTAAACCACGTCATATCCATAGTATTCTCCTATGAGAATACCCAGACCCTGATCGCAGAGTCTGGGTATAATTTCTTGCATCTTAGATGTCTTCAATCTCGTCGATATCAGACTCGTCGTCATCACCCTTGTTAGCAGCGGTGAGGTAGCCATTCAGCTCAGCCTTGGTGATCTTCTTAGGAAGACGCTTGCTCAACTTAACACCATCAAGATGAGATACTAACTCTTCCTTGACAGCAGAAACGAGCTCAGGATTTGACAGATACTTGGCCTTTGAACTGATCCTAGTGTAGTCATACCCAATACCAGAATTTGGCTGGAACATCAAGATATCGATACCATATACAGTTCCATCTTCCTCAGCAAGTCTGCTGATCTTGGCATACTGCGTTCTGGAAAGCTTGATGTATTTGATCTTGAACTCAACAGGCTGATCCTTGCGAAGCTTACCATCCTTGAGACTGGCGTTCGTATAATGAAGAACCAGTGCCACGATGTCTAAACCTGGATCTCCGAGAGCTACACAGCACTTGGCCTTTGGAGCCTTCTTGTCAGAATGATCGGTTAAGCAGCGGAAACTACCCTTGCCCTCGACATAGTGACTATATGCTCTCTTTGGCTTGACTTCAGAAAGAATAGTGAATCTTGCGAACTGCTCTTTCTCCTTGACTTCCAGACGTTCCAGGAAGCCAGTATTCTTCATTAACTCTTCGTCACCGAAGTCAACATCATCTTCGTCATCGATAGCTGGCTTTGATGATTTCTTAGGCTTAGGACTCTCATCCTCGTCATCGTCGATGACGACTTTCTTCTTCTTGACGACTACTTCCTCTTCATCCTCGTCACGGACTTGTTTCTTCTTAGGCTTCGGAGTGATTTCCTCATCCTCTAAGTCTTCATCATATTGTGCCATCGTTGGCTCCTTTTGTTGGCTGGTTCTCAATTCTGAGAACGATGTCGGTATAAGCTTGATACTCTTCTTTAACATCGTTCTCAGACCTTTTCATAAATCCAGTCTAGATTAAGCCTGGACCTTTTCTAGTTCACGAAGCTGTGAGCTAGCTAGGAACTTGATCTTACGCTTTGGCTGGCCCATCTTCTGCTCGCCAGTCTTAGGAACCTTAACCATCTTAGCTGGCTTGTGGGTTACACGGAACTGACCGAATCCATGGATCTTGAACTTGAAACCATCGGTAGCAACGTTAGCAGCTAGGATGTCATGGACGGCAGAGAGTACGGCTTCTACGGTTTCAGTAGCGGCCTTGGCGGTAGGAAGGTTTAGCTTTTCCTTTACGAGAGCCTCTAGCTCTTTACGGTTAGCTTCTGTCTTTAGTAGTTCAGTCATTTAAGACTCCTTTAAAATGAGGTACGACCTCTGGGTGAAATCAGATGATGTCTTCCAAATCATCATCGTTGAATACAGGTTTAGGGCTGATACCCTTTGCTGGCTTTTCCACTTGCTTTAATTTGAATTGTTCTTGAGCCATTGAAATTGCAGGAAAATCATCGTCGTCATCAGCAACTGGAATAGCATCCTTTGAAGAACTAGCAGATACCTCGAAATCCTTAGGAGGTGCTGTTACCTTAGTTGCTTTCTTAAAGAGGATAGGCTCGTCATCATCTTCTTCTACAGGAGGTAGCGATTTTCCTTCTGTCTTTGTTACCTTGTTATCCTCAACCTTTATCTTACCAAGGAATGGATCATCGACCACAGCAACTACGATTGGAGATACCTCTTGAACCGTTCTCTTGACGATCTTTTTGTGGGCTTCGACCATTGCTACTTGATCTTCAGAGAAGTCAACGGCTGGAGAGAATTCGGTTTCTTCCTTTTCGAAGACTACATCTTGTTCAGGATCGGCCATTTGATTCTTGAAAGCATCATCAATCACATGATTCTGAATAATGATATCTTCTGGATCTTCCTCATCATTAAGAGCCTTATACAATACAGGCTCGTCGTCATCTACCTCTTCTTCAGGTAGAGGTGGCTGCTTAAAATGTTCCCCATATCTTTCTTGAAGCTTCTGATATTTAGGTAATCTGACAGCTTCATTTCCAAACTCAGAAGGAGGAGCTATGTTAGAGATCGAGGCATTAACCTGATCCTTAGCCATCTTGTACTTCTCTTGAGCCAGATTCTTGTGTGACTTTAACATACCAAGATGAATCTCAACTGACTGAATCATAGCCTCAATATCTAGGTCCTGACCCTTCATCAATCGGCTGAATTCTGAGTCTCCGAGAGACTTGATCGCTGAGATAGGAATCTTGATCTCGTTTGATCTAAGAGCCTGTGATAACGCGATTTGATACCAGGCACTGAATGTAGCACCAACATTTTCAACACTCTTCTGAATACTCTTTAGACGAGACTGAAAGAATACTGCCTTTACTGATACCTGTTCTAATTGGTCTAGAACTTCTTGTAACGTGTTCGTAACAGACAGAATGTAAGCATATTCAGTACCAGGTGCGATCGTAGAATTTAGATCGAAGGACTTAAGATTACCAATATCCTTTCGGAGTAGATTGAAATAGTCTCCGACAGATACTTGACCATCTTCTGTTTGATAATTCAAACTCTCGCAGATCTGATTTATCTGATCCAAAATAGGAGCACCAGACAACAGGACTTCAGCAGAAAATAATTGTACATTTATGTTCATACGAACTTCCATTTAATTGGATCACAATCTGTTAATACATACTGGCTACCAATTCCTTTACTTTCTTTACATGGACCTAGTGCCCATACCACCTTAGTAACTAACTCCACAGGGGTTACAAATTCTGCTACAGGTACCGTCTTTTCATACACTAGAACGATCTCTCTGGTCTCGAAACCATCGGTAACCAGAGTCCCTGGAACTACCATTCTTTCTTCAAAGAAATCTAGAACAGGTCTAAGAGTCTCCTTGCTTGCATATCCACAGAAGACATTGGATACTAAATTATACAATTCCTTAGTTTTCATATTGCTTCTCCTTTACATAAGTTCTAATCTTCTCTATTCTATTTAGAGTTACTTTCATAGCGTGCCCTGTAGTCTCAGCATCAGCACTCTTGTCAGCATATCGAGCAGCTATGACAAGCTTCCAGGCTTCTGTCAACATATCTAGGCTTTGATCGAACGCTTCTTCAATCTCGAGACCCTTTGTACCCTCAGGACTATCTGAACGGAGATGAATGAATCGGCCATTACCAGCACCGTATTCCATGTCTCTAACGTCTAATCCTATAGTGATCGATGTGATCGGTAATTTACTCATATCCTACCTATTTGTAGTTTGTAATACGGAGCCACACTGGGTCATCAAAATCAACGAGGTCCCGATTGACTTCTGATACCGATGATCCAAGCTCCAAGACAGTTTCTTGTCTGGTATTAGTTTTCTGTTCCTTGCGTAAGGCTCTAGTAGAAGATTCTGTAATCCTTATTGGCTTAGTCCCTAGTAGTTTTCTGAACTCACTGGTCATTGATTTCAGATCGGCTCTATTATTCAATTCAGCTAAGTTGTGGGTACAGAACCATGTCTGCTTACCTAGACTCTTCCTCGTTTTGATAACATACTCATGTTGTTTTCCAGCCGCTTCATAGAATGGAAAAGCCGAGGCTATAATGATGAGGAGATCGGTACGATATAGCTCTCGTCTCTGCTCATCCTCTTTAGAAAAGGATCTAGACATAATCTCATCAGGAGTCATTACCTTCCAAGTCTTAGTCCAGATCTTTCTATGTAGTAAAGCGGTCTTTAAATGTGCATACAAATTCGGAGCGTTCTCAAACTCGATAGTTATATCTTTATTTTTCTCCAACGGTTCTAGAAGAGGTGTTGACTTCAGTGATCCATATCTCTTTAACTCACCGAGGTACTTCAAGATCATCTCTTTGATAACACACTGACAAGGACTATAACTCCCGTCTTCATTTGCTAACGATCTAGATCCACGACATTTTGGACATACCTTTGCAGCTAAAAGAAATACATTTTCAATGTCTCTCTGGCTACTCGTCGTCATCTAATACCCCACCACCTAGACTTGATACCTTTTGTTGTAAGGCTGAGTATGAATCCGTGTTCCACAGTTCTTTCTCTTCCACACGCTTCTTGGGTTTCTTAGTCTCGAGAATTGTCTTTCTGACACCAATTTTATTCATAGTCAAATTGGTACCATCAATAAAGTTCTTTAATTTCAGCGTCTTCACATGAGCCTTCAACATATCTTCGAAATCGTTCTCATCATCAATCTTATCCATACCAGATGTCATATCGAGAAGTTCTGTACCATCATCTAGTACACCAGCCGAATATGTCTCACCGAGGATGACTTCAAAGACGCCTTTCTTAGACCTCAGAGTCTCAATGACATACTCATCAATAGTACCTTTAGCCATTAAGATATGGAGAGTACAAGCGGAATGTGGACTGGCCATACGTAACATTCTTCCTACGAGCTGAAGCATATCTCCCCATGACCAAGGACAATCTAAGACGATCATGTGAGCAGCTTGTTGAAGATTGATACCTTCTATACCAGCTGCATTGATGAAGATGAGATCATGTTCATCAGACTCCTGGAATAGTCTACGATTTATTTCTCTCTTCTTCTCATTCTCAGCACCAGTAATTCTAAGGAAATTTCTATCTGTGAAATGCCCTTCTTTACTGAGCCACTCTAATCTATCGATCCAGGATCTGTACTTCGTGAATACAATGACTTTCTGTCCAGATAACTCACCATCAAGCAGATCTAGTAATTCTTCCTCTTTGGACGACAGAGCCTTATTATGGAATATCTTTGGATCATCCCTATCTAGTAACGCACTCGAATTCGCTACTAACTGGAAGACAGACATAGCTGTCATCATGTTGTCGATGCTTCTGTCCTTGACCTCTACTACTTCCCCAGCTACTTTCTTTATACTCGGTGGTAGAACATAGTCGCCATTCGGAATATCCTTTAGGAGCAACTTATATTCTTTGTCACTGAGATCAAAGGGATGGAATATTGTTGCTAACTTGGGTAGCTTTTCTTTAACTTGTGCCTGGGATCTTCCATAGTAGAATGGACGGATAGCCATCTTGAAATCACGGACATTTTTATATCCAACGATGTCCCACTTATATCTGCCTCTACCAATGTGTTTCTTTTTCTGAACACAGAAATTATATTTGAAACTGAACTCTGTTCCGAACGGACGAATACCAACAGCCCAGGCAATGGAATAGAACTCATCTAGTTTGTTTTTCAATCCTGTGGCTGTCATAACGTGAACACGATGAGCATGTTTCTGGATATTTTCTACCAACGTTCTAATACTGGTCCCAGCAGATTTAAACTTCTGTCCTTCGTCTAGAATCAGATAGATATGCTCACCATGTGGTGCCATCAACTCACATAGTTTTAGGATCTCTTGACTAATTACTTCTTTCTTGTCATCTGGAGCAGGATCGCCATTATCATCAAACTCGCCCTCGATCCTCTTTCGTTTCCCAATGAGAGATGTGTACTTAGCAATCAACACATCTTTCTTCTTACCATTGAGGAAATGTTCTACCTGTTTTAATCTCGCTTCATTACTCTTTAAATCTCTGTATTTATCCTTCATTACCCAGACATTTAAGTCAGAAAATTTCTCGAACTCTGAAGCCCACTGGTACACAGTAGATCTCGTAGTTAGAACTATGACCTTAAGATTCTCTACTCTGTCGTAGTGGTAACACGAACTGGCAATGGCACAAATCGTCTTACCTAACCCTACTGCATCTCCAATGATGAGCCTAGGTAGGATCGCCATATGAGCTATCATCATCGTCTGGTAGTTTCTTGGAGGAATCTGTCCGTATTTGGATCCCATCTTTATGGGGATTGGACCAGATTCAGGATCATGCTTTCTGATCCTCTCCAATTTTTCCAGATCTTTATCGGCTATACCCTTATACTGGGTATACCAAGTTACTAGGCCACAGTTTGGATTTGGTACAAACCGTTCCTTGAGCTCTCTTATACTGACTTTCTTTTCTGCCATCAGTTAACTGATACTCTATGATAGTTTGGGAAGGTTCAAAAGTCTTCCATACGGAATCTGTTCCCATTTCTTTTCAGGATCTTCGATGTGGCACACTTCAATGAGTAATTTGTCATCAAGAGGTAGCCAACCAAATTTGTTATCAAGGAAATAGGGATGATTGTCTTCAGTTATCTTTATAGAACTTACAAAGACCCCATTTATTTTTAAGAGATGTCTACTGTGTTGGATCATTTTAGTTATCATATAATTTATGGTTGGAATCACTGAGATCCCAACCACTAGCGGTTAATTCATATATCATCCCAGTACGTGTAATTTCCACTGGTCTGATTAGTTTACGAGATTTTAGAGATAGAAGAGTAAGGTCATCCAGCATAGGATGTCCTTCATGGATTCCTTCTGGGTGATAATCTGCAATCTTGCATAACGTTTTGATTGGATCCATAAATCACTTCTCTAATGAAGGATCAGGGAATCCGTGAATTGGGCAAGAACCATTAATATAACGACGGCCAGTACCGTATGAATCTTGATTATCCATTTGAGGACAGCGACAATTAGGGATCTGGTTCCACCAAGTATGAAAATCACTATTTAGAGGAAACTTCCAAGCCTTCTGGAGTTCGAATTCCAGATTATGAAGAACTTCTGCTAGAAATCGAAGCTCGGAAACAGCCTTACTCTTTCTGTCTGGCAATCCATCTGGAGCAACTTGAATACTAGCAGCTCGTTCAAACAAAAGATGACGATAGATATGAAGTTTTTTAATTTCTTCTACCCGTTTGGCACTGAGTCTCTTGGATTTCACCAGAGCTGGATTTAGCTCCATCAATTCAAGGTCACCATATCGAACAACAAGATCCATGTATCCTCCTACACATATCTTATTACCCTATAGCTATCTAAATGAACTAATTAAAAGGGCCACGTTTAGTGGCCCTTGGTCAGATATATCTGACGTACACTTTATAGTGCCTACTAGTTGATGTGGAATCCAACTATCTTACCTAAGTGAACTCAAGTTCCTTTTTATTTATCCAATATTCATATGGGTCTTTGAACTTATCTTTCAACATCCATACCCTATGACCATCAGCTTTAAGTCTATTACTGTATTCAGCCCCTACTTCGTCAGAATCTAATATAAATACTAATTTCAGACCCTCGAGTTGCTTCCAGTGCATGTCAGAAATGAATGCACTACCCAATCCAACCGATTGCATCCCAAGCTGATCACAAGCTACATGATCAAAGAACCCTTCTACTACGTAGACAGTCTTGTTGGGATCTATTTTATGAAGACCGAACGTAGCCGATCTACCATGAGAGAATAGCCACTTTGCCCAGAACTTGCTGACATGTTCATCCACATATCTGAATACCAGGTTATTTAGATTCCCTTGTCTATCGTAACTAGGCATAACTATCTGCTCTTGAACTAACATATCGGTGGGTTCACCTAATTGTTCTAACTTGTAGCTAGCGTATTCTAGCTCTTCTTTATAGAATGGGAAATATCTAGATAACGATTTATAATCATGATCTCGGTATCGCCATGAACTCATTTGGTATTCATGGATCAGGTCCATTGGAAATGACCTAGCCTTTAGATAGTCCGAGCATATTTCTGACATAGGTTGGCTCAAGATATCGTTAACTTCATCTATACATAAATCTGGATGTCTAGGGACATAGTCAGGATACCCGAATTTCGTAGCTATAGACTTGGCATAATCTCTGTTTACGGTATGATGATCTAACGCTGCTTTCATCTCACCATGAGGAACTAGTAACTTGGCTAGTTCAATACCCTCTTCTGGTACGAAGTACTCCAGAAATGGTAGAGGATCAATAACCAATTTATACCGTAACTTTTTCTTAGGTCCAGGATTCAACATACGTCGTTAATACCTATAAAAATAGGCTCCGAAGAGCCTATTTTTATACCTACCTAGGCAGATTAATCGATCAGACCACCACCGTACTGTTCCACGAACATATCGTATAGGAACTCATTTCTAGTTCTCCAAGATGCTAATCTATCTTCTGGAATGTTTCTCCACCACTGCTTGACAGCGTTGGCACCATAGAGATCGACTAGATCCCCAGGTCCAATGATCTGTCTGCTAGTCTCGGCTGCTGCGGTATCATGGAACATGAAATCATCAAGCTGTCCAAAATGCTGCTTTAACTTAGTTCCAACGGCCTCTTTGAAATCTTCATCAAATCTGGATTTTAATCTGCTTGGTTGATAGCAGGTTCCGAAGTATTCATCAACCATACTATCAATATCTAGTGACAAGATACAAGAGGTTGGAACCTTAATACCATAATCCTCTAGGAGAGAACCACAGAGACAATAAGGAAGGTCTTGAGATTTAGCTAAGTGGGCAAACTTCTTGTACAGGCGAGGAAGCATAGCCTGATATCTCTTCCTCATCTGAACTTGTGTATCTTCTGGAGGAGCAGCATCGTTCTTCCATGAACGAGTGCCAAACATGGTCTCTAATTCTTCTGTGAGAGTTCCATCACCATATGGTGATGTAGATCCTGGACCTTGTACCCAATCACATACTTCTTCGAAGCCAGCCTTTAAAGCTTCTGCTAGGGTTCCAGTATACTTAAATGGTTTTCTAGGCATAGCTTGCTTCTCCACAGGAACAGCAACGGAATCATTATCGAAATCATCCTTGAAAGGGGCACGGGCACCTAACCTATACTTATTTAGGGCTACTTTAAATTTATCTAACTTCGACATATTAGGCTCCGCCACCTAGATCATCTGCTTTATCCATTAATCTCTTACCCTTATCGAGTTGAGCCTTCATTACATTTAAAACAACTTGTACGTCGTCTTCCCACTGGTGTGGATCGGTCATCAATACAGGTTCACCATGCTGTTTTAATACAACCATGACACAGAAAGCAGTATTTCCGAAATGAATAGGAGCACCTGCTAATCCATATGAACTGTCTTTTCCCATATTTACTAGCTCGATGTCGGCAGACCACTCTTCATCAGAGCCAGAACCAAACATAGCTGGTACATCAGTATAAGTTCTTAGAGGGATCCCAAGAACCTTAGCGTACTCTTCTGGGGATTCTGGTTTTTCTGATCGGCCGAAACCAGGTAGATCACTAGAATCCAATGCCGTTTTACGGGTCGTGAGTTTAGACATTAAAATCTCCTAAAAATATATCACTCAGCTTAGTATTACAAAGTTCACGGTTTTATATCGAACTTATACCCAAGACCAATAACTGAAGTCGTGCCTATGAATCCAGCAGTTAACTCCATTTTATTATTAACTCTGTAGCCACCGAGAATTCCAGCTGTCCATTTCTTGGTATCAAAATTGTAACCAGCTACTGGTGATACTGTAAATCTAGGCAACGCTTTATCAAGGCCAAACGCACTCGGTGTGAACATATTTTTAGCAGATTCTAATGGGATCTCTTCTTTACCGATCAGCACGTTATTCTCATCATAGACTTCTCTAGACATTTTAGCAGCTGATCTGTACCCACCGTCTTCTAACTTCCATTCACCAAAAGAGGTTGTAAACAGCTCTTTGTTGTTCTTCCATTTGGAACCAGTAAAGGCCAGACCTAGGGGTTTTGATGGATCATAATTGAGATTAAGACTAGTTAGTGCTGGGGCATTTGGTCGTTCTTGAACCAACTTCACATCTTTTACCACACCAGTTGCATCTCGAGATCCACCAATAATCTTGGTCAAATCCATCATATTTGCATTAATCTTACCCACAGTAGTAAACAAACTCTGCAACTGCGCATTGTTTGCATTCATGTACTGAACCATTTGATTGCCTAGAAGCTTAGTAGCTTCTGTTTGGGCTTCAGAATTCTTCTTCAGTATCTCATTGGTAGATTGATATGCCTCTCCAACTTTCTTGAAGTCAGATTGAAGAGTGGAAGTCATTGCTACTTGTCGCTTTAACTCATTCTTAGCATCGATATAATCGTTAATGAAGAAGGTGACAGCTAATACAGCTGCCACCCCTAATATGATCTTTATCTGTAGCGCATAAGCTTTGATTGTTTCTAGCATATTTCCTACTTATTGATTAGCCTTGCGAAATTAAGAGCACCTCTTGCAGTAGCATCGAGGGGATACGTAGCGGAACGAGCTGTCCCGACACGGAAACGAACATTGAGATTCTTCATAAAGATGTCATTGAACATCTTATCGAAACCAGGAATTAAGCTAGTACCACCAGAATAAATAACTGGTACCAGTTCCTTAATCTCAGTACGATTTGCTGGCATTGCAAAGAACTCATTTACAGCATCTACTAACTTAGTTAGAAGTTCCTTGTACATCAAGGAGATAGCTTCTGCCTGTCTCTCTGACTGGGCATCATGTGATGTATCAGGGTTGATAATTCTGCCAGTAACAACATCTACTCCATGTTCCTTCAACATTGTAATGTGAGAGGAAAGAGAGTTAGTGGCCTTGGCTGCACCATCATCGATGAAATCACCACCGAAAGGAATGCTGAACATTCTAACAGGTAGAGATTTGTACGTGCATGCTACGTTAATCATACCAGCACCAAGAGATACACTAAGTGCGGTTAATGGTAGTTCATCCGCGTTCTTTGGAGACATAGTCTCACTGTAGGTTACAGCTACGGCCTCGTTAATTGCTCTAGCCTTGAAACCTAATCCGTTGATGAGTTCCTGGAAAAATCTGCTGTGAAAGTTTAGATCGTTCGACTGAATGACTCCGTTCTCAAAAATTGGACCCGGAATAGAGAAAGCAGCTACTTCTCCTGTTCCTTTGCCTAAGATCTTCTCAAGAATCAGAGATACTACAGCCTTACCATCCTCTTCCTTAGAACTTATGAAACCCTTAGATAGTGGGCGACGCAGTTCACCACCGAGAGCCCCAGCAAGCTCAACAGCATCTGCACCTACTACATAAAGGTTCTCTGCACCTTGTACGAAAGAGATTCCGGACATCTCGAGCATAGGTGCTTGCTCCAACGGAAGTGATAAGAAGCAATCTCGTACGCTGCTAATCTCTACCTTTGCGTCAGTGCTTTGTACTGCGGCCACCATGAACGCAGTTCCAACGTCAACGCCTTGGGGATTTACTTTAGACATTCTTTCTCCTTTTAACTTGGATGTCTTTTCTAGATTTCTTACTACGCCCATCATTACATACTTCTTCTGAAGTTACTGATAGCCAAGGAGCCATCTTAGACAGCTCTTTTATAGAGATTTTATAAGAATTCCCGTACTTGGTAATGACGTCTTTATATGACTTAATGTCCTTATCTTGCCCATACATAGTCTTAGTAATGTGATATTTAAGGACGCACCAGGCAATGACTAGATTCTTAGGTCGTTTGATCTTATCTTCTTTGATAGCTTCAAACAACTTGGCAGCGATCGCTCTCACATCTTTCTCACCAGCGAAGATCATGTTCTTGACGAAGGCAGTAATCATCTGCTGATTTGTTCTCTTTACCTTAGGTTTGATCTTCTTATCCACATGCTCGAGATCTTTGACAGCATCTTGGAATTCATAGTCATCAACAGTCTTAATCTTAATATTTATCACTCGTTCTCCTACCAGATCTTCTATCAACAGAGATTTCAACTCTGGACCATCCTCTAAGATAGGTGAGTAATAGAATACCCTTAGATCTTTGGGAATAGTGTCTAAATTCAATAAATTCTTAAGTGGGGTCTGAACCATCATTGATGTTGTCTTGAGATCGACTTGTACCACAGCTCTAGTTGCTGCTATGCTCTTTACTATACCACAGAAGTCTCGAGTATGACCATCTAAGATTCTGACAAAGGAGCCAGGTACTATCCCGATGTTCCTATGATCATACGTTTCCTTACATTTAGTAACAAGTCCTTGGATATAACTATCTTCTATGTTTATGAGACGATTTGGATGGGTTCCCTCACCATGGCATACCAACCATACTACACCTGTCACAGATCGCAATTTCACAATCTTCTTAGGATCTAGGGAACGGACGAATATATAGCAATCCGTCATGAGTTCGAAGGATTCAAGATTCCTATCAGAGACGGGAATAAAGATTTCTGCTGGGTCTTCTCTGAAGATGTTCTTGAGACTTTTCCCAATTCTCTTTATAGTCTCTTCACTAGTCTTTTCAGAACGAAGCTCAATAACATTCCATATTTTGCCAGTTAATTTAGAGGTATCACCGTATGTTAATATCATATATCTCCCAATACTTTAATTCTACCCTTAAACATCTGCATGATATCAGAGTTATCTTCGGGTTCGACATTTTTCTGAGGTGAATCCTCTAGCACTACCTGCTTGACCTGAGCCTTTATCTTGGTCACACATTTAGACAACTCATACAAGAACAGAGGTAGAATATCGACAGATGTCTGGACATTCCACTTTAGGAATAATGTGGTAACTTTCTCAGTTTCAGGAAAAGAACTCCTGATGGCTTCCCTGATCCTAGTTTCTTCTTTGGATATATACTCATCTTTGTCGAAGAAGCATTTTCCATAGTATGAGAACATATAGTTGATAACTGTTTTATCTTCTTGTTCTTCACAGATAGCCATAGCCTCTTCTAGATTTCCGGTAGCCACAGCAGTGAAAGTTTTATATGCGATCTCATCTTCGTTGTTTTCCAGATTATCGTTCACTGATTCCCTGGATATCTTTCCTATCTTAGACAGAGTAGCTATGAAATTCTTAGCTTGTCTAATATTCCCTCTCGACTTCCTTACTACGCGATTCAAACCCTCTACAGTAAATCCAATGTTATTCTTAGAACAGAGAGCCATCAAGTACCCAACCATGTCTTTTTGATTTACCTTATTAAGATGAATCCTACAAGCTCTGGATCTGGTTGTTTCAGGTAATTTATCGTAATCCTGAACTTCCATAAAAGTCGTATGATGCTCAGAACTCAGTTCATTGGAGATAGTATAGGATATATTTTCTTTATCCAGTACTGAAGCTAGGTAGTTTATTATACTAGTTTTACCAGTACCTGGAGGTCCATCAAGGATTACCAATCTCGGGAATCTCTTTATATCAGTAAGTAGACCTCTGATGAGTTTCAGAGGTCTATCTTGCCCGATTATCTGGTCTAGACTTAGTAGTTCCATTTACTCTTCTGATTCCGTTAAGAACGATACAGGCTTCATACCAGTAGTGGTATCATCGGCTTCGATCTCTAGTACACGCTTGATCAGTGATACATATAGATCTTCGAAGATCGATAGACAATTTAGGTAAGCTAATGTATACTCACTGTAAGAGTGGCTATCTTCAGAATGACTATCGATAAAATTCTTGGTCAATTCAACATTCTTCAGAACCTGAGTCAAGCTAGTGCAGATATTAACATTGACTTTCCAAGACTTTGGACCATCTTCGATACCAACTGAGACATCAGAAGCCAAGACATTCCAAGATTCGATCTCAGACAGAATCTCCCAACAACTAATGTTATCGGTTGCACCTACAGATGCCTTCAACTTCTCATCACAGATGACAGAAGGGGTCTGTAGGTCAACGACATAACTGTCGTCTGAATACTGGCAGTACGTCTTTTTCTTCTTATATAGAAGACCGATTAATGGATAACGCTCCTGTAACTCAGCAAACTTGACATCGTCAAGATATGAACCCACGAGTTCATCCATCTCTGTGTTGATGATGTTCCCAGCTAGAATCTTCTTGAAGAAGTCGTATTGCCATGGTGTCCCATTAGGTCCAAAATACAGTGTAGTAGCTTTGAGTTCAATATCGAAAGACGACTTAAAGAAATCATTAAGATACATCAGTGACTTATCGTCCGTCATATCTGTGTAGATTCTTCCAGTCTCGAAATCAACGAGCACCACGTTCTGCTTTCTATCAGAAGTAATCTCCTTGTCTAACATATCTTTAACTTCATTCTTGTCATCAGAATAGAGAAGACGGAAAGGCATATGATACATGTTAGCAGCGATCTGTTCCTTCTGTGATTCCTGATCCTCAAGGTCGATACGTTTACGCTTTACAAACCAGAAAGCAGCGGCAGTATCGGATAGCATCATAGACTCTAAACCGCCATAGCAAGGACTGAAATCTACCTCGTCACCACCAACATCCAATACTGAATTTCCAACGACTCTGTCAACAAGGGCATAGAAGATATCTTCGGCATCCTTGTTTGTTGGGTTGATTGGGTTGATAACATCTAATCTTGCCTGACTGATGGGATTGATCCCGACCGTCATTTCATTGGCTTCATCCCAAAGTCGCACATTAGCTGCAGCAGCTGAGATACCTAGCCAATCATTAAAATTCTTAAACTTCTCTAAATCGTCTTCCTTCGTATCTTGAGCTAACTCTAGTCTAGCCCATGAAGATTTCCCGTATAAAGACATGTTACTCCTCTTCCTCTAAAATGGTTATGTTTGTAGCCATCACTGACTCGTTCTTATCTATAATACGTCTTAAAGTGTCCCTAAGTATCAATGCGTGTTTCCTATTCTCTAAGGCAAGGCTGGCGTCCTTCCCAGGTGTCTTCACTATCTCCACAGTCATAGACTTGAAGGTTCTGGCTACGATCGTCATGGCTTCAATACCGACAGGATCCTGGTCGAACATGAGATATAGGGTCTTGACTCCAAGCATCTGGAGATAGGCTTCCTGTTTTCTACCGATCTTCTTTGTTAGCGAGCAGAGAACTGGAATATCTGCATTTAGTGCTCTAACAGCTACGAAATCGAAAGTACCTTCCACGACTAAAACATATCCTAGTTTCTGGATCCTGGCGAGCATCTCATTACTGTTCCCAAGCCAACTTGGTCCTAGAAAATTATCTCTATCCCCTGCGATCCAATATTTTGCACCATCTTCACCTAGAGGTTTTGTCTGTGCCTTCATTGCTACATCGTTAAGATCATATTGTGGGAATACGAATCTTGGACCAGGTTCAAATCCCTTTGGTACATACATAATAGTATGATCTGATACACATTTGGTCAAGTTAGGTTTGATCAAGTCCTCAACCTGTCCCCAATTACGTTCTTTAATGATCTTTATGACACTTGCTTGTACCCAACCAGACTTACCCTTCTCTTCTAACCTCTTGTACAAGCCCTTGACTTTCCTGATCAAGAACTCTACATCATCCCACCACTTTTTACTCATTCTTCCCCATCCAACATTCCTAATACCCACAGGAGAACGGCTACGTCGCGATATTCACGAGGTAGGATTTGTGGATCCTTTATCTCTTCTCTGAAACCTTCGAGCAATTCTTCTTTTGTATATTTAGGTTGGAACAGATCATGATCTTTGCAAGAATCGGGATCTTTAGATTTACAGAAAGTACATCTATCCTCACCAAAATCTAGGTGTTTCACCATATCAGGATTTACGAAAGATAGTGCACCTTTACAGTTACCGACACATGGTTCAGAATTTCTTTTAAGAAACTTCTTCTTGTGTCTGTGGATCAGGTCTCTTAGCCTTTTCTGTATTTCCTGACTTGATTTTATTTTTATCTCTGCCATCTGTGGTTATTTCCATAATGGATTGTGGATCTATTTCTTTAATCGTAGGACCAGTCGGTCCTTCTGCTACTTGATACACTCTGTCAGCAGCAGAAGCTAATTCAGGTTGATGTGTTACGGCCAGAATCTTGAACCCATGGTCATTTGTGAGAGTTTGTATCAATTCCGATACCTTTGGTAAATACTCTTTACTGACATTATTAAAACTCTCGTCAACTGCCAGGAACTTAGCCATTTTAAATCTTTTAATCATGATTACACGAAGAAGAAACGAGGCTAGATTGACAACCCCACCACCAAATGAATCGAAAGGATCACCAACGAGATCACCTTTCTTAATCTGGATCTTGTAGGTAGTTCCTTTAGCTCCATCTTTCTTTTCGATGACTAAACTGGTCTTCTTACCGAAGACTAGACGTATACCACCAGTTACAATGGATTCAATCTTACCGATCCCCTTGGAACTGACTATCTGTGTCATCTTGTCGATAGTTCCCTGGGCCTTGACCAGATTTACTTTGGTCTCTAGCAAGGAATCCACCCTCTTTCTGAGAGAATCTATATTACTGTTCTCCGAATCGAGGACACGGGATTGGGAATCTACAAAACTACTGAACTCTTGAATGTTTATCATCAAATTACATGATACTCATTAAGTTAGTATGCATGAGGTATTCGTGTACACAGCGATGTAACGAATCCCATCATAAGCCACATCATTGAATACTGTCATCCAAGAAGGACCAGTAGCATACGTAGTCCAGGAAGTTCCATTAGAAGATCTCTGTAGGATGTTGCTACCAACTCTGACGAAGTAGGTACCATCAAAGAACACTCTCTTATAGATGTATGGTTGGGCTGCTGCAACTGCTGTCCAGGATCCACCATCTGGTCTTGTCATGGTAGAAGGTGTCTCTCCATCATAACTCTGACCGATTGCTACGAACTTACCTGCTCCATAGCATATGGTATCAAATCCAGTATTTGCTCCTGCTGGTTGAGAACTAGTCCAAGTAACACCACCATTAGTAGATGTCGATATGGAATTAGTTGGAGCACCATAACCTGTTGAAACAGCTACAAACTGACTATCCCCATATGCTACATCTACCCATGATTTGGCTTCAATGGTTTTAGATGTCCAAGTAACAGCATCTGTAGATGTGACACAAACAGAATTACCTACAGCAACGTAAGTTCCAGCACCATAGGTTACAGAATAGTAATCCCCAACAGGTACAGTAGTAGAAGCTACCCAAGTAGTGCCATCTGTGGAGTGATAGATGACATTTGTACCAACAGCGATGAAGATACCGTTGATGAATCTAACAGTTCTGATGGCCAATGTGGATCCAGTTACTAGGGTCCAGGGGACATCTCCGTTTGAGGAAGTGATGAACTTGTTAGATCCCATGGCTACAAACTTAGAAGCACCATATGCTATTGATCCCCATGGTCCGATAGGAGAATGCACTGTGATATTAACCGTTGCAGTCACCTGTGTCCCAATACTATTGGTAGCTGTTAAAGTATAGGTTGCTGGATTTACAGCTGGGGGATATACATTAACTAATTGATATGCCCCACTTGCTGATAGAGGTTTAGTAGCACCTAAATAATCTGTTACCACAGCTGATACAGTATTCGTTGTATTATATCTTAGAGTTACAGGTGTGCCATTTGAGTCAAAATCATAAGCATTCTGTGAAGCATGAGTGTACACAGTCATATTACTAGTACTATACACAGAATCGAACAGCACGATAGTTGGAGCAGCTACCACAGTTACAGTTACAGTTTGTGTAGCAGATGTAGCGCCAGCAGCAGAACCAGTTAGTGTATATGTCGTAGTAGTCACTGGAGATACACTAGTAGTCCCAGACAGTGCCACAGATCCTACTCCCTGGTTTATAGAAGCTGTTTCAGTATCAGCTGTTGACCATGATAACGTAGATGACCCACCAACAGAAATAGTGGTTGGATTTCTAGTAAAACTCAAAATAACAGGAATACCCCAAGATAATCCACTATCTGCGGAGACATAGGCTGTTGTACCATTATATACTGTTATCAATTTAGTTCCAAGAGTAGCGAACTTTGAGAATGAGGATGAAGCCAAATTTCCAGGAATCTTAGATAATGTAGTACCTACAAAATTTAAGTTCGGTACTACTAAAACCCTCATATCTACATTTGAAGAACCCTCGAAAACGATTACAAAATCTCCATTGACATATGCTAATGCTGTTGTTGCGCCCCAGGCAGTTAGGCCATGCCCTGCTCGATCGGCATTGTATAAAGAATCTATGTTTACCCAAGTATCCCCATCATCAACACTCTTGAAGAGGCCGTCCCACATATTATAAGCTAACCAAGTCCCTGCACCATCAGCAGTTATATAGCTTGAAACGGAATTCACAGTATATCCGGAAGGTATTAGATATGCTCCTGTGGAATCTATTTTTACCATCCTGTCTCCAAGACATGCTATAGTAGTCCCATTAGCTGTATGTAAATCACAATAGGCATAGTATCCATTCCCGACATATGTGTTGAACTGATCATTTAGTAAATGCCAAGACGACAGATCTGTCGATACACCTACAACATTAACATATTGGGATCCACCGAAGCTAAGGATAGCTATATAGCGTTGTCCATCATAAACCATCTTCCATATATTAGGATATTCTATCACCTTAGGGATAATAGTACCAGTTAATGTGTATGCTCCGACATCACCTGTCATGCCACTCTGTGGTAGGACATAATATGTACCAGGGTCTAGAGACATATTTAGAGAGGACCCCGAACTTACGGCATTTATTTCAACATATGTGTAGGCTCCATCTGTTCCTACCAATTTATTGAGGGTCATATACCCTGTACCAACCCAGGTACCATTCAATGTCATCATGAATGAGACATCTGTTGGTTTTGTTATTCTAAAACTATATATATCACAATTCACATTGTATTCTGGATATATTGGATCTAATACTGTGATAGTACCAGATACATTTACATCATTTCCTGTTAAAACAAGAGGAGTAGCCAACCCAAAGGGTGTTGGTAATGGTGGAACAGGAACAGGAGGTACTGTAAAAGTACCAATATATACAGGGATCTGCTGCCAGTAGCCATTCTTTCTTTGAATTCCATATTCCCCGAATGCTATAGGTGCTGGAGCATTTTCACAGATACCTAGATGAGTGGCTGGAGACCAACCAGTAAATAGATTATTAACATTTATAAGTGGATTAGTATACGTGTCCTCTATAACCCATGTCAACCCATCAGTTGTAGAGCATACACCATCACCAGAAGCGAATACAGAAGATCCCTGTCTGGATAGGTAATAGGATTGGATTGGAGTATTCTTAGATGTTGGAACAGGTGGAACGAGAATGTTAAACGTATGTGTGGCGTTCGCAGTACTTGTAAACGATCCACCAGGTGCTACATCAAGTGTGAACGGCATTGCAGTAGATACAGGAGCAGATACTCCGACATCTACTTTCATACTAACACCTGTTGTGTTCATATCTTGAACCGTAACAGTAAGATTAGAATCTACACTAGTTAGTCTAGCTACCATTGGGACAGCACTATCCGTTTGAATTGGTATAGGACCCAGATAGAAGCTAGAATTTACTTTTGTATTTGGAATCGCTGTATAATCATATATTTCTGTAGAGAAATATATTTCTGAATTTCTAATCAAGCAGTATAATTGGAGATCATTTTTAAAGAACAACCTAGCTTCAGCATACACTCTCATATCATTTCTAAATGTTCCAGGAGCAGGATAGGTTGGATCTGATGCTCCAATAGTTACAGAAGCTGTTAACATATTACTATACTCAAACGGGACAGATGGAGCACCAACACCGTTAAACTCATATCCGTCATCTGGATTGTTTAATAAGATAGATCCAGTAAATGTCTGTGTAGCATGATTATATTTTGTCACCGATGATAGTGAATCCCGCATCATAAGTAGTTCTAAGCTGTCATTTAGATATCTGCTAGCCATAAGTAGGGGTGTATATGACATCCATGTCCCACCCTGTCCTTCTCCCCAATATTCTATGGCTTCAAAATCCATTGAATGGTCTAATATATCATATAGTATAGTCCAGGCACTTCCATCCCAATAAAATATAGAGGAATTCTGTGAATAGGTCAACCCATTAGCTAATGCTGTCAGACAGTATACTTCTGTCGGAGATATTGCAGTTACAGCTTGCATGTTAGCTATAGTTGGGACCATCTCGGACACGTTGGATGATATAGCCCAGATATTTATATATCTATTTGGGGATCCCATACTATTTCTTATTGAATATATTCCAGTTGAAGATTTCCTTGTTATACCATCATAGATTGTATTATTATTCAACATATCATTATTCTGTACGAGAGTTCCTGTTACGAAATTAATGATGGTGTAAGAACCACCAGATGATTGATGAATATTAGGATAGTTCATGACACTTGTAGAAGAAGTAGATGGCCCGAGCGATTGAGAAGATACCAAAGTATGGGATGTCGGATCATATATATGATATGTATATCCATTTGCTGCTGTTCCAGTTAGGAGAATATCACCATCATATGTATTACCTGGGGAGGTTACTAATGATAATTTCCCAGACCAAGACTCTTGTGGCAGAACATTCATATATTGTATCCATGTACCAGTCCCAGGAACATAGTGCACTATATGTCTATCAGGACCAGAAGATCCCCCTCCAAATACTAAAGTACCATCTAACAGCGTAGTATATGCTACTCTAGATTCAGAATTATACAGAGTACCATGTCCACTGTCAGTGGTAACACCTGTAGTCGGATTGAATATATATGATAATGTGGAAGAAGATAATATCAGAATATTTCCATCTTGAAGTGCTACGAAATTCAATATCCTACTGTTGTTTATATTCGTATCTAGAGTCCCTGTAGTTACACTGCTTAGATCTCTAGGATATGTTCTAAAAGAATAAGGAGTAGTAGAATGGAATCCACTGTCATCTATGATCGCAACTACGTGAGTTGTAGATATAGTTAATCTAACAGTGTATCCGTCAGGGATTGTAAATTGTCTGCTTAATGCAACCCCACCTGCTACTATCGTAGGAATATTTATATGTACTATCTCAGCATTTGTACCTTGATATTGGAGAAAATATAAGTCATCCAAACTATCAGGAGTTTCATACCAGATATTGTAATTGAAATTCTGAATAGATATAGTAGCTGCATCAGAAACAGCTGGTCTGATTACATTAGTGGGTGCTGTTATCTCTGTAAGAGTAGTTCCTTGATACATCCTTAATCTATTACAATTGAGTTTTACCTGTTCCACATCCTGAGAATCATTATCAAGATTTAAGTCACTAGTCTTTAGACCTATGAGATTAGTGTTATAGTTTAAATCTACCAGCCCCATAAATTTACTATTATAAAATACACCTAGGATTGACCAAGGTTCTGTTTCAGAATAGTGTAGCATAGTAACCCTAGAATTTGTATATGTTTGAGAGATTACTACATATACATTTCCATCTTTTGTTACTATCTCAGATCGTTTCTTACTATTTTGTCCATTTAATGACTCTAGACCACTACCAGCAAGGGCAGTTTGACTAGTACTATTTAGAATTGTGGTCCAGGATCCACCAGATATAGGCCTTTTGAGGACTAATGCTGTATCACCAAAGAGATACATATGAGTGTCACTCAATTGTAGATTTACTAGTGTCTCAGATCCTCCGAGACTAGAAACATCTTCTATAGCAACTGAATTTGTATTAGTTGAATTTGTTTTATATATTACTTTAGTGAATTGATCTAGATAATAAATGTTTTCTATAGCTGCCATCTCTGTTCCTACCTTATAGAATATTTCCTGGAGACTGGATTAAGATCATCTGTGGTGGAATAGAAGGTAGAATACCAATCTGTACGATATTGCTATATGGTGATATCCCATCCTTGTTTCCAGATATCATCCTGAACTTATATTGATGATTTATGATATCGAATCCATCTGTTGCAGTTGTCAGAATGATTCCAGAATTTACTCTCTTAAGGAACAGGAATGTCCCGGAGTCTGTAGCCATCTCAATATCATAATAATCTACGAGATCACTACGAACTTGAGACCAGGATAAGACGATTATAGAACCAGAAGACAGAGGAGAATTTAGAACAGGTGCTTGAGGGGTACCGAGATATGTATTATTAGTCTTGAACAGAAGTTCACCAGTGAAGATATTCTGATTGATGGTGTTACCTTTGTCCCATGCCCCTATTACTCTCTTATTTGATAATTCCAACAGAGTCTCATATGAATTTCCATTGGTATCCAGGGATCCTATTAGGATTCTCCCTGAGTTGAGATTCTCCATATCTGCGAATCTTATAAACTGAATGTTATTAGCACCTACAAGAGTTTCTGTTTCTGTAGAGATAAACATATTCTGTCTGACATCTTCTAAATTTGTAGTAGATACTTGAAATAGGAATATCCCAAACTCCCCAGATAGCGCGAAGACACGAGCACCTTGAAATGGGAATGTAGCAGATATTCTATTAAATGTTCCAGATACTAGGGTAGTCAGTAGTAATTCCTGATCTGGATAATCACTGATGTTATTGAACCCAGGAGATGAGTACTTGAATATAGAGAGCCCATCAACATCTGAGATCAATAGATATGTAACATCATCTTCTGTATGAACAGCATCTAAGATATTTCCTCTATAACTGATTCTTCTTCTATAAAATGTAGGTGCACCGACACCGTAATCATCCATTACCAGGACAGATTTACTACTTATAAATAATTTTCTAATTAATCCATTAGTATTAGTACCTGACTTGAACAGGAACGCATCTGATAGAGATGTTGGAGTTATTGCTGCTGGTTCAGTCCATGAGCTGGAAGTATTTCTTAATGCTATTCTATTAGGATTTGGTCTAGTTTTTGTTAGAGTACTAGAATCTAGTAACCATCCTCCGATAGCAGGTACGACAATATCCATCTCCGCTATTACAGCAGTATTTATCTCATCAGTTACAGTCAATTGAAATGTTAAAATCTCACCAACCGGATTAGTTCTATATAATTTTACTTCCAAATCCTTTAATGTTTTAGATGATGTCTGAACAACTGTGCCAGCAGTTTGTAACCAAGAATATGATAAAACATCTCCATCGACATCTGTCACCGTCGGTACTATTGTATATATGTCATTTCTAGCAGCATTGTGAGTACCGAGAGTTGGCATCGTTATCACAGGAGCATGATTTAAAGTTAGATAGAGGGGGACTGTTGCTACTTGTGGTGTGTTAGCTGGAACTCCTGCTGGTACAGTGTCAGTAACTGTAAGTGTCAACGTTATAGTACGAGCAGCAGGTCCTATAGCTTTTTCTGCTATCACAGAGATGGTTGGTCCAGATCCAATCACATGGAATTTACCAGTGATATCATCACTAGTCCATACGAAATCCATAGGGTCTAAATCTGGATCATAGGTTGTAGAAGCATCTACGATATGCTCTATACCTCTTACTAAATTTACAGATGTAGGAGATATAGATACTACAGGCGGGAGGTTAAGATGTGATATGTAATAGACATCTCCCGCTTTCGTAGTCCTATTGTATTTATACCCTAAAATATACCAATCTGACAGATTATCAGAATAGTCTTTACTTCCTCTTAACCCAGTATACGATGATTGAGAAACATTAGTAACGATTGGAGTTATCCCCATCGTCAGAGGATCTAGAAGATATGTCTGCAGGAATCCAGACTCAGCTACGACTTTATTCGTTATCGGAAATTCTAGAACACTTATAAATATTTCAGATACAGCATTTATTGAAGGGGTTGGTTCTGCCCATGATACTGTGTTAGTTCCATTAAATGTTTTATAATTCCAGGTAGATAAGGGAGCTACAGATAAATAACCTACGAGTGAAGAAGATGTTAGAGTTCCTTCTTTAGTCTGAATACTATATGATTGAGTGATTACCAGATCGTCTGTAGCTGTCTTTAATACTGTCAACTTATCATCTGTATATCTAGCTGAAGTACTCTGTATTGTTTGAATGGATCCTGTGACGAAAGTCCCTGCTCCTGGTGTAGTCTTTATCCTATTAACAAGAATATTTTTATCTTTAAATAGAAGAACTCTTGGATGTTCAGTATAGAATATATCTACGGAAGTCGTATCTCCTGGTGTTATTACCATAGATAGACCGCCAATAGTTGTGTCATCCTTTATCACTTGTCCACCAGATACCCAGGTTCCAGGATCTGTAACAGAAGAGACACTGAAAGTATCTAGGGTAGTACTAGTGATGGTATGGATCCCATTATATGTAGTAGGTGTGGCACTTTCTACGACAACCTTATCACCCACCACATATGTATGTGGTAGGAGAGTCTTATATGTCGTGACTCCTGCAGACCATAGTGTTCCAGTTCCCAATTTAGAATTTAAAATAGCTGAATAGTTTATGGCAGTATCTGTATTATCCAGTGTATAACATAAAATACCTGCTGGTACGGCTGGTGTAACAGATTCCAAAACCGATATAGCTGCTTGAAAATTTCCATCTGTCGTGCGAATTAGGTCGTAACCACCATGACTCTTGCTCCCAGTCATAAGAGTGGTTTGAGTCAGAGTATCTGTGGCAACGACATACTTGTACTTATGTACATCATATCTTAAGAAATCAAAATAAGCTGTAGATCCTAGGAAATGTAGGTCAGTCCCATCTGTTATTAACACTGGATCGAATTTCTTGGTCCCAGCAGGGAGTGTTATAGTGTGGATGATAGAAAAGGTTTGACCTTGATCGCTAGACTTATATATAACAGCATTTCCATCTACTCTAATATTACTTACTACATATATATCTGTTGCAATTTTGACTATAGAAGAATTCCCAGTAAGATCTGGAAACGTAGAACTTACTGGGTCAATCCTTGTAATCATTCTTAAACGCCTTCACCGCTACCTTCTAATCCAACTTCATCAGAATCTTTTTCTTCTAATCGTAAGCCCTTTGCAATCTTGGATTTCAGATCAGTAGTATCGAGGAGCTGCTCATTAACACCTCCACCATAAATTGAGTCGAGAAGTTGATTAAACTTAGAGTCGTTGACTGTGAACAAATCCTCTTCCAGCTTTCTTCTGCAGGTCTCAGGATCAATGTTTAAGAATTCGTAGATAATCTCGATTGGTACAGCACCCTTTGAATAGAGGTTGAACAGCATCTCATATACGTCACCAGAATCTCTTAAAGCTAATCTGGAGAAGTTGATCTTAGGATAGATCCAACGAGGTCTGTTGTAATTATCTAGTTCGAAGAATCCCTTCTTCATAGCGATCGGTTTGAAGAAATCCTTCTCCATCAGATTGGAGATCGTCTCTCTATATAAGACATATGTGGTATTTAAGAGTTCTAAATGAATTCTGTTACCAGAATAGAATCCTTCACCAGTAAGGAGATCAGGACTGAACCCCAAACCAGTGGATAAGTCGGCATTTGTATGAGTCCACTCAGAGTCTAGTGCTAGAATACGACCCTCAGATCCGATCTCATTCCATGTTGCATCGTAGTTAACGACGATTGTGTAATCTGGATCAGATTTAGCCTCGTCAATATGGGCTCGAAGGGCCATAGTCTCAGTGCTGGATATATCTGGGGCTACCACCAGTGTCTTTGGTGTCATATTTCTACTGACAATGGTTGTCTGAACCTGCCTGAGCTTGTCACGATATATTACAGTACGAAGACAACGCTGTAGAATTGAACGTCCATGGTCTTCATATGGAGCTTTCTTTCTAGCGAAATGGATTAAGAAGCTACCCTTTAAAGGATCTTGATTGAGTGGGATCTTCCCATCTGTTTCCAAGACATCTCTAGTATCTTTATCGATATTAGGATCCTTCATGAATGCTTCCTTCTGGAATTCAGAAGGTTCATAGAACACGACAGGACCATCACCGAATCTAGCATCTCTTCTGATCTCAACTCTATCAGGTGGGATCATCTGAATTCTGGACCAGCCGCTGTAATCTTTGTTTACAATGTGGGAAAACAGCTCGTACTCGTGTTCTCTAGCTTCTCGGATTACCTTTAACTCAGATAATAGTTCCTTTTTCTTCTCCAAGAGAACGAGGAGCTTCTGAAGATCAGCAATTTCTTCTTTATCATCACTTAATTCATCGTCGTCTTCTGGTGTTGGAGAAAGATCTGGATCCTCAGAATCAGGACTGGTCTGTTGTTGGAGGTTATCTCCTACACCTTGTTCCTGCTCCTGATCTTTCTCTTGCTGAATCTCTAATGGAGATCTCATCTCCTTAGCTGCATCAGCATTACTATCTTCTTTGTCTGCCTCGTCACCAGGAAGAGCGATTTTCATCGCAGCTACCTTTGATTTTACTTTAGCGATCTTTGTCTTGAGCTTTAGATGTGCACTTCTTATCTGTTTTAGGAGATTACTCTCTGTTTCAGTAGAAAGGCCTAGTTTCTTAGCTTCACGTATCCTTGAAGACTTAGCTGGATTGATGAACTGAATGATGTCCATGTCATCAATACCATTAGCAGGATGCATATCTCCTTCACCAGAAGATTGATCTCGATCTCCACCCTCTCCACGACCACCTCTAGCTTTGATCTGCTTAGCAGCCTCTTCGCAGAGTGGCACATCTTCTTCTGAATCTTCTACGTACAAGAAGGCCTCTCCAATCAACCAGTATTCTTTAGTTGCTTGAAGCAAAGAATCGAATAACTCGGTATCTGATACGAGAGCCTGATAGAAATCATAAATGTAATCGGTGAATGCCTCAGAACTAGATTTTGGCTTCTCCAAAATCATCTTAGACATAGGCAATTCAGTATGAAGATCGATTGCTCGGGATACGATAGGATCTCTATCATATGAGAGTCTGTAGAACTTTAATTCTTCTTTTCTAGATTGAGGTAATTCCAGGGAATCTACTGGAAATTCAAAATTATAGTATCCAATATTCTGTGAATCAGCGATGTCAGCAGAACCCAAACCACCATCACCAAAGAGAATAGCCTGTTTACGAATGCCACCAGTCTTGGAGACTCCTAAAGCTATCGATCCATCTTCATTTTGATAAGTATATGAACCTGCAGAAAATGGTTCAGGTTTCTTATTTCGAGAAGTTGGTCTAGCAGCAGTTTTTCTCTTCACAGGTTGTTTCTTTGGATCTGCCATATAAATACCTCTATCATAATAGGAAATGACAGTCTATTAATGTAATGCTGTGATTACTTGACTTCTTTTTCCAGATCAGCTTCTAAAGTAGCTAATTCCCTGATACTCTTCTCGTAATCTGCATCAAGCTTTGACATCTGCTGTCTGGCTCGAAGGTCCAGATCTAACATTTGTTTGAATAGAGGATCTAGTTCCTGAGGATGTGGTCTCTTAGAAAGAGCTTGAAGCATAGAAGTTCTATCAGCGATACTCCTCTTAAGATGGACTAGGCCAGATCGTAATGGTATTAAAGCACTTACAATCTGCTGAACTTCCTGGTATCTGGCTACCTTCTTTTTGAGTTCTCTAGTCTTCTTTTCAGCTTCTCTCTTTAACGCAGCTTCTGTTTTCATTTCTTCCTTTTCTTAAACTCATCAGGAATATCTTTCTTAAAAACCTTATCGATAGCACTTCTCTTACCTTTGTAACCGAACACTACCTTTGAGTTTCCGATCCCCAGATACTTAATAAGTTCTTCGAAATCCTCTGGTCTTAGATCATCTCGAAGAAATGGAAACCCATCCTCATGATATTCATATTCAACAGGTTCTTCATCTTCTCTTCTTGGGATATGTGCTGGCTCTGCTACTTCTATCTCCTCTTCCACCTCATCTGTCTCTACTACGAGTTTCATAACAGGTTTGATGATCGTAACATTAGGATTGCTAAGAGTTCCTAGGCGACCACCTGCTGGTAACTCTGGTCTATTCTTTGGATCTAATCCCATTCTCTCTTCATATTCAGCTATGGTTTCTAATTTTGAGTCATCTAGTTCCTGGTCTATACCCCAGAACTCATCTAGTTGATAACATACGATCAATTTAATCCTGAGGGTTTTAACATCCTTATCCAGGTAGGATTTTAGCACCTGCTGGGCAGATTGGGTACGAGGATGTAGGTTCTTCTCTAGATAAGATAAAGCCTTATCCCTCTTGTCCGGATCTTGTAGAGCCTCAAAAATCTTATTAAAGGATTTAGTCCCACCTGGTATATATTCTTCCAGGCCAGAAATTGCTGTCCAGGCCATTGGTTCATGTCCATCATCACCCGTCAGATGTTCTGTGACGTCCCAAGAACGACCATATTCTGTATCACACTCAATAGGAACGATCCATTTCATCTTCTCGTGAAGATCACGAAGTCTCATCAACCTAGTCAACCTAGGAATGACGAATGGGACATATTCATTCTTTACAGAATAGTCGATTTCATCGTGAACGCTACCGTGTAGCTCATAGACATTCTCTATACCTGGATCAGACTGGGACCAGTGTCGAATCCGATTCAAAGCCATACGCATGAAATCACCAGCCAGACCCTGAAGAGGGATATTGATACTAACTCTCTGGATCTTACCGATAAACTTCTTGTAATCCTGCATATTTCTTACACCAGTAGATTTATCATAATACATGGTGTCTGCAGCTTTACGCAATCTGGCAATAGCACCTGGTGGAACATCTTCACCAGCCTTTTCTTGAGATTCTAGTTCTTTCAGAGAATTCTTTATCTCCCACCAACGGCGATAGTTCCTAGCATGCTCAGCATTTGGGTAATAAATCTTCTGAGCAGCCATTGCGGATTCAAATTTAATGATTCTACCCGTTGCTGTCTTGCAGATCATACTCTCTTTAGCAATCTTCTGCTTATGATATACCCATTCTGCAAACTGTGGGACACCTTCCCAATACTTATCAACCATGACTTTACACTCGTCGAAAGTAATTTCTTTGATTACCTTCTTCATCGACTCAAAGATGGTGTAGGCCGTACCACCATACAAAAGAGCGAAGTTCAAGATCTTGGCGAGCGATCTTAAGAATTTCTTTCTATCCTTTGGTGTCTTAGGATCAGAGAATTCAGGGAATACAGCTCTTGCTGTTAACGAGTGGAAGTCACCCTCACCTTCAAGGAATTCCTTAACGAAATTATCTTCTTTAGAGATATTAGCAGCCACACGCATTTCAATGTTGGAATAGTCTGTCGTAAAGAATGTCCATCCAATCTTAGCAATGAACAAACTTCTAATATTCAGAATTTCTTCTGAATCGACCTTTTCAGACGTCGTATCTGGACCCTGAATGAACTCACATGATGTACAAGATGGTACTAGACAGAACAAATCACCAAAGTATTCACCATAATGATTCCCTTTGATCCCTTTAGCTAGTTTCAAGGTCCCATCATCTTCTTTATTATAACAGGAAGGATGGAGGTCTTTTATATCATATTGGGCTTCTGGAACTGAGTTGATTCGTCGTCCCTGAACCCACTTATTACCTTCCACTCTCTTAATGGCTTGGATGTTAAGACCGAACCCTCCATCTTTCTCAAACTCACCACCAGTAGCTGACAAACGACCACCAGCTACTACGCACTGTCGAAGGTAGATTCGTGCCGTATGATCAACAGGATCATATGATAGATTTCCAGGATGAAGAGCAGCATATTCACGATATTCCATCAATTTCTTCAAGAACAGGTCATCTGGATGAATCTTTAGCAATTCTTCTAAAGTCTCTGCATCGGTGGATGGTACCTTTGTCTTTTCACTCACTCTGAAAGGTTTAAATCCTTTATGCTTGAACAGAATCTTGACTAACTGGATAGGAGAAGATGGATTAAAGACATCCCCGTCTTCACCTTCAATCTTCTTCCATTCTGCAATCTCTTCTAGCTCTTTCTTCAGAACTTCTAGTTTCCCGCCATGCCACTTGATTGTCTTCTTAAGCTTCTTCACATCAACATGGAAACGCTGACGCTCAATCCAGGTGATTGTGTCAATCAACTCATGATCAATCTTATGTGCTAATTTTAATTCTCTGGAACTGTCTCGAAGCTCATCCCATAGGAGCCAAGTGCAGATAGCGTCACCTGCTGCATACCAGAGAGCGATGTCAGTGGGTACCCAGTTAAATGGAGCATGCTGTGATCGTAACGTAGTTTTTCCAGTTTCTGAGTTATAATAATCTGCCTTGACACTAGTCAAGGTCTTTAACTCAATCTGATCCATATCCAATCTTGTCTTGGACTGGAACTTCAAACCATCTGCAGCATGTCCTTTATCTCCCATATCTGCCTTGGGATCATCTAAGTATGCATCTACTTGAACATCTTCAATATATGGGTATTCTCTAATCAGAATGTTCATTAGAAGTTTAAGGACTTCTTTGTCGTATTTAGCATTGTAGAAGATCAAGAGACACTTATCGAAGAGTTCCTGTAGGATCTGCCTACATTCCTCTCTGTCTATATTGTTCCCATCCTCGTGAGTAATTGGAACATAGATACCTTCATACCCATTAGAGCTTAAACAGATACCTGCAATCTCATTCCTAATCTTATAGGAACCATCTGGTTGCATAATGATTCTGTTATCCAGACCAGTGGTCTCAGTATCCACTGCGATCGCTGGCATTCTTTCACCAGTACGAGCTACCTCATACTTCTCTCCAGACATAACTGATTCTGCCCAGACATGGAGTTCCTTGGCACTAGTTATTAGTCTGAACGCCTTCTTATTCATCCATGGGAATTTGATTGAATCGATTCCGGCCTTCTGAATAGCGTCTACGTGTCTGTTGAACACAGACCTTAGATCGTTGGGCAATTTTTCTTTCTTGGCTTTCTTGACCAACTTCATATCGTCAATAGATATGTCCTCGGTGACTACTCTAGACATTAAATTCTCCAGCTCTCAACCTTTGTTCCTTCAATCTCAAGATACTCCGAACCTTACTCAATCCCAGGACTCTTGCACAGGGTAATGGATCGTTAGATTTCTCACCTAGGAAGTAGAATCGCATAAGTTCCTTTACTAAACCAACCTTGTCTTCAGTCTCTGCAGCGACTAGTTCCGAAACTCGCCTAATATAAAGATCCTTCACATCAGTGAATTCCAAGAGGATGATATTCTCTTCTTCCACATCCTCTAAGTCGTCTTCCATCTTTGGAAGATTATATTTCTCTTCTAACCATTTAAGGGCTGCAACTCTTGTGGTGCCCATAAGTCGGGATACTAGTTTAGTATGATCCCAATATTGATCGCCAGGAGGACAACCGTAGCAATACGCGTCGTTAGATCGTTGGTACAAATGGAAACTTGGATTTGAATCACGTCCGTGAAATGGACATGAAATTGAATCACCTTTCGGAATCTTCCCAGTAACTTCTAGTGCCAGATCTCTGAAATCAATCAATTCTCTTATACGATCCCATCTCTTCTCAGAGATCTGCTTGTATGAAGAACCTAACAGTAATCTCGCTTCTTCTCTACTAAATTCTACATCCTCAATGTCCTTGAAGTCTTCTGACATTTATTTCCTCTTAAGTCTTAGATACTTTAAAGGCTTGGACCCCGAGGTCGTTTAATTTCCTCGAGGTCCATCTTGTCTTAATTAGCGTATTCTTTCCGGTTATACCTTACTAGTCTTACGTGTGTAGATCTTCCTCTTGTTGGGGATCTTCTGAAGTCCCTTAGAGTACACACTAGCCAAGATACGGAGTCTCGACTTGAGTCTATTTAGTTCTTCCATCTTGAGTCCGGCAACTTCACAGATCTCAGACATAGAATTATTCTGCATGAACAAGGTAGCCGTCTTCAGCGTATCTGGCTCGTTCTTCTTAAGGAATTTCACGAATCCTTTAACGAAGTGGGTAGTATCCATAGAATCTGCAAAATTCAAATCGACCAAGTGGGAACAGTTGTGTTTGGTGAACAGGTCTTCAAGAGTCACTGTTCCTGGAACATAACTTTCTGCTGATTCTGGAGCATCGAAGGAGATCATCAAGGTATTGCGTTGAGTAATCGGCTCTCTGGTTCTCTTTCTGATACAAATCATATACTTTCTAGTAAGTAGAAGATTGATGTAGAAGAAGAATTTTCCAGCAGATTTGCCACCAATTCTGTCACCCGAGAATGACATGATTCGATCTTTGATTCCCTTGGCCTGGCCATTTTTAGAGACTGTAAGAATATATTCTACCATATCATGGGTGAAATCTTCTAACAGTTCGTTCGGACAGCGGTGTCTGATAAGCCAAGTCTTTATATACTTTGGATATCTGTTATTAAACTCTTCGAAATTCATTGGAACAACAAAGTCATCATCAACAGACACGACTTCCTTGTAACTGAAATCCGATTTCTTCGTTGCTAAATCCAGTTCCTTCTTATCTTCTTCTGTCATCTCTTCGTCAAGGATAACATCATTTAGGTCTGACAAGCGTTCCTCCATGGAGTTTGAAGTTGATACTCCTTGCTCATTATATCAGGGAGAATGAAATTCTAAACAATCTTTATTTAGTTGGTACTCTCTTAAGCTGACTCTTCTGTTTTAGTTCTTCGAGGAGTCTCTTGTTGGCTTCTTCTAGAGTAGATAGTTTTCCCCTTACCTCATCTAGTTCAACCTTCTGAGTTGTAGTCACAGTTTTGTTGGTAGAACTTAACCAACTATTTACTAACAACATCATCATTAATGATGCTAAAATCCCAATGAAATTAGTCTTTATCTGGGACAAGATCAGGTTGGATAGAATGATTATGGGTTCTTTCTTCTCACCAGTAAGGGGATTAAATCCTCGTTCTTTTAACAATTCAGCAATAGCTATTTGTAGTGTAGGTAGTAATCTAAGGACTTCATCGTCTTTCATGTTCTTGAAGAACAGAATTATAGGAGAATGAGCTTGTAACGCAGTATATATAAGATCGATTTTAGCCATCGCTTCTTTTAACGTGACATCTATTTTTCTTCTATCTGCCATAGCTTCGTCTAATGATGCTTTTATTGCGACGAGTTGATTATATATCGTTTTATATGTCCCAGCTACCCCAGATAATATACTTCTATTCTTTCTGGTCTCTTCTATCTGAGTCTCGGATTCAGTTGAAAGAGTTTCTACCAGTCGTTCGAAGCTATCACTAATACTAGAACAGAACTGGATAATTTGGTTTAGTTTCTCATCACCATCTTCCATATTATCAGACGAATTTTCTGTATAAGCTGAGAGCATACTCTGCAGTTTCTCCAGAGCCTTCTCCATATCGTTAGTGATTGATAGAATGTCTCTTATGTCTAGATATGCGGCTTCTGTAGAAGCATAGATCTCCTGAAGATCCTCTTTTACTTCTGAATTTGCAGGGAGAAACCTTCTTCTTCTATCGTCGGCCATTGTCTCTTCTTATAGATGTTGGGGAACTAGAGATCGTCGGCGGATAATATTCTCTTTACTTTCGCTGGACAGAGAATCCATTCTAACTTTTATTAAAGATTCTAATCGCTCATTTGTTATTTTTATTTTAGCAATCGAATCTTCTAGAATTTTTGAACTCCTCCGAGGATTGACCTCTACTAAGGGGTTTATAACTTCACTTTTAAAAGGCAGTTCTCTATTAACAGGAAATATAACATCAAACGTTATCTTCTCATTCTTGAAATCTCTGCTGAACTGCCATAAAACATCCCCACCTTCCATGACATACACTTTCTCTTTGTCATCTAGGAGGGGATCATCATTTACATAAGATAATATCAATTCTTGGTCAGCAATCTTACATCTTGAATTTTTAAACAGAATCTTTGGGACACCACCATCGTCGGCGATGACTACGATTGGAAACGGAACAGAATTTATGATCTCGATTAGGGAAGCTATAGGATCCTTGAGCCTCAGAATTTCTGTTGTTCGATGTCGTAACCTAAGCATAGTAATAGCCCGTAGATATTCTAATTATAAGGTAGGAAACTTATTTATTACCCTGGAATAGGATTTCTAAAAATGGGAGCTGCGGTAGGAAAAGAATCCAGCAATAGAAGAGTGTGTTGAAAAACAAAGGGCAAGACATATCCATTCGATATGGGGAATTGTTATCTTTGTATATTTCTGGGACATATTCTCCTGGAAACAACTGGGCTTCTAAAGATGACCTCTTTAGGATATATAGACCGACGGTCATCATACCTACTAGAAAGTAGATAGACACTGTCTTCCAAGATAATCCGAGATTTAAAAACCATTCTAAGTACAAATGGTCATAATTATAATTAAATATCGAGTATAATACTAAGGCTATCGCGAGTTTAAATGGGGTCTTAGTCCAGAAGGGTTCTTTATTATTCTCAGACATACCCAACTTGTTATGTCTAGTGATTAGAAATGTAAATGACGAGGCTATAGATATGGCTATAAAAGCGTTTATCATTGAAATGCTCCTACATCTTATTACGTGTTAGAAGCGACGACCAGCCAACCTACCAGGACGACCTGGGACATCCTCTCGAGTCATGGCCTTTATTCTCTCAGACATCCTATAATTTGATAATGAAGATACTTCAGGATCGAAGTCAAGCCCATGTAGTAAAGGATCTATATTATTACCAGAAATAATATCATCCATTTTATTAGGTTCATCTTTCATAAATTGGTTAGCTAGATATGCAACTAACGCTACGACATCACACATGTCATCGTGGGCACCCTTTTCATTGGGAGCCTGTACTCTAATCTGGTACTTACTGACTATGGTGGCTTCTACAGATTTTATTTCTTTCTCGAAAATAGGAACATCTGGGAACCTGATTGTACCTTGATCGATGAATCCCTTAAGTGTATAATACATTTGAGAATTGATACCAGTATTTAAATGTACCAATTCAAAATTCTCAATATCATTCATCTTCAAAAGCTGGGTGAGCATAGACCCACCATGTTGGTCAGTACAACCCTTATAACAAGGCAGAACAGAATTAAGCCCGATCATCCAGTTGAGGATATCCTCTAAAGGAATCTCTGTAACATGTTCATATGGAGCCTCACCAACCATCTTGCGGCCGATATAATCATAGTATAATTGAATCCCAACACCATCAACATATTCAAGATGCCCAATAGCTAGAGCCGTGGCATCGTGTTTCATACCAAGATCTAGTGCCCAGAAGTACAGCTTTGAAAATTTCTCTTCTTGATATCTAACAGTATTCTCTCGTCCTCTATCTATAGCTCGTTCAATAGATAGAACAGGTACGTAAGATTCAGCAGAGTCTAGAAACTGTCCACCATACTCAGCTTTCCAGGTTAGGGAAGCAGATATGGCCTTCTTTCTCAGGTATTCAGAGTTAGAACGAGGGTTCATCTCAGCAGATGAACACATGAGGGTAAAAATTCCAGAATCTGGGCCATGTTTCATAGCCTCGGCATGAAGATCGTAGGCTTTACCTTCACGCTTCCATGGGCTGGTAATGGTTAAGATCAGAGATTCTAATAATCCTGTCTCAGTACTGGTGAAGTTCATGGTAGCTGGAGCTGCTGCTTCATATACTTCATCAGAGTTTGAACCCTTCTCATTCCTGAAGTGAGCAAACTCGTCTAGTGCCAAGAAATATGAGCTGGGACCACGTACAGCATTCGTGGTACAAGGCCAGGCACCTATCTTAATAGATGGGATAACATCACGTTTGTCTTTATCAGCTTCAGTTACGAACTCCATGCTCTTAGATCCCGGAGTCTTTCTAAGGTATGGACTAAAGAATGGACAGGAGTTAATGTCTGATTTAAATTTATCGTATAGACGGTTAGCACCAGAATTATCTTGTGCCAGGAAAGTGAATTCTATTGGAGAACCTTCAACCAGACCGAAATGTTCATGAGGAGATCGTATAGATAGAAGTTTATATAGTTTGAAATCTGCGATAGCAGATACTAACTGGGATTTACCACCACGTCGGCCAGCAAAGATAACAGCTTCGTTGAATCCTCGTTCTGGGAGATCTTGCCAATCTTCTACGTTTATTCTACCTTCACTATATAGATAATCTAGATATTCTCGTTCAGTAAAGGTGTAGAGAACTTCTTCTGCGAACTTATCTTTTACAATTATGGTCCCCTCTTTATAATCCAGGGGAACTCCCAAGATGCACTTGTATATAAATCTTTGAACTGGATATAGAGTTACCTTTGGTCCAGAATCCCCTTCTAAAAAATCTATACCATTTAATATATTAGAATTAACAGATATTTCACTATCTACGATTTGACCTAAGATTGATGATCTAGCCTGATGAGAAAATTTATTAATCTTTACTGCCATTCTCTTCTCTCCACTTAGCCCATCGTTTTATTTGAATGACATCCGACATCTTTTTCTTAGACTCTTCTGAATGTTTCTTTCCTAGATTGGCATCTCGTAATTTCTGTCTAGTATCTACAGATGGATTTTTCTTAGATTCTGACATCTTTTTCTAGCTTCCTCGGACCATATTCTAGTTCTATTGAGTGTGGTGTTATTACTTTAGCTGCCATGGGTCACATCTACTACCTTTATCTGGTCTTTTACTGAATTCCAGTATTTCATCAGACTATCAGAATTTACATCTTTTATACTATCTGGGTGATTCCATACCCAAGGTATGATATATAGCTTAGTAGGCCATATCACTCCATCTGAAGTAATAGCTGACGGCATCGTCTCTATCAACTGAATAGTTAGAGAATCTGGAATGATTTCGTCTTCTATGGCTTTTTTAGCATACCATACTAAGTCATCATAGAACACGGACTTCTTTTCGAACAGACCCTGCAGAATCGAATGAAATTTATAATCTTTTATATTCTGATCCAAGGTGTCAATCAACCGTCTTACTAATGCTCTGTTCTTAGCGACCTCTTTACGAAAAGTCAGAGGTGTGGTATTGTGTACATCGCTGACTACACCCTCATCCATGTCATAATAGCATAGTATGATATCTGCTATAGAATCTTCATCCATAGTCAAGTCATTAAATGCAGAACCTGGTATTTCAAAGATATACAGATTATCATCATCTATAACCTGAGATATCCTGGTTACAGAGTATGACAGAGCCTGCTTAATAGAATTAGCAAAGTATATTCTGCCCTTTTGAGGCTCCATTTGCCCAGCTTCAAAGGAAATATCCTTAGATTTTAATCCTTCTTTTAGGATATTATCTGCAGCCTCTTTAGTAGTCCCGTGCCACCAGGTCCTAGATTTTATATTAGGAGTTGGAGATACAGCGATTCTTCTGGTGAAGAGTCTGGACATACATTCTAATCTTTCTTCTTGATGATGTACTTGACCTTTAAAGTCATAGTCTCTATATCGAGTTTCTCAGCACGAACAAATACTTCATATGTGAATCCAGCATCGCCTTCATCATTCCATACAGCAGCTTGTGCCCAGGCACCATTCAATGCATCAATCATATCAGTATCATTTAGACCATCAGCGAGGGCCTTGAAGCCAAAACCAGTCTGATCAACGGGGAGTATTCCAGCATTAGCTAGCAGAAGACCAGTCTCTAGATCGTTGAGTCTGAGAGTCCATTCCATTGGAGTGTCAGTGAATAATGGCTTTTGTGTAACCTGGAATCCAGAAACTAGAGTGGCAGCAATCTGGCCGCAGATTCTCTTAAGAACATCAGCTAATTTTACTTTGTTCTCTGCTGAAGCAGTCTTCGAAGCCTTTTTAGAAGCCATCAATAGCGAACTAGGATTGATATCATCATGTGGGGCATTAAACATGTTGGTGAATCCAGGACCACGGAGGTTGAGTTCCTTACGTAGAGGAGCACCTTGTGGTTGACTTGGTCCGAGACCCATACCTGCTGGACCCTTTGTAGCATCACCTTCATCGGTCTTCTCTAACTGCATCTGTAACATTTCAGGTGTTGGAGAATGGGTGAATTCTCTTCCAACTGGTTGAATAGCAAGCTGTTCTGCCATTTCAGGATAGAAACCTTCTAGAACCTGACCAGGAACCATCAACGTGAAAGCTTTCTTCTCCAGGAATGATTCTTTCTTATCTACAGGAGGATCAGACCATGCTTCAAATCTCCTAAAGTTGTTCTTGTCAGAAAGCCCCTTGGTGAACTTCTCTCTTGCCTTTTCTGTCGAGAACGTACGTTCTTTGTTTACGACCTGATCCTTTTTATTAAATTCAGACCATTGAACCCCCCAATTACCATCAGCAGAGGCTGTTACAGGTTTCTTTTCTTCCTCTTCCTCATGTTGGAACCAATCATCAGCTGACATTGGTAGTTCTTCTCTCAAAATCTCTTCAGAAGAAGCTTCTTTTAACAGTCCATGCATTTGTGCATACTCGATTGCAGATCCAAGCCAATCATTAGGGTTTAGATATCCGTCTTCGACGAGTTCTCCAACTTCTTCATCAGACCAGGAAGCAATCTCGGTGTCACCCTTATACAGGGTTACTTGAGCACGATCTCTCTCAAACCAGGTATCAACTCTGTATTCATCAGAGTCAGCAGATTCTACTCTCTTCAACTCGTCCTTCTGATCTTCGCCTTCAGCGAACTGATCTTCATCAGTTCCTTCTTCTAAGACATCTACTAGCTTCTTGTGTTCTTCTATGAATTCATCAGCTGGCATTTCAACCACGATCTTAGCACCATGATCATCAGCAAGAGTTAGAGCTCCAGGAAGACCCTTTACCTGAGCAATCTCATCAGAGGCTGAAGGCATGTTGGAGTAATAATCCTGGATGATGTGTTGTACATCGAGAGAACCATTCTTGCCACCCGACAGGATCCAATCCTCTAAGGTTAGGAGATCATTCTGCATCTTCTCGTAACGAGGTCCTTGACTCTCGTCTCCAGACTTATCCATCTTTCTAAGTTCTACTCTCAGATACTTGGTCACCATCTTTGCATCAGCTTCTACATCATCAGATGCTTTCTTTGGATCTGGACCATCAACCATCTCTGGTCCAACAGTTTCCTTAGATCCTGGGGCACCATAATCTGGACGATTACGAAGGCCAGTTTCAGCAGATATTTTAGTCTTAGTATCTAAGATATCTTCAATCTTACTGAATAGCTTAAGTTCTTCTGGCTCCATGATACTCTCTTCGAGTTCTTCGATGTGAGCAGCGGATAATCTGATCTTCTTTCTCTGAACTTCAGCTTTTACCAAGGAAGAAGCGATGAGTCTGAATGTGGTCTTAATTTTAAGATCCTTAAGTGCATCTTTTCCGATCGACTTGCCTTCTCCTAGACTGACCTTAATGTCCTCAGCTTCCACCTCAGATCCTTTACCAAGTTCTGGGTAAGCGTTGCCATAACTAGGAGTCTTAAAGACATGCTGTTGAAGTGGGATAGATTCCACACGGAATGCACCAGTCAAGGCTTTGATCTGTTCGAAAGAGTTTGATAAGGCTGGGTTATACATGGCACAGAATACCTTGTCTCTAAGGTCTAGGAACAGGGTGTCTTCGTTGAAGTGGATGACCTTAATATCTGAGATATTTGCCCAAGCTGGATGGAAGACTACTAAATCACATACTTCACCATTGGAATTGGTGAATAACATTTCTTTAGCCATCTTTAAAGTGTCTTTTGACATATCTTCAGAGGCTAGAAACTGTAGTCTGGCTTCAATGGCTTCTTCCTGATTTAAGGAAGAGAATACACCAGAAGCTAGGAGAGCGATTGGGAAGTTTTCTGCTTTCTTACATACAGAGGCTGGTACTACATAGATATCACCAATAACGATATCTTCTCTATATGATTTTTTGCAGATCTCTAACTTAGCTACATTTCCTTTGTTAGCTTCTTTAGCACCCTGAGTCTTGATAGCCTCAGCTACCTGGGCGATCATCTCGTCAGGTGCAGTGAAAGAAAGATATGATCTATATGCCTTAGTTGCCATCTTGTCTCCAATTAATTTGTAATTTCTACTTTTTCTACTTCTCTTCTTAGTTCTGGTTCTCTTATAGCCATCATATCTCTGAATGCTCTAAGAATTTCGTTTGCCTTGTCTTCAGTATACCCAGATTGAATAATGGACTTTTTCATCATCGTTACTATTTCTCGTACAGCATACTGGAACTTTGGTCCATCGAAGTTTAGGACATCTCGTCTAGCTAACAGATCGTTATCTTGAAGGGTTTTACTAAGTTCTCTTAAGGCCTTTACCTGTGCTTCTCTTGTCTTCAGGCTGACTTGAGCCAGTGGGCTAGCTGCAATACCAGAGATCTCTCGGATGACATTAGCCATCTCAACAGCGATCATTCTATTAATGAGTGTTAATGGAACGTTGGGATCATCCACCATTTCCATTATTTTACTATAGTTTACTGCTCTAGGATCTTTCAATCCATCGACATAAACTTGATCATTCTCATCAAAGGATATTTCAGAAGTTGCCATATATTACTCTATGTCTCCAACGTTCCCATAGGAACCGAGGTCAATGTCATGACCCTTTAATTCCTTGATCTCAACATCGAAATCTTGAAGCTTAGAAGAGTCTAATCCGACTTGTGTATTTAAGGTGTTTCCATCATAAGAAGGATCGCCGTTGGCAATCTTATTTGATGATACCTTATCTAGACCAGGGAAAGTAAGAAGAGTTCCACCGGTTAGACCACAATGCATACCATTACGATATGTGCAAGAAGCACATTTCTTGGCACCGACGATGGCATTCTTAGAAGCCAGTTTACCATGTAGGTACTTACAATCAACACGATCAAGATTGATCTTTGACCCGGTCTTCTTTAGGTCATCGATATATCTCTTAGCAGCTACTTTAACCTTTAAGGTTCCGAACTTCTCACGAGCTTCTACGAAAGCAGCCTCAAAGGATTTCCCACTATCAATATCCTGTCTGAAATTATCAGAAGAGATACTATCTTCAGTGAATGTAACCTTGTCTCCAGCACTTCTGATAGAATATTGCTCATCTTGAGCTCTTGGAGCCTGGACCTGAACCTCATCCTGAACACCATTATGAATATCAGTCATAGCCTTCTTGCTAACCTGCTTACCCAACTGGGCTGCTATTTTATTGACAACTTCCTGCAATTCTTTCTTGCTTGCTACGATAGGAAGTTTATAAAGATTACAACGTCCACCAGCACAATGGCTGCATGAGTCACAAGCTGATATCTTCTTAACAGAAGCGGCTTTAACTGAACCTTCTCGCTTAATCTTATTGAAGGTTTCGATACAACCCTTAGAACCAGAACTCTTCATAAAGTGGTTTGGCTCAATGAAAGAAAGACCAACCAGGCCAGCTCTGTCGTTGAGATAATCGGCTGACATAGTCTTATTGAAGATAGCCAACTCTGCGAGTTTATTCATCTTGGATTCGATCTTTTCAGGACTAAATCCTAGGTGAAGGAGGTCATCAATTCTCTTCAATACTTCAGAATCTGTTAACATCTTCTTCTCTAGACCCTCAATACTGGATCCAGACGCAGCCTTTAAAGCAGAGGCTAAGACAGATGTATCATCGTCGATAGCTTTCTCTGCTCGACCTTGCCAGTCCTCATGATTGGGGATATTGGTTGCAGTTCTACCAGTGTTGGTGTGGTGACTCTTTCCACCTAACTCTTGTACCAAGTTATCAGATTTATCCTGAGATATGGCTTTGAATCCATCGCCACTCTTCTTCTCTTCCTTTGTATTTTCATACGAAGGAGCTACATCGTCAAGGATTTGATCTATAATAGATGCGTAAAATTTTGTCATTTCATATCCCTTAATCGTAAAATTCTAAATCGTCTAAAATATGTTTTAAAGAAGATTCAGGATCTCTTGAATCAGCTGCCATGAGAGTCTCAGAGTTATCTACTTCATTTGCAGAAGTTAAACGCATGATCTTACCTTCTTTTACTTCCCAGAAATCCTTAGAACTTGGGCACTCATATACATTTCCTGCTACTCTCATCAATCCTAGTCTCTGGATTACCGTATTGGCTGAAGCCATAATAGGTAAAAGGGCATCATGAGCCTCAGATGCCATATCAGACTGTTTTGGTATAGACAGGGAATGAATACTGGCTTCCACTCTCTTTTTCATTGACATCCTAACTCCTAAATCTACAGATATAAGTCATCATAATAGGTAAGAGAAGTTATTTACATGTCTGTTAATGGTTAGCTCTGGATACCATAATGTGATCGAAAGCTGGATCTTCTACGTCAATGTAGAAGGAACCTAGTAAATCAGGATCTTCTTTAAACAAGAAACTCATCTTTTCTAGTTTCCGTTTACTGTATCCCTGACCATTAGCACTCGCTTTGTCAATGAGGCCATATATCATTGCACCTAACGACAGACTTAGTTCGTCATCCTTATCTAATAGAGCCTTTGAAACCTGCGATAGAACTCTTCGTACATCAGGTCTGTGTACATTGCTCTTCTTGGCTACAATGTTAAAACTTCTATACTTTCTATAGTCTTCTATCAGAGTAGAAGTTTTTACACCTTTAAGCACATTCTCTAGTCCATTTGTAGACAGAACAGTACTAATTAGACCAGAATCAGGATTGGCCCCATATATAATTATGGCCCCAAGCTTCTTGATGGCCATACGAATCTTAAAGCTGCATATTGTTTGAGTGGATCTGTGTATCTTTGCCAGGCACCATTGAGGCTTATTGATCATGTAATAACTTAGGAGTAATTCCTGGTCTTCAATCGAGATATTTCTTAAAATCTTTAGAAAATCTGGAAAATTCTCCTTTATATACATTGAGATATGTTCTTCAATCAAATCATTTTGAGTCTCTAACGAGACTGTTTGATCTTGAAACTTCTCATCACCACTCTCTTCGTATGCATCTACTGATCGTTTAGAGATTATTGCGTCGAAGTACGGGCTGATTTCGGGCATATAGTTAGTTCCTAACCTGGATAACTACTTTATTCATTCTAAAACTCCATGTACGCCAACGTTTACACGTTATCATTCACTTTAATTATTACCGATAAATAATAAAAAGTCTCACATTTTAGTGAGACTTTTTATATCCTACTTTTAAAGTTTTACTCAGCTACTAATTCAGGAGCTAGTTCAACATCCGATACAAATTCGCTTTCAGAACCTTCTTCAGAATCCTCTAGTTCCACACCGAGATTATCGGCTAGATTCTCAACACCCTCAGCGAGATGGTCTAGATTACTATAGATCTCATTTAAGGACAAGCTAACTTCTTCTGGTTCCTCATCGGCTACACGTCTGAGACCAACAGCAAACTTCTTAGCAATACGCTTCTTAGCAATACGCTTCTTAGCAATACGCTTCTTAGCAATACGCTTCTTAGCTAGTTTGCCTTCCTTGGCTTCACCTTCTAGAGCCTCTTCCTCTAAGGATTCACCCTCTTCAGGAACAAGATCGTCAGGAGTCAGATTTAGATTCTCAGCAAGAGCATCTAGAGCTTCTACCTGTTCCATGAACTTATCACGGAGTTCGGCAATGGCTTCACCTAGAGCTTCTGGCTCTTCCTCAGCAATACGCTTTAAAGTAGCGAACTTGGAGGCAGCAGTCTTGGCTTCAGACAAGGCTTCTGCTTTTGCAGCTGCTTCCTTTTTCTTGGCGATAATCTGTGATAATCTTCCCATTGGTTTCTCCTGTGAACTGGTTACAGCGCTATCTTGCTTTTTAACAGACTTTTCTTCGTCTTCCATCTTGACTAGTTTCTTGGTATAATCGTTGACCAATTTGACCAGCAGATTGCTCTTATCGATGTTACCTTCTTTAATGAACTTGGTGATGCACTCTCTTAGGTTTACAATGGCCTTCTTGTAATATGAGAATGACTTCTGAGTCTTAGCTTCGAAATCCTTCCAGATCTCGTCGCTGACTTCATTTGTCAGAGTAGCATCAAAGAGAATAGCTAGATTTGGACCAACTTTCTTACCCATTGTTCTGGTAAGCCATGGGAAGAATTCAGCCTTGAACTCTTTAAGATCAGAAGAGCTCTCTAACTCAGTGTGGTCGTCAAGAGTTGGCTTGGTATCGAAAATATTATAGGTCTCGTCACCAGTTCCAAATTCTGGCTGTACTTCCTGGTTCTTGATCTCAACCTTCTTCTTCTCTTCACCAGTCTCTGGATCGATCTCAACGGTCTTGTAAACCTTACCATAACCATAGTGTTCTCCGACCCAATCTCTGGCCTTGGATACAGAATAGCTGAACATCTTCTTCAAGAAAGTCGTTACCTGCTTCTCTAGTGGGTTGTCCTTGTCAGGAGCTCTGTTAGGATCAAACTTTAACAGAGTCTTCAACTGATACAAGTGAGTAATGATCATGTGGTGAGCAGCTTCGTCACGCAGATCCTGGTCAGCAATAACCTTCTTGTAGATACTCTCCAAGTATGAACTCCAGTTCATATCCTCATCTACAGGGAGCCCAGCTTCCCTGATAGCAGTCTTGACATACAAGTCAAAGTCTTTGTTGTAGGAGGTGATCATGAGGTTTGAGAATCTTCTTAAGGTAGAGCCGAGGAGATTTGTTAAACTTGCTAGATGGGTTTTATTTAAGGTTTCTATTGAGCCGTCAAGATATCTTGCTTGAATTCTGAGATCATCAGTGGTTCGGGCAGCAGCGAGTACGCGGAACGGACGAGAGCCTGATGGCACCACATAGGACCCAAGCTTAAAGGCCTTCTTTAGACTTGCAATATTGGGTTCCATTGTTTCTAAGAAATTAGAAACTTCTTGGAAGTACTCTTCTTCATTCTGTGTAGCATTATAATAGGCCGAATCATAATTGTCTAAGTTCTCTTCGAAGTCACCAGCTTGGCCGTATTCTTCATACTTATCAAATGCGTGTAAGAATTCATATAGTTCAGATAAACCTAATTGGAAATCACTATATTCACTCTCTGTCATATCAAGCCACTGCATTACCTGAGCATCGTCGTTGGCATCGATGAAATTCTGCCAGGCTTCACAGTCAGATGTTTCTTCCAAATCCTGAGGTAGATTCTTGACTACCTCTACTGGAATTTCATCCATATCGATATCTAATGACATCTGGTGGGATTCTAGATCGAATCCTGGGAATCTCTCCTCGATTTTTCCTACATCATGGGAATTATCATCACAGAAACGGGACCAGGCATTACTCGTACCACTAATGTCAGTGTTATTCATGACGTCTTCAGCATCATCAAAGGAATGATATTCCTGGCCTGACTCTTCTGCATAATTCTCAAAAGCGGCATTGACCAGTACTAATACTTTATTCACTTCTCCGAGAGTGCCCTCTTTAGGTAACTCGTTGAGGAGCATATCCCCTTGCCCATTTCCAGCATAGCCGTTTCCAACCCACTGGCCGAATCCACCATTCTGAACCTGATAATGAAGCTTGGCGAGTGCAAACAACATCTTATGGGTATCGGAAGGAAGCTGCTTAAGCATCTCCTGCATACTTTTATCACCCATCTGTTGCCAGTTCTTGTGAATCTCGCTGAGGGCCTTCTGAAGATAATCTTCATAGAACCCTGCGAACTTCGCATGAGGATTTACAGCCTTAGACGATACAGGCTTCTCACGACCTTCTAGACCACGGTCTACAGAACCATCACTGGTTTCCTTTGCTTTCAGATGCTCGAAAGCTTCCGATGCAACAACGGTCTTAAATATATCTGCGGATAGTTTGTGACGCATATTATCAGTCCTTGAAGAAGTAAGAGATTTAGTCTAGGATTAGATCGTTTGGATCCCAAGACTGTTTGTCATCAGAAGATAACACTTCATCTAATACACCTAGAAACTCTTCGTGATCCTTGAAAGCAACATCACTGTGACCTTTGTCAGTAGCAGCAGTCTTTCCCTGTGCACTAGCATAGAGTCTGTTTAGAATAGTTGCATCTGGTTCTTGAATTTTAGCCATGGTTATTTCTCCGAATAGTTATACCATCAATTAAAGTTCTGGAAGTCTAAATTGTATTTATTATGACTAATGCGACTTCACAGGAGTTGTTCGTTCTACGACCTTTTCTTCTACCTCTACGGGTTTCTTTACTACCTTCTTTTTCTTCTCTGGAACAGGTTTTTCTTCTACAGGCTCTTCCACTTCTTCCACTACTGGTATCTCTTCGATAGGCTCTTCTACAGGAGGGGGTTGTTCTACTAATTTCTCTTTTACGACAGGCTTGTTAATCTCAACAATTTCGTCGTCATCATCCTCAATAGGTTTGATAGTCGGAACCGTGTCATCATAACGCTCTAACGTCTTCTCCACATTCTTATCCTTGAATTTCTCTAACAGCCTCTTTAGAAATGGATTTACTCTATCACTAACGATTTTGAGGTGTTTACAGATTACGAACTGGAATCGTCTTGGATCAGTTGGAGCCTGATACTTATCTCGGGGAGTTCCTTCTAATGAGTCTCCTTGACCTAAGTTCCATTGTGCTCCCCAATATAAGAAAGCTGGACAGCTACAACTGACTTTAACATCTAGATCTTTGATTGTAGATTTGTCAACAACCTGAGCCGTATCAAATCTGATTAATACAGTGTGGCCTCTGGGGTCAGAATCTTTCTCTTTGCATTTTACTTTGTATGTTAGTAGCATCTCATCAAGATCTACATTCTTAACAGACATATTACAGTTCTTAGCCTTAGCTACTGAGAAATCAGAAGTTAGTTGAACCAGATCTTTGATACTAAAAGCCACTTTATACCGGGATTGAGCTACCCAGTCACCGACTTTTGTTGTAATCCAGACACTCATCTAACCCACCTATTAAATCGGCCTTCATATAGAAGGCCGAAATCCCAAAGCTATCTGAATTACTTCTTCTTTGGGCGACCACCACGTTTTACGACGGCTTCAGTCTTAGCTTCTTCAGTGGTTTCTGTTTCAACTTCTTCAGTATTTTCGCCAACTTCTTCAACTTCTTCAGTGGTTTCATCTTCAACCTCAACGACAGGAACGACGGAATCCACAGCAGGAACGACGACGGTCTCTACAACAACCTCAGGAGTCTTTACAGGCTCTTTAGATGCGGTCTTTAACCAGCCCTTCTCTTCCATTGAATCAACTGCGACATTTCTAATTTGGAATTGGGTTAGAAGATTATCTTCTCTATATACCACTAGGCTTTCTGTATCGGCATTGTAGACACAAGTATCTCCAACCTTTGACTGATAGCTGTGGTCCGTGAATGCTACAGAATATGCGAACGTATAAGATTTCATCATGGTTACTCCATTTATATAATATAATACTCTACACTTATATGTACGTAAGTCATTTAATATAAAAGGCTCTCCGAAGAGAGCCTTTTAAGTTTGCTTAATCAGGGATTAAGGACGAGTGATGACGCAACGGCTGACAGCTGAAGGGTTGAATACGAGGAATCCAAGGTTCTCGAATACAGCGAATCCAATCTGACGGAGGTCAGGACGATCAGCAGACATAACGGTTAGAGGAATACGCTCAGGAATTACGCCGAGGAATTCTGCATCACCTAGGATGTATACTGTGCTTGCTGGTACTTTTCTGCTCTGTAGGATAGTGGCACCCCATACATAGCCCATAACACCAGTCTTTAGTAACTTACGCTCAGTCTCACGATCGACGGTTGCATCGGTCCACTTACGTAGATCGGTGTAATCACGAGGATTCATGAATACGAAGGCGACACTAATGTCGTGGCGTTCTACAAGTCCATAAGCATCAGCTAACTTAGCTGGAGTAACGGCACCAGAGATGGCGACGTCAGGGTTGTAGATAGGATCAGTTTCCGTAGCACCTGCAGCAAGGGCAGCGGCAGCGATGGCATTGAAGAGACCGAAGACATAGTTATCTTCCTCGGCACCAACCTCAGCCTTAGCTAAGTTTAGTGAACGCTCTACGATGTCAAATCTACGCTCCTTGATCTGCGTGATAGGAATCATTGGGTTGCTGGTGATATCGAAAGTAGGAACTGTTACTCTCTTAGGCTTGGTGACATTCATGATGTCTCCGCCTTCTTCACCGACTACGAAGGCCTGCACGAAGGAGCGACCAGTTTCGTCGAATTCCTTGTCGTAGATTGGTAGAGCACCTTCAGGAAGGGTCTCGACCATTAGAGCCTTACGAGCGATGCTCATGTAGTCTCTACGTCTACGGAGTGAAGGTCCTAGGGCTGCTGCTAGCTTCTGACGTCCACCAGGGGACTTAAGAAGAAGACCTAGCTGAGCCATCTGCTGTTGAGTGCGTGATAGTGTTCTCATCTTGACCTCTCCTTAGAATAGCATAGCGACACCAAGCCAAGGCTCAGTACCGGTAGGAATGTGAGTGCAGATACCTGCGTTAAGAGCACCTACAGCCTTGTCGGTGGTCCAAGTGCCAGGAGCAGCAGTTGTTCCATCGCCAGCGTAAAGTAGAGCACCTACGGTATAAGCAACGGTTGGGGTAGTTTCATAAACGAGGTTGTTGGTACCCTCATTAGAAACCTTTATTTTAGCAAAAGCACGTACGACTGGGGTCTTCTTGGATCCAGAGGGTCCGATTGACTCAGCATAGTTACCAGCACCATTGATCAGAACACCGTAAGGGGTCTGGTTGGCACCGTTGCATGGTACTACTACAACACCACGACCAGCGGTCATTGAGGTGTAGAGAGCCATGATCTTACCACCGTAGTAGCCAGCGGCCTTGAGGACGCCTTGATCTACAGCAGGATCACCAGTTAAGAGGACGTCTGGGGAGACAGTACCATCATTCTGGCCATAGTATTCGAATTCCATTGACATGGAAAACTCCTTTTATATTTTGATGGGTCCGAACAGCCGAGATGGCGAGTTCTACATAGACTCATCGATTCATAATTAGAACATGAAGTAATTTTTATATTATTTTTACGTAAACGCATTGTTACTAGTTCTACGAAAATGATAAAGCCTGTATAGTAAAAAGGGGACCGAAGTCCCCTTTTCATGGTAAAAACATTATCGATTATTCATCACCAAACAGTGCTTTAGCGATCGATTCAGCTTCAGAAGCGATCTTAGCCTTAGGAGCTACATCGCCTAGCGACTTAACAGGCTTTCCGCCCTTAGCACGTACTACAGTCTTAGGCTGAAGGCTAGCGGCCTTGGCAGTCTTAGGTGCCTCGAACTCAGGCTGTGTGTCGCGTTCCTGAACCATTACCTTCTCATCAAGGCCATTCAATAACTCGTGTAGGATACTGTCCTCGTGGTCGGTATCGAAATCACGATCTTCAGCAAAGTCAGCTTCAAATTCTTTAGCAGCCTCGCCTGGTTTGATGACATCAGATGCGCGACGCATTAGGCCACCGATTTGGTCTTCCTCGTTATCTTCAGCACTGGCAAAGAAAGTGGCAGCATCAGAAACAGAAGCTATTTCAGCATCAGCATCGGTATCAAGAGAAGCTTCCATGGTTTCTACAGAAGATGGACCAAAGAATCCATGCTCATCCTGCTCAGCTTCGTCGGCTTCTAGGTTGGGGATTAATTCAGAATCGTCGTCCCAATCCACATCGATATTGAACTGCTCGTCGTGAACATCTTCCTCATGAGCGAGATTCATTCTCTTCTCACCAGCGACTTCATCATTAAAGGCAGCATTGATGTTTAGTTCAGCTTCCTGAGTATTCATGATTTCTCTTTCGAGCTCAGAAATAGCAGTTTCGGCCTGGTCAATCTTGTTGTGGAGTTCAACCTTGCTCTCAGCAGGAATTACAGGCTCAGAGGAGGGCATATCAGCTGGTGCAGGGGGTAGATCAGATCCACCGTCCATATCTTTTACTGGAACTTCGTCAACTGGAGCATCCTCAGCAGGAGCATCTTCGGCTGGAACGTCGTCAGCCTTCTTCTTCTTTGCCTTGGCGACCTTGGATGGATCCTCAGTCTTTAGCTCTTTAGCCACCTCTTTGTCTAACTTGGAGAGTAAAGACTCATCTTCCATTAGATCGTTTAGAGAAATCTTATGGACATCCTCTAACTTCTCAGCCAACTTAGTATAGTTAGCGCTGATAGCCGTTTGTTTGAGGGCAGCGGTCAAGATCCTAGTCCCGGCTGTCATCAATGAGCTAGCCAACTTCTCCTGAGCTTCAGCTGGAGCACCAGGTAGCATAGTCTTGGCGATGGTCCAGGCTGCAGCTACCTTCTGTTGGGCAGATTTTCTGGCTTTTCCAGACTTCTTTTCCTGCAAACGGGCTGCAATTCTATTTCTTAGGTTTGACATATCTTTGTTCCTTTCAGAGTCCCTGTGGATTTTGAACCTTATTACTAATGAATGGTTAAGTCAGAATTTATATTTATTTGAACATAGAGTTCAAAGCAGCGACATCTTTATTAGTCACCATATTATCGTTAGAAAGTCTATTATTTATTTCTTTACCAGATGCAGCTTTAGCGATCTTATCGCTTAAGTCCTTAGCAGACTTAGGATTTACAGATGGACCGGACCATTCATTTGCGATAATGCCTCTGTTAACAGCTCCAGGGAATGCTGGAGTTTCGACCCAGGAGGCTTCAATGAATGTTACACCACCATTTGGTAGTGATTTGTGTCCACATAGTTCAGCTACGCGTCTAGCGATACCATCGTCATCTGGTAGAAATTGACCCTTATGCCTAGATAGGTGATAACAATTTGTATCACCTTCTTTAACTTGATGTCCACAATATGAACAGATTACGACATCTGTAACACAACCCATAGACATGTATCTCACGTCACCAGTTCTGATCTCAGATACTAGGTCTTCATGCTCTAAAGCAGTAGCAACCAGCAGATCACAGAAATAAACCCAGGTTTCTGGACCAGCAATCTGAATCTTTCTCAGGATAGAATCAACAATAGTTCCTTTTGATTCTTTTGTATTCTGATAATGCTCTAAGAAATTAAATGAGCCTACGAACGATCTGTGACTTAATCTCAGTACTTCATTCTCCCAGGCATCATCATTGTTATTTACAAGGTGAGATGTTTCAGGTTTGATGTACCAATCGTATGGGTCGGATTCTGTCATTACAGAAGCCATAATAGTGCAGTGTGATAAAAGATACTTCTTCTCGTTAGGGAGACCAGCAGTCTTCATCATCGATGTTCTTATTCTATCACCATGTAGATTCTGCCAATCTCTCAGAGAGAAGATAGGATCAGCTACTTTTGCTGCAGATGACTTTTTAATTTTACCCTTGTATAGATCCATGATATCCATTATTTCCTTCCCATGAACATAGGTAATCTCTTAGAAGATTCCTTCTTAGTATCTGGGTCATATCTAATTTCATCTTTAATATCCTGATCCATATGGGTCTTCAGATCTTCCCTAGGAGGAAGTAGATCAGGACGTTTGTGTTGTTGAATCTCAGCAGATTTTAATTTTCTAGCGAAAGCATCAATGTCGGGAGCGTATTCATATTTAACACGAACTTCTCCACCAACCATCACCCAAAATGGGCCATCTTTCTTGTATTCGATGTCATAGTCATAATCACTGTCTTTAATTCTCTTTCTGAAATTAATTCTGGAACCCCCACCAATGGCTCGTGCATAACCATTCTTTATGGCGACTGCACATAGCTCTTTTAGAGTGCCTTCAAACTTCTTAGGCATAGTAGCGAAAGCAGCTGTAGTAGGAGGATCTGGCATTACATGATTCTCTTCTAATCCTCTTGAGAAGAATGGACTATCATTCCTATCGAAGTCCTTACGAGGTTCGTAAGTAGGTTTTCCGAGTTCTTCATTTACTGCATCGAGAGCTCTCTTCTGTTTAAGATGAGTGGCGAGGGCCATCTTGGCTCTCTTATTCTTCCAGAAACTGGAATAAGCACTTGTTTTAGGTTTAGATGCTTCTGCATCTTTAACCCTCATCAGAGTTGCTTCATCATGTAGTTTCTTCATAATATTATAAATCTTATTCTCAAAGTCAACAAACATCTTTGTTAACTTGGGATCATCAGCTGGAATCTCTGACATGACTTCTTTTCGGAGTCCCTCGATGAATGGCTGAAGGTGTTGTAGGGACAGGTCCCTAGCTTTATCCATGAAATTCTTCTTGGCTAGTTTGCTTCTCATAAATACCTATGTCATTACCTTAAGTGAATAGAAGTTAACACATGGATAGAATTATACAGCGACATTCTTCTTTCTTCTAGATTTAGCTCTAGCAGCAATCTTGGAGAAATCCTCAGGATGTGCTAGCGCATCCATTGCATCCATCTCAACAGTAGGATTATACATTGTATAACTACCACCATGTCCAATAGCTAAATGGCACTCATTTTTACTCATATATAAAGTAATTAGATTTCTAACATCTAGCTCGAGTGCAGGAGCTATATTAAATGGAACCATATGATGTACTTGCAGAAGAGTTGTAGATCCACAAACTGAACAACTAGAATGAGTCTTTAAGAATTTCTTTCTGACTCCATCCCATTTTGGTGATCTAGATATTTTCTTTATAGTTTCGCGAACTAGTGATTGTACTACGTTTAAGATGTGGGTTATCATTTGGTTATTCTATCCTCATTATATGTTTAAAAGTAATAAAATAGCCTCCGAAGAGGCTATCTTTGAGGAGCTTGATTTATTATACTTCGTTTGAGTATCTAATTGAACGACCAGTGACATCACTCTTGTTCAATCCAGAATCGATGAATTCACCATAGACTGAACCAGCGATGTCGAATACATCAGATACGATAATTGTGCAATTCTCAGTTACTGCAGCCTGTTCGACCTGATACCCAGTAGAATAATCGGTCATCCAGCAACCTTCATAAACAGTTACGATAGCATACAATCCAGGATTTCCTAGGTTGTTTAATCCACCCTCATTGTTAGTGACAATGGCAGGAGTTGCCTGATCTCTGTTGGTTGATTCAGATGCTAATTCAGAGAATACGATCTCAGTCTTGATATCAAATGGCCACTTGTGGTGCTTCAGAGAACGGACGAGCCCACTAACACCAGCTTTGTAACCAAACTGCTGCATCAAGTTCTGAAGATACAGAGCAGTTCTATCAACAGTTAATGACATTGGATTCGTGACACCTGGAACTAGTTCAGCAACCTGATCACCGAAGCCTAGACCTCTAATGGTCTCAACGTTCCTGGATTCAGAAAGCTGGAAGCTACTGGTTACACCAATACGAGAGAATTTACCAACCCCAGCAGCATGACTGTACATTTTAAATCTTGTACTGACTACAGTCCTTGTCTGGGCACTGGCTCCTTGTCTATATAGATAGTTATTTCCGGACATATTTGTTACTCCTCACTAATAGCATTTACAAAATCATTGTTATAAAATGGATAGTTCATTATTTCAACAACTGAGTTATTGGGGAACTCAGAACGAGTAGTGCTTCTACACCCAAGCAATTACTGATTGCTAACTGGGCTACCTGTGGGCTATAATTTGCAGCTAACAACGCAGCTTGTAGGTCTCCAACGGTTCCTTCTTCCATCTTATCGACAGCAGAGAGGATGAATTCTTCAGCATTCTCTACGGTATCACCGTGAGATTCTGCAGTTGGGGCATCAGTCACAGCTTTGATCTCAACCGTTGAAGCATACTTGCTAGCTTCAAGCATTAGCTTGGTTGAATCTAAAGATGCATAGACAGCGTCATGCTCAGCATAGAAGGACTCAGTTCCTTGACCAGTAGTATCTACATTAGCAGCAGTATTACTGTCGGCAACATCAGCGTGATCATGAGTTCCATCACAGTCTTCACAGTCACCAGAGCATGCATGCTTTGAACCAAACTTGCTTGACTCAAATTCATTGATCTTAATGAGGGCATCAACTAACAGATCTTTCACAGAGGATAGTTCTGGATAATTGGTGTAATCTTCAGGAAGAGCAGTTGCCAGGCCATCGATTTCTTCTGGGGCCATAACTTCGACAACATGTTCAAACCCACCGTCTTCCATAGCAGCGTTAAATCTGCTAAAACTTCCTTTAATCCCCATACTCTTTAACACATCTTTATCAGCTTGATCGAATTGGAGATTGTCTTGTACAGCAGGTTCTGATACTCCGTTCTCATCGTACCCGCCTGCTGAGAAATAATTTTGAACTCCCCGTACTGCCATATCTCTGACATGAGTTCTTTCATCAGAGCCTTCTTCGAAATTGGATTCGGGAAATAGCTCATCGATATACTTGTCTACAATAGCTTTTAATAACCTAGGATTCCAATTCCTTACTTCACTTAGTTTATGATCAATGAAGATAAAGTGTACGATATCATGAGCATAGTCGTTGAGATCATCCATAGCAGCTTCTTTAGTAGCGACAACTTCTACTTCTTTAACACTACTCTCTCTGATCTTAGAGACATTCTCAGATATCTGCTTAGTTCCAGTCTGAGCTAGCTTTAAAGCCTTATGTAGAACCTCATCCATCTGGAAATAGAGATCTTTTATTCCTTGCATCTCTTGTTGAGTTCCGAGTTTCTTCATAACGTCGCGAACTCTACCTAGGATCAAGGAACTAATGACATCTTCAATTTCCTTAGAGAAGGCCACTACTTGAGGAGCAGCAACTCTCATACTCTTACGCTTAGCTTTTTTCTTACCTTGGATTCCCATACCCCTTAACATCTCTTTATCAGAATCGTTAAAGACTACTTTTTCTTGTTCTTTAACCCAATCAGGTTGCATATTGGGTAGATACGCAATGAAGTATCCTTCTGCTGGTTCCATACCGTAGTAGGCTCCAGCATCAGACTTTAATACAACCGTCCCAGATCCCGGATCAGTGAATACCTTTTCGACTAATTCACCGTCATTGATTAGATCAGGAGTTAATTCTATTAAGGGATCACCAACATTGAACTCTTCAGTATCCAGATCAGCGGTCTTCTTACCTAGACCACGATTAGACATCTCGAGTTCACATGCTTTGATTTCTTCATACGCAGAATTATCACCCTTTTCAATCGCTTCTTCGGCAGCAGCATAACATTCAAATAACTCATCATCGGACAAGAGTGACATATCGTCTGACCCATATTTCTGAAGATCTTCCTCACCTTGATCAAAGGCAGAAGATGGATCATCCTGTGAATCCAGACCCAGGGAACTCTGTTTGAAGATCTTTTCGATACCTTGAGTCAGGGCATTGTCATTCAACATACCCTTTAACCACTGTTCAACTTGCCCAGTCACGAGACTCCCTTTAGAACTACCACCAGCAGGAGTTTTAGCCAGCTCTTGTTGTAGTTTAGGGGCACCACCAGCAGATAGAGCATTTTCTAATTTGCTCTTATTCTGTCTCAGGTATGTTATAAGGTTCTTAATGGTTTCATCAGCGAAACCAGCTTCTTTGACACCGTTGATATCCATCTAAATATCCTCTTATATAGTTCTATCAGATAACGATGTAAGAGAAGCAGGAGTTAGTGCTCTCAACGTTACCATCGCAGCCTGAATTCTATTGCCTATCTGTGTAGTGTAGTAGGTAGCAGCATGAACAGGATCTGCTGTGACCACATCTAGTGGTCCTAATTGTGCGGCAGTTTGGCCAGGAGCGGCCTGTGGGATAGCTTGGAAGAATCTTATTGCTTTAGAGCTCATTTCAGTAGTAAGTTTTACATAATAATCACTTGCAGTGGTATTGAAAGTGAAACCACTATCTATGAAAGTTCCCCCCAAGTTGATGAGGGGATCTCCGTAAGCAGCGATTCTTCGTTGATCATCAGCATCTGTGATATCACCAACAAATTTAGCATTCAGTTGAACACTTACGATACTATTTTGATGAGATACTACTGGATGAACTAGCATGATCTACTCCTTAAGCCTTTGTGGTAACTTTGAGGGTTACGTTGATGTACAGTAGAGAGAAGACAGGCTTGAAGGCTACTGTGACATCTAGGACAGTAGGATCAGACTCGTTACGAGTAACTTGTAGACCCTTATAGGCTTCAATAATTTCTTGTTGAACGAAGTTCTTCATGACAGAGTTCATCACGATCGTAACATCATTAACAAGAGCTCCGAGGTTCTTTCTTCCGATGAATTGATTGAGTTCCTTGCGGATCTTCTGTCTTACTTCATCAGAGATTGAGGTATTGGTTGGTTCCTGCGTGATAGGATTGCTCATATCAGTGGTTAGGTAGTGGCGAACAGTGAAGGCACCATTATCCTCTATCAATACAGAGACTCCATCAGTTGCGATCTGATCCATGGTTGGATCGTCATATCTCTGGAGGAGACGCTCGAATCCGACCATCTTCTTACGAGTAAGAGTGGTAGCAGAATCGATTGCTGGATTGCCCTTCATACCTGCCATTGCAGCAGCTAGGAACTCACCACCAACAGCGTACTCAGAAGACTTACCATCAACTTCTAGGCTGATGATTGCACCTGCTGGATATACAGCGACGACACGCTCTGACTTGATACTTTGAGCTCTTGATCTTGCATCTACTGGAGAAGTTCCAGTGCTGAAGCCTACAAAGCCCATAGCCTCTCCCTTATTACGAGGAGCAGCTTGTGTATTGAGGTGCTTGGCTAAGAATTGTTGAACACTCTTCTCAGTGTTTAAAGGCACAATAACAGAAGCCTTTGTGGTTCCACCAGTGATTGGACGAGCTAGAGAAGCAATACCATCGATGAAAGTCTGGTTAGATGCAATTGCTGAACCAACTTGCTTCTTGAGCTGCATGCATCCGAGAGTGGTTGTACCATTCAGGACAGCAAGGCGAGCAGCGAGGGATAGCTTGTTTTCTACAGTAGGATTACCATAAGCAGCATATACATCAGACAGGTTCGTGAAGATCTTTAACTCATAATCCTTATCGGTCTTTGCAGTCTTGAAGGATACATAGTAGAACTCACCAACAGTTGGTTCTGCACCAGCCTTATTATAGGTGTTGATGAAGAGGTAATCATTTGCAGCCATTCCAAAGGTGGTCGATACCTTGGTACGGATACCAGGGATTGCAACAACTGGAACAGTAGAAGTGACATAGTGGACGCTCTTGCTTACGACGAATACTAGAGTGTCACCAGGAGCATAACGATAAGAGATTGGAGCGGTTAGACCATAGTCAGCAATGTTTGAGGCATTTGGATCCACGATCGTGACAGAGAATCCAGTGACAGAGTCGTTGTAAGTCTGACCGAGGTACCCGATACCAGCAGATCCACCAGTTACTAGGTTGGAAGATACAGTGTACTTGCTGCTGAATGCAGTATTTACATCAGGAGTACCACCAGCGAAGTTCAACTTAGCAGAAGTAGTAGCATTAGTAGAACCAGTACCAGTTAGTGTAGCAGTGATTAGTCCACCAGCAGTGGTTACTAGAGCACCAGCACCTAATGCAGCGTTTGCAGTGAAGAGGGCTACGATCTGGGTAAGGGTTCTTACAGTACCAGCACCATCAGTGATCTCTACAGAGACATCGTTACCAACGATAGTTAATGCAGCTGCATCTAATGTATTTCCAGTGTTCTTGAACTGGATGGATACTGGAGTTACAGCAGAATCAAACTTATTGAATGTTCTGAAAGTGATACCAGTCTGAGCAGTAGTGTTAGTTGCCTGAGTTCCAGGAGTCTGAAGATAGCTCTCTCCAGTTGTAGCGAAGGTTAAGGTTACGACCTCTTCCTCGGCACCAGCAACAATCTTGGCATCAGAGAAAGTATTAGGCCACAGAATACCACCAGAGGAGGTGAAGACTGGGTCAGCTACAGTGTGAGTAGATTGATTGACAGTTGGGATCTGAAGATCGTTCTTATCCCAGATAGAGTAAGAACCCTGTCCGGTTACGCCAGGAACTTGTACCTTGACCTTGAACTTGTTATCAGCAAGACGAGACTTGAAGTATGTTACATAGACACTTCCAGTTGCAGGAGGATTGAAGAGAGTTACTCTCTTATTTGCTCCATCAACTGAAGAGATGGTTACAGGAACTAGAGCAGCAGTTGGAGTAGCTCTGGTGTAGGCTTTTACATAAGCAGGATTATCGGTTACTCTTGATAGACCAGATCCAGTAGTAGGAGCATCCTTAAGAGTAAATACGTTGTTGATTCCATTCACTGAACCAGTTGCTAACTCAAGGTAGACCTTATCATCCACGAGAGTGGCGATGATGTGAGAAGCATCGAAGGCGGTGAATCCACTAGATTGTAGACCAGCAGAAGCTGATACGGAAGCTCCCCACTGAATTTTATCACCCTCTAGGACATAGTCGATAGTGTTGATGAAGTCATCTCTATCAGGGGAGAATCCACACTTTAAGATCTCAGTAATATTTTCAGCAGGTAGGAAGTCGAAAGTATCCTGATAGGTGTTGGTGAAATAGGTAGTTAGTAAGGTCGAACCAAAAGCTACATCCCCATTTAGAGTTATTAAACCATTTAAACCATCTACTGACGTAACACCAACGGCAGAACCGTTAACAGTTACTTTGACGTGAGCAGGGAGGTTGGTTACAACACCACCGTTTGAACCATCTACGATAGGTAGGTTCTTGACCTTGAAGACCTTGCTAGTGCTCTGGCCTTCTCCACCAACGAATGGTGCAGAAGTAGCAGCGACAGCAGCAGAACCACCACTAAGAGTGGCAGTTACCTGGATCAAACCACCAGAGGCAGTGATGATTCCAGTGTTGATTAAGGTAGCGAGTTCAGCGATAGTTCTATGAACAGGAACGGCAACGGTTCCCTTGACTAATTCGATTGAGATAACATCTGTACCCTGCCCACTGATGGCTAGAGTGTCAGATTTAGGAGCACCGAGGGTCTCAGTGAAAGCTACGGTAACATTATTCCCTGCGAAGCCTGGCTTCTCTAACTTGAGAGACAGGTTACCAGCCTGGGCTACTAGGGTTGCAAACTTAGGAATCTGGACGCTGAGATCTTCATCAGTTACTAAGTCATCACTTCTTTTGAAGAAGTAACTAGTTCTTAGATCAGAACCAGGGAGGAGAATAACATCGATTAGGAATTTTCCTGTGGCGCCATCTAAGGTCGAGACACTAATAGGATTCCCATCAACGGTTACAGAGATATCAGTTGGTGTGTTTGTAGTAGTTCCACGACCATCCCCATTAACAATTGGGAAGTAGGCAACCTGGAATTCTCGCTTAACACCATCGACTTGGTCACTTAGATTTTCTAAGACCTTTCTGTCGTCTGATGAAGAACTAGAACCTCTGTGGAGTTCCGCATTATTAGAGGTTTTAAATTCTTCTCCTTCTCCGAGAAGGACAGTGATACGAGCATCTCCGAAGAGTGAAGTACCAGCATCTTCGGTAGTAAGAGTAGTGTAGACACCGGGTTGGGCGTATTGATCAAAAAGAGCCATGCTTTTCTCCATTTTCAGTTATACAACTAAGGTATATGAAATTCTAATCCTTCACTATAGATAAGGCGAAGTCATTATCTATCTGTTGTTGACCAAATCAATCAACTGAAGATAACCAAGATCTAGACGCTTCTTTCCCTGGTTTAATTTTCTGGCCATCCTCTAAAGATTTAGAAACCTCGACTCTAGTTTCTAAATTTTCTTTTGTTACAGGTGCAAATTCTCCACGAGAAAGTTCAGATAACCCAACACTTCCAGTTTCCTTCCTGACTACATCTCTAGATGCTTGTCTATTATGGATATCCTGCCATCTGGCATCAGCATCTTTTCCTATGACATTATCGATTGGAGAATTATCCATTGAAGATCGGGACAATGAAACGCTGGTTGGGATAGATAACCTGTTTGCTCTAGTCTCTCCACATCTGGGGCAATTTAGAACCTCTGCAGATTTCTCTAAGCTGGGGTATATTTTCTCTATAAGAACGTTGCATTCCTTACAGGAATATTCAAAGATTGGCATATGTCACCTTAATTAATAATATGATGTTAAGAATCTCGAACTACCATATGTAGTCCCAATAGGGTTGATACTAACCCTTTTATTGGGATATGAGTAATCAAAAGAGACATTTTCGATATCTATCGTGTCCAGTCTGGTGACAAGAGGCTTCTTGACTTCCCAGTCGGCTGCAGCAGAGATTGAGAGAGTTACAGTCTGGGTGGATAAAATACCAGAACCATCCTTTTCTTCAGAATTCGTAGATCTAGAAGCTTCATATATTGTAAGACCACAGGTCTCCATCCTCTCTCGTCCAGAGACGAGGAGGTACTCTTTTATCAGACCTGCTATCTCACTAGAAGTTCTCATATCATTAGTTCGAATATCAATGTCAAACCTAATATTCTCTTTTGAACCATAAATCTCATAAGTCTCGTTGACATATGGATATACAATCATAGCAGATTGATCACCTACTACAGTTTTGTCACCGATCACAACCATGATACCTGGTAGAAAATTAACATTGAGAGCATTCTTAGTTGCTTTTATCTCAAACTGGCCTAGATCTACTCTACACTCCCAGGACATATTATCTCCTGGTTGGAGTAGAGGATTTAAATACCATCTACCATCCAAGCCTGTTACTAGATCTGAATATGTGTAAGTTTTCCCACTGGCTACTGCTTTAAACTGTTCAGTCTGGATCGTTTGACCAGGAACCAGTTCAAAATTTATAGAATTCTCGGATGCTATATAACCAGCAGCATTAGGATCTCGCTTGAAAGTTCCCACCATTCTTAACTTTTGATTAGCTGGAGTCCAATTTGACAAAACAATATCACTTCCAGATATTCGATAATCTAGATCTCGCCTTAGGATATAATCGTCTTGATCAACAACTTCGAACTGAATATAACTTGTATCTGGTAGTTTTAGTACTTGAACGCCTGATACCGTAGCTTCTGTGATCGTTGGTTCTTCGTGAAGTTCTACCCAATAATCTATTAAAGGAATTAAATTTGAATCATTACTTATCTTGTATAACGAAACGATGTCTTTATATACATTTATATAAATTCTATCATTTGCCACACAATACTCTCCAGCATTCATATTTCGAACACCGACATCTGTGGATGGGATAGCTGCATTTAGTTTTATGAATGTACCAACTGCATTAGTTACTTTTCCGTAGACCCATTTCATCTTTTCACATGTGATGACGACAGAGCGATTGGCCTCATCCACTGAATCTAGATTAAAGTAGTAGATGCCAGATTCTGGATCTTTAAGAGTTTTGTCAATCTCCTGGATATGTTCTATGAATAGACCATCTTTATCTTCTAGCTTTGCAGCTACCACCCTACCTTGTTGTGTCGCCATATAATGATCTGAGGACAGGCGATTACCATCTGAGGTTGGGTTCTTTATGATTATTTCCAAGTCGTTGTAACGCATCATAGTAGCGAAATATGAGCCTATTTCTCCACCTAGCTCCCTAAATCTTGGGTGCTTTGCTACTACGCTCCTCAATTCCCTGATTAAGAAGGAATCGAGGTTGATATCGGTAAGCTCAACCACTTGGTTACTCCTTTACTCCGTTGGAGCAAGCGCAGGAACAACCTGAATGACTGGGTAAACCCACATGTCGATGGTCTCTCTGATCCTCTGCTGAGGAATAGTGGCCTCTTCTCTGGGATACCATACGTTTCTAATTCGGCACAATCCTGCACCCTCAGCAGGTAATGATTCTACTTGCCAGCTACTACCATCTTTAGCCTGGAATATTGCACCAGGTACGAAATATGTATAAAAAGCGTGATCACCACCAACTGGAGACATAGAATCTGGGGAATTTGCGTCAGGCTTTGAAGGGCCTAGAGTTAACTCTACTGGCTCTAAACCAGCGACAGATACAAGCGATGCTAATAGATTCTTTTTCATTTAGATGTCCTCATAATATAAGGTAGAAGTTTACACACTTGGGAGAACAACCGGAGTTTCTGTAGCCTCGATATCGAAGTCCTCGACGAAATTGAGTAATGTCTCTCTGATTTGACCATCTAGGATCAGAGGTTGAAGCTGCCCATACCTGTCAACAGGGGTGGAGTACATGTAACAATGGAGTGTTGTCCCTGTGTCAACGATATGAGAGATAGATGACATATTGATATAAACATTATTGCCATTCTTATCTTTACCTAAGTCAACCAGGTGGGGCATCATCCCGATAAACGCATTAGCCATTCTATCTCCTAGATTTTATCAATTTCGATTTTCTATTAAATTTCTGTTCATCTTTATTTATATGATTCTTAATCAGGGCCATGAAATCGCTAAATATCTCAGGATCTTGATATCTGTAGGACAGATAGCTGTTAAAGGCAGCTGAGTTATTAGATAGCTCTATATACTTAGATTTTTCTATCAATTCTAGAATATCTTCATCTGTGTACCCAACATTTCTCAATTCAGATACGGCCTCACGAGCATAGGCATGCATCTCTTCCGGAAGTTCGAAGTAGTAACCCTCATTACGGGCCTCTAAGTATTCTTCATCCAAAAGAGTCTTACCTTCATCATGATCCTTCTGATGTTGAAGTTCATGAGATAGGTATTCCTCCACCCCATCCTGGAACTGATTCCATCCTTCGAAAGTAGACAGTTTCCCTCTCTTAGTTGGATCTATATATAATATGACCCACCTGTTCTTTACCTGAATCTTTGCACTATCTAAGAATCCTTTATTTGGACCAGTATGTGCTTTCCTGACCTCTAACTTGGATATACCAACAACAGGCTTCATCCCTTGTAAAATTGCGTTAAGATCCTTCATAAACTCTATATTGGATTTCTTAGATGCTCTTACGATCTGATTCTTGACCTTGGCAAGGAAGATATGAATATCTTCTGCGAAAGAGGCTATCTTTACCTTTGTGATACCTTTATCTCCACCAGCACTAAATTCAGCATCTTTTATCTTGAGATCCTTATCCTTAAACAAGTCTGGGAATTTCTTTATATATTTATCAGCTAACCCTGGTTTTAGATATGCAATAGTTAGATGTGGACTATACTTTGGAAATTTGCTGACATTATCTGGATAAAGTTCTTTCAGTGTCTTTTCTGTATCTACTAGTTCCTTAGATTTCTCTATCTTTATAATCAGGACGTCCCTGCCATCATTTTCAAACTTATTCAGACCCTCTAAAGTTACTGTCTTTAACCCAGATTCTTTAACTGCTTTTTCGAGGCGTCCATCATCTTCCTTTTCAAGAATGCCATACAAGAGAGTGATATGAGTCTGGTCTTCCACACCCTCTTCATCCAAATCTTCTTTATCTATATTAGCTTTAATGAAATCTTGAATAGACTTAGTTATATCATCGTCTAATGTCAACTGTGTATTGGAATACTTATACTCTACACCTTTCTTTGCTGTCTTAACACTTTTACCTGTCACTTCTCGAGCTCCATACTTTTCTTTAAAAGTCTTCAATTCATCTCGATCTATCGTAACAGCTATCTCAGTCTCACCCATATCTCGTAACACAGCCCAACGATGACGACCATCTCCAAACATGATATTCTTACTAGGAGTCAATCCAAGATTAGGAGGATCAATAGGAGTTTCAGGGTAATCTACCAGCCACTGTTTAAATTTCTGATATCTAGTACCGATAGCAGCACCAGATCCATTCTCTCCTACATAGAAATTCTCATCTTTTGAATAAGAGGCTTCCACTTTCTTGACATCTACTATAACCCGGATCTCATCTCTGCGGGGGATTCTTGGTTGATATGTTTGAGAACTCATCTTAGTAAGGGCTTCAGATACCAGCTTCAGGAACTGTTTTTGTACTTTAGGAGATGCTTCATTAATGTAGTGATTCATCCCGTTATCAATTTTTGCAATCTCAGATCTATTCAACATACTGTTGATATCTCTACCATCTCCCATAGCTTTATCACGAAGGATCTTTGCAACTTCATAAGCATGGGCAGCTATTTCCTGAGTGTCTTTATAATAATCAGCTTCTGATCCTTTATCCTTTGGTGTTCTTGCGACAGTTTCTAGATCCAACCATGAGTATTTATATCTATCCACTAGGGGTTTATTAGCCAGCGCTACATTAGCCATCTGTCCAATATGTACAATCTCGTGATATATAGTCTTTCTAAGGTTTTCACCCTCTAACTCATCTTTTATCTCTATGATATATCTAAAGACTCTTTCTTTACCACCAGTTGCAAAAGCACGGGCAACACCTGCGTAGTCTATCCCTTTTATGAATTCTACTTTTGATCCTTTATCAACAACGTAGTCTTGCTCTGCCATCATTTCTTTCAGATTCTTATCTATAGAGTCTCTAATCATCTTTGGGTTTGAATAGTCACTAATAGTATTTATGACTCTGTTAGTAAATTTATTAGTCCTGTCTGCTAGTCTCATTTATTCACCTAAATTAGATTTCAAAAATCTATTTATCACCAGACATCTAGTTTCATCCAATCAGCTTATTTATGTCTACCATGAAATTTTTATTGTTCTTTAAAGTGGTTAATTCATCTCGCAGATCATGAATTTCTTTAGATTTCTTATCATTATCATGTATAGCTGCTTCATATATAGCCACGATCTCTTTGTAATTATGATCTAACAGTTCCAGGGCAAACATCAGATCGTCTTTCTTCTTTCCCTGCTTATCTAATTCAACAGATATATAATCTAGCAGACAATATATACAAGCCTCATGTCCTTTATAAAACATCTGCTCGTCTAGGACACGCCTCGTACATGTCTTACATATAGCTACCTTGGAGTACATATATTAACTTAATGCCAGGTACTTCGATACAGTGAGGAGTTTTTGAGTCATCCATAATTTGAAGAATTCACCGAACGAATTAACTTGGTATGTAGTAGTTACAGGTTGATTCCATACTTCAGTGGCAATGTCCTGTTTATCTGCAGGGGATATTGGGTATGTGGTTGGTAACTGTGTATTCTGTATAGTATCCAACTTCGCACCAGCTGTACCAACAGTTCCGAATTGAGCCAGAATTGCATTCCAGACGGCCTGAGCATTCTGTTCTGCAGTAGGAGCTGAAGAGGCTACAGGCATAACGATAGATTCTGCCTTTACGGGGACGATTCGGGTAACAGAGATATTCCAATCGGCTACTGTAGGTACTAACGGGTCTTGATTATCATCCGTTAGAATAATCCCAGTTATAGTTAATTTATGGTTACCTTCAAAGGGGCGAATTCTCCAACCATTCGTTAAGAAATAATAAGGAGTAATGACGTTTGTTGCATCAATAGGATCCCCACCGATAACTTTTAAGGCTTGGGGAAACTTCATATTATCTATTTGTTCAACCCAGCGTTTCCAGGCTGAATAGATATCTCTTTGAACATCTATAACAGTCTCTCCATAGTTAATCAAGATGAGTTTGTTAGTCCCATCAAAAGTAACCTTAATGGGGTCTAACCACGCATCCCAAAATCCGTAGTTGACCGATGATAGACTCATTAGCTTATCTCAATTCTTTCCAACTTAGAGAGCCACTATTTACAACTGGGCTACCATCTATTTTACTAGCCACTATAATCCAGGGGTAAGAGGGAGTTCCGTCAGCATTAGTAATAATTCCTTCGTCATTGTTATTAAAGAAATTACGAAGGTTAAAGGAATGAGCACCAGCGTCAGCAAAATGAGAAAAATACAGCCATGAATCTGCGTCTGGTATGGCAGCAGTAGCAGCAGTGTCTATCTCCATAGCGGTATTATTGGCAATAGTAGAAGCCCAAGTATCCCCCACTAGAGTAGTAGGCCAATAAAAATCCAACCTAACAGTCCCACCAGAGACATAGCAATTATATTCTTCTGGGTAGGAGTTCACTGGATTACGCCTCCCTCCATACAAAGTCTTAGCTCTAATTGAAATTAGAGGCATGTTGTCACCAGTTATGACTTTTGAAGGATGTAAAGCCGAATTTCTGTAGTAGGTGTAGTCAATTAGACCATCACATTTAACTACTAAACAAGTTAAACGAAGTTGAGTGATAGTTCCAGTAGCAGCAGTATTGAAGTTTTCTGCACGAACTGGTAACGAACCTGACTTCATATAGGGGTAGGTATTTTTTCCAGAATTTTGGAATTCGTGGATCACAACACGAGAACCATCGGGACCAATGATACCCAAACGAACTTTACCAGCCCCTAGCCACTGTAAGTCAATAAAGTAGACTATGGCTTTGTTCCAGGTGATGTTAACACCCGAGAGTCCGGTGCCATCAAGTTTATCAACATTCCAATCTGCTTGAGGCACTCTTTGAGTGGTGCCTAGGGTTGAGCTTCGCAGACACACATAGACCATTGTGTCTTTCATTTCAAAATAGATACCATCGTTTTCATCAAAGAAGCCTATGCGTCTGGTGTTACCTACAACTCCAGTATCACTTAAAGCAGCCGACATAATAATAGTGGTTCCATTTCCAGGCCAATAGTAATGACATTTATTAGAGGTTCTAATTACAGAATCCCCACTGGCGGCAGAGCATGTCATGTCTACCGTGGAGGTTACCGGATTATATTCTTCAGTGGCTGATCCTGTAATCACAGTAGAAAATAGATCAAAACCACCATCTGAGGAGAATTCGTATACTCCAATAGTGCTTGGGTCAGAAACTTTTTGACCACCAAAGGCATCGAATAAGGGAGAACCCTCGGAGAACCTAACGCTGGCAGCACCTTTGACATCCACATGCTGACCGTAAAGGGGGTTATTATCTCCCATGATTTGAGTTCTGGATACATATAAAGGTGTCCCGGTGCCAATAACTGTAGCAGTTCCAGGAGGAGTAATACCAACGAAAGTAAGAGTTTCAACATTAACTACAGCCTCTGGTGCTTCATGATAAATTTTAACATATACGGCCCCAGATACAGCATCAACTGGGACGACCTTTACTACTTCTCCCAACAGACCTGAAACACTGCCAGTTACAACATCACCTAACTGAATATCTCCTGTTAAGTTATTATAGTCGATGTCTAAATAGCAACCAGCAGCGAGCATCTTGCCAGTGCCATCAGGTGGTATTCTAATATGAGATTGTGACATTCCTTATCCTCTTAAATTTCTTGTTTAGTAAATGCTGTTGGTTCGTGAATAAATATCCCCTTGGCCTGGGCCTGGGGGTCATAATATCCATCCCACTGTTCTCGTAGGATAGGTCTAACTATATCCACACTACTAATATCCCAGTCAAAAGTCATATGTTCAAGGTTGTAGAAATTTGGAACACTTGGTTGGATTAATTCCCATAGAGACTTGGCCAAGACCTCATCATCATCGTTCTCAAACGCAAATCCACCACGAAGTCTGAGTAGGAGACCACGTACTTTATTTCTGTTTAATTGCCCAGTTGCAAGGGCTTGCATCGCGAGGTCATTACTCACTTTAATTCTCCTACACTCACTAAAGATCTTAGAAGTCTATAAATAAAAGGGTGGGGACGATACCCCACCCTCTATGATACTCGTTATTCTTTAGATAATCTTATAAGTACGTTCTAGAGCGGACACGAGTGAGAAGTTAATACCCTTTGCTCTTGTAATCGTACCAGTGGAAATAACATACTGTGCAGTGGTAGTACCAATTGCCACAATAGTGACAGCTGCGGTTGTACCAGGAGTACGTCCACCCTGAACATTACCATCGTAGTCGAAAGTGAATGACACAGAAGAACCACTAGGTGACTGAGGTACAGAACCTGTGATATCTGCGGTAGAACCATCTTTGACGATGATAGCAAGAGGAGTTCCAAAGTCTTGACCACCAGTTGTGGTAGTGAAGAACATGGTGTACTTAGCAGAAGTATCGGTAGACAAGTTGGAGTTGAAGTTGATAGTACCTGCTGCTACATATGGGTATGAGCGAGATCCACCAGATGCATCCTTGAACACAGTGTTATTGATATCATTGGAGTTCAAGTTATCGATGTGGAGATTGTTGGTCAAGCCGTTAGGAGCGGTGTATGACATGAGCAAGTCGGTAATGTCACCACGAGAGGTTCCAACACCCCAATCAATATCTCCAGTCTGACGAAGCTGGTGCTGAATGAATTGGTAGCAGTCAGCGGCTAAAGCACCGTTACCAGTGAGCTTCCAGTTGAAGGAGTATACCACACTGTTAATGGTTCTCTTGAAACCAGCGTTAGCCGTAAAGGAGGTTCCTGCAATAGCTGTCGGGCCTTCGTTTACGATTGTGTCAGTAGCGATGAAGGTGAGAGTTGTAGTCCCAACAGTAGCAACAGTGAACGAACCGTTGTTTGAGGCCGTTCCGGTAATAGTAAATACATCACCAATTGCAACGCCATCACCAGAGAACGAACCGGACTGACGAGTTAAGGTCTTGCTTGCTCCGGTGAATTGGTAAGTGGTTCCAAAAGAGGAGAGGGTTCTAGCAGTCTTCATATACTGAAGATACATTCCAGGCTTAACTACAGAGAATGACACAGAAGATTGAGTAGTGAATTGAAGATCAGTGGTATTTAGTGTTAAGACAGTTGCAGATGTCACAGAATTAACAGTATACACGCCAGTGAATGCACCAGATGTAATAAGTACCAGATCGTTAGGAGCAACACCAGCAGTAGTGAAGTTAGAAGAAGCAGAAGTTAGAGTACCTGCAACACCAGTTGTATTGGCCAGAGCACCATCAGCTGCAGTTCTTGTAGTTCCAGTTAGGAAATAATATGGAGTGGTTACAGTGAATGTAACGCCAGATGCAGTACCGAAAGTGGTGAATTCAAAGTTACTAGCTAAAGTTATCTGAGTAGCAGAATCCACGGTGAGGATGGTGTAGGTTCCTACAGTACCACCAGCGGTGATCTGAAGACTATCCCCAGGAGCACAACCAGCAGCAACGAATGCACCAGTAGCAGAAGTGAACTGAGCAGTACCATTGACCTGAACACCATCTGTCTTCTGAGTTACAATAGTCCTAACACCACGGAAGGTACTGGTACCCAAAATCTGACCATCTGTAGCAGTAATAGCGGTATCCGTTGCGTGGGCAAGAGGGAATCGATATGCCTGATAGGTCATCGTGCTGACACCGATGTCCCCAATGGTTGACTGTGCGTACGATCTGCCTTTCTTACGAGCGAAGAGCTTTAAGTAGGTTCTGTAATCTGTTGGATTGTTGTAGGTTTGAATTGGTTCATTCACAACACCCTTGAAGGTCAAGTTAGCAGGAGTTGTGGTAGCAGAAGTCTGCTGGAAATAAACCTGAGTATCCGTATCAAGATAACCCAAGGTGATAATACCAGACCATTCCTTATTCGTAGTACCGTTTAGAATCTTTTCAGACCAACCAGCGGTACGAATCTTACGTCTTGTGTAGTTATCTTTATATGCCCAAGCATCGTGGGATGCACCACCACCTATTTCGAACTGCTCAGGAGTGATAGGTTCATATGGGAATACGTGGCGGATAGTGTTGTCAGAATATCCAGTAACACCATTCATGGTATCAGCTAGCCACTGACCCTTTGAATAAGAATACAGACACTGCTCGGTCAAGCCATCACGGATAACACCAGTTGCAAGACCTGACCCAGACTGGTCAGCTGTGTTCGAACCATCCTTGTGTACTTCGTATACTACGACAGCTGTTTCTCCCACGAAGCCAGTGAAGTCAATCCAAGTAGCATCTGAATTTGTCTTAAGGGTCAGAACGGTAGCAGCGACAGTCTTAACTACATAGTGTCCAGCATCGTTACCAGACTTGATGACTAAGATGTCACCGACAGCCACAGGAGTCGTAGTGAACGCCCCAGTGGTATCTGTAAATGTAATACCTGCCGCAGTCGTGGCGTTGCCAGCTGCTGTCGCCTTGTTGGCACCTGGAGAAGCCACGAGAGCTCCGACAGGATAGGTAGATACCTTCTCTTGTTTAAGGTTGTATACTACTTGATTTCTGTCAAGTAGGGAAATATCGGTAATTACAGCCATGGATTATCCCTCGTTCAGTAAGTTAATAAAAGTCTGTTTTTAAATTGCTTTATAGACTCGGTCTGTATTGAATGCAACGGGGAACGATTGTGTAGCATTATATAGTTTCAGCCCAGATAAGTAAACGACACCCCAAGATTGATGAATGATATTTATACTGACATTCTTATCCGTCCCGGGATAATCGAAGCTATATACCCACGACGTTCCTGTATTAGTGTCCTCAGACAAGATGACATTTGCATTATCATTATCTAACAGAGCGAGGTGGCACCCAGTAGGTAATCCAGTCAATGTGATAGATGGTGTGAAAGTATTTTCAACGCTAAATCTTATGTTGAAATCTAGTCCAGACCATCCACTAACACCTACACTATTTACCGTAGCACCTGCAGCGGTCTCAGCACCAGAGCACAACGCTATACCCTCTCCTTCTCGGAGTACAAGCGGAGCATACTGGCCTTTAATAATAGATAAGTTGTGAGACAACTGAGAAGCTAGTGTTCCTGGTGTACTATACCCCCAGAAAGCAGTATCTTGTCTCTTAAATGCAGAAGCCTCAGGGAACATAGCCATATACATAGGACCGATAAAGTCCTTGGTATTTAAGTATGATAGACCAGGAGGAATAGTCGTTGCACCAGGTGATGAGGCTGCAATATAGCTGACAGGAACTCCCTGAGGTAATATTGGGGTATTTGTGAATACACTACATACCGCATTAGTTAATGTTGCAGAAGTTGAGTCGTTTGCAAACACCTGAGCAGTTATATTTCTATTTGTGTCATTATACGTAGAAGCATCCACTGATGCAATAGGTACAACCTGGAGATAAGCAGTATCATATGTTCCGACCTCTGAAACATCAACATTCTCTATATGGATTACCTGCCCAGATCCTGTTGGATTATTGATAGCAAACACAGCATTTCTCTCACCAGTGAGATATGTGTAGAATTCCATCTTATACGTTCTATTTGGTGTCCCTTCTACGATCAGATCTACTGACACGAACATTGGGAAAGAATCATGGATAAAGTCTACGAATACAGCTACCTGTTCGTTAGCTCTAACGACTATGGACTGACATGCTGTATGGACAGAAGAATCAAATATTGAACCTGTTGCTGAGTCCTTACCTCTTAGATATCCATAATTTACTGCTGGATATGACTGTGACGTACTAGTCAGCAGCGTCTTTGTGACACTAGATACAGCGAAACATTTAATAGTAGATAGTACTCCAGTAGATGCACCCGAAGTGGGTAGAGGCTTTGTCAAAGTAAATGTAGTAGCTGCATTAGAAGCTATCTCCCAGATTCCTACATTTCCTGTTATACCTCTAAAATATCTTTGAGCATCTCTATGTTCATTGGTTGTCCATGCTGGCGTCTGAGCTGCTACTGTGTATGGACCTGCGGATGCCGCTGTTGCAGTATAAGACAGAATAGCTCCGACGTCAACAAACACGGGTGTGAAACTAGAATCAGTTGATAGGATAACTGTTGCTGGCCATGTTGCTTGGGAATCACAGGGTACAGGAGTCAATACCTGACCACCACCAAGGCCCGTAACAGGACCGATCCTGAAACGAGTAGGTGGTTTGAGATTGGTGTTTGCAGTCTGTGTATAACCAAATCTGGTATTATTCTGTACCTCTATGGAATGAATATTTATCTTCTTTCCACTACCTGTTTTATTTGCGATAGCTAGAATAGCGTTCCCACTACTGGCCCAGCCAGCAGCTTTAGTACAGAGATGATAGTATTGTTTAGCCATAGATTACGCCAGACTTGACCAGAATTCACAGTAGACATCTACAGTACCGACACCAGATGATACACCAGCAGCAGTAACAGCCAGACCTTCATTTGTATTCAAGACAATTGGTTCAATGTTTGTATCTCCATATCCAGAGTCCCATAGGATACTAAATTGGGGCATAGCCAGGAGGTTCTCAACCTTAGAAGCCGAGTTGATCATCTCATCTCCAGACCATATAATCTGTCTGAATGTATCTACGAGAGTCACAGATGTTGAAGTAGCAGTAGCACAAGTGACACTTAAAGCATTAGTAAGGGCTAGTGTATCATGTTGAATAGGGACAATGGCAGTACCAGAAGCCTGGTCAGTTGTGAATCTTCCAAGGGATACTGTCTGGAATACTCCAGTTACAACTGCCACACCCGTATTCTGTAACCACACTCTGGTCACATTCAATTTCATAGTGGCATGTGTATTGTATATTTTAAATAACGTTTTAGCTGCAGCTGATGTTGGCATTGCAACAGCAGAGGCAACAGCAGTAAATGTTCTCATTCTATCTCCTTAGGTTGCGGTAATGGTGCATTCAACGACAATATCAACGGTACTGGCACCAAAAACTCCAGCATTTAGAGAATAGATTCGTATACCTTCTCCAGCCGTTCTGAGGACGATAGGTTCTATTGTAGTGTCACCATATCCTGAGTCCCATATGTAGTTCAAAGCAGGTAAAGTCTGCAATTCATCAACAGTCAGGGATGCAGATGTTGGTTCATCGTTTGATCTAGTCCAAGTCTTCAGCACACCTAAGGAATTAACACCTGTTAACGTAATAGCGACATTCCCGTTTAGACATGTGATACCAGATGGAACTGCAGCAGATGCCGTATTATGTTTGATAGCTGCTGTCGTAGTACCACCTGCTGGAGCTGATCCTCCTATACGTTCTAGAACGTAGGTTCCAAAGCCACCTGTAACAGAAGCCGTACTGGAACTAGTCATCCAAATTCTATATATACGAACGACGTTAGCCGATGCAAGATTATTCAGAGTGAACATAGTTTTGTTGATTGCTTGGACACAAGCTGGAGCTCGATAACAATAAGTTGCGTTAGCCATATTTACACCATCTCAAATTCTATAAAGAAGTCAGCAGATCCAACAGGAGCTGTTAAAACAGGTGATGCTACTTGGGTCCAGGCAGAATCACATATTATCCCCATACCATAGCCTTCTCTTAATATATAGGGTTCTACAGTAGTGTTTGTATAAGACCAGGAGTTATTTATGCACATATTTAGGGCAGGGACCGTCTCCCATTCATCTATACCAGAAGATCCTAAAGTTGCGTTACCTTCTGAGGCGATCGGTTCATCAGAAGACCATAAAAATTGTTTAAATAGACGATCTTTTGTATAGTTAAGACCCTGGCTACATACTAAGGCAGCAGGGGTATTTGGGCTAATAGAATCGTGCTTCAATGCAGGAACTGCCAAGCCTCCAGATCCTGTTGAGAATCTCCAGATACTCATTCTATTTAAGAGATTCAAAGACTGAGCTACCGTCTGATTATTCAGGATCCAAGCTCTGTACACTTTTATAGTAACACCAGACCCAACACCATTATAGAGACCGAGCATACATTTGTCTTGTACGAAGGCGACACCATTGGCAGCAATAGTATAGTAGTTAGCCATTAAGTCACCGTGAATTCACAGAAGATATCGACCATACCAGCATTAGCAGGGGCAGTGGCTGTTAAACCAACATTCTGAACTATCATACAAACAGTTTGTCTCAACACCAAGGGTTCAACATTCATGTCATTATATGAGGTATCCCAAAGAACGTTCCAAGCTCCTGGGAGTTGAAGAACAGCGGGTAATGCTGTCTGGACAGCTGGTTGGTTGTTTGTCCATACTCGTCTTCTGAGAATAACAGCTGTACCTGAAGTAATCGTTTCTTTAGAAGCACAGATTATACCGGAAGGGAAAGCTGCATTAGTCGAGTCCATACTGACTGGAGTCCACAGCATGCTGTTAGATACGTATGTTGGGGCCACGTTACGAGTTAATGTCAGGATATTCTGAGAAGCTGTTGTTGGTGTTACTTCATTATTCTGAATCCAGATACGGTAAATACTTACAATAGATGTAGCGTTATTATTGTATATTGAAAACAAGCTCTCGTTAGCAAGAGCCAGAGGAACTCCAGTTGCTTGTACCTGCCAAGTAGCTGCCATTAGATTATTGTACACTCCAGAAATAGATCAGCTTGTCCAATAGAACCACCTGTGTTGATAACTCCTAGACCCTCACCTGGACGGAGTACAATAGGTTCGGTATTTGGATCGGCATAACCTAGGGAAAAGATCTGTCCGAATGGTAGGAATATTTCAAATTCATCCAAGGTCGCAGCTGTAGTACCAGAGGCGTTGGATGGTTCATCTGTTGACCAGATAACCCTCTTATACAAGGAGGTTGCTGTGAAGCTCATATTCGTACCACTGATGACACCAGAGGCTGCAATACCAGTACGAGCGGTTGAAGCTGAATCATGTGCTACAGGTGTAATAGTAGTACCACCAGAAGCAGCAGTCAACTTTCTAATCTCAAGATTCGTGAGTACCCCAGTAACAGTTACCAATTGATTATTTAGGCACCAGATTCTATATACTCGGATAACCAACCCAGAAGCTGCTTCATTGAATATGCCTACCATACACTTGTTGGCTGCAAATGCGATATTCTGAGCTGGAATTGTGTACGTTGCTGCCATTAAAAGCCTCTAATGAAATGTCTAAAAGTCTTAAAAATAAGTTAGATTTAGGTGGTTGTCCCAGGTTTTATCGAAGATTCCATTCCCAGCAGCCCACTCTATGATTGCGTCGCCATCAGTTGCCATCGTTATTCTCTTGATACGCCAGCTAGCGACATTTGAAGCAGTTCCTGCAAGAGCCTCACCAATATAGATCAGAGTGTCTCCAACCATATCTACTCTCTTTGAGAAGGATTGTGGAGGAGCTCCACCACCAAAGTCAACGATGGGTAAGCCTGAAGCTGGATCTACCACTGAGATGGCTAAGAAAGCCTCTTCTCCAGCCTGAATCGTCTTTATAGGCCTTCCATGTGCATCAACTAATGTAGCCATTACTTTCCTCAGTAACAAGGAAGAAAGTCTGAATGTCTAATAAAATGGTCCGGATTTCTCCGGACCATCTCCAGGTGTCTCCTGAACTTATTAGCCTACGATCTCGTTGAAGAGGGTGTAGGTCTTGGTGCGAGCAGTGGTCTCAGCATAGCGAGTACCATCAAGCTTGCGGACGGTGCCCTTGCGAGCAGCTTCCATAGCAGCTACGACTACGTTGTAGCGAGCCTCAGGATTACGACGCTGGCGGCTGGGAATTGCAGAGACAGCCTTGGTAACGAAAGTTCTTAGATCGACGCTCTTACGCTTTGTGGACATGAGTCCTCCTATAGGTTTGGTCCTCTTGGATGTCGGACCAGTTGTTGATACTCTTGGTTCCTTTAATATATAAATATGCCCTGCAAACAGGGCATACTTTTCTTGGTTAGCCGAATTACTCAGCGACCAACCTGTAGGTCTTACCATCGAGTTCCACGGCTTCGCCAGCGAGTAGCTTGCGGCTGGTGACCGAGTTGATGGGGTTCTTTGAACGAGGCCCACGATCAGGCTTCTGGATCTCGATGCCGAGCTCGGTGCCAACCACAGCATTGAGCTTCTCGATTGCACCGAGATACTTGTTGGTGTTCACGTAGCCCTGAATCTCTTCAAGATTGACCAGACGGCGAACGTGGAAGAAGTTGTTGAAGCCGAACTTGATGCATAGCTCGTCGAGGTCTTCACGAGAGGCATCGGGACCAATCGAAGCCAGAAGAGTGGTCTTGATTGCCTTCAAACGCTTCTTGATCTCGGTCATCTCAGGCTCGACCTTGAGCTTTACGACCTTCTCGGCCTTGATCTTTACAGCCTTCTCAGGCTTTACTTCAGTCGTCATGTTTTCTCCTCAAGAAAGCCCGACGTGGGCACCTGCATTTATTGAACTATCTTACCAAGGATTACTTGGCTCGAACAATTCTACTTACGATTCCTCGATCCTTCAACATGCGGACGCATGTCTCAGCAGCGGATAGATCACCAGTGAAGAAATGGTTATCCACCAGTGCCATTCCATTCTCTCGACCATCGATCAGATCCTTAGATCTCTTAAGGCCGAGAGTCTCACCAGGGTAAAACCCTGTATATACCTCACGGAGATCCTTGATGGCCTGAAGCTTGTTAGGGCCATCGAAAGGATCGATGACCACAGACACTCTTGGGTTTTCTTGGCCGACTGGCTCACCAGGACCATCGATCTTCCCAGTGGACATGGTTAGAGTCCATCCAAAGATTTCGAGGTTAAATTTCATTGAAAAACTCCTTATCTTCAGAGGTCTGGATCAAGGCATTAATCCCAACCTTCAAACGTTCTGAAACAGTCCCAGTCCATACTCCTGGAGTAGTTGGGAACATTGAGGCGAGTCTGTTGGCGATCTCATAACACTTAATGAAATCAGCTCGAACTTCATTCAGTTCCTGAATTGTCGGTTCTGACATGCTACCTCCATCAACCTGTTACCTGTCTTTTTCTGAATCAGACAACAGAGCGAAGCCTATACCATTCTTTCTCAGGGTATCCAGGGCGAGATCATTGACCATTCGCACGTTGAATCCCCTGGAATTGGCTACAGAAGCCATTTCAGCACCTTCAGGCATCTTAATCTTTGCAGGATAAGAGCCATAGGGGAACTTGTTGGACTCCGAAAACAGCTCCAGAAACAGTCTATAGTCCTGGATTGCGATGGTTTTCATAGAGCCTCCAGACTAGATTACTTGGTTATCGACCCAGTGAGTAACTTTTTTTAAGACCAGATAACACCTAACTTAATGAGTGTCTGGTATTGATCACAAGATCCTGATTTCCATAGACTTAATGCTTTTACCGTCTTAAGAACTACTGAGTTATTGAATTTACATGACTTAAGCCATTTGAACTTAGAACTGCTACATCCAGTGGACTTAGCTTTTTGCCATTCATCTGTCTGGCTATAGATAAACCAGGTCATCTCTTGATATAGATACTCGAGCCTGCGCGTTACATTATCCCCGGTATGGATCCAGGTAAAAGGGTGTTCCCATAGATTGGTTTTCTTATAATAAATTTTGGTGTCAGACAATGTCCACATAGTGTCATACAAGAGAGTCTCAAGGTCATCACGGTCTCTATATGCCACGAAATCACCAAGTGAATCCATTGTCTTCTTGTCGAGTTCCTGATGAAGTGAACTAGCAGCCTTACGAAGAATACAATTTAATGCGGCAGACCTCTTGGTCACAGGTTTGTTAGACCAGATTGTTATTCTACTTACTGTATCTTCAGATACATCTAGGAGATCCCGATCCAGAACTAGTATTGTATTGTCTTTGATCTTGAATATATCTTCATCCACTAACTTGGTATCACAGGTTTCTATAGTCTGAGGACCATGATGAACTTCCAATTCTTTCTTTAGAAATTCTACCTGTAACTCATTTGATCCAACTACCAAATTTCTAGACTTTGGATGTTTCCTATCTAGAATCAGTGGTATCTGTGGGTAATCTCTTATCATTCACTTCTCTTGGTCCAGGAATGCACAAAGGATGGCACCTTCTTTAGATACTGTTCTCTAGTATCCTGTACTTCCTTTTCCTTGATTCGCAGAATCTCATTCGAGATCATTTTAGCTCGTTCTAACAACCAGATTCCTGTAGTATGATCGAGATTGTAATTAGCAACCCCAATCCCACTGAGACGACCATCCTGTCTAATGGTTTCGAGTTGATCTAACTGGGCTGGCTCAAGAGGATTGAAGACTCCCCAGGTATCACCACCCTTACCTTTGACCAGATTGAAGGCCGGAATGTCTGAAGCACCATCCCCAACATACACCATATGCTTATAACTAATCCTTCGATCTGTCGTACCAACTGGTGGGAAATAATCAAAGCCCAGGACATTACAACCTCTAGCTAACCAATCGATGATGTTACACTTATGAACTGCTGAAACAGTATTCTGAATGTTCCAGATCGGATAGGATCTGTCAAACTCACAAGAGTATACACCACTACAGAAATCATAGATAGGAGTTCCTTTTATGACTTCCTTCAAACCAGAACTTACGATATATACTTCTATGTACTTGATTTCTCGCAACTTCTTAAATAACTCTACCACACCAGGATACAAGGGGACTTGTAGCCCAATGTCTTCGAGATCCAGATCCTTAAATCCAGGAAGATCTAGGAGAGAGTACATATAGGCGAGTTCAAAATTAGGTGTAGTATTAAGTTTGGACGCTGTCTCCAGGGCTCGTCCATTTGTTTCTGTCCAGAACTTCTTCTCATCCACATTCAAGGCCTTAAAGATAGGTGCCTGCATATAAAGAGGAGACAGAGTCTTATCAAAATCGAAAATAAATGCACCAACCTGGTTACCTCCCCAGATCGGCTTCTGTTCTAACGTCATTTAGTGCCTCCCTATCCAATATATAACAAGTATAATTGGGACGAATACGACCAGCCAATGTATGAGTCCTGCTCCATCCCCCTTTAACTGATTCTCTAGCTCTTTCTTTCGTTCTTTCCTTGCTTTTTCCTCAAAGAAAATCTTATCCGAATTCCCTTTAGAGGGATACGACCCATGATACCTAGTTTTCCAGGCTCTTTCGAGATCTTCTACTAACCTGTCTCTGATTTCTTTGCCTGTTTGTACCGAATTGATGAGAATTAGGTGGGGAGTGCACATATCAGTTACGAGTCTATCTAGCAACTCATAGTTTCCGATGTTTTGATCATATAATTTCGAAGATTTCGACTCTCGTTCGATTATACAGCCAGCAAGCCAGCCTAAGCTAGTCCCCAACTGTATGACTAACTGTTCTAACAGATATGAACCAGATTCAAAGAAACCGAACATTCTTTTAACGAGATACTGATAGAACTCATAATCTTCCATCTTAGAAAGATTACCTTCTGGAGTATCTATGTACCTAAAATTACGAGCAGCAGACAAGAGAGATACGAACATCTTATAGGTTGATTCATCATCTTTTGGTGCTGCTTCTAACGCTTGGTCGAGGCGTTTGAATCTATCGAACTCCTCAAACATCTGGGATGTTGGTGATCGATCCCTGCCTATCTGTCTCCAGCCTTGCTTGAGGTGGAGTAGGAGATCCCAATACGCCACTTCCGGTGAACTATGAAAGGTCTTAAGTAGAGGACAGAGATTGATCCATGCCTCTTCATAATCATTCTTTTTATCGTAGAATTCTACCCAAAAGAAATTGTTACCGAGATGTGTTCCTACCATATTATGGTAGAATCTAGAATCACAGCTCGTACATCTCAGAAATCCTGAGTATACTTTTAGATCTGAACTACCACAAGAAGAACAAACGAGTTTTTCCATGACTACACCTTTCGTAGTCAATTACCCTTTATTCTTCAGATTTAGGTAAGTTCTCTGCAGCGTTTTGAATCTGACTGTGTTCCATAATGTTAATCACTGCATCTACAGCAGCTAGATGATTAATAGTTCCTAGACCAACCTGGGTGATCTGAACACTATCGTTACCAGCTTTTTCTACTAACTCATTGGCTAACAAGGCCCGGATAAGAATAGTTATTGCTATTGTTACTATCTTTTTCTTTTCATCTGCTGGGAACAACAAGACATTACCTGCTTCATCCCGCTTATCTATTGACAGAAAATGATCAACGGCAGCATATAATGACTCCTCTTTAGGATCAGCAATCTCTGTCAAAGCGAGATAGGTTAGTGCACTGGCCGAATCACCATCGATCCCAGGAAGAATCCGTACGATCGCTCCTGTGGTAGTAGCACCTAGAATGTGTGCAACCTTGAAAGATGATCCAATATCATACATATCCTGGAGTGTTGGATCATTGAGGTGTTGTAGGATCGTAGGAGCTAGTGCTTTCTCTTTAAGAATAGCACAGACTCTTAGCCTAACAGCCTCTAGGGATTCTTTAGAAGGATTACCATCTAGACCCAGTATCATAGGACCAGAACTGATTCTACGAATCTCGTCACCAATATTCTTGATGCTATCTTTGAAGATATTGATAATCGTAGTTACTTTTTCTTTGGGTAGAGTTAGAGTAGGTTCCATGTATTCTCCAAGTCAATGATACTTAAATCGCTTGGAGATTCTTCAATCTAGCTCGTACGAAATTGATAACCCTGCCTGGAGTATCAAAGACATCATATACAGATCCAACCCTGGAAAAGAAATAATCGTCAGAATATATAGATACTATCCAAGATTGGTTACCAATCAACCCATCTATCCTGAGATTTGGAATTCCTCGTTTAGATGTAGACCATGAGATAATGAATTCGTCTCCAACATGTTCAGATATCATGTCTAGAGTACGAATTATCATCGCTTCAGAAGGTCCTTTAGACCTTCCTAGGTGATTAGCTAACCTTCCCCTTAACATTATCTCTTATCTCACTAAGCTCTTCAGTATGACTTAACATTAGTAAATTGTCATCAGGACAGATAGTTCTTTTCTTCATAGAACATGACATCTCAATGGTCTTCGGTAGTCCGATGTGGGCAAATACACATACAGATTTATACATGTCGAAAATGTCATCAGATGATAAGAATTTGTGATTATAATTTAATATTAATCTCGCATCCACTTTTCTGGTTTGAAATCCATATTCTGTGTCTTTACTAGATACCAAGATTGCAGTACATAGATAGGCTCCAGGAAATTCTTTAGCCATCTCAAACACGAATTCTGTAAGATTATATTCTTTAGAGAGTGGGTCACGAAGGAGTTGAGTGTAGGCTTCTACATAATCTGTGTCAACGACAGTGGCATATTGAACTCTCTGCTCTTTCCACTTGTGGTGTACGAACGAGGTTTTCCGATAACTCGGACCAACTCTCGCGAGAGAATCGATTACATTTAATGTTTTAAGATTATGACTGCTCATATTTAACTCAAATCTCACTTATAGATTATAAAAACTCAAAGATCCTCATAGGTAAGAAGAGTCTAGAAGCTTGGAAAGTTCGTAAAAGCAGAAAAGAAGAGACTAAGTACTAAAGATCCTCTATGATGTCATCCACGATTCTATCATCTTTTGAATGTCTTCTTAAGTTAGATACATACCCAACAGCACAATTGATGGCGTTCTTATGGGGTTTAATTACATCTGATCGTCGAGACTTGGCCGTACCCATAACAATCTGCCCATCAGCCATCAAATCATCGTCTAGGAATACATACAACATAGTATCTACAGACTTGTCGAACTCGGAGTACATGTACACACCTGACATGTCCCAACGACCTTCATTCTTAGCTGCCTCATCATATCCATCTCTATTTCCCTGAACAGGAGTGAGGACCAGGATCCCCTCTCCACCACGGAAGTTGAGGGCAAACCGCTTGGCATCCTTGATATTAGCTTCATGCTTTTCTTTGTCACTACCCCAACCACTTGTGTCACAGATAGTCAGGTAGTCGAGAAGGAAGATATCGATCGGGGTTATTCTATCGGTTACTTCTGCGATAGTCTTGATAGCCTCGAAAGTCATACCTTCTGTTGGTTGCCTGATTATGATCTTGCCTGGAAGATTTTCGAGATCTGGAAGGACTTCATTGAATAAGAAATCTTCTTCGGCCTTGGTCATCAGACCATCTTCAAAAGACTTTGTTGTGATACTGAATTGTTGTCCCCACTTAGGATGGTGGGAGTGGATTATAGCATAGTAATATAATTCTTCTTCAAATTTCTGTTCAAGAGAAACGTGAAGAGTGTTGAATCCCATCAACGCTGCATTGTATACCCAGGATCTACAGAAGCTCGTCTTTCTTTGTCCAGCAAACCCTAGGACACCGACCAATTGACCTTTCTTAAAGCTGATCATCTCGTCGATTGTATCAATCCCACATTTGATCTTCTTTTTATTTGAGTCTTGTCTTTTCACAGATTCGTAGTAGTCTTTTAGGAACTGTGTTGACTCTTGTACAGATCCATGGGTCTTCGTATCAGAAGTTACAACACCACCAGCATCGAGTTTCTGGATAAAATACCGGATAGCATCATCCGGTCCCTTGAGATTTTCTGTTACTTTACCACGCCGGACTTCAACCCCTACAGAATTGATAACCTTAACATTTGTGACCAATTCATCGAGTCTATATCTCTTGGCTTCTTCAGCTTTTCTATTTAGAAGAGCACCGAGATCTTCTTGGGCATGTTGTCTCAAGCCATCTTTGAGACCCTTGTATTCATTTAGAGCATCTTCAACTTCTGGTGCTGGATTTGAATCCAACCAGTCTTCAATGATGTCTAGAGATGGTGCTTCTTGATTGGTAATCCAATGATCATGAATAATCCCAAGAAGGGTTGGTTCCACTCCGAGCAATACATTCTTAAGAATGCTGATCTCAGATGTGAGCCACATACAAGCATTTCTAGCTTTGTTGGCTTCATCAATACCACTCTGTCTTAAGAAGCTGTGAAATAAGCTCCAGAATGTTGTAGTGATCTGATAGTTACGATCTTTACTTGCCATTTAATTCTTCCCTCTTAACTATGATACATGATCGAGTCTTCATCGAATTATAGAACACCTAGAACAGCAGAACACAATGCTAAAATATCTATTGGACTACAGGGGCAGGTTATCGAAAATTAAGGATGATATACTATTGAATCCATCCACCACTTCGGAAGAATAGAGTTCGCTTTAGCTAAAAAGAAAGAGAAATCACTATCTAATACATATGTAATGGCATAATCATCACCAGACCTTATCGAACGACCAGTAGCCTGAACCATTGTTAAAGCTGTCTGCCAAGTATACCAACTCGGGTCTCTAGCCATCCTGGCCTTTATAAATTTGTCGCCCAGGTATGGAAATGGTAATTTGATGATCACTTGAAACCGACTTAAGTCGTCTTTAAGATCTAATCCCTCTGTCATAGAAGGACTCAACAAAATTGTTGGATCTTCTGAATTTGTGTGATGTATAATCGTCTCAGTTCTGTCAAAAGAGGAGTGTACTAACAGCCTTGACCCATGTTTTGTGTTCATGAAGTGTTCTTGCACAATCTTCTGAATCTTATAACTCTGGCAATGGATAATACCCTTCTCACCTTCATGTTTGGTTAGGATTTTCTCCAGCATCTTGAGCATCTTTGGTATTGTGTGCTCTTGATGTGCCATAGACATCTTACCTGTGGGATAAAAATGGATCAGCCTGTTCTCTACAGGGAAATCTGATTCAAGCCTGAGGAATCCTGCTTGAGACATATCAATACCTAGATTTCTTGCGAACGTTTTCTTATCCAGAATGGTTGCAGACATCATTAGAATTCTCTTACCACTATTGAACAAAAGTTCTTCACTGAACATAGCAGCAGTTAGTGGCTTAACAAAAAGGGATCCAGTCTTCTCGTCTGAGTATACAAACCAATCTTCAGGATTAGTCTCTTTGATCCTTCGAACTTTGCATAGATATTTATCTAGAGCATCGTGCTTTCTAGATATGGCAATCGCTGCATCTCTGTCATCATGTGATGCCATAGACATCTCTGCTTCTAATCTCTCTTCTTCTATCTTTCCAGCAGGTAAGAATTTAGACTCCAACCAATCAAATGCTTCCTTGATCTGGCCTTCCTGAAAGAATGGAAGATCTAGATCTAATCCTTCCGCACGAGATCTAGAGATTTCTATATCAGCAAACCCAAGGATCTCCTTCTCTGCATTGTGGGCCTCGTCTACAATAACAGATTGCCTCTTTCGAAGAGATTTCACATATCTATTATCATTCAAGAAATAACTGAAATTTGTAACACCGATTTGACTAGACATGAAGATATTCTTAGCTCTTTTATATGGACAAGCGTACCCACAAGGTTCTCCATATACAGCTTTATTTAATTTTCCACCACTACTACAGTCGGTCTCCCACTCATCACACCAATAGTTCCCTGCACCCTTGACCTCTACGAGACCTTTCTGTTCAAAGTCACGGAGATACTGAGCCTGGAGAGTCTTCTGTGTCGTCAGGATATACCCACCTGGTTGGGTTCCAGGGTCTGTCATTGCGCGACACCAACTGGCCATAGCCCAGGCTATACCTGATTTACCGACACCTGTTGGCAACTCTAACAAGATGAATTTCTTATTGAGTTGTTCCGCTTTCATAATAGCTTCTAATGCTCTCTTCTGAGGAGCACGGATAGTCTCAAATGGAAAATGGTCTTCGATTTGAAGACTCTGATTATATTCCATCTATCACCTGTTGGAGTCTGGACAGTACCAGATTGTTAAACTGTTCTCCACCAGAATACTTATGTAATAATCCTCGCTGCCACATTACGAGCTGTTTATAGAGATCAGGATTATCTTCTACAGCCTGGATCTTCAGATGAAGTTCTGCAGCGGTTTCAACTCTAGTAAAATGATTCTTGGGAATATAATGACCATCTGAGTCCATGTTATGATCTGTGAAGAATACTACATCGTTTCTCCAGAAGTGGAATAGCTTAGGAGTAGCCCAGCCTGGATGAATTGGAAGAGCGAAGCCATACTTACCTTCAGACAGAGTTCTTTGGTAGAGCTCAGCTCCTTTAATAGGACCTAGATATCTTGGATCGTTTTCTTTCTTCTTCCACTCACCATATATCTTCAACTGATCTGGCCCCCAAGGAAGAGGGTCGATTAGTTTAGTGAATTGTTTGCTTCTCCAGCTAGTCAGCTCATGTTGAGTGATCGTGAAGAAATCTGCTTTATCCTTTATGGGACCGTCTTTGGGAGGAAGAGCATACTCGTACGTTCCTAGGAATTCCATATAACCAAACTCGGTCTTAAACTCTAACATCTTTTCCGATTTGTCATGAGCATACCCAGATTTTAGAGAAAGAGTATCCCCATCCTTGAAGCCTAATGCAATATCTGGTGTCTTAGTAAAGTCCCTACACATAAGAGGGTTTCTAGGATCCATGTAAGTCCAAACCCAAGGCTTGTGTTGGTGATATTCGAGAGTGTCTGCATTGGGAGTCCAATATCTCCAGAATCTTGGTAATGCCTTCCCTCTGATATCCTCAGGTTGTTTTAGGATTGGATTTGGAGTGTCTGTACATGGCCCACCGATGATGAAGATTGCATCAGCAGCTTCTGCGATAGCATGGACTCTCTTTCTCTTCTCATCATCCCAACCTGTGAACACACCATTCTCATCCAAGTTGATGTACTCTTCATAAGAGTAACGAAGATTACCTGACCATTCTGTCTCCATCTGTTCTTTGGATATTCTAGCTTTTGAAATATAATCAAATTGGATATCAGGGTTCTTATCACGGAGAGCTCTAAGCATATTTATATTGGGATTCTCCATCCCCTTATCTCTGTCGGGGTCGGCAAATTGTAACACTTTTCCGATACGCATTATAGCTACTTTATTCAATTTGGCCACTGGTGACACCCTCATCATGGATTGGAGAATCCTAACTCCTATTTCCCATCATAGAGGTAATACTTTGATAGAGATAGGGATCTATAGAATACGTCTGGTTATAGATAATAGGATTTATATTGGGAGTACAGGAAATAAGCGAGGTTTTAAAGGAGATTGAAAAATCAGCTGCTAAAGAAACATGGAGATTGAAGAGAGAATATAATTATACGATCTGGAATACTCTACCAGAAGGGAATTCTACCCTCTTCCGTATTCCTTGAACCCACCAAGCCTTGTATCCAGAAGAATCCGATATAGCTGGACCATCTTCCCTATGGAATACTCCATTTAGATACCAGGCTTCTGATCCATCACTACATTTTAAAGCAGGACCGTCTTCTTTATGTAGCTTTCCTTCGTCATAGAATTCTTCCCTAGTAACAGGTAATCTGGTATTGGGATCTCGATAAGTGTTAACCAATAGTAAACCAACCATTATCCCACCGGATAGCCTTGGTTCCTTCAGATGTCTCTACTTCTATATATCCACTAGAATAGGAATCGATTACAGACTTTTCATTTTGTGGACCTGGGTCATACTCACCTTTGAGCATAACATCATTAACTTTTAGGATTGATATACCATCTATCAACCCCAGGAGTTTACTCCAATCAGATTGGTTATCTTTTAACCACTGCTCGTGTTTCTTTACTCGTCTATCATCATCATACAAGCCAAGACCTTCTGTTACTTCAAAGTCTTCTTCCCTGATCTTCACTTAGATTCCTTTTTAAGTAATTTTGAGATGAAAGCGAATTCATCATCCAACTTTCCTTCATCGGCCTGGAGATTCACTTTATTATTCTCAGGAGTAATACCTAGTCCTGGTTCATCCGCAATATAATTTCTATTGGGATCGTCGTGTGTAGGTTCTTCCTGGTAACCATAGGCTTTCTTACCTCGGCCTCCAGAACCACAATTTGCAGCAGCCATATTTATTACCTTCTTACACTAGAGTCGTGAAGTCTGGTCAGTCTCTCAGCATAATTCTCGTAGATGTGGAGATCACCAGATAGAGATCGTACAACTAGAGGACTTGCTATCTCTGAAATCTTCAGATAGTCTACCCCTGAGATAGAATTTAAGAAGGCTTCCCAAGGAAAGCTAAAATTACCTTCCAGATCAGTAACTTCATCTATATCATAGATGTTTATCCCAGAATATTTTACAGTAAGTTCTAGATCTTTCTGTACTGTTCCAGTCTTGAAGACCCTAACACTACTAGACATCGATATTCTCCGCTAACAAGGCGTGGTCCTCAATAAAACGTCGTCTTGGTTCTACCTGATCTCCCATCAGAATACTACAAGTTAGATCAGCTTCAGTCTCATCATCAAGACGAATCTGGATCAAGTTTCTACGCTCAGGATCTAGGGTAGTCTCCCAAAGCTGTTCAGGATTCATCTCACCCAATCCTTTGTAGCGCTGACTAGTCATTCCCTTCTTACTGGAATCCATGATGAAGTTACATACATCTCTGTAGCTATTATATTCTACTTCAGTCTTCTCCTCAATTTGATTGAGAATGAATTTCTTATCTTGGATAGACTTAAAATGAGATCGCATAATTTGAATCTTTCGGAATTCACCCCAACGACTGACAGCCTCATCGATGAACAGATTGGTGTGTTTGAATCCTCGAACTCGTAAGAAATTTATCCTGAAGCACTCCTTTTGATCAGAATCCATACGCTTGGTTACATAGATTCCGGAGATATTTTTAGTCTCTTCTAACTTCTTAGCCAGAGTATTTGTCTTCTCTTCATCATAGAAGGTCTCAGATTCAAACATCCCACTATCCAGAAGAGTTAGAGCCAGGTCTGAATCAAACCTACGCTTCTCTAATTTCTCGAATAGTGAGTCAAACTCGATCCAAGTTCTCAACTCCCTGTGGAATTCAGTACCTTCTAGAATGGTACCATCAGAAATAGTTAGTTTTAGATTTGATAACGTCTGATCAATGAGGAAGTCTTCTAGTTCACGGTAGTCTTTTACATATCGCTCCTTGCGACCCTTCTTCACCTTATAAAGAGGTGGTTGGGCGACATATAGATATCCACGCTTAACCAGATCTGGCATTCGACGTAGGAAGAATGTTAGCAGAAGAGTACGAATATGCGAACCATCCACATCAGCGTCGGTCATAATAATGACCTTATGATACCTGGATTTACTAGCATCGAACTCTTGTCCAACACCACAACCAAGAGCCTGATAAATGTTTGCCATCTCGGCATTGGCCAGGATCTGATCTAATCTTGCCTTCTCTACGTTAAGAACCTTTCCACGGAGAGCCAGGATAGCTTGATTAGCTCGGTTACGACCTTGTTTGGCAGATCCACCTGCAGAATCACCTTCTACCAAGAAGATCTCACACTTTGCAGGATCGGTCTCCTGACAATCAGCGAGTTTACCCGGTAACCTGAAAGTATCTAGAGCTGACTTTCGACGAGTGAGTTCTCGAGCCTTACGAGCCGCTTCACGAGCACGAGCCGCATCGATGATCTTCTCGATGATGGCTTTGATCACTCCTGGATTCTCTTCGAACTGTTGGCTTAACTTCTCATATACCAGGGATTGTACGACGGTCTTGACTTCAGAACTGACCAGTTTATCCTTCGTCTGAGAACTAAATTTAGGGTCTGCCATCTTGATAGAGATAATGGTTACTAGTCCTTCCCTGCTATCTTCACCAGAAATGTCCAACTTATTCTTGATAGGATGTTCATCCATATACTTGGAGATAGAACGAGTCAGCGCACTTCTGAAGCCTTCGAGATGTGCACCACCATCATTGTTTCTAATGTTGTTGGTGTAGCAATGGAGGATTTCATCATAGCTGTCGTTCCACTGGAGGCTGATATCAACTTGAATACCATCTCGTTCACCCTGAATTGTTAAAGGAACTGGATGTAGTGTGGTCTTAGTCTTATTAAGGTGCTCTACGAACCCCTTTACACCAGTCTCTGAGAAGAATTCCTGCTTCTCACCGATCCGTTCATCTGTGATGATAAACCGGATACCACGATTTAAGAATGACATTTCACGAATTCTTGAAACGATAGTAGAGAGATTGAAATCTAGGATATTCTTGAATATCTTGGGATCTGGTTTGAATCTGATCTTGGTTCCACGCTTCGTGGAAGGGCCAATTAAACGTAATTTCTCTACAGTCTTACCCTCTTCGAAGGCGATGAAATTCTCTTGACCATTCCTATAAACAGTAACTTCAAATCTGGATGACAGTGCGTTACAAGCACTTGCTCCAATACCATGAAGACCACCAGAAATCTTATATCCGGACTCTTCTCCACCAAACTTACCACCAGCGTGAAGACTGGTCATTACCAATTCTACAGTAGGGACACCTTCTGGATGCATCTCTGTTGGGATACCTCGACCATTATCTTCTACAGAACAAGTACCATCAATACCAAGATGGATGTTGATAGTATCGCAGTGTCCTGCGAGAGCTTCGTCCACAGAATTATCGATGATCTCCCAAACACAGTGGTGGAGGGCATTTCCATCATCTGGTGAACCTAGATACATACCAGGTCGTAATCTTACTGCTTCTAACCCCTTCAGGATAGTGATTGAACTCTCGTTATACTCTTGTTCGTTCTTTAGACTTGAGTCCTTACGGGCCATTTAGTCTCCTATGACACTTAATAGATACTCCTTTTTATCAGGTTCAGCTAATAAAATGCCCCATTTCTGGGGCATTCTTTCAGTAAGAATCAGGTATAATTACGAAAGCTCACATGTTCCTGAACTACAAGCAAGTTCCCTTGCTGGTTCGGTATGATCCTCAGCTTCATAGATGAACAACTTACTGAAGTCGATTACAGGCAGTTCAGATGCCAACTTTTCATACATAGCGTCGTTGATCTCTTCATATGGAGCCTGTTCATAAACATGATCAGATGCTGGTAAGAAACTGATACCATTTACATTATCAAAGTTTCTGTAAACCCAAGCACCAACCTCTAACCACTCTTCATCCTTAACATAGATGGTGATGGATGGATTATGTTCTGCCCAGAAGTTGTTGTAGATAGCATACAACTCCAGTTGATCAACAGCAGACTTCGAACCCTTGAATACAGCACCATCAGGGGATTTGATTGGGAAGCTGAATACGACAGTATTTGGACTCACCTTGTCCACCTCATGGGGGATTCCACTGTCAATCAAGAGTTGAGTCAGGGGATCTTTCTTATCACCACGAACTCGTCTGATATACTTTGGTGCCCAACGATCATGAATACCAGAAGCTGACCCAACTAGCTGTGAACTATTTCCCTCTGGCTTCACACAAGTGATCGCAGCAGCAGGATTGATTCCGAGTGCTTCAGCATACACCTTATTAATCTCAACGGCGTACTGTCTGGCTACTTCTAAGAAATCTGAGAGTTCTTTTGAAGGGGTTGACATGAACTTGTTGTCACAGATCCCATTGAGACTTACACCAAGGAGTCTCTCTTCCTCACACTTCTTCTTCCAGGACTTTCTTAGATACTTGAAATCAGTGAGGGTAGATTGAAGAGTACCGATGATGGTTGCAATTCTGATCTTCTTTAGGATGGATTCCTTGGTGTCTTCAGATCTTAGGATTACAGAACTAAGGTTACAGAACTCACCACCACCATCACCAGAAGCTAGAAGAATTTCTCCACATGGATTCGTCCCGAATTCCTGGTCTGGGTCACGACGGCCATACTTCTTAGCTTTCTTGACTGCAGCTACTCTGTTGAAGATACCACGTTCTCCAGAACGAGACTCGATGAGGGAAGTGAATTCCTTCAAGAAGATATCCATTGTTGGACGCTCAGTGTAAACAGCAGAGTTATTAGCAAACGATCTATTTGGCTTCTCTACGTACCATTGACCAGTCTTAGCACTTCTCATACGATCATCAGATAGATTTGATAGAGAGATAAGAGCTGCTCTACGGACACCACCAGCAACAGTACAAGCCGATATATTACATACGAGATCGTGACACTCTAAGGAATTTAACTTCCTACCAGCAGCTTTCTGGAACAGAGCAACACAGTAGTGGAATAACTTGTCGAGAGGCTCTGGACCAGATGCTCTTCCTCCGAAGGTCTTCAAGATAGAACCAGCAGGACGAACCTCAGTAGTATCCCAACTTGGGATTCTACCAGCGTATAGGAGAGAAATTAGTTCCTGGAAAGCAACACACCAACCAAGTCTGGAATCCTTAACCTTAATAACAATGTCAGTAGGGAAGAATTCTTCAGAGATTACAGGAAGTTTGTTGACATACTGTCGCTCACAACTAAATCCGACACCAGTTCCGTGCATGTTGATATACATGATCTCACTGAACACACGAGGATCATCAATAGCTGTATACGAACAGTTGTAACCACCGATGTGAGCCTTTTCTAATGCTTTACCTGCAGTCATCAGTGAACGCATACTTGGCATAACATTCATCGTTGTTATATTATTTCTAAGTTCTTCACGAATCTCTTCGCGAGAAAGGCCTTCTGCTTGCTCAGGAATCTTATCAGAAAAGAATTCAACGTACCTATCTACTGTTTCTTCCCAGGTCTCACGTCTCTTTTTCTTATCATTCCAACGAGCATATCGGCTCTGATGAATATATGTTTGGTATTGTGACAAAGAATTCATGTGTATAGTTCTCCTATCAGCTTTGCTGATTCTGTTAAATAGTATAAAGGGTTAATACCCCGATCACGCTTAGGTTAATGAGTAGTTGGAACTTTTCATTTAGATCCGTTATCGATGTTTTATGTTGACTAACTACAGTATTTATGTACATCATAATACTACTGCAGTTCTTCAGAAATATCATACGTTTCTGGGACAGAATCTTGAACCCTTATCTCTTCCAACTCTACTCTCTGGAGTAATGAAATACCAGAAGTATCTGAATTTGCACTTGAATCAAAAATTTGATCGATGATCCTTTTCTCTTCTCTTATAAAAGATGTCTCCATCAAAACCGGATCATCCTCTAAGAAGGATAGAGCTCTTAGACCACATCGCAGACTGTGATACTTCTTGTCATCACCACAACAGGTTTCTAACTCTTCCATGAAACCTTCTGCATCCTCTTTTGTCTTAGCTAGGAAAGTCATCCCAACCTTTCTACCATCCTCTATAATCTTATACTTTAACCACGACGTATCCATCGTAGTTATCCTTTGGGATTCCAGGATCTCAAACTGTTCCCTGATTCTTTCTCTTATAATATCTGAAGTGGAATGCATATACATCTCAGATGGGATAGGAGGATTCTTTGCCTGAACTTTCTTCAATTGGAGAATCAAAGAATATGTGTCTACCAGAGTTGGATCTTGATCTTTTGGTAAATTCTTTATCTCGAAAGAGAGTCTTGATTCCAACTCTTCCCTTGTCAAGAACAATAGAAGCATATCTCTTCGAAGTCTTGCATTAGGAAAGTCATACAAGTCATTAAATCTAGAGACTAGCTTATCTCTAACATCTTCTAGAGTTTTCTTTAGAAGACTACTATTTTTCAGTAGTAATTTTCGTCTATAGATTAGGTCATTTACTTTTGGAAATACGACATCTCGATAGTGAAGAGCTACACATTGAAGTGTTGTCTCTTTTATCTCTTTGCCTGAATCTAACCTAAATCTCAAACCAAACCTCTTCCTACTTAATACGGGATTAAGTATGACCTGTAGTACAAATTTAATCGATTCAAACCTCACAATTTTAAACTCTGAAGACCAGAGATTGCCTAGTATGCACCCAAGAGATAAGTCTCGGGGTTATTGATCAAACCCAGCTGGCTCACATACGTGGCCACTGTAAAGCCGCAGCAGCTTGGGAAAGAATCAACGATACAGACTTGTTGATTCCAACCACCTCCTTAGATACCACTCTTGGATATCCTCAGTTTGTTTAACTGAAACTTTGAATAAAGGAGACTCAATAACCAAATGGATCGTTTATTATGATTATTGTTATTTTCTTTCGACGTTGCGTTTGGGACAAAGTCCTCAGCAGAACCAAGGATGAGTAGAGGGAGGCACCTTAGGTGCTTCTAATTCTGCATATCCTAGTTCCATACACGAAGAAGCTAGAACCTGACTTCTAAGCCTGTTCTTTCCTCTTCGTTTTGAGATGATACCAGTATCCTGGATAATCTTAAACGCGATAGCACCTTCCGCCTGTCGCGATCTCCCAATCCTTTTGATGATCATATCGATATCGTCAAGATTGTTCTTAGTGTCTTTCTTATGTTTACTAAGGAAGACGAATCTACAATTCTTAGAAATCTCTTTAAAAAGAGAATTAAGATACTTGTAGTGGTTCTTTCGAACCCTATCTGCTTTGACACTGATCTCTAATTCCTTACCGGTATCGAGGCTCAGAACCTTTATACTTAGATGATCGTTGTCAGCAGCAATACCAATATCTAAGGAACCAGAAGGTGTAGTATCAGTTGCTTCGACGGATTTCAAGACCATATAATAATATCTGTGATCTCGTCTTACAACCTTTATACTCTTAACATCTGCCTTTTTAATACTGGATGGTATGGTTACAGAAGTTTTTAATTTCTGTAACCTGGTTTCTAGTTCTTTTATCAGGTTCTTGGTCTTGGTCTCATATCTACTAAATGTGATATGGATAGGATCTTCATCCTCTTCATAATCCCAAGACATCTTACTCAATCTCGAGGTCTCTAATTCAGTCTTCGATTTCAATTCCATGCTAATCTTACTAAGTTTATTCTGTAAGATTCGTCTCGTTTTCCCAGTGGCTACATCAGAACGTTCCTGGTTTCGCTTCATTTCATAGCGTCTCTTGTTTTCGATTCGCTTCAGATTCAGATATTCGGTTTCAAGTTTCGTGTTCAGAGTTTTTAGTCTTTTGTCTGTTTTCGGTCGCAGGTGTCGTTGGGTGAGTTTACGTTTACGTTGGTAGTCTTTCAGGCATATCTCGACGATCTCTCTATCCCGTACTAACATGGAGGCTACATCTATGCATAGCGCATTGGGTTCAGAAGAAAAAGATTCGGGGGTTAGGTTCTGGATTCGGCCACCAGAAGCGTCTATACCCACTAGACAATTCCACACCATTCTGTAGATCAAGAACTGCTGACCATAGTCGCCAGTTCTAACAAATGATCTTCTTACAACAGATGACATGAACAATCTCACAAGTTAGGAACTGATACACTCAAGGTCAAGTAAATTCTTAATTCTACAAGAAGTTATCGATATCCTGTATAGTAAGAACAACAAGGATGACCGTAACCTGTAACAACCTGTATTCTTAATAATTATAATAGATAACTGATAATAAGTAACAATTATAACTTATAATGATGTTATTATGATTATTGTTATTAGGAATTAAGGACATGTTGTACACCTGTATCTAATTGTTGTTGTAGCTGACAGGTTGTGTTCTCAATTTTGGACAATTTATACTTTCTGAATCATGTTTTTAAAGTCTCTCTATTACCAGGTACTTAAGAACACTTCATACACAGGTATAAAATTAGGATTTAGAACTTGTCACCTTATTGAAGAGGTGACCTATGTGGTTTGTATCGATCCTAAATTTCATGAAGCCAAAGATGCCTGAGTTCATTAAGAAAGCTTTCTTTGAAGATGATGGTAAGACTGTTTCGAGTTCCCGACTTATGGGAGGTCTGACCTTCGCTGTCCTACACTTCTGTAACGTGACCTTGGTCGGAGCTATTTCGTGGGGGATCTGGTCGGTGATCAAGATTCATCCTATTGACAATATGGCTCTCACTTCTTTACTAGGTTCCATAAAGTACCTAGCTCTGTTATACCTAATCTTGGCTGCAACTGCTCTAGCCTTGTATGGTATCAACATCTGGAAGTATGTGTCTGCCATCAAGAATGGTTTGAATAATGACGTCGATGGTTTAGAGGAAGAAGTGACTAAGACTTCTACCCAGGTTGAATCTACAAAGACTGTGACAACTCCTACCAAAGCTCCTGAAGTTCAGGTAGAGAAACCAACAAAAGACGATTTGTAGACCTATCAACCTTATTAATTAAGGTGACAGATGGCTATTGCCAGAAAACGTGATGACAATCTTATCGAAATCCTGATAGGGAAAGATCTATATGTTTTTAAATCTCTGTCTTGGTTGGATGAGATGGTTGTTAAAGAAGTTGATGGTATTTCCAGAGAACGTCAGTTGATGGCTAGAGCAACCATATCTGTCTCAAACAACCTGACCTTCACTTATGAAGAGAAACTGAAACTGATGAGAGCTATCCCACTCGCTATCTTTAAAAGAGTGTATACTATCTATAAGGCTTTAGAGGCTGATGGTAGAAGACCATTTAAAACCATCCACTTATATATTGCACCAGAAGTCACTAAAGTCTTGGGAAAGATCAAGATGGAAGACGAGGATATGGAAGAGACTCTGAATGCTGTCTTTGGAGACGATGAGGCTGAGGTCCGAGAAACTGAGGAACTAATTCTTAAGAATTCTGGGTTGAAGGGAGCCACAAAAATCTAATGGCTACTGCTGGTACTCAATTAATGGAGAAGATTAACAGTGGAGAGATTCAAACTGTTAAATCAGGTGTAACCAAGAAGATAAGACAAGATGTATCATCTGTCTTCGAAGAGATACTGGGAGTAGGAGCGAGAATTCGTCCTATCCTCTTAGATGGGTCTAGGATAGGGTGGATTCGTGGCCTTAGTGTTAACGAGAGAAAGTTGCTGGCCTCTTGGTTTAATGATCAGAATGAGTTAATAACTCAAGCTCTAGTATACTCTACATCGTTATCGAAAGAAGATATAGTTAATCTAAACTCATATGAATTTAGATCCTTGTTAAGACTAGCCAACATAATGAGCACAGCAGATGTCAGCCTGTACCCATACCTAGTTCCATATACTTCCACATCTAGTTCAGATGATTTGTGGCGAGCCTGTGGTTGTATAGTTCCTCAGTTCCTGAATAAAGATATAACTATGCCAGATAGTAAAACTATACGAATACTGTGTAACTCTGATCATAGTAGATTCTGGGCAAGTCTATGCAGCAAAAGGGACCAAGCCTCTTCTGAATTATCCGGGAATTATGATGCAGCTATGGTAGCTGGTGCTATGGTGGGTAAGAGTGTTCAGAAGTATATAACTAATCTAAATAAGAGAGCCTTGTTGTTAGAGATAAATTCTGATAATCCATGGAAGAACATCTCTACAATAGACCAGGCAGATTCCCTAGATCTGAATGATGGATGGGGCCACGCACATGAGGATTCGTCGGAAGCTGGCCTCTTAAGAGAAGGTGAAGGTATGGTTGGGTTTGATAAACACGAACAATTCATGGAAACATTCTACGATCAGTATATGAATAGGCAGCAAAAGAAGACTGAAATAACTAAAAGAACCGAACAAGGGTTAATAGATGAGGTATCATCTATTATGACTGAAAAAGAAGTACAAGCTAGAGAACGAGATGTAGATAAAGAAAGTTCTAGAATAAGACAGATGGCAGTAGATGAAGCTTCTAGTGCCTCAGATCGTATGGAACAAAAAGATAACATGACTTTCATTGTAGACTAAAGGAAATTAAATGGAAACTACACCACTAAGAACGTTAGACGATATAATCAATGATCTTCAAGGTTTTGGTATAGCCGAATCTGAGGACATAATCTCCTTAAATGTAAATAACAGAACTGTACAACTTAGAATTAAGAATCTCCCAACAGAGGAAGAGATCAATTCTCTTCTAGCTGCAGAAGAGTTTAAAGGGCATATGTGGGTCCAGAGAATCCGAGCTGAGATCCTGTCCAGATCCATATCTTGGATGAATGGAGTGGTGGTCACAGGAACTGAATACGTAGCACACCCTCTCCGTGATAAGATATCTGTAAACATAAGAGTGGCTTTACGAGATGTTCTCTTAACTTGGGGTGTTGAGACTATCTCAATTCTCTGGAAGATCCTGATGGTCCATAACCAAAAGATCGAAGATAATCTTATCGAATCATTCCCTGATACAGTCATAATGACTAATTTCGAGCAGAGATTCTTCCAACAGACTATGAAGGAATTGGAAGAAGCCCATAGAGGCGTACTGGATGCTGTAGTGTCAGACACCTTAGTAGACACTATCGATGATCTCAAGAAGGGTGATCAATAAATAACAGGAACGAGATTCTATGCCTCTGTAATGCAGAGGCATATTAATAGAGGTTTAGATTGGCTGGTTTAGTAGATCCCCAAGGAAATCCGGTTGGAGGGACATCCCCTAATGTTAGGGTGATCAGACCTGGTTATACTAGTTCTCAAACAACTCAAAGAATACAACAACAACAACAACAACAACAACAACAACCTCAGGCATCTTCTCCTGGGCGTCAAAATCTAGATGCTGGATTAACAGATCTATCTAAGGTTTCTTCTGACTTAGACAATGTTAATAAAAAGTTAGATGCTGTGCTTCAACACATGACAACTGAGTTGAAAGACTCAAATAAAGAAATTACGAAGATGATGCGTGGTCTTCGAGATGTGATATCGGATTCTACTGACATTGAATCTAACTTCAAAGAGATGATTAGATTACAGAAAGATCTCGCTAAATCGGGTATATTTGATGATAGATCTAGATCTGCTGTCATGGGTGATGTAGAGAAGATGAAAAGGAAGTGGGGAGATCTTGCAAAGGCAAGTACTGATACTAAATTTCAGCAAGTACATACAAAAGCCTTAGATGATATAGATAAGCTTTTAGCACAGATAGAAAAATCTAAAAAAGAAGCCTTTGATCCAACAGAGATAGAAGAACTTACTAAAGGATTGAAAAAAGCAACAGATCAATTAGACTCTATGTTAAATGTCGTCGTCAATATAAAAACAGCTAGTCAACAACTCTCTGGGACATTCAAAACATTAGGTGGTACTTTCCTAGGTAAAAATAAATTTGTTAGTGCCATTAATCAACACTATGATAGACAGGAAGAAGCTCAACAAGGGATTGAAAAATTTAAAAAGTTAGGTAAAGAGAGAAAAGAGGCTAATGAAGCTTACATAGCCTCTAAAGGTGGGCCAGAGGGGGCTTTACGAGGATATAGCTCCGATCGTGGTGGTATGAGAGGAATGTTAGATAACCGGCTGGCTGCTATTGGTGCAAAGAATCCAACAGGGTTCATCGGTAGGACAGCCCTTACAGGTAATGGCTCCTTTATAGGGGGTATAGGATCTAAACTAGCAGGCGGGATTGAGGGTGGGGCATCCAGCCTATTGCAGTTTGGATCTAGAATGTCTGGGCCTCTAATGGCAGCTCAGGCTTTAGCTGCAATATATGATGCTAACATTGAAAAGAATAAGAAGGTAAATGAACTCGCTGGTGGTGGTATATATGGTGGGGACCAAGATATAGATAAAGTAATGATGGGGCTCCGTACATCCTTGTCGTCTAGTTCCATAATGGAGCAGGGGTTGATGGGTCAGTCTATGGATAAAAATATAGATATCATGAAGTCTTTGATATCTGGTGGTCGTAGTGTCCAAGATGTGGATGGTCAAGATTTCAGTACAGGTGGTACTGGTTTCTATGGTTCTGTAATGAAGAACGCTGTATATGGTGGGTCCCCAATAGGTCTGTCTCAAGATGAATCAGTCAAACTACAGTTGAAGGCGTTGGATGAATATCAAGCCACCCTAGATCAGGTCGATGAATTCTTCGTATCTATTGGGAAATCTACTAAAGCCGCTGGTTTATCAACAGGTAAATACCTAGAGATAGTAGAAGCTGTCTCTAACAATTTTGATAATATGAATAAGAGTTTAAATACTACTGTTAATCTATTAAATGCTCTTAGTAGGAGTGGAAGATTAACCGGAGACAGAATGAAGGAAGTTCTTACAACCCTCACAGGTAATCAGATAAAGTCTCCAGAAATGAGAATGTTTGGTCTCTCCCAGATGGGAGCAGAGGGAAGAAATAATTTAATCAATAATTTAAACAGAGAAACAGACACAGCACATAGTGCTCTCCGGGATACCCTTACTAAGAATGGGATAGATGTCTCGGGGATGAAGAATATTGGAGAGTATGAAGATGCTCTTCGAAAGAAATATGATTCTGGGCAACTCGATCAAAAAACATACCAAACTCTTGTTGGAAACATCAAAAACTACAGAGATAAAGTAAGTAACAACTCTATTGCTGCTGATGCAATTAGACGTGGTGATTACGCTACAGCTGCAGGTGTCGGAGAAGTACAAGGTACTGGTAGTGTGATGAACATGGCCAACTTGTTTGGTACTATGAGTGGTTTTGCTTCGGCTACAGGTACCAATATAGGTAGTCTCCTATCTTCTGATGTAAAAACCAGAGCTGGAGCGTCTAAATCATATCTAGCATATTCACTTGCTAATGGTATATCTGGTACAGATGCTCAAAATACTTTGGATGCAGCGAGATCGTATGCAAGTATTGGGGCAAACACAACATTATCTATGGGTGCTAAAGGTGGTCTGTCAAAAGACTACATGGGTAAGATGATGACCGATCTGAGTAGTCGAGGATATGTGGATCTACCTAAAGGTGCTTCTGCTGACGAGTTACAAGAGATGTTTATCGATCTTATGAATGGTAAGACAAAATTAAAGGGAGATAAGATACTCTCTGATGCTCTAACAGAATTACCTTCTGTTTTAAATGCTATGTCTGATGGTACTATGGATATGGTAGAATTGGATAAGAAGAAAGCTCAAAAAGAACGAGATGATAAGACTAAGGCTATAGCAGTTAATACAAAGACAACAGCCGATTTATTTGCTCAGAGTTTCGAATATCTATTTGCGAAGGTAATAAATGCTGTTGGAGAGATGATTAGCCTATTGAAGGTACTAACTCTGAGTATAGGTGGGACATCTGAAGAAGATGCTAAGAGATACAAAAAGAATGCAGTAGATGCCTGGCAAAATCTAGGAAGTGCTGATCCCTCTGCCTGGGGTGATAAACAAGATGTTGCAAGATTTAAAGAACTACAAGTAAAAGCACAATCAGGAAGTCTGACAGATGAAGAATATAAAGAGATGTATGAATTAGCCAAAAAGAATAAAGTATCTGGGGATGGTATGGTAGGTGCTGCTAAATATATAGATGCATTAGCCGATAATACCCCAGATGATGATAAAAAAGGTAATTTGGAAACGGCTCTAGAATTTCTAAAGGAGAAGGGTGTCGTAGATACAAAGCTATTCTCCTTGTCGGGTGATCCTGCTGCAGTTGCAGAGTACACAGCAGCTATGCAACAAGTAGTGAAGGATGGTACATATAGTGTGACACCAGTAACTGGAGCAAATGGGGCACAAGGCGTTGTATATCAAGTAATAAATAACTCAGTACCAATATTAGGGAATAATGGGGCCATACCTAATTCAGCTAAGGGTGATGGTAGTTATGATGCTAAACCTACTGTTAGTGGAGATTAAATGGCCACAAAATCTGTAAAGACGAGCGATCTAGATATTTATATAACAGAAGCCTGTAAGACAGGTGCTAAAGAAGTAACAGCTAAAGTCTTAAAAGCAACTCTGTCTGGTGAACAGAATTTATCTGGGAGTAATGTAGTATATAATCCTGCCTCCAACAGTTCTGGGGCCTGGGGCCTCGCCCAGATGAAGGATCAGGCACTATTATCCTGTGGTCCTAGAGTTCTAGGGTATGGTCCTAAAGAGAATCCACCAGAACAGACCTATATGGATGCTCTTCATAAAGCTGCAGCAGAACCAAAGACTGCTATAAAGTTAATGAAAGCATATTTAGATGCTGAGATTCCTGGTATAAAAGGATCTTTAAAAGGTGTTAAGTATGATAGTAACGATATAGGAGCTATCGTAGCTGGATCATACAATCTCGGTGCCTCAGAGAATAAAAAGGCTATCCTAGCGTCTATAGCTAATGGTAGATTTAATAAAGATGCATATTACCAAAATTACTATAACACCCTAAATCCAGCTGATAGAAGTCAATCGAATGTTAACAGAGTTAGAAAAGCTGGAGGAGATTTACCAACCAACGTCCCTTATACAGCTAAAGCTACTAATCTCATGGAGATAGAAAAGGGGAGAGCTGCAAATTATATAGCTAATGTAGATTTTCTATCAGATACTGTGTCTAATGGTGCATTATCAGAGATGCCTTCTTTAATAATCGAAGAGGGACTAGACAGTAAACCATGGTATGATGATAGAGAGTTGACAACAGGTAATAGAAACCTTAAACTAATATCAACACCAGCCTGGTTTGAGATAAATCTAAAACAAGATATAAAAAGTAGTAATAGGTTAAAGTATAACAATGATGTAGTTAAGGTTAAGCTTAATGTAAGTTTATCAGAAGTACAGGTCTCTCTCGCTCATGTTATAAACAATAGACACTCTAGAACTGGATTCCATGTAACATTATGGGGGCAGGAACCAGATACTATATCTGCTTCTGGATCAACGGGTGTCTTTATGAATTTCTTTGGTCTCGCGAACTTGATGAGTGAGGAGGGAGTTATGAATAGGTCTGAATTAGAGGATGCTTTTTTATACGATTCAGACAATAACAAAAATCCAGCAAATAAAGCAAATAAAGGTGTGTACCAGAGAACAGTATCTCTAGAAAACCAACCTCTTAGGATAGCTGCTCAGGAGGCATTTATAGAGATGTTAAGCCTGTTTAAGAATAATGGAATCACAAGATTTCACCCTGAAATAGTGAATAGAATATATCCACAGAATAAGCAGGGAAATGGTGGTGTGGTTAGTGGGGAAGCCTCTAGAACATCTGCTAAAGAACCTATGAATCCCTGGTCAAAAGCAATAGGTATGTCTTTCACCCAAGCAACCAACAGATCCAATGATGTCATGACCAGGGGATACGTAGTATTTAAGTATAAGAACAAGACGTACCTTGGATACTTTAAAGATATAAATTTTGAAATGGATTCCAATAATCCGTTCCGTTGGAATTTCAATTTCACATTTCAGGTAGAGAGATCTCTGTCTACTACATTCTTTTTACCAAACCTCAGCAGCGGGTTTGATAGTAATTTTGGATAACTTATGTTAAGCCATGATCAAGATACCAGAAATATCATAAATTCTATGGATTCGTTGGAGAATATAAACATTCTACCAACTAGAGGAGAGAATAAAATTCTCCCACTAGCCATAGATAAATCTGTATTTCCAACTACAATCTCAGGAGCAGCAGGAATACCTCCAGACTTTAATTTTAGAGATTCTTTAGATGAGTTAGACTTCGCCTCTTCTAAAGCAAGAATAACCCTTACAGATTATATAACCATAAAGGTTAATAATAGAAAAGCAGCAAACGGGGATCCTTTCGTCTTTAGATTTTTAATAAATCCTGAATCTCTAAATATAAACAGGTCATCAGTGGATGGGCAAACCATGACTCGAGCTGGGTGGCAATTTGGTGTCTGGGGAGAGGACTTCATAAAGATTAGTGGTAAAGGAACGACAGCTGGGCAATACTTTGCTAGAACCCTAACTGATGGATATGGGGAATACACCTTGTCTTATAGAAATCTCCTGGCGTTCATGACTCTGTTTGAGAACAATGGGTATTGGTTTGAGGGAGAAAGTCCTTTCGATAATGGTCCTCTTGCCTCTGATCTCCTGAGAAGGAGAATAAAGAAGCATTCTGATGTAGTGTTCTCAGTTGGAAATTTCATATGGAATGGGATGTTTCAAAGTTTAACTGTCTCAGATACTGCAGATACACCATATTTCAATACTTTCAGTTTCAATTTTATAGCCTGGAAAGAGCGATATAGAGGTAGTAGTCCTTGGTTAGACAGTACAGAATCAAATCTATATCGGGGACACGCATACGAAGCAGGATATAAGAATAAGAGTATATCTGAGTCTGGTGGTAGTCAGCAAGGGAATGTATTAAACAATGCCGTAGATTCTACACCAAGTTCACTATCATCTAGTAGTAACCAAACATCTTATGGATTATCTGGAACAGATCAAAAGATAACTCTGGGGCAACTTCAAACACCACCCCTTTTAGATATCACAAGACAACTTAATGGTGGGAAATGACTAATATAAGAAATATATCACAAACCCATATGGAACGGGATATTGTTAAGACAGCTCCAGATATGGTTGTATATATAGATGATTATCCTTTTATAGAAAATCCATATATAGGGGACTCTGGTACATCTGTAAACTTCAATGACTTCATAACTACAATCACAGGCCATTGTGATTGTGATTCCCTTATTCCAACAGCCAGTATTGTTCTATCAGTTCCTAATCATTTTAATTATCTGTTTCTAGCTCCTGGTGGAAACAAGATTCTGGCTACAATGTCAATAATCAAAATATTCTCGAAAGGATATTATTTTGATGATGATGGGAATACAGTGTATCACAGAGTATTCTATGGCTTAATAGATTCTGTTGGATATTCATACACTGGAACTACTCTACAAATAACGATAGGATGTAAGGGTATAATGCGTTTGTTTGAACTTATTCAGACAAATGTGGCCCCAGGTGCAGCAAACTTCGCCGTATTAGCTGGTAAATCATATTTAGTACCATTCAGAACTAAAGATTATGATAAATCTGCCTTAGCAATCATATATAAGAGTATATTTAGAGATCTAAATGCAGATGAGATTGCAGGAGCACTTCCTGATGTTACTCTCCAGAGGAGTATATCAACAAACGCTTTGGATACTAGAATGACCAATAGTACACTCGTTTCTATGGTGAAGAATAGATACATCTTAAGATGGGCCCCTGTGATGTCTGAGATAAAAGCTGCCACCAGAATATTTGGTTGGGATTATGAGCTTGAGAAGAGGGATAAGAAGACAAAGGAATTATCTAATCTTCCAGATGCAAAAGAAATGGCTGAAGCATCTTTTATTCATCAAACCGATTCAGTGTCTAAATACCTACCAGATTATGCGATTGGAAATATCACGCTTCTACAATCTAAAATTGTAACAAAATTAGAGAGAATATCATCAATGTCTGGTGTGATTGGGTATGAAGCATATCAAGATCTAAATGGTAATATCATATTTAAGCCACCTCTCTATAATCTAGATGTTACTAACACTACAGCAATAGATGAATCTAAGAATCCTTTCATTATAAATCTTGATGAGATCATAGATGAGAGTGAACAAGAAGATGAACAAGCTATCCGAGCCACGAGAGTAACTGTGAAGGGGCAACCTTGGGGTGCTCTCCTCCAAGAGAGTTATAATCAGAGTATATTACCTGGTGTGTCGTCATACACCGATATGAATCTGTTTGCTAAATTTGGTATGAGAGAAGAACCAATCAAAGAGATATCCTGGCTAAAGGAAGACAACAGAGTCAACTATGCCTATGCCATCTCTGAAATGTTTAGAATGAATAGAGCATATAGAACCTACAGATTCTCTATTCCTATGAGACCTGAAATGAAGGTTGGGTTCCCTTGTTATATCAAACATCATGATATGTATGGGTACACAAGAAACATATCCTGGAGTTACACGGTTGGTGGAACAGCAACAATGAGCGTAACCTTGGACTCTCTAAGAAGAAGAGTGTTGGTTCCAATAGAGGTTAAGAATTCTGATGGTACAACTGTAACTGAGTATAAGAGCATTCCAAATCTAGTATCTAAGTTCTCAAAGAAAGCTAAGAAGCCTAAAGAAAATGTATCCCCAACTGAAGCTGCGGTAGATGAGCGTGGGAAGGTCCTAGCTTATGGTACTGGTAAAGATTCTAAGAAAGTACCAGATTCTCAGGCAGAGATCGTGATAGATGATAGGAATCATAATGATTATGAGGATCTTATCGTAGTACAGACAAGAGTCCCAGATAGCGGAGAGTCCTGGCTTATTGGTGAGGATGAAGATAATTTCTTCGTACACGAGAGAAAATGTGATACTACATATCTCAAGGCTTTGAGTGACAAACAACCATTCACTGATAATAATGGGTATGAATTATATGGGCCCTTCCCATGGGGACGTTGGGTTACACTAGAATCTGCAATAGGAATATTTACTCTATCGTTGACAGAGCAGAAGAATAACAATACTGAATCCTGGATCGTATCAGATGCTGTTAGTTTGAGTATGATACTTCTAGGTTCCTTCAATCCAGATATTGCAAATCTAAAAGGTGAAATAGCTAAGAAGACAGAAGAAGATATAAAGAAGTTATCAGGGTATAACGTAACTAAATTCACTATCAATGCTTCTAAATATGATTCGCAGGACAATAAAGATGGTCCTAAGTCACTAAATCCTGATGGTCCATCTTTCATCCCTAAAACCGAAAATAGAGATGTATATAAAGAACCATTGAATACCATTAAAAACACATTTATATGGCCTAAACTATGAAATTCATAAATCTATCACAACGATTATCCCCCTTAGAACACACTGTAGAAGATGTTCGTTATGGTATATTTATAGGTCAAGTCGAGTTCGTAGATTATGAAAAACAGATTCTAGCTGTGCGAGATATCACTACTGGAATCTTGTATGAGAGAGTAGAAGTTCAACCTGCTTCATCCAGTTCTACAGACCATACAGATACTACTATTCCTTTAGAGGGTTCTAAATGTATCTGTTGTAATATATCTGCTACCAATGGATTTATTAAGGTTGCTGTAATACAGTGGCTCCTAACAGCTACAAAATTAGGGTTAAATGGAATCTCATATAGAGATTCTAACAATCCTAAGGGATATAATCTCAGAAGACGTTATATCTATAGAAAGGGATACCCAGGACAACATGTAGTCAGTTTATCTGGTGGATATGCCGAATTAGAAGACTTGGGCTGGGACAGACAAGGTGAAGACCTGTCTAGAGACCATTTAGACACATTCAGAAGAGTCAGAACCCAGACAGCAGGAACGCATTTTCAGGTAGATGAATCCGGTCTACAGATAAGTGGAGAGATTCTAAGACCAGGTTCAGACATACCTACCAAAGTTCTACCAGATGGGACATTAATTCAGTCTCTACATCTTAAAACTGGGGACAGATTCGCTGATGGTTCAGCAATGAATATCCCTGTGGTAGAGAGACTGGAGAGGACACAGGAGTATGGTCTAGGTTATCCAGTCCCACAGGAGGTTCTAGATTCAGCAGAGTTCTTAGGAGTCCTCGGGATCAATGAAGCACCATTCGCTAAGACATCTGTAGCTAACAACCTTGATGACCAGAGTTATGTGAATAACCAGGCAGTAGATGCTCCATATGACAACGATGAGAAACCTCTCAGACCATTTGAAAAAGATGGCGTTTCGTATAGACGAAAAGGGTTCATTGTAGAATCTGTTAAAGGAACGTTAGTAGGATATAACGCTTTCGATAAATCTACATATGGCCAAATCCTAAAACCTACGTTATTCCCACACACCCAAGCTGGTAGATTCTCAACATCTCTTGAATCTGGGTATCTACCTGTCAACAAGTCAGCCGATGAAGTAGAGTCTGTCTTAGCATCTAGTGCATTTAGTCTAAGATTCCCATACGAGTACAATACAACCAGATTCGATATCACAAAAGAGGGTATGGTCCAATTCGAAATAGGATCCACACTTCCTAAAGAGAATATCCCAATTGATTCCTCTACATATGAACACCCTCACGGTGCAGGTCGTTCTATGGAGGGGCACTTCCTAGGTTCGGTTAAACTCGTCGTAGGAAAGAACAGAGATGAAGAAGAGTCGCTCGACATCGCGACACTAGGACAAGTAGTACTCCGCCTAGGTTCTGATGACACTAGTCTCCCACAAACACGTAGAGATGTGCATACCCAGATTAGATCAAAGATGGATTCTATTCTAGGCCGTGACCTACAATTCTGGAAGAAGCCAAAGAACGACAAGACAGGAGATGCTGGAAGCCTGGAAAATAAATCTGCGTTTGAAAAAGTTAGTCTCCGTGGTGCATTTGATGGTGGTACTATTCTTCGTCTAGGTGCTAGAGATCCTGGAGCATTAAGAAAGCATCTCCGAAATGGTTATACTGACGCTAAGGGTGTTACAGAGTCTCCAAACGACGAGAATAGAAAAGATTCTAGAACTGATGGTCGTGTAACCTATGGATCAGGAGATAGCCTTTATGCTTTCCATGATCTGACACAGGCAGGTAAATCTAAGTATAGTAAATCTCCATACTTCTGGTCGGATTCTCCAATAACTAATATGGACCGTCATGGTCTGTCCTTGGATGTTCATGCTGTAAGAGATATCTTACTCCGTATTGGGAAGAATCCAGACTCTGGTCAATCCCTTGCTATCGATCTTGGTGGTGGTATGGTAGCATACCTCGGTAAAGATAAGCAAAGTAGATCGATCACAGCATCATTAGATGGTGGTGCTGAGATAACCATCAAAGCAAACACAGATGGCCATGCTCTTCAACTAGAGATAGATGGCAATGTAAATATCTATTGTAAAGGCCATTGGCATCAGGTAGTTACAGGTGACTATTATGTAGAATCCAACAACTCAACTGCTATAACTAATATAGAACACATCGTTAAAGCTACTAATATCAGAGAATCTGCTGGTGTACAACATGTCACAGAAGCGATAGATATAGTAAATAATCAGGGATTATATAAGAGTTAAATATGGCAGATCAAATATTCCCAGTGAAAGTCCAAAAAGCTATAACCAGACTTCAACCTCCTGGTAGACCAGATATAGAGGCTACATTCCATAACTCTATGGAACAGGGGAGATTCTTAGAACGTCCTCTTGGTGACGCTATGTCTCAGTTAAAAGAGAGACAAAAAGATCTCCAAGAGAAGATTGACCAATATATGAATATGAACAAACTAGCTAATGATGGACAGTTTCCGGATTCTATTCGACCAGCCAAGTATGTTAAAGATGCTGTAGATATAGTAAAAGAAATACAGAAGTATACTCAAGAAGTTCTAAATGTAGTAAAAGCGATAAACGAGACAATAGGAATGTATGTTTCGTTAAAGAATAATCTACAGGGTTATTTTCAAGAACGAATAAATGCACTAGCTACTCTCCTAAATGAGATATGTAACTTCAATCTCCCATCTCTCCCATCTATTCCTAATTTCTTCGGGAACTTCACATTTGATGGGTTCAAATTCCCTAAAGGGCAGTTCACTTTTAAACTATCTTTCGATAAGAATTTTGCGTTTGGACAATGCCGTCTTCGTGGTGGAGATATAGACATCTTCAGAAATTATCCAAAGACGATGGATTGGAATGGTATCCCATGCACTATCCCAGTCTACAGACCACCCCTTAGTGGTTATATCTATGTCAACGGGACTCCACAAAATGTTGGAACCATAAAAGATACCCCATACTATACAGATTTTGACCCAAATACAGATTTCTATTCTGGATCAGGGTTCCCTGATCCTACTAAGATTGTTAGTGACTACCATATGGCAGTCGATCTCTATATTGAGAGGTTGGCTTCTCTAACAGAAATAATTTTCCCGATCCAGAATGTAGTAGATTCAAACTATGACCCAAATCTAATGGCTGGGTGGTTGATCTTAATCTCTAAGAACAGAAGTTTAAGACAAGGGCAGTGGCTACCTAGATTTCAAGAGTGTTATGACCAGTTTGTAGCTCCGTCTATCGCATACATAGAAACCAATGGTATCGTCTGGAATAACAAACTAAATGGCCCTGGTCCTCGTGCTGGAGACATAAATATTCCACTGATTCCAATCTTGAAGAGTGGGAATGCTACAAGAGTAGGACAGATACTCTGGATGTTGACGTTCCTGGAAACAGGGCTGATTGGGTATAATAGAAACAAGAATTTTGATATTTATCAGCTACAGACTGGTACAGATTTAGACTCTATGGTCAAGAACTACCTAGATCCTATAACAGGGGAGTCCACAGATTATGTACAGTACACAAGCAGCATCTCTGAGACTCTCGTTATCGCTTTAGATTCTGGAGGCAAAGCACAGTATCCAACATCTATAGCAGTACCAAGACCACTATACAATACACTAGTATCTGTCATAACTAAGCTATCTGTTAAAATAGATCAGGTTCCAACCTTCATAAGTCAGAGGCCAAAGTACAGATATGTGTATAGTAATTTCGGTGAACAAATAATCCTAGACAAATACTCTCAATACTGGAGGGAATTGGCTGATAACTGGAACACTCTAATAAGTTCAAATGATTATAATTCTAAATTCTTATTATCATATGAACAAGCTATTGAAGAGACGATAGATCCGCTGGGTACCAGGGTACTAGCTGCTACTATAAATCTAGATTGTGATACAAGATCCCATACCTGGACTCCAGCAACATACAAGCTACCAATTTTCATACAAGATCCCCTAGAATTATACCCACCAACCAATGTAGTACCCAACGATGCAGCCTGGATCGGGGATGAACTTATAGAGGATAAGTATCTGTTGAGAGCGGATATTCAAGGTCTAGATCTAAATACAAAAATGACTATGATGCAGCTTAATAGAGCGTATAGTGTTCTACGCTCAAATACACAACAGATGATACAAGCGATCGATGCAACCATATCTGGAGCGAGTACGAGTTCTGTATCTGGGTTTAGTTATTCCCTTGAAACTCAGATAAATGATATACCACAGATAGGTTCAGATCTAGAATTTACAGTGATGGATTTTGATCAGAGTAACTACTATACGAATGGTGTTTCTTTCAAAATCACTAATCCAGGTGCCTACTCCTTGTCTACAAGTGTTACATTCCCAAATACAGATGTGGGAGTTAGAACTGTAACTGTGATCAAGAATGGTACTCAAATTCTAGATACAAAGCAATCCACACCAGGATCTGGTCCTGTAACAATAGATCTTAATTTCACAGCTGATCTGCTAACAAATGATCAAATAAAAGTCAGAGTAACACATAGTTGCTTGGTACCACAAGATATTTCTGTTGCCTCATTTATAGGAACTCTGATTGGATCTGTTGGGGCAGTATCTCCAGGTCCTGGAACGACTACTACAACAGCTACTCAATTCACCATAATCACAACATCTACAATATCGTCTGGTACATGCTTTAAATTTAATTCAGATGGTACTACAGCAACCAAGTTAGATCCAGCTAACTCAGCTGTTCTACCATTCATAGATGGTGTTGCCTTGGCTGGAGCGAATTCTGGGACAGCTGTAGCAACAGCTAAGATTCATGGTGAAGTATATACTATTCCAGGCTCCACCTTTACAGCTGGTCCTATATTCTTGGGTCTAGATGGGCGTCTTACTCAAGTTCAGCCTCTCGCGGCCACAGGATATGCTTGGTATGTTCAGGTAGGTAGAGCATTGAATGCTACCACGGTCATCATGGATTCTCAACTTCCTATCTCACTTTTGTAACTTCGTAATCTATTAATGGACTAGTTGGTTAAGGTCTCTTGGGTGTAATGAGGTGTGGCGTATGTGTCACACCTCATTCTATTTAAGGTATTAATATCTCATAGGAGGAAAAATGAAGATATGCAGATATGTACTAGCAGTATCACTTTTTCTAAATGTAGTACTGGGCTTTTACTGGTTTCAGCTCAGGGAAGAAAATAAAGCATTGAAGGCTCACATCCTTAGCACTGTGAGTTCTGTTGGATCAGTAGAAAGTAAGATTATGTCTATGGATAAGTCAAGTGTTCAGGTAACGGCATATACGGCTACAGAAGGTCAAAGGTTTGCGAATGGGGTACCAGTAGCAGCTGCCATATCTCCGATGATCGAGAAGAGCTACAAGATCAAGATGGGAGATACCATAGTTCTGTTTGATAGGAATAAGAAGGCAAATTTCCTATGCAGAGTTGTGGACAGGACATCACAAGATGAGACTAGACCTGTAGTAGATCTATTATTCCGGGACAAGAAAGAAGCTGTAAACTTCGGAAGAAAGAATCTTCTAATATCAAAGATAGAGAAGAAAGATCTGAAAGAAGCCACCTATGTCTTAGTAACTATGGATGCTAAGACATGGCTGTACTCAAAGGAATTGTTTACGAGAAGTATGGAAGAGGGGATTATTACCCCTGATGAACTTCCCCTTGCTACAGCGTACTGGTTGAATCTGAATAGAGCTATAGGTTATAACCATGATAAAGAATCACCAAAGCCAAAGAAACAGAATATGAAAACTTAGTTTAAAGGCATTGATGACTTGGGTCCACGGCACCCATGCTTAACAGCGGGTCATCTCCAGGGTAGGAACAACCATACTAAACCAGCTTGTTTCGGGAAAGTTCGAATCTTTCAGTGCCTACTATAAAATTATTAACGACAACTCATATAGAGGTACGATATGGAATATACACAAGAGCAAATTGCTAGTCATTTAGATACATGCCTATCCATTAGTGGATTCTTTGAAGGAAGTAACTTCAATCCCAGATATGATAATGCTACAGACAATTTTGATGGGGCAGGGATCAGTTGTGGATGCTTACAATGGGCTGCAGGCCCAGGATCTCTATCAACATTTCTAAAACACTGCTTACACAATATGGATGAGGCAAAAGCCAATGCATACTTCAGTGAATTTGGTGATTCTGTAGTCACAAATATGTCCAATATGAATGGAGACCAGGCTAAGAACTATAGCCTCGCGAATTTTTTAGATGGTGCAGGGAAATGGTTACCAAATGCAAAGGCAGCATGGAAAACCTTCCTAGTAGATGAAGATGTTATCAAGACTCAAAGACAAGTCGCACAAGATGATATTCTGATGAAAGCATATAGTCTAGTCTCAAAGTTCACACCAGGTGAAGAACTAAATTTGAGAGCTATTGCCTTCTTCTTTGATATCGTAGTACAGTCTGGTGGTATGAAGAACAGCCGTGGAAGTGTTGAACCAGTTAAGAAAGAGAATGCTGGATCATATGTTAAGGCTGTTGATGAGGCTAGGGCACAAGGCAAGCAATGGACCGCAGATCGTTGGGCTAATTCTACAGATGAACCTATTAGCCGCTGGCTTCTACACTACGCATATGAGAGAGCTCAATTAAGCCTCCCTCAGTGGCGTTGGAATGCCTTAGCCAGAAGAGGTACTATTGCGACCAGATGGGGTTATGTAAATAGTACGAAGATAGATTTAACTAATAAACTGCCTTAAACTCCTGGGACTTTAGTAAATTCTGCTGTTATAGTATCTCTGACCAGATCAATAATAATTACATATATACCAGCATCATTACTCTCCGCTGTTGGATTAATTATATATGTACAATATATGTTTCCCCTCGAATAATGAATAGACAGAGGATCTAGATCAGCAGCCACACCGATTGGATGGAGTCTAAAAGCTAGATATTGCCCAACCATAAAGGTCATCCACATATCTAGACGGGAATCCTGATCTAAAATTGAGACACTGGTTCTATTCATTAGAATGAGACTGTTATCTGGGAATTTCTTTAAAGATCCTCTATGATCAGATGTGTCTTCCAGATACCAAGAAGCATAATTGCTACTCGTGACTGGGAGAGTATATATAACATCTGTGGCTTTCTCTAATCCATCGGAACTTCCTAAAACATAGTAAAATGCATCAAACTTTATAACAGGATTGAACCATCTTCTAGCAGTGATAGCTCCTAAATTAGTTACAATATCTCCTGATATTGAGTATGATAATAATGTTGTAGATGCTGAGGTTCCAAAATCTTCGCCAGCAAATATCAGGAGATTTCCACTCTCTTCCTGAATACCATATCCTGCTCTCCAATTTCCTGTCGATAGAGGAAGGGATGAGACACCGCCCGTCTTCGTTACTTTTTGTAGAAGTAGGGAGACGCTGTCGGTTGAGTCATATCCACCCCAAATATAGAACTCATTATTATATTCTATTCCTGTAACCCCATGAACACCAGATACTAGGGTAGGACCGTCATAAACAGTATATGTTGCTAGATTAAAGATCCTACCTGTCTTAGTATCAGCACCTGTTACGACAGTATCCTGACCTCCAAGAACCCAAACCTCATTGTTGTTCGGTTGCCATACAGCTGCATCAGTACGTGACATTCTAACTGGAATTATAATTAGAGTATCATTAACAGGATCAAATATATAGGTGTTCGGATTAGGGGTCAAAACAGTCTTACCCTCATACCCACCGAATATCAGGAATGTTCCATCTCCTAGAGGGTGTACAATCAATTCAGATAACTCTCTGTCGAAATATGAGACGTAAGTGAACCACTGGTTTGTAGTAGGATTGAAACCATGGATGGTTGTGTCCTTTGCACCAACTACTCCACCTACTAAGGTTCCTCCAAAAGAAATCACAACATTGTTAATATTCTTAACCAATCTAACAGTTTTATCTATAGCTGTCGGGTAGTCATTAATGTAGTTCGTCACAGAATACTCTAGAACCCGGTCATATGGATTTAAGGTTCCACATATATTTGGAGTAGCAGTAGAAGTATTTTCTATAAATAGAATTCTCCCATCCTGTAGAAGTACACTAGCTACGATAGCGTTGTTGGTTAGGTCTTGAGTAACTCTATTAACACTAAAATTAGCAACATAAGGAACTTCTATCCCATTCTCATAATATTTACCAGAAGCGGCGTATCCGCTGAAAGAAGGGTCGGGGCTAAAGAATGGATCCAAGATAGATTTTTCTATTGTACAAGAGACAATAGAAGTGTCACCAACGATCTGATGTTTCCCAGCCTGATCATAAGACCTGCTACTAATGAGTGGGGGGAAAGTATTTACGGTTTGATCCATCGGCTTCTCGATCTTATAATGAGTAACATTTTAGAGATTTCCTATTTTTATAATGTAGAAAGATTCTTTCGGTGACATAATGAAGACATATCCAAGTACAGTTTCAAGAACCCTCACTCCTGAGAATAAAAGTCTTGTAACGGTAATAGGTAGACACGATAAACGTTTGACAGACTCTGAGTTAAACTTAATCCAAGACATTCAAGATCTTAAGAGAACTAAGGTTCTTGAGAATACAACATTCTCTGGTTGTCTCTCGGCTAGCCCTTTTATGTTTGACAACCAGAAACCACTCAGTCTTCAGATCCCAGCATTTGATGTCTTATTCTCTGGAAATGTAGTAAGAGTTGGTGGGAACCTGATTAATAATCTTGGGTTAAATAATGTATATATTCCAAGACCAAATCAGTGGGATGGGGGATCTGCGGCAGATGATGCAAAGATTCTAGTAGTCTATCTGGAATTATGGTTCAAAGCCCTAGAATCAGAATCTGGAGAAGGTTATGCTGTATCTGGGTCCAATAAATACTTCTATCCCAACGGATGTATCGATGCTGATCCAAGCAATTATATCCTAGACGACACGGTTGATCCATACCAGGGCGTCGCCACCTCAGCTAGAGCACAAGTACAATGGGCTATCAGAACAGCATCTGTCCCCCTAGCCTATAACTTTGATACTTTCAGATTTGGGCTAGATCCATCTCCAGGTGTGGGTGAAGTCTTTGCTCGTGGTGCTGCAGAATCCTTAGGTGATCCTTCAGCCTTTAGTTTCTCTAATATGGGTCCAGTCAATGGAGATTCTGGTCTGTGGCGTGCTGGAGATGGGAACATCTACAATTCCCTACGATCAATGGATGGTTATTCCTATGCCATGCCTCTCGCCGTTCTATTCCAGAGAAATACAGGGTACTACTCTCTTGACCAGAATCCTTTTGGGTCGGCAGATCTCCACGCTGGTGGTGGTACTTATGTGTCTGGTATTAGCGGTAGAGTAGATGGTAAGTTCAGTGACATTGTATATGCAGACGATCTAGTAGACACTAGACTGACTGTATCATTGACTGGATATGATTATGATAAGATTCTGAAGCAGAGTTTTCATGATATAATCTCTGGTGAGACTAATATAAAGATCTGCAGAGGGGAATCCCCAGGTTCTAAATCAACCTTCTTAGGGTCAAGATTAGAGTACGCTGTTACTTTCGGACAATTGTCAGTGAATAATACCGATAGGGTCGGTTCGTTTGATGGCTTTAGATCTGGATTCTCTAGTGATCAGAGGATATATAGAGTAACCGAAACACGAACGATAAATCAGAAGATAGATGGAACTCAGGGAGCAGCCTGGGTACTAAATGATACTGTAACTCTTCAACTACCTGCTGAGGTTAATCCTGCTGCATCCATTGAATCTCTGGTAGTACAGTCTCTAGTGAGACAAACAGATGGATCTCTAAAGCCAATAAATCTATTCGGTGGACAGGTTCTACTAACTGGTATTGGATCTAGATCTGTCATCATTAAGATAAATCAGAATTTAACTGGTTCAAACTTTGATCCAGGATTGAATCCTCTCGTGATAACTGCCTCTGTTAAGTATCCCTCAGGTCTCGGAGAAGATCTAAAGAAAACCTTGAATAAGATTCAAGGTGGGCTTCTTCATGACTCCACTAAGAATGTGGATCTCAGAACCTTCGGAATTTCAGATTATGAGATAAGCAGTCTTCAGAATAAGCAGACCATTGATTCACTCATATCATATAATCCCTCGTATTCAAGTACCATATTTGGAACTCGTGCTATTATTCAGATCCCAACTTCCCAGGCAGTCATCTCTGGGGGATTTACAACCTTCTCCGTTCCTAAAAATAATATAGATGGAAGATATACAGGAATGTATATCTTCAATATCGAGGATTCTGGTGGTGGTAATATATTTACTATTACTAGTAGAAAGACCACGTCTGATAGAATGTTCATCACTATAAATGGTGATATCACAGGTATGGGAACTACTCAAGTAAGGATTACAGTATTATTAAATAATACAGCACAAATCAGCTTCAATCCATCAGTAAAGGGATTAACTTCGATAGAAGAGACTGTAGTAGTTGGGAACAGTACATCTACCACAGATCAGAGAGTTAGAATACTTAGTATCCGAAAATTTGCAGATAGAAATGAACTAATTTTAGTATCCAACAAATCAATGATCAAGGGTATAGGAGGTAATGACGTTGATAGATTTATCTTCGTTGCTTCTTTATCTGAACCTGGGTCCTTTGATGCCTATAAGATAACTTCTATATCACTGAATCTAGGTATTTTAAAGATAGTGGTTCCACCAACCGTAAACTTGGAATCACAAACCTTCTGGATCCCAATGTCTTTAATCGTATCTCTAGATAAGACATCAACTATGACCTTAGTAGGTACATACACACCATATCAAGGTGAGGGAATTCAGAATAGAGAATATAGTGTTATAAACGCAGAAGAAATGGCATTTATATCCACTAATGGAACAGGATCTGCCCCAGTAGTGGGGATCAGGGATATATATCCCTACAATAGAGAACTACCTATCTCGACCATCCTCCCAGCCCTAGTATCTTGGTCTGATTCTGACCTAGCTAATCAATCTCTATCCAGTGATCATGCTAGTAACTATGAGACTAAACAAGCTTCAAACGTAGAACACACCATCCCAACACAGTTATACACTAATGACTTCATCGATCCAGTAGCAAGCTTTAAGAGAAGAAAACTAAGGCTCTTATCCAAATCAGGATCCAGAGGATTCAATAAGACCGCACCAAACGTAGGGTTTGGTATAAAGAAACCAAAGGTACGATCAGTTCTCGGTGATAGTCTCCAAGCTACAGTATCTTCTGTTACTATGTATGTAGATAACAGATATGGTTCAGATATTAGAGACGGTCTGACTAAAACAACAGCTAAGAAAACCATCTCTGGTGCTATTAAAGCTCTCCCTCCTGTATTGAAACATCCGGTATCCGTCGTACTCTTAGCAACTGGAAATAATTATGCTCTAAAGGATATGGTAACATCTGAGTACCAGGTCTCTTTATATGGAGATAACGAGACTAGACCACAGAAGTACTATACATTAGCTAATGTATCCTTCACTATGCAGGAATCCGGAAGATTAACGATTACCAAAGAATCTACAAATCCTAATAGAATTGTAATCGATGGGGATCAGGCTCAGTTCGGAGACGGTTCTGTCAGTGCCTTTGTAATATCTGATTCTCGAGTGATATTGAATGGTCTAGAGATTAAGAATTTTAGAACACCAGCTATCGTATGTGTTGATTCCGATCTTGAATTACTAGACTGTCACATGAATCTAAACCAACAGACTCTTGCAGCCACACAAGGATCCAATGTTATTATAAACAAAGGAATAATCACCCTCGGAGAATTAGCATCAGGAATTGTAGTGTCGTCAAGTAATCTTCTTGTTAGTGGGTCTGTTAAGTTAGTAGCTACAAGCACAAAGGTAGATTCATTCTTTAATGCAGATAGGATTTCTAATATAACATTAGAAAAGCATGATTCACAGACGACAACCTCTCTAGAAGAAGGAATAACATCTGGGACTGTAGTCTTGAAGGTCAACATGAACTCTACAGCATCATGCTCCAGCACCTGGATATCAAACGGTAAAGCCATTCTGACAACCAATTCTGTGTTGACCAGATCCATCCTAAAGAATCCATTCCTTGGCAATTCTGAATTCGACAGCAGTTCGAATGTAATAACTAATTAAAGAGCATATAGAAACTTATAGCATCTATAGTGGTAGGAACAACTATGGCGATAACATTTACTCTAAATTTTAATTCCGTACAGAACCTAGTATATACACTGAGTAACAGTGTAGCTAGGATAGCTGCTGTTACAGCGGGTTCTAGTGGCCAGTTAGCCACTATATCTGGAGCTACTGGTGCCTCGGGGACTATAAACTGGTCTCTATCCAATGCCCCAACATGGCTTACTATCAATAGTTCTGGGATAGTCTCATTCGCTGGAGTAGATGTCCCAAAGATTGGGATATACAACATCTCAATCCTGGCAACAGATTCTGGAAATCCAACCAATTTTTCTCTGTATCCTATCACCTTGGAAGTTCTACCAGCTTTCGACCTAAGAGAGTCTGGGAGTTTAACAGCAATAACAGCAACAGCCTTGGATGCTTCTCTATCCAACGACATCTTGGCATATGGTGCGGATGGTGTAACTCCTCTGACAGATGTAGAGATTTTGGTCGTTGGGTCTCTGCCAAGCGGATTAAATCTAAGAACTACTAAAGATTCGGCCACATTATATGGTGATCTGAGTTCATTAACCGATCTTCGTGGTGGTATTAAATCTGTCGGGTTAAGTCAGAATGTTCAGTTAAGGGCTTTTAAACCTGGAACCTTTTATGATCACCCAGATAGAGCAGCTCTACTAACACTAACTTATAATGTATCTGATGCAACACCGGGGTCGATAGAAACTGCAATCTCTGGATACGTAGATTCTGTTTCTAGTCCCTTCATTAGATTACATGCTAGACCAGAAATTAAACTAGGTAAGGGAACTGTCACCACATACGCTTGGACAGCTTCTGGAACTGCAACTGGTTCATTCTTAGATTCTGCAAATGCTGCTACTACAACATGGTCCCCAACCAGTACAGGCCAAGTAATCTTCAATCTCGTTGTCGGTGCTACTGGGGCCTCTGCTCCATCGTTTGCTGCTGATAGCTTAACCTTAGATATAGCAACTGGAACCAATTGGACATCAACTGGGAAACTTAAGATTGTACCAGCAGATACCACTAAGTTGGAGACTCAAGGGTATTCATCTGAAGTAACTATCTTTGGAACCAAGTTAACCGATCTTCAGACAGGACAGACTGCAACATTGACTCCAACCGTAGTCGCTGTTGGTACTGCCCCTGTAGCATCTGCTCCTGTGATCTCGATTCTTGGGACACCAGATAACACTTATACTGATACTAATTCCACCAACGGGGATATTGCTGAAGTAGCTTTCACAATACCAGCTGGTGCCATCATCGGTGATAAATATGTTATCACTATCGCAGCCGATACTGGTGCAGGTCGTGTTGGAACTTTAGTATACTACGTCCTGTGTACAGGAAATCAAAAGATAGTAATCACCCCATCCACCTCTACGATCTCTATAAATAATGGTGTTACGTATACTTCTCTGGCTCCTATTGTCACTATGACAAGCTCCCAATCTGGTGTTTCATTCGCTTTAGTAAATGCACCAGCAGGATTGTACATTGATGCAAATGGGAATATCCTAGGAAAAGCTTATAAGGGTGGTACAGGTGTAATGCGGGTTTACTATGGTAAATCCTCATTCTTATATGAAGATTATATTACTATCTCATATACTGTAACAGAGGTAGTTGGTCTCATTAGTCCAACATTATCTACCCCAACCCCTACTATCGCAGCTGGTACAAACCTAAAAATTGATTGGGGATTCACTGGTACAGCTACAAATTTCTATATCAAGAGAGATAATGATACAGAGATTACCCTAGCTGGTAATATTACTACCTATACATTCAATGCCGTAACCACAAACACCGTTATTGGTCTACGTGCTGTATCTGCTGTAGGAGAATCCTTTGCTGCTCCTCTTGAGGTATTAGTAGGGGCCACTACTGTCACTAGAATACCACAGTCTCCAACTATTGCATATTTATACCAAGACAACATCCTGGAACTCAACTGGTCTCCAACCCAGATTGGAGCCGATACAACATATAGTTTATATTCTAATTGGGCTATCTGGACTAGATATAATTCTGGTGGTATTGAGAATCTCGTCGCTACTCTTACTGGTAAAGAATCTGGTGGTACAGACACTGCTAGAAATGCAACTCTATCACTAGTAACCAATCCCCCAGGAGCTCTGGATACTGTATATGTTGATATGCAGGCCATTTCCAGCAGCCCAACATCTGTTCTGAGTTCTTTTAGATGGAATAAATCTGATGGAAATGCTCCCTTTGGGATGTTATCATTCCCAAGATTTGGAACTGTCGTACTAGATAAGAACACTGCATCCAAAGCAGAACCAATCAAAGTCACTATAGCTGGATTTACTGGTGATAAATGGCGTGTGGTATTTGCTGATGGCTCTACTACATCTTTTCTACCTATGTCTGCAACCTCTACAGTAATCTCTTTCGTTACTGGTGGGACAAATGAAAATATCAGAATTGAAGTAGAATCTGATTACTCCTCAAGTCTACCAAGCGTTAGATTACGAAGCGTCGTTAAAAAGAGTGTGTTCGTTATCGATCAAGATTATGTAGTACCATCTTCTACTGATCCTCTCGGGAATGTTGGATTTGGTGGTGATGCAGGATTTGAAATAACAGATGCGAACTCTGGATTAGTGACACTACAACCCTATATATCCATCGTTAGATCGTTGGTAAAGGATGAAGTAACCAATGAATTGAAATTGATGGTAGCTACTTCTAGAACCCAGGATAGTTCAAGTTCAATGGGTACTATGGCTATCGATGTGTTTCCAATCTTGGGAAGACCCCATATCAAGGACTTGATCAAGCCTCTACCAAGTATCACATATGATGCTCAGATCTTAAATCCTGTAAAGATTTCGACAGATTTGATTCAAGATATCATCATCGGCCAATTCGTAGAAATCAAGATGGTAGCTTCTGGTGGTACAGGACCGTTCAGTTGGTATGCAGATTCTCTCCCTACAGGATTGAGTATTAGTACAGATGGTACTATCTATGGTTCTGTTTTCCAACTTGGGACATTCACAATTACTGTTTCTATTGCTGACAGTTCAGATCCAGCATTCATTGATGAGAAGATATTCAATCTCGTTGTCAAGAGTGATTTAGCTGTCCAGACTTCTAGTGTACCAGCTGCTGCAACTAATTCAATGTACAGTCAGGTTCTTCTACCATCTGGTGGGGTAGGACCATTCCAATGGTCTCTAGTAGGTGGAGAGCTCCCTCTAGGGTTGACTGTAAATGTTGAAACTGGTGAAATAAGAGGACGTGCCACTACATATAATAGTGTTTCAGATTTCTTAAAGACCTACACCTTTGTAGTACAGGTAGTAGATTCTGTCGGAGCAAAAGCAAGTAGACAACTAACGATGGTTCTAAATCCATCTGTCTTGACAGTATCTGATCTCGATCAGCCTGTTATTTATCGAGGTGAGAAATTCAGACTGACTTCTAATATCTATGGTGGAAAAGCACCATACACAAATCTAACTGTGACAGATGGTACTGGGGTTTTAACTACTGTAAATAGTCATATTCACGATGGTGTGATTGAATTCGATGTCCCTGAAACCGTTACTACTGGGAACTACACTTTCTCTGTATCTGTAACAGACGATCTGGGTACTGTATTATCCAAGACTCTCCTATACTCAGTACGACCATATATTGGAGAATTCAGAGTTGTCGGTTCATACATTGATAACACCTACAACACTACAGAAAGTGCTGATCATTTCATCCCTGTTACCACAGTAGCAGGTGCAGTAACCACGCTGACCGCTCCAGCTGCTCCTTTATCGAATGGGTTAACAGTCACATATAATGACACTACAAAACAGATAAATGTAAAGGGTCCCATAACAGTTGGTGGGAATCTCGAATTCCCTGTAGCATTTTCTATCACAGGAACAGCCTTCGATGGTGCACTGACTAAAGTGTTCACAATGAATGGTTCTACAGGCCTTGGAACAAAGGCAAGTCCAACAACTCAGACTATAACACCAAAGCCATATAAGGTAGGATCGTTAGTAACCCTAGATGCCAACCGTCCATACTACAATTCCTCAACAAACTCTGGAAATTCTCTATTATATACTAGAGTTCAACCAGGACAAACTCTTCCAGCAGGTCTCTCTCTAGATATGAAGACCGGACTCGTATATGGAATCGTTGAAAACAATTTAGTTACCTCTACCATCCTTGAAAGGGTTGTCATCACTACGAATGATGTGGTTGGTGTAATAACCATCAATTTCAATATCAAGGACGATAAGTCTCTCATCTTAGATACCAGCAATTTGGGTGTTGCGAAAAGAGGATTACCATATACAGGTTCGATCGTTGCTCAAGCTCCTGCAACTGGTCCTCTTACTCTCACTATTATTAAGGGACAACTTCCAGCAGGTATCTCAACTTCTATCACTGGTACTACGATCAATTTCTCAGGAACACCAACTGTCGGTGGATATACAGACATCTGGATGGAGGTTCAGGATCTCTTAGGAGATAAGGAACTCTTGTATAAGAGATTTGAAGTAAGCTATTCTAACGCTGTAAGTCTTCAGACATCTAGTATACCCCTCATCATCCAGAATACAGCATATAGTTTCCAACTATCTGCGATCGGTGGTACTACCCCATATACATATGCTACAACATCTGGAACTCTCCCAGCAGGTATAACCATATCCTCTACTGGTCTAATTTCTGGTACTACTACAGTAGTAGATTATAACTCAGATATAACTTTCCAGGTGACAGATAGTAGTTTATCTACAGATTCTAAGATCTTTAATGTTAAAACAGATCCTGGCTATACCATCACTACGGTAACAGGAACAAGTTCTGTAGGTAACTGGCCACAAGATCAGCAGGATCTATCGACGATCCAAAGAGTTAATCTTCCGATAGTACCTACATTGCCTGGTGTTCCTATTCCTGTAAATCAGCTATTGCTGGCCTTTACAGTTAGGATTGTCGGACTTGATAGTGTAAATACTAATGTGTCCGTTGATGATCCCAACTTGACTGCAACTCTAGTTACAACTCAGATAGAGAATGGTGGTCTAGTAGGATATGCTAGAATCACAAATCCTGCTAAGACTGCTCCAACTACACTAGGAATATCTGGAACAAGAAATTTCAATCTGACTGTATCAAACCCATTAACAGGAAGATCTAAGACACAAACTCTTACCTATGTGGTCCTTCCAGTCAGTGGTACTACTGGCATGTTGGAGGTAACTACCAATGATGGATATAATGTCGTAACTCCAAGAACAGGTCAGAATGAATTAGCATTCATGGAAACCTACCCTGTAAATGTAAATATACAGACTAATAATGTATCTACATATACGACATTTATCGCTGGGTTAGACCTTACTACGTATCCAATGGATGTAGTATCCCTAGGTCTCATCTCCGTAGTAGATAGTACGCCTGGACTATCTGGGAGATTCTCCTTTGAATACTTCGGGGTAACAGGGGGACAAGCCCAGATAAAGATGAATTACCTTGGATCAGAGTTTGGAACACCAACTCCTGGCCAATACTTAAAACTAAGAGTTAATGATGTAGCATTCTTAGATACTACATCTGGCCCAAATTATGTGATGGATGTTTTTACAGGGACTCTAAGTGTCGTAGCTCCTAGAGAGATAACTCTCAATGTCCTACAACTTGTAAAAGTATCTCCAATATCCACTACTACCAGTATATTCCTAAATGAACCATATACTTTCCAGGTCAATTTTGACGCCCCATTAAATATAGCTCAGAACCCAACATTCACTTGGAGTGGATTGCAGGGTGTGTCTAGTGAATCTTTTATCTTGAATGCTAGTGGACAGAAAATAGGGTATAAGATTCAAGGTCTCTGGCCTAAGAACAATGCAGAAACATATCCTAAGTTGTATAACATCGGAATCATGATGGGTGAGACTCTCAAGTTTACTAATGGATTTGGGAATGCTGCTCCTGTTGCTATGGTACATTTCAATAGTTTGATCTCAACCACAGTTCTAGAAAATAATAATGCGCTAAATGTGACACTCAATCCTTGGGATACGTCATCTCAACTCGTAGGAAACTTTAATATTTATGCTTCTGGTGCTTCTTATAATTATGACCCTGGTATTATTCCAACCCCACCAACTGTCATAGTAGGAAATGGTATAAGCTCAGGTAACTATAAATTAAAGTTATATGGTACAGACACAACAAATCCTATCTGTGGATACAGTCTCTTAAATCTCCCCAATAATCTTCAATTCTATATCAACGGTTCATATTTCACTGAACAGCAAATGGCAACAGCAATCCCAACTGGAGGCTTAGCAGCTACTGCATCTCCATCTTTAGGATCTTTGGCATCTCTCTGGTCAACCCCAGTTCCAGGATTCTCGAATGGGTTGAATATGTATACATTCCCAACACCTTCTGTCCCAGTTGCTACTGATTACTCGACAATAGATAATATCATTACTAATGCTATTCCAATACAAAAATATACGATACCAGTTAAGATGGAAGTACAAGAATTGACTTCTGATAAATTGGCAACTGGGTATGGGAATTTAATACTAGAACCAAGCTGCTCTTATGATCACTGGCGTAGTAGTTATATGGTAGTTCGTCATATAGCTTCTGGTGTTGCTACCACTCCTGATACTTTTGAAGTCCTGGGATACTATTATGATGCTAATAATCCAACCGATTATGTATCTGCTACATTCCCTGTAGATGGGAGAACTTATTTCTCCTTGTCTGAAACTACGAAGATCTATATTATAGGACAAATTCCATATCTGGCTACTCCTACAGAAAGATTCTCTAGAGTAACTTGGACAGGTGGTGGTGCAGCTTGTACTGTAACGCATGATACTATCACGAATGATCCAGTGTTCACTAAGATCAACAACTATGGTCTGTACCTGAAGGATCCTCATACAGGAGTCCTATATACAGAGGGTAGATTCTATACCAACAATTATAACAGTTATACAGTAACATTAGGGGATCTTAACCAATATATCCTAACTTACGATTTATTCACAGGATCAGCAACTGACCCAACCTTTGCTACCTGGCACACTGGTGGTGTTGGAAGGAAACAAGGAAGGATGAAGTTCAAGCCTCTTCATTCTGTAATCTCTACTGTTGGTGGAGGTGGAGGTGGAGGTGGTTGCGTCCCTGGGTCTGCTCTGATCACAATGTCGGACAAATCCAAGAAGAAAGCCTCTGAGATAGTAGTTGGAGACATAGTTCTGTCTTATAACTCTCTGTCTAAACAGAATGAGGACAAGAAAGTAACAGATGTGATTCATAAGGGTTTACAGAAGATCTATGAACTAGTATGTAGCACACAGATCTCTAAGGTTTCAGAACACCACAGAGTGTTTGAAGTTGAAACCGAGACATTCTTTGAAGCCAGATCAATGGTACAGGGTAACATCCTTAAGACTGAAGATTCTTCTATGGTCTTATTGGATTCTGTCGATACTGGGAAATATGAAGATGTGATGACTTTTACTGTTGAAGACAACCATAATTACTATGCAGATAGTATCTTAGCACATAATAAGATTGTACTTGATTGTGTTCCTAGTGGCTCTAGAGTAACTATGGGGGATGGATCCTATAAGAACATCGAAGAACTTGAGATTGGGGATCAGGTAATGTCCCTGAATCAGAAGACTAAGAAGTTCGAAGTAGATACTGTAGATTCTAAGTTTAAGACTGTGACCCCCAATCTGATAAATGTCGTTACAGAAGATGGAGATCACCTATCAATGACTCCTAATCACTCTCTATATACTGGGTCTGGTTGGGTCTTTGCTTCTAATCTCGTCGTCGGTTCAGATATTTATAAAGCCAAGGATGGTACAGAAAAGGTAGTCAAGGTAACTAGTCTCAAAACTGCTGAAGCCAAGGATCCTTGGGTATATCTCTGTGAGATCAAGAAGAATCACACTTTAGTAGTCGATGATTTCGTATGCCATAACATTAAATACAAAGACTACACCCTATAAGAGATAAATATGCCATTTAATTTTCTAGGAACGATGACAGAGAAGGATAAGAGAGATCTCAATACCTGGGTCGTCGCTAGATATAAATATTTAGCAGATATAAAAATGTTCTATCAGAATAGAGCAGCCCAGTTACGTAGAAGTTCTGGGCTGCTAAATAAGGTTCTAGTTTCTCGAGGATTCAATCAAACCTTTAAGAAAGAAGCTATGACTGAACCTAAGGGTGGTATTCGACTATTATCTGATAGAGATGATCGATTACCAGCTCTTCTAGTATCTAAAGTAAAAGAAAATTTCAGAGATATGCTTCAGGTAGAAGACGAAGCTACCTTTCAAATGAACAATCTGTGTGTACTAATCGAGAAGATGGAAGATAAGGCTTATATGACCTCCATCTCTGAAAAAGATACTAAAGACGTCTTGGTGGAGTTAGATAAACTATTCTCTGATCCAAGGTTTAGGGACGTCCTGTTGGCAGAGAATGATAAATATGAAGGAGAGGCTAGATTCAGAATTGACAGTCTACAGCCTAGAACTGCATATGAAAAATATCTATCTGAATCTCTGAAGGACGAGTAATGAGTTTCGATTTCGATACAATGCCCACATCATGTGACCATTATCAGATCAAAGAACGAATGCTGATAGATGACACCGATCTTCGAACTCTGGTAGGGTTGAAGATTGGAAGCAGAATGAGAGCGCCGATTAATGGTAAGAGTACTTTTAAACTTAGGATTAATGGTAAGAATATCCCTGCTAGTCACGATCTGTATGGTTGGACCATATCTGACGATGAACTAAGTATATATCCAGAAAAGAAATCTAAGATTGTATTCAATAAGCAGGTTCGGTTGAACAACGCATTAATTGAATTAGAATATGTGACTATTAAGGCTTATTGTAGGAAGTGTATCGGGAAAGATCAAGTGGTAGATATTAAAAAATCTGTCTCTGGGTCTATCCAGAAGATCAAAGATCAAAGAAAATTAGTACAGAGAGTATACAAATATGTCTTAACTTCAAGATGTTATTTCTATCCTGAATTGACATGCCAGATAAAAGAATTCGTGGGAAGAAAATTTGGACTATCTCTCACCAATGATGACATTTCTTACGAGATAACAAATTCTTTATCTAAGATGAAGAAGGTCCAAGAACAACAAGCTCAGATACAAAAGCTAACACAATTAGAAGTTCTCAGAGATATCAGATCTGTAGATGTTCAGAGATCTGAAACAAATCCAACACTAGTTTCAGTAGGTCTAGAGGTATTAAATTTTAGTAACGAGACTTCTAAGTTAAATTTTGGAATAAAGGTTCAATAACATGGCTCAGCTACAAGATATCACAATTCTGTCACCAAGTGTATTGGGTACATCAATCTCTACAGAGGCTGAATTCCTTACCCTAACTCTTAGCTGTGATATAGATGCTGATCGTTTAAATATCAAATTTAACAATGTATCTTCTATCCTAGTCTCTGGGGTAATCGTTGGCCCCAATCGCGTATTTGATGTCCCACTAGTCCTACCAACAATAGAAGGTTCTTATTCTCTAATAGTACAAGCCATCAACACTACAACTGGTGACCAATCTGCCTTTAAGATCCTCGATATTGTAGTTGCAAAGAATCTCGATGGTATAAGATGTCTACCACCATCTGGAGTATCTGTCTCCAGGAGAAAGAATACATGTAAGATCTCCTGGGTAACTCCTGACTATCCTGGATTCCTTGGTGTGCGAGTGGCTAAAGCCGATTCTGATATCGGACCATTCATAACTATTGGAAATCTAGTAACTAGAGTAACTTCTGTCGTAAAAGATATCATAAACTCAGAAGTATCTGTGGTGGACAATATCTCATCCGTTATCACTACTACTGTAGATCTTATCTCCAATACTTCTAAATCTGAGATTGAAATCCAGAGGCTGACTACAGATACTGATACATTCTATGTCGTATTATCCACCCTGGTCCAAGACCCAGACTCCAAACATATCTTTGAGTCACAGTATAACGGTCCTATTAAATGTGGGTATGTGGATCTTAAGAAGGTATCTCCACAAGATTTTCTAGCCCTTCAGAATCAAGAAGACATCGCCACCAGAATGATCTCACAGATAAATACAACTAACCCAGACCTAGATCTTAGTCCTAGATCTGAGATTCGAGATCTGATGATAGATCCATTATCTGCTGAGTTATCTAATGCCAGTATTCGAGTTTGGTTTGATCAAATTTCTAGATCGATCTCAGCATTGGCTCAGATTGATGACATGGATAATGATGGTGTATCTGATCCTGTGGCTTCAAGTGATGTTAAACAAAGTATAGCTAATGCCTTCTCACTCCCAATCGACAGTGTTCAACCATATATTGATTCTCAGTTTGATATATTCGCCGATTCAAAGGGTACACCACGGCTTGCTGCTACTACTGCTATCGGATCTGTTAAAATTTATTCTGTATACAAACCAACTCAGAGAGTTGAGATCCTAGTTAATGGACTAGTTGCCACTGTGAAGGATGAACAAACCCCTTCTGTCAACTTTATTCTAAGAGGGTCAGCTGTAATAGATCCCTCGAATGCTGATGCCCTTTATAATCAAGCTAAGAATCGTTGGGAAGTAAGTATCCCAATTGAATGTGATTCTGCTGGATCCATAGGAAATGTTGGAGCTGGTACGATTCGTCGTGTCATTTCTGGTGTTCCGAGTGGTTGGCAAGTCATCAATGATGAGGCTACTGATTTTGGTTGGGATCAAGAGACTAACTCAAATCTCGCAGCAAGAATAATGGATAGAATGATCGTAGGAGTAGACTCTGGAACCAAGATGGGTCTTAAGTCTGTTTCTAAGGCCATTCCTGGTATTCTAGATGTTAAAATAGTGGGAGCCAACGATCAAGAAATGCTACGAGACTGGGATCCCATCAGAGACAAGCATATCTATGGTTCCGTTGATGTCTATGTGAAGGGTATTACGAAATCGGAAATAGTGAATAAAACACCCTTTGGATTTGGAAATAGTACCTCTGTATCTGGATTATTCTCTTCATATGTTGCAATGACAAGGGATTCCCTAGGAGATGGGATCCTACCTATAAGGTATAGAATATCAAATCCAGAACACTATGCTAATAAAGCTCTCGCTATAGTAGAACTGTATATGGACAAGGGTAGCTCATCCAGTTTCTACCTAGATGTATCAAATTCTACTGTAGATGAGAACGGTGTATTCTCCATCGATCCAATGGGAACACCATTTAAGATGGTTGGTGGCGAACCTCAAAATATGTCTGGAACCAACTACGGTGTTCTGTCCAGCAATACTGGTGCTATCGCAAGAGGGTTCTTAAGATTCAAGACAGGAGTAGATCATACTCCAGCTACACAGCCCGTATATTCTGTATCCTCTATATCTGGCGAGACTGGTAAGATCGGAGTAATCGATAGTAGAAAATATAGAGTAGTGAAATCCTCAGATCCTCTATTATCTGGGAACTCAGATGCTTCTTCTGATCGAATCGTAGTAGATCAGACATTAGTACCAGATTATAAGGTCCTGCAATTCGTATCAGACAATGAATCCAAGTTAGTAGACACTGGAATATTCTTAACTAATGAGGATTTCCTCATCGTAAAAGATAGTGCTGATCCCTCTATTAAATATGTAAAAGGAACCCACTATAATATCGTACCATCTGGTAGATATAATACATATAATATCGTAAGATTAACAGGAGCCACCACTCCTATCCCACTAAATACAGACTTCGTGGTAGGATATAATAGGCTAAACTTAAGAGAATCTATCACAAAGGTAACAGAGACTCATACTGTATCCCTGAATCCTGTCTATTTTGATAACAACGGATTCATAGATAATATCTGGCTACCAGAAACTTACAAGTTAACCGACTTGATCACAGATGTTAATTTAGTATCTATCCCAAGAGCAAAGCGTTATATCAAAGTTATGTATGATAACGGTTCCGGTGCTGTAGCTATGAGAGAAGGTACTGACTTCGCTATACAGACCTTTGCTGATGGTAGTTGTAGTATTTACAGACTAGCAGGTATAGGATCTAGTCTTCCAGAGAATTCTATTGTGACTATAACATTCTATCGAATCGAGATGTTAGACATCAGATATCTGTACCCAGCGTATGTCACAATGCTTAAGAACAAAATCGAAGACATGAGACATGCCGGATCTGATGTGGTAGTAAAAGATATGATGGATACAAAGGTTGACCTGTCGATTAGCGTTGAGGTCGATTCATATTCAAATGTAGGAAATATCGATTCAAAGATCCGTACTGCAATCTCGATTGCTATGGACAATGCCAAGGATAGATTGACTCAAGCAGAATTAGTAAAACAGATAAAGAATATCAGTGGAGTGACCAATATCACACTACCATTCACCAAATTTACTAAATCAGATGGTGCCTATGAGGTTGGTACAGTAATCCCAGCCGGAACATCCTGGCTTAATGCGAAGGCAACGAATCCTAGTCTCCCAGCCAATGCCTGGATAACAGAATTTCCTGTACTACCAACACTTACTATCCCTTCTGGTGGTCGCCAGGACGCCTTCGTAGGTCTCCTATATGGTGGAGAACTGATGACGAGAGTGTTGAGCATCGGTGCTTTGACTGGTAAGATTGGAACTGAAAGTACAGGATGGTTTTATATCATAGGTGTTGGTGACATCGATCCATATAATGCTGCAGGATCCGGAAGAATAATCTTCATTCCACCTACCAAGATAGTGGATCCAGCAAATAAAGCGTATAAGGTGACATATCAGGTATTTAATGAGATAGGGTCGAAGGATATAAGTATGTCATCCACAGAATATCTAAGACCTGGGACATTGGTCCTAGATTATAAGACGAGATAATATGCAACATCCTGATTATGTCTATGATAGAACCCGATTAGAACTCCTACCCTACGAGGATACAGAGTTCTTAAATCTTCTATCGTTCGTTCCAAATTATTACCTGTCCCCAAATGAACAGACTCTCTATGGTACCTTTCTTCAGTCTCTCGCTCGGGAGCTCGGGAGGCTTGAGTACAGGGTGAATTATTCTTTAGTAGCCAAAGATACTCAATATCTAACACCTTCTGATGTTAAGAGAATATATGAAGATCCAGCATATATTAACAAAGAATATCCAACAGCAGATCAGTATGATAATGACTACAAGAACTTGGTGCTAAGGGTTGTGTCAGCCCACGCCCTCGGATCCACTACTAAGTCTGTCGAGGGTATTATACAAGCATACACTGGGTATGCCACAGAAGTTAAGGAATTATTTAAGGTAGTGGGCCAGGGGATATATGACATCTCTGACAAGAACTCCATAAATATTAGTATATCTACTCCTTCTGGCGATTTATCGAAGGCTATCCAGATTATCACTAAAGATTTGATAGCAAGCATCATGCTTGCTAAGCCAGCTCATATCGGGATAAATCTATCGACTGTCTTCACAGAAGGTCCTGATACAATTACCAGTAATATAACTGATGAACTGACTATATACTTTAAGTTACCGGAGGATGATCAATTGGAGAACGAATTCATTGTTGGACCATTCATTGACAAGGCACAAGAAGAATCTCTACTGGCTGGTGGAGCATTAGGTCAAGGTCTGCTGACACCTCGTCAGAATACAGTCTGGGAAATCAAGTCTGACACATTGATCGGGTTGGATATAGACTAACTTTTCTGTCTATTAATAGAGGATTGTATGAAGATTGGATATGTGGCTAGTAGAAAAGGAGAGATATCCCTGTTCTTAGACATGGGTGGTTCTCCTTATATCCAGGTGTCTCTCGATCCATCTATTCCTCAGATCCCCGGAGTAAGTATCAGGGTCCAGGTTAAGGATGACTCAGAGTTTCTAGTAATATCAAAAATGGCAGTAACCACTCTTTTAGAGGAAGTAACTGCATTTCTAGTTGGTCAGAACGTATCTATGGATGTGGTAAAAGAATTTAGTGCTAATGCATTAAAGGCCCTAGATAAGAATTTTGAGGAAAAAGATGCAAAACCTATACCTGAGAGCGCAGTTCTTCTTAATAAAATATTGGAATCTGAATCCTCTAAATTATTTGAGATAGAATTTGATCTTCCTGAAGCTTTCTTTGACGATGTTTACAAGAATGTAGTCACAGCGTCAGGGACTGAATATCGTAGAACGGATCGAGCCAAGCCCTATAAGCGAGAGCATGGTATAAAGATGGAAGATATCCCAGATAGTATAGATCCTAAGAAGGTTATAAAGAAGTATCGAAATAATATTTATAAGCACACACCATCTAAGAACTATATCCTAACTTATGATATAAATGGTCGTCCAACAGGGATGGTTGAAGCACCCAAATCTCCTATGAGATTTAAATCTAAACTACTGAAATAAAGGATTGATATGAAAGAGAACATGACAATAGAACTCCATGGCCACATTAAGATCTTTCATAAGAACGATCCATCTGTCGTACTCTTCGACGACCATAATACGATCGTCGTTGGTGTCAAGAGTTTGTTCTCTAGATTAATGGCAGATAGCCTTGAACCCGCCTATGGGATATGGGGATTAGCTATTGGATCAGGTAACAGTGCATGGGGAGATAATCCTGGTGCTGCTACCGGAACGGAATGGCAGTTAGAGAATGAGACGAAGCGTAAGAGACGCCTCGTTACTAGATTCTTGGACACGAATATGAATCCTGTAGTAGGATTCACAGATACAGTAGAAGTTCAGACACTATATAACGCTACTGATGATGGGATTACCACTCCTATTAGAGAGATGGGATTGATTGGTGGTGGCTCTACCTCTGGGGCAACAAATATGTTAACAGCCCCATATTGGGATCCATCCACAAAGTTAGCTAACTCTGTTACGTTGATCAACTATAAGAAGCTACCAACCTTTAATATGCCTTCTGGTATTGATTTGGTCTTCTCCTGGATAATTCAATTCTAAGAACAGTTACTTCCTAGATCTAAGTGAATCCTCTTATCGAGTATAATATGAGTATCGAAATAAGACCCTAGAAATATTACACTTTTGTATATTTCTAGGAGAGATTATGAAGAAGCAAGATGAAGTTTTTCGTCAAGTTCAAACAGAAATTTCTAGTATGTTAAAGAGAGATGGTGTCCTCGATAAAACACCCTACGTTGTACTAGAAATCATAGATAGACTTAAGACGGTAACAGATTGGGAAGATCGAGATCGAACCAAGACTATAGCCAAGTCTATCAGAGAAATAGTAGAGATATGTATTAAAAATCCCAAGGCGAAGCCACCATCCAAACCTGTGGCACTTAAATCTATATACGAGGATGCTGAATCGTTCGGAGATGAATTCGATGTTCATCCAGAATTAGAAGTAGATTGGGATAGATCCAAGTCTGTGGAGAAATACTCTAATACAGAACTCGGGTCTGCGAAGAAGAATCTCATCAGATCAGCTCGAAGAGAAGAGAAGAAGAAATTAAGAAAAGCTGGTTAACCTTTGTGAATGTGCATCTGCCTAAGATGTTCTTTAGCCTCAGCTTCTGTTCTATGGCTGGAGATTATCTTATCAGTCTCATGTGATTTAACACACCATTCAGCTAGTTCACCTTTCGAATTTTTATGGCCAGGGCATTTCGTAACAAAAGATAATTTTATCTTAGCCTGTAGTAACTTAGATGCAAACTTCTTTCTTAGTTCTTTCATGTGCTTCTTACGAGCTAGTAGCTTTCTGAGTATCTCTTGTTTATTTGATGGTCCAATCTCAAGGACAATCTTCCTTATCGAAGCATCTGGAAGAGATAGGACTTTATCGATTGAGTCCCTGATCTCGTGTTTACTCATCCCGTTGAATACACTATGTGCTGTCTCATTGATATCAGCGTCTCGTAACGATTCTATCTCTATTACCTGGTCTCCAAATGCTGGGCCCTTTTTCTGACCCTGTGCTCTATAGTCAAGAGAACCACCTGGGTCGATTCTGTGGACTACTCCGAGTTCCTTGTCTAGAAGCATGTTGTCATAATCGAGACCAACAACATCCCAATTAGCTAACCATGCATCTACAGCGAAGGCGTCCTTGCCAGAAGCGAGTTCAGATACATCGTAACTAGGTGCTAGGTTTGAATTCCATTTTGATGCAATACCAAGTTGCCCACTTATCTGAACTAACTTAGCTTCTGGGACATGGACACCAGCAAGCTCGTATAGCTTGTAGGCCAATAACTCATTCCTCATCCTATCTTCATTAGATAGAAATTTTATGTACCACTTCATACCTTCTTCATCCTGGTATAATCCACCAGGATTAGAACCCATCTGGTCCTTTAACTTCTTCCAGGCCATATCTACCTCTATAATAGGAGATAGAAATCTATTTTAAAGATATATCCTGAGTGTGATAATGTAGAAGTCCTGGTTGAGCTCCGATTAGAATATAGGAGTACTAATCTATACCCTAAGTCCCTGAAAATATGGCTTACTCAAGATTTAATGCTAGGAGGATTATTAAATAACCAGTAATGTCTTTCAATGTGTCTTCTAAAGGCTCATAATCAGAACTGATATTCTTCGCTGACATACTAAAATATCTACTAATCTTCTCCCAGATCCTAAATTTAATACCAGGATAGCCTGAATTTCTAAAGGCCTGTCCATAATCCTCACTCTTCGACACTAAAATCTGCATCATATTATCCAATCCAATATCTTTACCGAATTGAAGACTGTATAGCTCCTGCACATCTTTGATATAACTGAATAGGAATCTCTGACCAGGAAGTTCATCGCTAGCTTCCATGACTTTGAATCGTTCTAGGATAATCAGAGATAGGGTCTCTTCTCGGGTAGAAGGATTGGGTAGAGTAACAAGACTAGATATATTGGCACCACCAATGAACCCTCTTGATATGATTAGACCAGTACACCCCATAGGCTTGTAATAATCATCTTTCTGGTTGTCAACGAAACTTCTAGTCATAGATAGAGTAAGTTTCCAATCATGGGAAATCTTCTGCATCGTGTTGTAAACTTGCTTATAAAATCCCTGATTCATATATCTCTCCTCATCTATGATACTATTTTATAACGCCAGTCTCGAAAAGAAATCTACTAGGAGTTACGGTCATATAAGATTGTCCTCGTTTGATTGTAAGAGGTACGCATATGACGAGATTGTCTCTAGCTCTTGTAACAGCAACGTAGAACAGACGTCGTTCTTCTTCAATCTCAGATTCAGATTGACTCCACATATGGGGGATAGACATCTCATAAACGTTAGCTATATATACTTGAGCCCATTCTAATCCCTTACTACTGTGAATAGTAGAGATCGTAACCTTACCATCACCATTATGTTGTTCTGGGACCATATCTTTGTCATTCATGGTCATCTGAAATACCACATCTTCCATGGTAATACCTGGACTAGACTCTTCTAAACCAGCAAAAATATCTTCCAGTCTCTGAATGTTAGTAAGTTTCCACTCGCATTGATTCTTATCCTTCTTATATCGTTCTTTCACAATCTCATGATATTTAGTAAATTTAATGATAGCATGGAAAGCAGCAAGCGGTTTCATTTCGACGCTTAGAGTGTGCTCTAGAAAATCCAGGTACATACCCATCTTTGCATGATTATACTTACGAGCACCTAGGATCATATTCCCATCAAAATGTTCAACAGCTACTTTTCTCATCTTTTCTATAGCAGAATCTCCGATCCCACGCTTAGGAACTGAGACTGATCTAGTCATAGCCTGAACATCCTTAGGATTTACCAGGAGTCGCATAAAACTTAGAATTTCTCTAGCTTCTAGGGATTGAAGAAGACCTCTCCCACCTTTGATCGTGTATGGTACACGACATCTAACCAATTCTGCTTCAATATCGTCTATCTGAGATGCTGATCGGACTAGGATCGCAGTATCCTTGTAGGCTACTTTTCCTTTTAGTAACTGATTACGTCCCCATATCTGTTCTGCCATCTTGGATGCGTTCTCTCGAGCACTTATCTCAGACATAAGTCGGATAGTACCTGTCTCACCCTTCTCACCACGATCACTCTCCATTTTAAGAGGAATGGTATCGATCATCTTGCTTTGGATCAGGTTGGCATACTTAACTACCTGAGGTACAGATCTGTGGTTACGCTGTAGTTTATAGAGAGATGGGACTAATCCTCTCCAGTTCCTGGAAAATTCTAACAAGATCCCAGGACTAGCACCAGAGAAACCATAGATGGATTGGCTAATATCTCCAACCACATATATGTTCTTGTTGTCTTCTCGAACCAGGAGGTTGACGAAAGCCCACTGAACTATGTTGGTATCCTGTGACTCATCCATTAAGATGTGATCGAACTGAAGCCCGAGCTTTCTGGCCCAATCCTTATCTGTCTTTCCTCGTTGAACCACGAGATGCAGCATATCATCAAAATCTACTACAGACTGAACAGTTTTCTCTTTCTCGTATTCTTCCCAGACTCGCATCTCTAGGTCACCAACTGCGTGATAACCACCATGGGCTATTTTAGCCCTTTCTCGAACTTCGTCTGTATACTCGGAAGCAAACCCAACACCTCGTGCTCTATGGTATTGAATCTTTTCTATTACTTCCCAGTTTTTAATCACTTCTCCTAGTTCCAACCGGAGAACGATCTTGTTGATCATCTCCTTCTGGTTCCACTCGTCTAATGGGGATACTTTATCTGACAACCCGAACCCAGTTGGATCCTTCCTAATAGCAGATAATGCTAGACCATGGATCGTAGAAACTCTAGGCTGTACAATATGGACATGTTTTGGATCATATCCAAGACGATCCTTTAACTCAGTAGCAGCTTTATTTGTAAAGGTGATAACCAGAATCTTATTAGCAGGTATTCCTTGATCTATTAGATGTTTTACACGAGCTGTTAAGACTCTCGTCTTACCAGAACCCGCACCACTATTAATACAAGCTGGGACATCTAAAGGATGCTCTACAGCTTGCTTTTGTTCGTCATTCAACTTCACATGAACTCCATTATCAGAACTTCTTACCTTTATGTTAGTGAGGTAGTTTAATGATAGCCTTCTCAGTCGGGAAACAGCTTGGAAATGGTGATTTGAGTATCAGTGTCAGAGACACAGAGGGAAAACCACAAGTCCCTTCTTATATATCATACTCAATTTTCAACGTTTCTGGGAAACAACCTTCTCTTGTCTCTGATCCTAAAGCAACTCCTGCTCCTGGTGTAGGGACTGGCCAGTATTGGGTTAACATGACTATTCCAACCTCGTGGGTCGCGGGGGATTACAGGCTTGTTTGGTACCTTCAACAGAACCCTGATACCATTGAAGTCTCCATATATGAAGACTTCTCTATTGTACAAACCAATGCTATCTCCTCCTCATTAGAAGCACCAAGTGTGTTCATGAGTAAACGTCTTGGAATAACAGAAAACTCTGCAAATCTAGTGATGATGGTCAGAGAATTACTATCTGATACTAACCCTGACAGAAATTACCACTTTAGACCACCAACAGCTGGTAAAGTAGTAGCAGGGTTCACCCAGAGAGTTGGATATATCTGGACAGATCAAGCTATCCTAAGATTCTTAAATCTAGCAATAGCTAAGATAAACAGTGGGAACCCAAAGAATTTTTACAGCTTCACCATTGATAACATCCCCGATAACTGGTATCAGGCTGCTGCATTAGGTGCTGCTGCTAGTGCCTTGATGGCCGAAGCTATTAGATGGAATGCAGAAGAATTCAGCTACTCTCTGAACGGGGTCAGCTTGGATATCAATAAAGCATCCAGCTATCAAGGCCTAGCTGAATCTTTCAGAACGGAATTCAACGAATGGATAATCCCACTCACTGCAAATCGCCCAACAAGTATGGGTCTACGTCAACCTCGATGGCTAATATAAAGAGGAGTACAATGTCATACATAAAATTAGTAGCCGTCATATTATCTCTTCTAGTTTTAATTGGGATGTCAATACTACATGGTGTCTTTAAGAGAAAGTAAACGCTGGCAAGACCAGACTGGCTGAAATAATCTAAAGGTTAATATGTGTAGAACGAATGAAAATTGTACTCCTGATACTACTCGTAGTAATACTATACTCGAAGCTAATGGATTATATCTGGCCACCTGGTTCCAGAATGCTCGTCAGGTCTAGAAAGAAACGATTTAAGAAGTCTACTTTAAGGTATAAACGATGGCGGCTCAAGGCCTAATGGTTCTAAATTCAGCATTCTTCGGATCTAGAGATCTATTTTGGATCGATGATCCAGATCCAGATGTTAGTGGATATAATGTTTATAGAGCACAAGATTCTGTTGGGCCATGGACTAGAATCAATATAGAGATCGTCCCTGGTCATACATATAGGGATGAAACAACACTCCTTAAAATCTCATATAAAGTTAAGGCAGAGGATTGGGTAGAATTCGGTGAATATGGAAGATATGGATTTCGTGTACCAGAAAAGTCAATCTATTCAGACATAGCTAAGGGTCGTGCATTCTTAGCCACATCTCCTGATGATGTAGAACTGACAATAGCTGGTGAGAAGATCAGACCATCACAGGTAGAAGGTTTGGATGGAACTGTATGGATGCCTCAGACTTCCGTTCTTAAAAGAGATGGTGGAAGAACAGAAACTAAATTAGGCCCAGCTCTTACAAAAGATCTAGATATCCAGGTTGTATATAGGACTCTACAAAATTATGTAGATATCTATCAAGATATGACTAGAACGTACTACTGTGTCGTTCCAATAAATTCATTAGGACAAGAGACTGAATTCCCTGGTGATCATGAAATAGTCAATACCATGGAAATCGATAAGATGGACTATATGCAAGCAGAGATGGTCAGGAGAAATGCCTGGCTATTTGAGCAGGTAGCAGAACCTGCTTATCTGATGCTTCGTAGAACGAAGGGTCTTCCTTGTGGTTGTACAGATGTAGATACTAAGCAACCTAGAACTGGCTGTAAAGTATGTTATGAAACAGGTATTCAAGGTGGTTACTATGGACCTATTGATATTCTGTTTGTTGACCCAGACACTGAAATCAGTAGAATGATTGATGAGAATGGTGTTAAAGTAGAGAGGAAATCAAGGTCATACCTAGGACCTTCACCGATTGTCCAGAATGGTGACCTGATCATCAGAAGAAATGGTGAGAGAATGACGATAGGTAATGTCACATATAAGTCACCAAGAGGTGTTTTACTTCAACAAGAATTCGATGCCATATTACTTCCTTCCAGAGATACTAGGTACTTTATTCCAGTTTATAAGGATTATGAACAAGTAATATACGATCCGTCTACGGATGCAAAGGGTAATGAGCCTGTCACTTTACCAGACACTGGGTGGGAGAATCCAACTATCCCAGCAGGTAGAACTGTCACCTTTAAGAGGATTCAAGCATGATAGATTTCGGAAATATATGTGAGGGAGATGTTCTCCTATTCAAGAAGAATATTAAATATAAGATATCCTTAGTATCCAAGGTTATACGCTTGATACAGGGAAATGAATATGTACATGCCGCTATAGTAGTTTCAGTAGTTCCAGGGCTTACACCGTTAGTAGCTGAGGTTGATTCTGATTTTAAGTCTAGGGTAGTACCTGTCTCCGTTTCTATGGAACGAGGAACTCCTGATGTTTATAGACTATCTACAACATATACTTTCAGATCGAAGTCTGCATACACTTACGCTCTAGACACTGTAGGTCAAAAGTATGGATATTCTAGAATCGTGGATTCTGCTATAAACCACTTCTTAGGGAGATTCGATCATGCTTATAATTACAGAGCGTGGTTCTCACCCGATACTAAAGATATCTGTTCTACACTAGTATCTAAGATACTAAATATAGGATTTGGTGCTAAATATGATAGATTTAGTGAGCCTGATGACTACTGTAAGTCACCATTTATAAGAATATCCTAGCATAGAACGAGGTCTAGAGTATTACCTTAAAGGGGAAGATATACTATGACTTGTATTGTCGGGATGGTAAAAGATAACAAGGTATGGATCGGTGGTGATTCCGCAGGGTCAGACAACTCATCTATCTGTATTCGTAGAGACCCAAAAGTGTTTAAAAATGGCCATTTCTTAATCGGTTTCTGTGGAAGTTTCAGATTTGGTCAGTTACTACATTATAAGTTCACCCCACCATTAAACTCTGAAGAGAAAGATGCTTTCAGCTTCATGGTGACCGATTTTGCTGATGCAGTTAGAGAATTAGCGAAAGAACATGGTATCTTGAAGATAGAAGATAATGTAGAAGAGTTAGAAGATATCCAACTCTTAATAGGATATCAAGGAAGATTATTCACTCTCGAAGAAGATTTTCAGATTGGTGAAGTAGAGAATGAATACTATGCGGTTGGTGAAGGTATGGATCTGGCATTGGGATCTATGTATACTACCAGTAGACAGAAACGTGGATATACACCAAGGAAGAGGCTCGAGATGGCATTAGAAGCTTCAGCACTCTTCTGTAAGAGCGTGGCTCCCCCGTTCGTTATATTAGGATTACAATAATGAAAACTATGAGTTTCTATGAAATTTCCATAAGATTTATAAAGAGTTACTTTGATGGGATAACTGTTGAAGTAGGTCAAACATGGAGAGATCCAGAAATAGATACATTCAATCTAGATTTTGTTATTGCCGAGATAGATAAGAATAGAGTATATCTAAGAAGTTCGTCATTCGTGAGAACTAATAAATCTATCCGACATCTAAAGACATTTTATGATTTCGTGAAGTAATAATGAACTGAAGGACTTTGAACCCTTCTAATCCGTCGCCTCCGGGGACAAAACAAATACTCGCTTAACGAAAGGAGTCATTATGACCAGATACCGAGTAGATATCTTTAACCAACTCGATCCCTTCTTCCTAGGTTTCGAATCCATGTTTGACCGCTTCGATCATTTCTTTGGAGCAAAGCAAGGTAGCTATCCACCTCACAATGTTGTAGAGGTTGGAGCTAACAAGTTCGATATTGAGATCGCTTTAGCTGGCTTTAAAAAGTCAGATATTGATATCTCTGTCTTTGAACACAATTTAACCATTAAACACGTCAAGACAGAGAAAACTGAGGATGACGGTGTACGATATCGTGGGATCGCTAAACGCGAATTCACCAAGATCTTCACCCTATCTGATGCGATCAATGTTATTGGTGCTGAATTAGAAGATGGTCTGTTAAAGATTCATCTCGAGAAGATTGATCCTACGAAAACTGCTGCTGTAAAAATTAACATCAAGTAACTTCGAAGGGTTCAAAGTCAAAGGCCACCAATTGGTGGCCTTTTTCATTACTAATTTTCAAGAAGATCCATTACTAACTTCTTACGTAATATTTCCCACCTGCCACAGTCATGTTATCTGAGAAGATGACGTGCTCTGGGATAGCTTGCTTTAAGAATGTATCGACATGCCAGACACAGAAGCTTTGATGACTCTTATTCATTCTCTCTTGATATTCAAAGTCAATCTTAGCCATACAACCCATGACGACCCAGTGAATAGGTCCCATAGTAAGGTTGGCAGTTGATCTCATATCAGTACGATGTGTATGACCACTGCATCCAGACATTCCGAATCCGTTATCACCATGATGATCAACCACAACAGTGTTGTAGTATACTTTGAAGTTGTTCTTGATCTCAGTACGAACATCAGCTGGTTTGAAAGCTGCAAAGTCGATTCTGGATACTAGGTTGATTTCAAATTCGTCTAGGCCTAGGACCTTGGAAAGTGAAATACCCATTAGATCCATGAGGGGTCTGATTTGAGGGCTACGATCAGCCATATACTTCATAATCCTGAGATCATGGTTCCCGATTACAAAATCGATTTGAGTGTTCGGACAAACCTTACGCAGTGGCTTGAAGATGTGATCCCTGACATAGTCAAAGGCTTCTTTCAAGTTCATCTGTCTTGGATCATTCGTAAATCTGCTAAATTCAATCTCATCAAATACGTCGCCAGCAAGAACGATAGTATCTGGTTTCAATCTGGCAGCAACATCCAAGAACGTCTTCCAACAGAATGTATCTAGTTGCTTATCATGTAAGTCACTACATACCATTACCGTCTTATATCTCTCAGAATCTTCGGGACGCTCGTACTTGCCCAGGTAAGGTTGAACTTCCATTTCGAAGAAACCTCGATATCTGTCAGTAGCCGCATGACGAGCTATATCTTTCTCGATCTGAGCTGCACCTCTATGTAAATCCAACCCGGCCTTACGTCTAAATTCTTGGAAGGTTCCAAACTTGTTGGACCAACAACGATCACTATACTTTCCATGAATTCGATAGAAATCTCGAGTTATGTACTTGTATGGATTCTCGTCTTTTACTTTTCTAAGATCTTCGATCAGATCCTCGGACTTTGCAGTCGGATCATATTTCTTAGAAAGTTCAGATAGAAGAGCTTGATGTGATTGGGATCTTTTGGATTCAGCGTCTACACGCTTCTGTTCTAGTTTCTCTGGTACAATCTTTTTTGATGCCACTCTCGTTCTCCGTGAAAGACTTCTCATAGGACCTTGAAGTTAGGAAATAGTTCGTGGTCCCCAGTTAGAAGACTAATAGCTCAAGGCAGTGGATTCTGGGATAAATAATCTGCTAGGACTATAGGAAATAGACTTAATAGATTGTCCATTATTAAGATTGTTTGGTAATCTAGTTTGGAGGTAACTGTGCTCAGAGATTCTCTCAAACCCAGAATTGAAGAGGCTTCGGCTTCTAAATCCTATGGTCCAGAGATTCTCCACGGTCTCATCGAGAAAGAATCCACGTACCGACCCGATGCTGTGTCAGAGACTGGTGTTCGAGGTCTATGTCAATTGACCGAGGCTACAGCGAAGGAAGTCATCCAAAAACATGGTCTGAAAATGCCGATATCAGCTATCTTAAAACCTGAAAATCAGGTGTTGTTAGCAAGTTTGCGTTTAGAAGAGATGATTGGACGAGTGGAAGCCAGGTATCCCAAGCTGTCTGAAGAAAAACAACTGGAACTCGCTCTTCATGCCTACAACGCTGGTTACTCAGCCGTTACAACGGCAGTATCTAAAGGTGGGATAAAGGGTTTCAAGCAGTTCTTGCCTAAGACTGCTGATAAGAAATATGCGATGAAAGTAATGTTCCACAGTAAATCCTGGAAAGTAGGAAAGGTCCAGACCCAGGTTCCCACACCAAGGATTACGATCGCTCCTGAATTTTACCACTTCCTCCCATTCTTGACATTTTTATTTTTAGTATTCTACTTTGCTAAGAAGTATCAGACTACTGGTATCTTCGAGGTCGAGCCATGGGATTTGAAACAGGATGTGTTGAAGACGCTATAATCCTCATCCATCAGATGAAGAGTGAGTTTCTCGGTGATCTGGAAGGGCATAATAAGTTAGCTAACGAGGTGATCGCTACTCTCCGAGTAGAAGGCCCACGTATAGAGAAAAATAGAGATGTATTAGGGATCATAAACTTCCAATTGGTGAGATTGGCTGTATGTATACCAGATGAATTTGATGATCATCCACTGGTAGAGAAATTCAAGGACAAGGTGCAGGATCTCTGCAATTGTTATGATGGTGGATTGGATTCCGGGGACTAAAGAACTTTAGATCTCTTATGTAGAGAGTTTTGATGTTCAAATCCCAGTTACTTAAGACAGCTGCTCCACCAGATCTTAATCCTAAGATCAGATATGTCTATCTCGGTGCGGAAGCTGCCAAGCTGATTCGTGATCTGGAGAAATGTAAGGGTAAATTCCTAATACTTGAAGGTGTAGCAGGAGTATCCTCCAGCGCAGGTATCTTCCACAGCTTTGGAAATATAGATGTCACAATTCCATATAGAGAATTCCTATCGTTAAATAACGTGGAAAGAGTAGACTATAAGGATCATGACGACATAGTAAAGAATACAGCTATGTTCTACTCCAGGATTGTTGATGGTGAGTTGGTCGAAGCAAATTATTATGTCATCAGGGGAATTATATCATCTGTCCTATATGATAAGATGGATTCAGGAAAATTAAAATATCTAGCTAGTAAAGATTTCGATGAATGGCATGAAGTATCTAATGGATATCGCTGGACAGACCACCATCAATCTACTCTACAAAAGATGCTCCGGAAGACTTCATTCGACAGTGTTAATGAATTGGTATGGTTTATTTTGATGTTCCTAGAACGAACTCTAAAATGTTGGGATCAATTTACAGACAAAGATATCAACAAGATTGAAGAAGTGTTGAGATCTGGGGTAAAGGATAAGATAAGACAGAGTACTGGATATACAGGTGAAAAAGAACTGATCATTATGGATAAGAGATTGGTGTTACCTCATGGGACTTCAATACACCATCTATATAATAAGATCATAGCACAGGATGGTAGTGGATATCTATTCGAGAAACTAAGAAAATTTGGAATAACCATGCCTGACGGTGACGACGATGTTTAGATCTAGTCTCTTAAAATCAGCTGCTCCTCCTAAGATGGATAAGAGGATAAAGTACGTATACCTAGGTCCAGATCATAGAAAATTTCTTAGAGATCTTCTAGAATCCAAGGGACGAAATCTCATCCTAAAGGGTGTAGTAGGGGTTTCCACAAACAAGAATATACTACATGAGTTCGGTGACTTTGGTATGACAATGCCATATCAAGATTTTCTGAGACTCAACAATGTTGAGAGAATCGACTACAATAATCACAATGAGATAGTAAAGAACACGAACATGTTCTATAACAGAATGATCCATGGGTTCTTACAAGAGGCTAGTCCGAGTATCCTTAGCAATATCATGTATAGTATCCTAGGTGGTCTAGCTAGAGCATCTGAGATGAAAGACCTATATAAGGTATTAAATCCACGAAAACTTATCCCGCCATTTGCTGAATCCGGGTATTACATTCAGACCTTCTATAAAGATTTCTGTGAACTGGTTGATACCACATCATTCGATAGTATAAATGAACTCGTATGGTTCACCATGATGTTCTTGGAGAAGACGTGGTCAGCATGGAAGAAACTAACTCAGAAAGATATAAATCTTATAGAAAAGACCATAAGATACATAGTCAAGAAAAAGATAAAGGATGACGCTGATGCGTTCGCTCACGAGGAAGAAATTTTGATCATGGATCAGAAGCTCGTAGTACCTCGCGGTACGAAGATAGAAAATGGCCTCGGATACATCTTGGGTGGTAGGAAAGATCTAGATATTTTGATGGCAAAATTGAAGCAATTTGATCTCGTCTTAGAAGAAGGTGAGATGCTTGAACTCGAGATCCGAGTAGAGAATAATAAGAAGACATTGTCTTTAGCCAAATAGCCTCTGGTAATTACTATCTGAGGTATATGTGTGTAAATGGTCTAGAGGGTTTGACGTAGCATCTGCTGCAGCTAAGCATTCTAATGCTCCATTCACTCGTGTACGTATGGGTGCCGCACTGTTTAGTGGTTCAAGATTGGTGAGTCTTGGATTCAATACCTATTACAAATCACATCCAGATCACCATGCACATGGTAGGGTAGGCCGTTGTTTCGAGAACATCCATGCAGAACAAGGTGCTCTGATCAAGAGAAAGCACTATGAGGATACTAACCTTATTATGTATGTGTGGCGGGAACTTGAATCTGGTCAGGCGGCTAGTTCCAAGCCTTGCCCGATGTGTATGACCTTAATGACTAAGGCTGGTGTGAAAAAGGTTAGATTTATGGAAATTGACGGTTCCTGGGCTGAAATCAAACTTTAGTTACCCAGAACAGTAATTCTTACGTAATCTATTCCAGAGCGATGATGCTCATCTCCACGAGGAATCCCATGCAGAAGCTGGTCAATCCTATCCTGATCGCCAACAAGCCTGAGACCTTCACTCCCTACCAGGTTCGCCAGGTCCAGAAGTTGTCTGAGAAGTTCCAGATGGTTTCGATCCCTGAAGCCGACCTGAACCGTACCCAGAAGGCTCCCCTGTCGGTCCTGTTCTACGACTGCAATGGGAAGCTGAACCTGTACCGCATCGGCCAGCATAACGTCCTCGGGAAGCGGGTTACTCGGTAAATCTACTGTTCAGAACCCCAATTCATTGTCCAAAACGGTAAGAATCGCGTAATCTAGTGTTCTGGAGGTGTTAAATGGCTAAGACTGCCGTGATCGACGTGTTCGGTGCTGCCCCTGTGGTGCCCAGCAAGAGGAAGGCTGAAAAGGGTGAAAAGCCTGGTATCGAGTCCGGTGTGGCTCTCGCCAAGGTCGCCGCCATCGACTTCATCATGAAGTCTCTGAAGGGTGTTCGCGAGACCTACGAAGGCATGCTCAAAGACGAGATGCTGGACAAGTTCGTGGAAACTGGCCTGGCTGGTCAGAAGCGTCCAGACAACTACCGTGGTGTGAACGGTAAGGGTGAAGCTAGCTGCGAGATGCGCAAGCGTTCCACGGCATCACCTCTGTCGGATGATGAAGTGTCTGAGCTTGCGAAGCTCGGCATCGAAATCAAGCTGGAAACCGTGCAGGAAGAGATGTTCGTGTTCAACGCTGAAGTGCTGAAGAACCCTGAACTTCGGGCCAAGATCTCGGCAGCTTTCGCCAAGATCGACTTCGGTGACATCCAGCCCATCTCCAAGATCGAAGCCCAGCAGAAGTACGTGGCCTCTGAGGAAGCGATCGAGGAAGTGTTCAAGAAGTCCAAGACCCAGGCGATCGGCTCCAAGTTGCTGTCGATGCTCACGACCCTGGCGGTCAAGAGCAAGTGGAATGGTAATAAGTCTGATGCCTACGCTCTCCTCGCGGAAGAGGACAGCATCACCTCGGTCACTCTGTCCTAATGTTCTACCCTCCTCGTCCAGAGAAGGCTGTCGATCCATCCGAGTTGGGGCGATTTGAATCACTCGGATGGATCGGTCAGTTCAAGAAGAATGGTACGTACACTGTACCGGATAGAGAGAAGGTCTACACGAGGCATCTCGAACCTCACAAGTTGTGGAACCCAAACGACAGCAAGGCGATGACAGAGATCCGAAAGATTCCTGGGATCACTCTCTGTTCCGAACTCCTTCATAAGAAGGTTAGTGGTGGAAGCCAGGATACTCTGTACATACATGACATCCTCGTCATCAACAACGAAGATCTCGTTGGAGTATCCTACGAAGACAGGTACAAGATGCTGTTGAATTTGTTCGTATGGAAAGATGAAGGAAACCCTGACTATTTTGTCGTAAACAAGAATCTATGGATCAGCAAGTGGATCTACAAAGGTTTCCTGAAAACGTTCAATGCCATGACCAATCCTGAAGATGAAGGTTTGGTTCTGAAGAATCCCAAAGCCAAACTGGCTTTCTGTGGTAAACCAGGAAGTAACAGTAGTTGGCAGATTAAGTGTCGCCGACCCCATAAGAATTACAGCTTCTGAATTGACCATTAAAAGTTACCTATTAGAGAAATGACCAAGTAATCTAGTGGGTCGAGGAGGAAATAATGAAGCTGAGTGGCGTGCAGGAAGCGGGTTCGGTTCAGGTGATGGCACCTGGTGTCCAGAGAACCTTCCAGATCCACAATAACATCAAGTCCTTCAGGATCCTGTCTGATGGCCTTTACAGTGATAAAATCACTGCGGTTATCCGGGAACTGTCCTGCAATGCCTGGGATTCTCATGTGGCAGCTGGTAAGAAGACCGTGCCATTCGAGGTCCATTTCCCCACTGGCCTGGAACCCTGGTTCAGCGTCCGTGACTTCGGGATCGGTCTTTGTGAAGAGGACATCTACGACCTCTACACCACGTACTTCAGTTCCAGCAAGGACCAGTCGAACGAGTTCATCGGTGCACTCGGTCTCGGTTCCAAGTCTCCCTTCTCGTACTGTGAGACTTTCACGGTAACTTCGAACTTCAATGGTTCGAAGCAGATCTTCAGTGCTTTCATCAGCGAAGAAGGTCTCCCGACCATCATCAAGATGCACGAAGAGACTACGACTGAAGGCAATGGCCTGGAAGTCAAGTTCCCGGTGAAGCGTGATGACATCAGCAACTTCCACTACAAGGGTGCCAATGTCTTCGAGTTCTTCGAAGTCGCTCCCAAGCATAATCTCAGTGGACAGCGTATTCCCAAGAACGACTACATCCTTAAGGGTATCGTGGATGGGTGCTGGTGGGGGATTCGTGCTGGTGCTGGCAACGTTCGTGCCGTCATGGGATCCATCTCCTATCCTCTCGATCTGAGTGGGCATGGTCTCAGCTCTGAAGAGCAGACTGTCGCCGCCTGTGGTATCGATATCCAGTTCAATCTTGGGGATCTCGAGATCGCTGCCAGCCGTGAAAAGCTGTCCTTCAACAAGATCACGATCGCCAACGTGACCAAGCGTTATCGTGCCATTTTCGAGCAGATGAACAAAGAGATCCACGACAAGCTCGATGCCGCTACCACTGTGTGGGATGCTCGCAAGGCTCTCTTCTTGATGACGAATGACCAGTCGGTTGGTCGCATCGTTCGCAACCTGATCCAGACCAACTCGATCAAGGGCAAATACACCAACTTCGAGTTCGATGGTAGTACCTCTGGATCTTTCAAGGCCACGGAGTATCCGGAACTGAATGTCATCGGTGTCTCTCCTGCTTCTGGGATCTGGGCCAAGAAGAATCTGTATTCCAGTGACTACAAGGTTAAGATCGAAGCCTCTAGCAGTCAGCGATTCATCCTGAACGATATGTTCCGTGGTCACAACCAGATCCTCGCTGAACTGGTCAAGGATGGTAGTCGCTTCATCATGCTGACTCCTCGCAAACTCAAGGATCTCTCGGATGACGAGAAGGTCGAGGCTGCAAAGCTGGCTGCTGAACAGGTCGAGAAGTTCATGGCGAACTTCGAAGGTGCCAAGCTCGAGAAGATCAGCGACTACCATGATCTGCTTGAAAAGCGTGTCCCAGGTGAAAAGAAGACCCGGATTCGCAAGAACTACTTCCACTACGTCGGTAATAAGACCTGGGGTGGTTCGTTTGAGCACATCCCCGACGCCGAGTTCGATACGGCTACCGATGGCGATGTCTTGTTCTTCCCAATTCACAACATGAAGCCAGCCCAGGACCGTATGGAGCAGGAAAGTGCCGAGGATTTCAGCACCTTCATCTATCGGCTTCGTCAGGCCGGGATCATAGGCAAGGATACCAAGCTGGTCGCCTACAAGGTTCGGGAAGAGTTCGAGATCTCTGAGCCTGAGAAGGATCTGCTCACTTTCGTGGACGAGACTATCGCCAAGAAGCTGACCGATCCCAAGATCGCTAGCTACTACAACGATGACAATTCCTTCACTGTCCCCGATCTCTTCAACTCCTATGAGATCTGGAACACTCGCAAGGGCACAAAGGGTCAGGCTTTCTTCGCTACCAAGTTCGGTGCCTTGATGGCCGAATACCGAGAGTACAAGGATGGCCGGGACAAGAATTCTGAATTCATTCGTATGTGCTACACCCTTGGTATCAAGAAGCAGAAGAGTATGTTCACCAAGGATCTGGCCGATAAGTGCAAGAAAGTTGCCACCAAGTATCCCATGCTCAGTCTTCTCCAAACCTACTACATCGCCAACAACCTTGAAATTCTAACCGATTACCTGAATCTCGTTGATTCTCAGTAATCCAACCCAGAAGGAGATACCATGTTTCCAATGATCATCACCAAGTCGTATATCAATCTCGTGATTGGTGGACGCTCTCGAACGGTGGAAGCTTCCAACAAGTTCTTCCCTCAGCTTCTTGATGCAGTCAAGAACCAGGCTTGGGAGGCTGTTGATACGCTCTCCGATCTGGCCCAGGCCATCAACAAGGCTGGTGCTGGCAAGGTCGTGGTCGAAGACGGTGTTGTCTTCTACGATGGTATGCCTGTCCACAACATCGTCGCCACCAGAATCCTGGACATGCTGGCCGAGGGTTGGACTGTGGATCCTATGATCAAGTTCTTGGAGAACCTGCTCCAGAACCCTGTGGCATCTGCCATCGATGAGCTCTATCTCTTCATGGAAGCCAATTCCCTGCCTCTGACTCCGGATGGACATTTCCTGGCCTACAAGGTGGTCACTTCCAACTTCAAGGACAAGCAGACCAAGACCTTTGACAATTCGGTCGGTGCTGTCCTGGATATGGATCGTGCCAAGTGCGATCTGGATCGGAACAACCATTGCAGTAGTGGTTTCCACTTCTGTGGCTTCAGCTATCTCTGTCACTTCGGTTCTGCCGATGACCAGATCATGATCGTCAAAGTGAATCCCAAGGATGTCACCAGCATTCCTAGCGACTACCAGAATGCCAAGGGTCGTGCCTGTCACTATGTGATCCAGGAGCACTACGGCAAGTTCAGTGACTTCTTCGAAGTCGATCGTCTGGCCACTGCGGCTGTCACCGAGACCAGTGAGATCGAGTTCCTTGCTGTCGAAGGCAATCCCATTCGTAGCCTTCGTGAGCTTCTCGGATTCAGCCAGCGCGAAGTGGCCGAGTATGCTGGCTACAGCAAGTCAACGCTGTGGAATGCCGAGCAGATCTCCAACACTCCCAAGGTCGAGACGATGGATCGCTGGGCCCAGGCCATGACCGATCTTCGCAACGAGCGAGACGAGACGAGTGTTCGTAAGTACACCTTCAAGATCGATGAAGCCATTCGCATCATGATCGAGACCCTCCCAAGCGAGGACGAGGCTGAATTCGAAACCTCCTTGAGTGACTTCGAGCCTGAATACTGCGAGGACTGTGATCAGGATCTCGACGACTGCGACTGTTAAGTCCTACAATCCCAATGACTTCCGATGGGGCCTTAAGTGGCCCCATTTCATTGGTTAAGAAATTATCCTGAATGGTAAGAACCCAGTAATATAGTTTCTTGAGGAGAATCGCCATGATCACCACCATCAGCCGTTCTGACATGTCTGTCCTTCGTTCCGAGGTCAATGCGGCCATCGCCGCTGTCGCCACCAAACATGGTCTGGTGATGGCCCTGGGATCCGGGAAGTTCAATGAAAAGAACGCTTCCTTCAAGCTCGAGATCTCCACCAAGGATCAGAATACTGGGATGGTGAAGAGCAGGGAAGCCACCAGCTTCGAAGTCAATGCCCATTTCTACGGCTTCAAGGCCGAGGATCTCGGTACCACCTTCAAATCGAATGGTCGGACTTTCAAGATCACGGGTCTCAACACTCGTCGTCCCAAGTTCCCTCTCCTGGCTGTCTGTGTGGAAGATGGGCGAACCTACAAGTTCCCTGACACGACCGTCCTGGCCTACCTTGGCCGAAAGAAGTAACGATGCTCAAGGTCCTGTTCATCGACGATCAGATCGAGCGTGTGGAAGCTGCTAAAGCGTATCTGACCAGAGAGGGGGACGAATTCACCTGGGCTACTGAAGTCCCCAACAACCTCGAAGACTACGACATCATCTCTTTCGATAACGATCTCGGTGTTGCTCCTGAAAAGGATGTCGTGATCCAGTTGGGTAAGCGTCTGTTCTGTGGTAACTGTTCTCTCGCGAACAAGATCATCACGGTCCATTCTATGAACCCTGTGGCCGCTGCCCGTATTGGAAGCTTGTGTGAAGGTTTGGGTGCCACCAATGTGGCCATCGTTCCCTTCTCTCGTATGTTGTTAGGTCCCAACCAGTTGTAGGAGTTGTGGTGCACAAGTTCTATTCTGACCGTTCCGATAACGATGACCACGCCGATCAGAACGGCTGGAACCATGGTCTTGGTAAGGTTGTTCGCAAGGCCGTTCAGGATCCTGAGGCTACTGCCTACGATAGCTTGGATTCCCTTCCGAAGCACGAAAACAACCACAAACGCCTTGGGTACTGGGGACATCGTCGTCCCAACATCCACTGGCGAAAGGTCAATCGTTGGGTTCTGGCCCAGGTTGGTAGGCATATCGACGATGTCCGTTCTGAGTTCATCAAACTGGCCAACGAAGGTGATCCCTACATCCGTGAACGCCTCGTCTCAGCTTTCGAATCCAATGTCCCGACCATCCGTGGGCAGATTGAAATCTGCATCAGCAAAGAGGGTGGATGGCCATACCTTGGTCTGGTTACTGAAACCGGGCACATCGAAAAGAGCTACTACCGTCGTCGAGATCTGTACATCAATCTCTCTGGGATCATCTGTCAGGTTTCCAACAAGACGTACAAGGAGCTTGAACGCCTTCAGGAGAAGCAGCGGAAGGAAAGCAACAACAAGGTTATCTGGGTTAATGATGTCCGAGGTTTCATCTGTCTCCGGGATCAGTGGTTCGAAGTCATCTATGCTAAGTTGAACTCTGATTTCAATCGCAATCTTCTTAGCCTTGACTGTCTTCTGTGTCGGAAGCTGAAGAAGAGCTGGTATAACTCGCACCTCGAAGTCTTCGGTCATCTCCACGGTAATATCTACTGTGTCGCCCTTCGGTCTGTGTCTTATCGAGATATCGAAAAACTTCTTGTGTAGTTCTTTTAAATCAAAGACGATTCTTTTAAGTTTGCTATGATTGCTGATGAACTTAACTTAACAAGGTGAAGTAATGTATCGTGAACATGATGAAAAAGAATGTAAGAGCTGTAATTGCCCTGAGCATGGTAAGCCAAATGGTGGGGCAGGAGAGATTACCCTCCTGTTTGTAATCATTGTTGTTGTTGTTCTCTTGTATTGGAGATAACATGGCTGAATGTAGGCAATGTCAAAATCCTCATCTCAAAAGTCTTCGGATCTCTACATGGTAATGTCTACTACATTATCGAGATATCGAAAAACTTCTTGTGTAGTTCTTTTGACTTCGAGTAATAATTATGTAGAACCAAACGGTTCTCTTCCCACAGAGAGTGGGTCGTATTAAAAATACACGGAGAGTGTCATGCATGAATATGCGATCGTCATCGGAAGATTTCAACCCTTCCATCTGGCCCACAAGCAACTGCTCGAGAAAGCGTTCGAGGTTGCGAGTAGGGTCATAATTATTTTAGGTAGCCATGCAGCTGCCCAAACTTCCAAGAATCCCTGGACTAGTCAAGAACGAATCAAGATGATCGAGTCGGCTCTGACACAAGAGCAGAGTGATCGCATTACATTCCTTCCAGTCCGCGACTATCTTTACAATGAGAATGTCTGGTTGTCTGAAATTCAGCAGAAGGTTAAGGTGGTCACCAACAACTCCAAATCGGTCGTGTTGATTGGTCACATGAAGGATGAGTCAAGCAGTTATCTCAAGACTTTCCCTCAGTGGGAATTCATTGAGACCAAGGCCGCTTTTGATCTGTCTGCTACTGATATTCGCCATTCTCTGTTCACCACTGAAGGATGGGCTGACTCAGCTCAAAAAGTTCCTCAGAAGGTGCAAAACTATCTGGTCAACTGGTGCCGAACTTCGGACTATGTTCGCCTGAAGGAAGAGTACACCTACCTCCAGAAGTATAAGGCTTCTTGGGCTGTGGCTCCTTATCCTGTGACCTTCGTGACTGCTGACGCTGTCGTGATCAAGTCTGGTCACGTCCTAGTGGTCAAGCGTGGTGGAAATCCTGGCAAGGGCTTGATCGCTCTCCCTGGTGGATTCGTAAATCAGAATGAAAGCCTTGATGTGGCTTGCCTTCGAGAGCTCAAGGAAGAGACCAAGATAAAGGTCAGCATGGATAAGCTGACCTCTGCTCGTCAAACCAACCACGTGTTCGACCACCCACAGCGTAGTCTCCGTGGTCGTACTATCACTTATGCCTACCTGTTCGACTTGGGTAAAGAGGGAGACCTCCCAACCGTCAAGGGTTCAGATGATGCCGAGACTGCTTTCTGGATGCCTATTGGAGATGTATATTCCAATGAGGCTACCTTCTTCGAAGATCATCGCGACATCATTCTCTATTTCCTCGGCCGATAGGCTACCATGAATTCTCACAAACCTACTCCAACCATTTCCTACAAGGACAACTGGTACCATCACGAATACTATGTCGATGGGAAACAACTCAAGGACATTAGACGAGTTGAGATCGGAAAAGAATTAAAGTCATTCGTAGTTCCTGTCAACTCGTTCAAGGATGCTGTGACCTATAACGATATGGGTCATGAATATACGTCATATTCAACTCAGTTTACCGTGACCATGCGCGACGAGATGCTTCTGATTCCAAACGAAATCCCTCTATCACGTCTTCTCAGTCTTGGCTTCTTCGTCAAACTCGTTGATGGTGAATAAACTTTCCTAAAGGAGAAATACCATGTATAATTATAACTTGATACTAGATTCGGATAGTTACAAAATGTCTCACTGGGTACAATACCCACATGGAGATAACTTCAAGACCACTTCCATGTTCTCCTATCTGGAGAGTCGTGGTGGTAAATATGATTTCACCCTTTGGTTCGGACTCCAGTATCTCTTGAAAGAATACTTGTCCCAGCCCATCACGATGGAGATGGTCGAAGAAGCCAAGGAGATCACTGAACTCCACGGTACTCCCTTCAATTATGATGGTTGGAAGTACATTGTCGAGAAGCTTGGTGGTCGTATTCCTGTTCGTATCCGTGCCGTCCCTGAAGGAACTAAGGTTCCTATCCACAATATCCTGATGTCCGTCGAATCCACTGATGGGAATGTGCCATGGATCGCCAGCCATGTGGAAACCATGCTTATGCGTTGTTGGTATCCTACTACTGTAGCCACTCAATCCAAGACCATCAAGGATCTTATCCTCAGCTATCTCACAAAGACATCAGAAGATCCTCAAGATGAGATCGCTTTCAAGCTTCACGACTTCGGTAGCCGTGGTGTCAGCTCCTTTGAATCTGCTGGCTGGGGTGGTGCTGCCCATCTGGTAAACTTCATGGGAACTGATACGATTGCTGGTCTTCTCCTAGCTCGTAAGTTCTATCATGAACCTATGGCTGGTTACTCTATCCCTGCTGCCGAGCACAGTACTATCACTAGCTGGGGTCGTGAGAACGAAGTCCAAGCATATCGTAACATGCTCAAGCAGTATGCTAAGCCTGGTGCATTACTGGCTGTGGTCTCTGATTCCTACGATATCTACAACGCTTGTGAGAATCTCTGGGGTGGAGAGCTTCGCCAGGAAGTCATTAACTCCGGCGCTACCGTGGTTATCCGCCCTGACTCTGGTCATCCTGCTACTGTGGTTCTCAAGTGCCTCGAGCTTCTCGGTTCAAAATTCGGCTACACCATTAATTCTAAGAACTACCGCGTACTCAATAACGTTCGTGTTATCCAGGGTGACGGTGTGAATTACGACTCCATCCTGGAGATCTTGGAAGTTGCCACTCAACATGGTTGGTCTGCCACCAACATCGCCTTTGGTATGGGTGGTGCTCTTCTTCAAATCGTCAACCGTGATACTCAGCAGTTCGCCTATAAGTGCAGCAGCATGACTCGTACCTACACTGATGGGCACGAAGAGCAGATTGATGTCTACAAGCAGCCTAAGACCGACTCTATGAAGAACTCTAAGCGTGGTCGGCTGGATCTGATCTTGACTGAGACTGGGTATCACACTGTCAAACTCCTTCTTGGTGAACAGGCCCATCCTGCCTCTGCAATGCAGACCGTCTATGAAAATGGTGAGATCCTGGTTGATGACACCTTTGATATTATTCGTGAGAGGTCCAACCATGTCTAGTTGGAATAAGATCGAGATCAAAGAATCGTCTGAGGGTAATGTCTGGAAGTTTGTATTCACCAAGGACGATGCCATTGTTGAGGCAGTTCTTTATCGCTATGAGTCATTTGAAGAGAGAACTGTCATTTGTTTTTCTGTTCAATCGGGTTGTCCCGTTGGTTGTAAATTCTGTGGAACCGGGGGTCACTATGTAAGAAATCTAACAGCAAACGAAATTGCATCCCAAGTTTGGCACATCATCCGTCTAATGAAGATTGACCCATTTAAGGTCAAAAAATTTCAATTGATGGGAATGTCGATGGGTGAGCCGATGCTCAATTGGGAGAATCTAAAGGAAGCAATTACCCTCCTAAAAGAGTTCGGATACACTCATGCTCAATACCTAATCAGCACAGTAGGTATCGCAGATCTCGATACATTCAATGACATCATCGGATTTTCTAGAGAGAATCCCCAGATCGGTCTTCAATTCTCTATCCACAAGTCTACAGATGAACAGCGAAATAGACTTATTCCATACAAGAATAAGCTGACCTTATATGAACTCATGGTAGCTGGTGTCAACTGGCATTCTGCAACAGGACGTCCAGTATATCTCAACTATTGTATCGATGGTACCAATAACACAGAAGATGATTTCAATAACTTGAGGGGTATGTTCAATCCTGAAGTATTTAATTTGACATTTTCTGTGATCTGTGCTAAGAATGAATCTATCAAAGATGCGGCATATCGTAATCTCGATGTCATCAATGCTTTCAGTCAGAAATTCCTGGAAGATGGATACAACGTCCGTGTCTTCAATCCAGCAGGTCAGGACGACATCGGTGGTGGATGTGGCCAGTTATTCGCTGTTCAGAACTGGTTCGAAAATCATAAACACCGTGGGGAGGTTTGAGTATAACCTAGTTAGTTCCCAGGAGATATCCTTGTCAAAAAATGATGAACCTATCCTAATCCCTATCTCCATGGAAAAAGACGAAGAGACATGTAGAGAAGTCTTGTGTAAGTATACTCCCACTATCTACGTCCGTGGTGAGTTTAATGATGAGATGGTTGAGTCGTTTAGAAAAGCGGTCAACACTATTAAGTATGAACGAAATATTGACATCGCTACCGTAGATATCAGTAGCCCAGGTGGTTCAGTTCTGTCTCTGTTCGAGATGCTTGGAACCATGCAACAGTCTGGGTTAAAGTATCTCACATACTGTAGTGGACAAGCAGCATCCTGTGCAGCGATCTTGTTATCGGCTGGTGAACCAGGACAACGATGGATTTCACCGATGGGATCTACCATGATCCATGGTGTTAGTAATTTCTTGGGATATGCACCGTTTGAAGAGCATGTAGTAGAACAGGAATTTATTGCAAAGACTAACGAGAAGTTGATGCACCTGTTAGCTAAAAATTGTAAGATGCCGTATAAGGGTTTGATGAAGAAGATCAAGGATTCTGGTGCTCGTTCTCTATGGCTACTGGCCGAGGATACACTACAACTTGGTCTCGTAGATAAGATCGGGTATCCTGTCGTCATCAAAGAAAATCAGTACGCAGTAAAGAATGCTTTAGATAAGTAAATTCCTTGTTATACAATTGTATAAAGTAATAACTTAGGACCTACTCAGGTATTTCGATCAAACAGGAGATCGCCAATGAGATTCATAAACGAATACACCCAGAAATCAGCTAATACCCCAGAGATCAAGGTCTTCACTGATAAGAGCACATATCACAAGCTAGCGAAAGTAGCTTTGACTGGTGTACTAAACGGTCAGTACTACAAATCTGAGGACAAGATAGTCAGTGAACTAACTTCTGTAGTTGAGAAGATGGCAATCGAAGATCCTATCTTCTTGCTAAAGGCAGCTAAGGCTAGCCGTGCCCTCAACATGAAGTTGTTCCCTAAGCTAGCTGTCGCTGCTGTCCTATCGAAGTCACAGGACAAGTCTGTAGATCCAGAGATCGAAAAGATTCTGGCTACCTACAACCCAAACCAGCTTTTAGAGTTCATCTTGATGTTGAAGAACCGTCAGTATGGTTCTGGCCTGGGGTCTAGATCACAGAAGCTCGTCGCTCGTGGACTAGCTCGTGTCTCAGCTAAGCGTCTAGAGGATTGGACTCTGTCCGAAGGTTCTAGCCTTAACAGAATCCTACGTCTCGTTCACCCAACACTTAATCCAGTCGTCAAGTACGTCCTGAAGGCTGATAAGGAAGCAGAGTGGACTGATCGTCAGCGTGCACTCGAGACCATCAAGATGCTTCAGCAGAAGAGAGAAGGGGATTACGAGGCTGAGGTAGCAGCATTAATCAAAGTCTACAATCTTCCATTCAATTCTTTGAAGGGTGTAATCTCAGCTACCAACAAAGCTGCCTGGGACGAGATCGCAGAGAACATGTCTGTGATCCAGCTCCTAATCAACCTCAAGTCCCTTGACAATATGGGTGTGATGACCACTTCTAGACTTCGTCGTCTTCTAGATGCCAAGTTTGTAAAGGGCAAGACCAGGATTCTTCCTTTTGACATCATGCGGCCAATGGCTAATGCAGATGCTAAGTACAGGGATGTCTTGATCGAGTTCTTGGAGAAGCTAGTCCTAGATCCTATTCCATCCCTTGAGGGTAAGACCGTCGGTCTAATCTTTGACGGTAGTGGATCAATGGGTGGTCCTAACTATGCTGGTAGCCCATGGATGACTTCTATGGCCTTGGGTCTGCCTCTTATGTCCAGCTGTAATGTAGCTGAGTCCATCATCTATTCTACCACTGTCCGAAAGGCTCCAGAGTTCAGAAAGTATGATGGTGCAGAGAACTTCAAGCGTATCTCCGAGGCATTCCCATCTGGTGGAACCAACACCGATATGGCGATTGACCACTTCACCAAGAACAACATCGTTGTTGATGTTCTTGTTCTCATCACTGATGAGCAGCAGAACGGCTACAGGTGTGGTGGATTCCAGAACGCCTGGGCAAGATACAGAAAGCTTCACCCAGAAGCAGAACTACTTATCGTAAACGCTACTCCATATGAGTGGCACATGACAGAGACTGGAACCAATGGTGTCACCATCGTCCAGACTCTGACCCCAGCTGTTTACCAGATGATCCAGTACCAGGGTCAGGATATGGTAGACGTCATTTCCAACATGGAACTAGGAGACAGCAATGAAGATTAATATCGACTGTGGTGTAGAGAAGTATGTCATCAAGATTGATGATGGCGCTGTTTCTTTCAAGAATGGAGATCTGTTCTTGAAGTCTGATAGTGTCACCATCAATAGGAGTGTCTTCGAACCAACGAAGATCCTAGTAGTTCCAGATGCTGTCAAGACTAAGGGTCAGCAACTGAGAGAGCTCCGTGTTCAGTATGGCCTGACTCAGAAGGAACTTGCAAAGAAGCTATCACCAAATCCTAGCAGGTTTAGTAATGGTCTCACGGATAAAGACATCTCAAACTATGAAACAGGTAGGAAAGATGTTCCATTCTGGTTGCTACCACATGCTAAGGAATTGTTAGAAGCTGAGAAAGAGCAATGGGAACTCCGATCAGACGCGGATGGGTTATTATGTCGTGGGCGCCATTCTCGTCGTGTTCTGTCCAAGGCAGAGATTGGAAAGGCACTAGAGACTTCGAAGAAGCGATGAGTTGGTGGATTAAGTTTAAGAAGCTGCTAGGTTTGGAAACGCTAATAGTTCATGGAATGTTCCCGGACGAATATGAACTATTAGCGTACCATATATCCTTCGAATCCACTAGAGGGGTATCTAGAAATAGTGCTATTAGAACTTGGGTTCTATCTAGGAACGAGTATTTAAGGAGAAAGAGAACTAACTTTGATTTTGTCGATGCAGATTCGAAGAGAAGGATATGGATAGAGGAACGATAATAATGGATAGATAACTAAAAAGAAAATAGCTATTATCAAGAGAAAATTACTATATCCTGCCTTTCATTTCGCTGATCCTGTGAGCACTGGGGGATGATATGACCAGAGATCCTAATGGTAATCTCGAACCACATACTTATCCTGAGTTAGTTGCTATCATCAACGATCTAGATAAGAGAGTCCTCGCTCTAGAAACTGAACTCACAGAAGTCAAAAAGATAACTATTTCAGGTGCACGAGAAGCACATGATGTGAGAGTGATGGGTCCTATGAGGTTCAAATGAGTTGGTCATTTATTTCTTCTCCTCCTGGTTGGTGGGCTATCTATTGTCGAGATGGTAATCGAATGGCTATGCCTATCGTCGCCTGGAGAATGGATACAGATAACCGTGATCCAGAGGATATTTTAAATAATCCTGAGGCAGCTTCTCCATACGGAGAGCCTATGATCCAATCTGGTGATGGTATGCTAGAATCAGCGTTTGGTCAAGGTGGATATATTGGCCATGAACTGAAACAGCGATCTGATTTTCGAGATGGTTGGATGTTCGAATATGCAGACTTCATTCCTAAAACCAAAGGCATTCTCCGTAGACCTAAGGGTGACTGTATCTGGTGGGAGCTAGTATGAGAATCTTCGATGTCGTTGCATTCTCAATCATAGGTATTATCATGTACTTCATGGTCGCATGGGCTTTATCTGACATGTGCCTGATGCTCTTTGAGAAGTATGATATCAAGGTTCGTAAAACTATACATGTAGCTTGCTTTGCTGCAATGCCTCTCATGCTAGTTATAGTTACTATCTACGTCATGTATCTGATGATCGTAGGATTTGTGAATATCCTATATATCATTGAAAAGAAATATGGCTATTTGATCTTGGTAAATAAGTTCCTTCGATGGATTAAGAGAAAGATCGTTAACTTCTTCAGATTTAGAGGTGAAGATGAACAGGTATGAACAAACTAGCTACTAGATATGGATTTGGTGGTCATTTCAGATATGTAAAGAATGAAAATCCATCTAATGATCTACCATATCATAACATGTGTACAGTTATCGAACTTTCTAACTGTAATATACATAACTAAGTATCCTTTGTCTGGTCTTCAAGGGAGAGTACTACGGTACCGGAGAAAGACCTAAATAATTATTGGATGGGTAAGAGCCTGGGTTTCCAGGCTCTTATTATAGAGGTTCATATCTATGATTCAAGAATGGGTTCTACAAACCGTCCTATGTGATGATCCAGGAGCTATGGCAGTAGATTGGGACACTTTTAATATCGGTGTGGTAGAAGATGGGGTATTCAGGTCGATATACAGTTGCTGGTGTCTCCCTGATGCAGAACATCTGTTATCAGCATTGCGTTGGTATTCCACATTCTCTAAAGATGGTATCATAAAAGAACCTGTACAACCTGTTCCTCAAACAAAGAAACGAAAGAAAGTATCTGATGTATAATCCTTTAACTGGTTTCGAAAATGATCCAAAGGTATCGAATTGTATTCGTGCTTTCGCTGAACATCCAGAGATTGCTGAAGAGATTAAAGCATACTATATCCTAGAAAAGGTAGACGATGATGGATATACAGAAGACCGTCATCTCATAGCAGAAACCACCTGGAAGACTGGTGATTTCATTCATTTCACACATAAGATTGTAGGTAGAGACTTTCAAGATCCATATGAAGGTCACGAAGGTCCTACTGATGGTAGAGATTTTGAAGGTCAGTTTGCTATAATCCCAAAGAAGAGAGCAAAGAAGATCATAGATTTTCAGAAAGCTTTAGGAAAAGTTACTAAATATAGAAATCTTGAAGATATCCCAAAGAGAGAAGACATGAAGAAGAAATCTAGACTAGTGACTAAAAAATCTACCGGACCTACTTTGTATTCAAAGTTAGAAGATATCAAAAATGAAATCGATAAATATCTGAAGTGGGATCATGTCAATGACGACACAAATGAAGATATTCCAGAAGACAATATCACTGCCTCCTATAGACTGTATACAAAAGAAGGAATCATCATATTCTCTGTATCAGTCTTTGATAAGACGAAGAATGGAAATGAGATCTTCACCGGATTCTCTAAGCCAGGATCCGAACAATTTGAGAACACTGGTCTATATAATTTCAACAACGTGAACAAGATGCTGAAGAATGTAGCTAATGTCGCAGCTACAAAATATCATATCGAGGAAGCACCTGTCGAAGATCTTCCAGAGATGGGTAACGATGATGACAAAGAATTCCTAAAGTCGATCGGGATTCGTTCTAGTCAGAAGAAGGCATATGCTCCTAATGTAGCTCAGGCAGCTAACACTTTTTTAGAGAAATACATTGGAAAGATTCTGTCTCCGAGTGAGTTGAAGGAAGCTATATCTTCCGTATCTAGTTCCTGGAAAGATGTAGTAAACTACATGAAAGATTTCAGTTTGATAGTACCTGATGGGAATAATTTTAAGATCTTAAATAGAGATATGGTGGATGACATGAAGATTCGTACTGGTTCAAAACATGCAGCAACTAGCCCAACTCCTCCTGGAGCTGCGTTGGTATCAGCGATCAAAAATCGTAAACAGAACCCTGAAGATTTCGAGACATTCAAGGCCTTGTTTAATGCCTTTAAAGAAGATTTCAGTGCAACCAGCGGTCAGGAAGGATGCTACTACATCATGGAGCGTCTAGGATTCTTAGAGAAGGATATAAATCCTCTCTTAGGTTTGGGTAGTACTGGAACTCCTGAAGAGAAGTTCGTCAGAAATTATTGGGATGAAGTGAACCGTCAGTATGATGAAAAGAAGAATCAAGATCGTACTACCAAGTATGGCCCAGACTTAGTGGCTCTCTGTAAGGAAGTTTATGCCTACGCAAACCAGCCTGAGAATTACGAGAATGGCTGGGACACGGTTGCAGAAGCTTGGGACCTAGAAGAACTGGCTGAAGAGATTAAGGACTGCAAGACCTTGGATGAAGCTCTCTCGATTATGAAGCAATACAAGACAGCATCCTCAAAGACTGGTAAGCAGAAACGCTCGAGATTGATGAAGCGCAGAGCAGGGATCGAGTTAGATTGGGATCCAGCTACCAGAAGAGACATAGGTAGAGAAGAAGCCAGAGCTAGTGACAAGATCCTAAGAGATCTCGGCACATATGTAGAGAAATTAAAATCTAGCCTGATACAAAATGGTGTATCTCTTGGCCAAGCTCTATCAAACATGAATCTGAAAGAGTTATTCACCTCTACTGACTATACAAAGAGATCGCTCGGTAACAAGTTGAGATCACAGACAGAACAGTTCCTAAAGAACTATCCAGAGAAGGAACAGAACTTCTTTAAAGAGAATTATGGACAGAACATTTCAGATATTCTAAGAAAAGTGGTAAAGACTAGTAATATAGATCCACAGATGTATGATATCAAACCTGATATCTCTCAAGATGTATTGGAGAAGAAGTCCATGGATGCAGATCGTTACTATGGTGGACCTGACGAGAGTGGTCCAGATCCCGACGAAGTTACACAAGCACTAGTCTCTAAGTTCCCAATGGCTTTAGGGTTCATTTCTCAGAAGATAGATCCTCAGAGTCCTGACTGGGATATCATGAATAAAGTCAGTGACGAGATGTATCCAAAGGAATTTATCGACAGAGTAGAGGTTGATCTTTGGGATGGTGATGACGTATACTATTTCGATTATGATGTAGACGCTTCTGAGATTGAGCAGATCAATGCCAATTTCTTGAAGAGACAACATGAGTTGGGTTCTACGAATCCTGAACCTCTCTGCAAGCTCGAACTCGTCCCATATCACGAGCTACCCAATAAGGTCATTGAGAAGCTAGAAGAAGACTTCGAAGACTATGTGGACCTGGATCCTGAACCATGGGTTGATTAAGTCCACTATCTATAGTAAATAGTAAATTGTCTCCTGGTACCATAAAACGGTAATCTAGTCTAGTTCCTTTCTGGAGGTAGACATGCTGTTAATCAACCAGTGTCCAGTTTGTGGTGCTAGCACTCGTGAACATAAGCCTGGTGGAGAATATCCTGGATACAAGGAGACTAGGAACCAGTGTCTTGGTTGTGAACCTGGTCGTCCCAAGCAGATCACGATGCTCTATACCACAAGCGATGCTGGCAACAAGCCTTGCTACACCCATTTCAAGGCGTCTTCTGACTATCGAGAGATCCAGAAGCATCTCCGAGAGAACAGCACAACGATGGGTTTCTCCATCCAGTACGCCTACAATCCTGATACCAAGCACGTGGTATCAATCATGGTTAAGGGTAAGATGGGCTTGAAGCTTACCAAGAAATTCGTGGAACTCGGATACAGTGAATGGTTCTATTCTCATTCTTTCAGTACCAAGAAATTCCTGCTTCCCAGTGGTGAAGTCGTAACCTTGAAGCCTGAGGACGACCTCGACCTCGTGTCAACAACCGACATAATGCCCTGGGCACGTGCCTTCGGATATGTCAACTAGGAGAAGAACAAATGTCTGATTACGATGGAAACGATCTCAGTGTCCTCGCTGTCCTCGGAGTGATCGTCGCTATCCCCCTAACCATTATCACCACAGGATATACTCTTTCTGTGTTGTGGGGATGGTTCGTCCTTCGACTCTTCCCAAGCCTTCCTCCTCTCTCGATTCCTCTGGCTGTCGGGTTGTCGATGACAGTTCGCTATGTCACCAACCAGAGCTTCGATTGTGCCAAGGACGATAGCAAGAGTCCAGTCGAAAAGCTGATCTACGCTATCTTCACTCCCTTCGCCACATGTGGATTCGTACTGTTGTTTGGTTGGATCCTCCTCAAGTTCATGTAAGAGGCTACCATGTTCCATGGAAGTACCAGGAGTGATTTTGCTCTGAGTATGATTCAGGCTCGAGAGATGAACGTGGATCCTGAGATCATGCGATTGCTCGAAGATTTCGAAGCTGCGTACGAACGAGCTTTCAAGTTTGCGATCGAACTCAAGAAACATAAGAATTTTGAAGACATCGGTGAACTACTCCGGCTTGAACTTTTCGGAGACAAAGAAGCTATCGATGATCTCTATAAAGAAATCAAAAACCGAAAGAGGGTGTAGTTTGAAGAAGTCGCATAAGGTCATCATCCTGGCTGGTATCCCTGGTTCTGGAAAATCCACCTATATTGAAGGTCTGATGAAGACTTTCAGTGAAGACATCTCGGTATCTATCGTGTCTGCCGATCACTATTTCATCAAGTACGGTACGTACAAGTATGTGGCACATGATATCCCACATGCTCACAAGCAGTGTCAGAACAGGTTCTCTGACGCTCTGGACATGGACGTTGACGTTATCTTTGTAGACAACACCAACATCCTGAGTAAGCATCGCAAGCCATACGTCCAGGAGGCTCTGGATTGTGGCTATGAGGTTGAGATTCATGCTCTTCCTGCAGATGTCGAGGCTAGTGCAAGTAGGAACATTCACGGTGTGGACCTGGATGTCTGTCAGCGAATGTTCGATTCTTTCGATCTGGAGTTTGGAACTATCTACGACCATAAGCGTCAGAAGATTGGGACTATCACCAAGGAACAGGTAGGCTTGAGTGGCTAAACAGCTATCATGTGGTGTCCTGGTTACACACAAGAATTCACTTCTTCTATGTCATGTAACTGGGACTTACAATCGTTGGGATATTCCTAAAGGAATGCCTAATGATGGAGAAGATCACGTAGCTGCTGCTGTTCGAGAACTCAACGAAGAAACAGGGATTGTACTCGGTGTTAACTACAGAGAGTTGGGTTACACCGAGTACACCAAGACGAAGGATTTGTTCCTTCTCTACCATGAAGGTCTGTACGAAGTATCGGATATGACCTGTTTGTCGTTCTTTGAAGATGATCGTCCAGAGATGGATGGTTTTAGGTATTTTGATTTTAATGAAATTGTTGGCCACGTCACACCTAATCTGTATAAGGTATTGACTAAGTTCTTAGGGTGAGTTATGGAAAGAAAGCTAGTAACTATTAGAGAGATCGCTGCAGTGAATCCTATCCCCGATGCAGATGCCATCGAGGTGGTAACTGTAGATGGATGGAAAGTGGTCTCCAAGAAAAATGAGTTCAAGCCAGGAGATCTCTGCCTATACTTCGAGATCGACAGCTTCCTACCTATCAAGCCAGAGTATGAGTTTCTGCGTAAGAGTAGCTACAAGAAGGTCATCGATGGTACGGAAGGATTCAGACTCAAGACCGTAAAACTGCGTGGTCAGATCAGCCAAGGTCTGGTTATGCCTATCTCAGAAGATATTCTGAAGACTCTGGCTCCAGTAGCTAGTTCGGATCTCAGGACTCTTCTGGACCAAGATCTCACCGAGTTGTTTGGTGTGACCAAGTGGGAGCCACCTCTGTCTGCCTGTCTTTCTGGGTTGGTTAAGGGTAACTTCCCATCACATACTCCGAAGTCTGGCCAGGAGCGTATCCAGAATCTGAAATACTTCTTCGAACTCTATAAAGATGAAGAGTTCGAGATGAGTCTGAAACTCGATGGAAGTTCATGCACTATGTATTTGGATCGAGAGGATGTCTTTGGAGTCTGTTCACGTAATCTGGATCTGAAACCAGACGAGAGCAATAGCTTCTGGAAACAAGCCTATATTCATGGTGTTGAAGACAGACTCAAGATAATTCATTCTGTATCTGGGTTGAATCTCAGTATCCAAGCTGAATTGGTTGGGGAAGGAATTCAGGAGAACCACGAGAAGATCAAGGGCCAAGATCTGTATGTCTTCAATATCTGGGACCAACACCTCGGACGATCCTTGACCCCATCTGAACGACATGCTACACTGGATGCTCTAAACGATCTCCAGGTCTTAGGTTCCAAGCCACTTAAACATGTCCCTGTAATTGGGTATGAGAAGGTCTTCACCAAGTATCAGACACTAGAAGCTCTCTTTGAATTCGTGGAAAGCCTAGCTGGGATGAATCCTGGTGTAATCCTCGAAGGCGTAGTGTTCAAGAGTGTAAGACCTATAAATGGTAGCATTGTAAGCTTTAAGATCGTCAGCAATAAGTACCTTCTTTCCAAGAAATAAGAATTGTCTGATTTACGAATTATTAAGTAACCTAATAATGCCCGACGAAGTTTGCCCTGAAACCAAGTTAGAAATTTCTTGTTCAGAGCCTGGTTGGTTGGGTAATAAGTGAAGTGAAGCGGCTGAGGCCACCCTGCTCTCTGAAAAATCAATAACTTAATGGTATCGAACGCATCCGAGATTCAGGTCTCCGATGCTGAGATGAAACCACTACCTTTCCTGAATCTTAGAAATAAGGCTGTCGTGAGACTGCCTGTTTCCGTATGATTGCAGGAGGTTCCAACAAAATGTGGTCGCAGTTTATGGATGAAACTGCAGATATCTAGTATATGCCTGGTTCTCGATGATCCTATAAAATCGAAAACGAATTTGATCCCATAGCTCAGTTGGACAGAGCAACAGCCTTATCGCACTCCTGACCAGGTGGGTTTGGAACTGCATGGCTCTAAGCTGTAGGTCGCTGGTTCGAGCCCAGCTGGGATCACCAAATTGGTTTCTGGATAGTGTGGCAATGCTGATACTGTTGGTTAGACCTGATACCAACAAAATACCGCTTCTAAGTAGTTGTAGCGGGTAGTCGGATAACTACTAGACTCCGACATGTTAACGCTGTTGAAGAGTCCATAACACTTGGTAGCATTACCTAAGTGGCGCGGAGTTTGGACACTGTTAGCTAAACCGCCTAATGCTAACAAATACATCTTGGGGAATACTCTCCAGTTCATAATGAAAGATGGTAGTAGGATAGAAACGGGCTAACTCCTACATGTTAACGCTGTTGAGTCTATCTTGGTGGGCATCGCTCCCACCAAGATAGACTGTTTTACCTCCTGTCTGAATCGCCCTGATCTCGTGGTACCTGAACTTTATGTCCATCTATATCCTGCAAATGAACTGTAGACATGGCTACCATCAGGGTTTCGAGACTCAGATCATAGGTATAGAATACTGTATTCAGTGGAGTACCACGATCCTGTGGCCTTAGCTCAACGGTAGAGCATCGCCCTTTTAAGGCGAGGGTTGTGGGTTCGAGTCCCACAGGCCACACCATCCGAGGTGGGTTAAGCGTCACTGTGATGGCAGTACGGATACCCACAGCATAAACTGCATGATGCTGGTCTTTACCTCCCGATAGTAGAATCTCGAAAGAGACTACTATTATACCCGACAAACCATTCCACTACTGACATAGTGGAAACATAAATCGGAGCCGTGTCAGCGGTAATGCGGAACATGAACTATTTGTTGCGATAGTCGTGAGTTCGCCGGGAGTTATTAAATCCCCATGTGATGGCTCGTATTAGAGCGAAGGATGCGTAAGCACCCAACAGGCTGAAGATAACACAGCGTATCATATGTTTTTGTTTTAGGAGAGCCCTGTCAGAACTCTTCGGAGGAGGGTTAGACTCCCTATTAATAGCCCTATAGCTCAGCGGTCAGAGCTGACGGCTCATAACCGTCTGGTCCTAGGTTCGAACCCTAGTGGGGCTACCAAATCGTTTACTAGTTCGATTCTAATAAAAACTAGTCGAGGGGGATGGGTGAAGAATGCTGGTCTCAGGATAGAGACTATTCCCATCGGGTGAGACCTTATCCAATCTCTTCCTGCAGGAGCCGCGTAAAAAAGTCAAAAGAACCTTGGTGCTACACTATGCGCGAGTTATTGATAAAATCAATAGCGTCTCCTTTATGGATAGCGGTAGGAATTCGCTGCAAAATCCAAGGCTACCCTACTTAGGCATGCGGTAGGGTAAATTTCTCGAAATCTCAGGTTTCGTTGAACTACGAAGTAACTGTACCGTAGTGAGGAATCTGTGACAGCGACATGGGTCGGGCCATGGCTGGCGACACCAGCTAAAAAGATGTTCCTGTGGGAAGGGTAACGTATACTTTCTTCAGAAGACGTGCCAGTCCGGCTGGTGTCCAGCATGTATCTACCTCTACTGGACTTAAAGCTCCCATGGCGGAATTGGTAGACGCTACGGACTTAAAATCCGTCGCCTATGGGCATCCCGGTTCGACTCCGGGTGGGAGCACCAAACTGTTCTCTGTTACAGTCTTAACAGAGTGGTCCAGGCGGGGAAATTCCCCATCCGTAGTCCCTATGCTACAGAAGGTCATAGGGTGGTGGAGGCGGTGTGACCTCGGTCATGCTTCTAGGTGTCGGGTGCGTAAGCAACATGACTCGAGTCAGATCCTCTAAGTCTGACATATTTCTGGGCCTGACAAGGTTTCGACAGGTTGTTAGCTTGGGATTGCGGTGCAGGGACTGGTTGATCAGCAGGCCAGTATAAAAGCAGATCAAACTTTAATTGCCGAGCCACAGCTCGCACTAGCAGCTTAAACACTGCTACGAGGAACCGCGAGAGGACAGTAGCGGGGAATCGTCACCACCGTCCTAGTTTCTACTAAGAGTTCGGGTAAGTAGGAGCGAAACTACGCGATCAAACGATAGTAGGCTGTCAGTCGCCGACCTATCGAGACCAGACTGACTAACCCTGTGAATGACTTCAATACAACTCTTCTTGGACGTGGGTTCGAATCCCACCAGGTCCACATCGGTAGACTTCCTAGTTCTTACGGAGAATAGGAACATGGAAGTCTACCATACAACCCTCTAAGATAATGGATGGACAAGAGGTAGGAAATTCCCTAGCGATAGGGATTAAGATCGGCGAGTGCCGATATACGGAGGTAGTTATGGCTACTGAACCAGAGGACAACGACGGTCTACTCGGGACCGAGCGTGAATCAGATGAAGAAGGTTGTCCAGATTATGACAAGGACGACGACGAGTAACACTGTACCATAATACCGGGGATGGGGACGACAGGCCCATACAAAGCAGATCCATAGTGTAAAAACTATGGGTGATGAAAGTCTGCCATGTCAGTTGATTCTCTAGACTGACAAACCTTAAGTTGGATGCAAACGGAAGACGACTCGCCATCGACCCCAGGCACATGGGGAACCACGGCCTTTCCCAGATAGCGTAGTGGCCCTACGACGATGCGTGGAAGGTGGGATTATTCCCTTAAAAGCACTGTGTCATCCAACTACTTGATCCCATCGTCTAAACTGGTTTAGGACAGTAGCCTCTCAAGCTGCAGATCCGGGTTCGAATCCCGGTGGGACCACCAAGGCCGAGGTGCCAGAGTGATTGAATGGGCAGGTTTTGTAATCCTGTAGAGAAATCTCGTCATGGGTTTGAATCCCATCCTCGGCTCCAATCAAAATTTATTTCATAAAAGTTATCTTCCAGAGATTGTAGTTCGTAATTAATGAATTATGTGGTCATGGCCACGCGAATTCCCTTTGACAATTTCATAGAGATCAAGCACACGAGCTCTGCTGTAGAGTCTAACGATTCTGGCACACATGCCGTGTGTATTTATTAGGTAGGGTGGACAATGGTCGTCAAGCGGCTTTGAATACCGTCGCTCCGAGAGGAGTTGCAGGTTCGAATCCTGTCCCTACCGCCAATCTTTAATGGCCCAGTACGCTAATTGGCAGATGCGGTAAGTTTCAAAAACTTGTGGTTGTCGGTTCGAATCCGACTTGGGCTACCAATGGAAGATCGGCACAGTTGGAGAGGTGCGCCAGTTTGCTAAACTGGTAGATGTAACAGTCTAGAGGGTTCGATTCCCTTATCTTCCGCCAAAGTCGTCGCTCGCAAAGCGGAGAGAGGTAAGTAAGACAGATTAATGGTCTAGAACATCCTGTCAGAGAATACCTTGTAGGTTCAAATCCTACCTTGACAACAATACGCAACGCCATAGAAAAGCCTTCATCTTAATAGGGATGGGGGGGAAACCCTCGCTGGCTTTTCACCACTTTCGTTGCATTCTTATTACGGTCACTGGCGCAGCCTGGTAGCGCACCTGCTTTGGGAGCAGGGGGTCGAGTGTTCGAATCACTCGTGGCCGACATCGTGATCTAGACTTAGGTTTAGATCACACAATATCTCGGGGTGAAAGTGAGCCTGGTACACGGTCTGGTTTGGAACCAGAAGATCGTCGGTTCAAATCCGACCTCCCCGACCAATATCAAACTTTATAATTATATGTAGAGGACTATCATGTTCAAAGCTAAACTACTAAAGACTGCATCAAGTCCACAATTGACTCTGGCTCAACAAGTCTATGCTCAACATAAGGCAGAGATAGATCCTAAGATTTTCAAGGCTGCTGACTATGTAGTTGATAATGCTATCGATCTAGATTCTGAAACTGCAGATAATCATCTATTTGGTGATGCTATATTTGAGCCATGGTTTGAAGCCAGCCCAGAATATCTCAGTATGACAGAAGAATCTGGGAACGAAGATGACGAGACCGATTATATTGGTGGTGTCTGGGAACAAGTTCTGTCTACAAATCCAAAGTATAAAGATGTCGTAGCTAAATTTGCTGACATCAGAATCAATGGATATTAATATCATGGAGTGCTAGGGGAGTCAGGCCGTCCCCAGTTGCTTGTCACGCAACAGATCACGGGTTCGAATCCCGTGCACTCCGCCATTCTCTCTAGAAATAGAGGATCATGAGTTGGGTAGAATCCACGTCTGAGGGACGTTAGGTGTCTGCTGTGCTGCAGCGAGAAACCCCACTAGCAGACCCTGTCTCATGATCAAATATCATGCTCCGTATGCTGAAGTTGTCGAGGCGTTGGTCTGCAAAACCAATCTTAGCCAGTTCAAGTCTGGCACGGAGCTCCAAATTCGTAATGCCCTTTAGAAGCTTTCATCCACTATAAGGACGTTATCGGAGGTTCGAATCCTCCTCCCGGAACCAATATCTTATTTTTCATTCCGGGATAGCTTAGTGGCCTAAAGCACGTAAAAGAGCTTTTTTACTATTTTCATTGCGAAGCCTATTATGGTCCAGGAGTCCAACGGTTGAGACAGCACGCTGTTAACGTGCCGCTGTAAAAGCACATAGGGTTCAACTCCCTACTGGATCGCCATCGGGTAATGATCCCAAGAGATATATCAAAGAAGCAAATGAATTTATCCATGCATCAGCGGCAGAGTTGGAGGGCTGCAACGGTCTGTAAAACCGTCGGGTTGATCCCCTAGTAGGTTCGAGTCCTACCTGATGCACCAAAGTCGATAGTGGACGAGGGACGTCCGGGAGTCTTCTAAACTCCATTCTCCGGGTTCGAGTCCTGGTATCGACACCAATTTCCCGGTGTGATGTACGGTTGCATAGGTGGCTTTATACCCCACTCGCGCCAGATTAGCGCCTTGTTAGGGTTCGACTCCCTACGCCGGGACCAATTCTTGATAACGCCTTCGAATCAGGTTTCATCCATTAAATGAAAAGCCTGTTCATCCTGTTCTTCGTTATCATCCACTGCGCTGTCGTCTAGTGATAAGGCAAGAGACTTTGACTCTCTGAACGTAGGTTTGATTCCTGCCAGCGTAACCATCGATTAACTTTCTTTTGAGAGTTCATCAAAATATCATCATCAGTATACTTCCAACCTGTTGGTAAAATAGAAGGGCTGTTGATGTTAGCACGACTGTTCGACTCAGCCTCGTGCGAAATATGGGCTATAGGAATTAAAGGTTGTTCGCATGACTGAAAATCATGAGGAGGCGGTTCGATACCGTCATAGCCCACCAACGTCCGGGTACGCAAATCTGGCAAAGCGACTATCCTCAGAAGGTAGTGACTCTGTGGGTTCGACTCCCACCTCGGACACCAATCAATGCAGATGTACGCTATCTGGTATCTCGGAAATCCTGAAAAGGTTGTGTTTTTAGCACACCGTAACAGGCTTCCATCGCGGATATGGTGGAACTTGGTAGACACGCAGCTTTGAGATGGCTGTCCCGAAAGGGGGTGGGGGTTCGAGTCCCCCTATCCGCACCAATGTTAGGGGTTAATGCGGTAGCTGACGCAAGAAACAGTCGCTTCCCCAACATGGAGAGAATCTTGCGTGACTCTCCTCACCTTGTGCGATAAAATATGGGTCCTTAGTTAAGCGGGATAACTTCTGGTTTGCATCCAGACATCGGGAGTTCGATTCTCCCAGGATCCACCATATGGGGCTGAAGTGACTTTGGTAAGCACACCGTTAGGGCGTACGCCGAACGGAGGTTATGGGTTCGATTCCCGTCATGTTCCACCAATCAATGCATCGGACGCAGAACTGGTTGCTGCCCCAGACTCTTAATCTGGTTCCTAACGGACTTGGGGGTTCGAATCCCCTCCGATGCACCAAATATCAAGGAGTTGGCCGAGGCTGGCATAGGCGATGGTTTGTGGTACCATACACAGGGGTTCGAATCCCCTACTCCTGACCAATTTTTAGGATGTTTTAAACTTCCTGATGCTACTATAGTGAATATGGAGTTTAAATGTCCCATGATAATTATGTCGTAAAGGTTGGAAACGATTATGTAGAAAGAAGTGCCTTTGTAATCGCTGATTCTACAGATCCTCTTGCTGTTGCTCGTGTTACTAACACTGCTCCTGGAGCTAGTGATTATGGCGTAGTAGTCAGAATGATCGGTACTGTCTCTGTCACTGGTGGTGGCGGTGGTGCTGTCTATGGACCTTCGTCCCTAGGTGTGGTATTATCAAATCCTCCAGTAGCAATTGGTGGAGTTGATGCTGGAGGCTTGTTAAGAGTTATCAGGACTGACGCTGCTGGATATGGGCTAAACATGATTACCAATGGTACGCAGTTCATGCCCACCATGGATGCTGCGGCTCGTCGTGGTTACATGACTCACACAGATGGTACGAACTCCATGCCAACTGGTGATGCTGTTGCTCGTGGTATTTATCATCGTATTACGGATGGTGTTACACAAGTGGCCGTTAAAGCAGCTTCGACTGCTGCTGTCGCTGCTGATCCTGCCTTGGTAGTAGCGCTGTCTCCAAACAATAACACTGCTGCCCTAGCCTGGTTTGAGAAGATCACTGATGGAACAAATACTGCAGCTGTTAAAGCTTCTACTACTGTAGCTGCTATTACTGATCCTGCCTTGGTTACGACTCTGAGTCCTAACCTTCCTGTTCCAACGATGAGCACTATCTCATCTGCTGCGACAACGAATGCTACATCTGTTAAAGCATCTGCTGGAACCGTATTCAATATCGTATGTTCTAATACTGGTGCTGCTGCTGCGTATGTCAAGTTCTACAACAAGGCTTCTGCTCCTACAGTCGGTACAGATGTTCCTGTATTTACATTGACCATTCCAGCTTCTGGCTCAGTAATAATCCCTGCATCGTTGATTGGTATTAGATTTGCTACTGGTATTGCTCTGGCAATTACCAATTTAGCAGCTGATTCTGATACAACGGCTGTAGTCTTAAATCAAGTCAAAGTAATGACATCCTATATTTAATAGGATGGTGGTACTACTGCGGGTGTAGCTCAACGGTAGAGCTCCTGGTTTCCACCCAGATGACGAGGGTTCAATTCCCTTCACCCGCTCCATTTTTCTCCATAGAGGGTAACGCGAAGTGGTTGAGCGGCCAGCCTTTCAAGCTGTCGATTAGCGGGTTCAAATCCCGTACCCTTTACCAAAGATTCTAAATTTTCGTTGAATTTTATGTCCCCATAGCTGAGTCTGGCCTTAGCACCGTTCTACGAAAGCGGAGACACTGGTTCAAATCCAGTTGGGGATACCAATTGCCAGCAAACCCGAATGGTGAGGGGGATGTCTCATAAGCATCTTGTCAAGGGTTCGAATCCCTTTGTTGGCACCACCAATGGAAGATCGCCGAAGTCGGAGCGTCGGAACAGCCTGGAAAGTTGTGGCCGTCAAAGGCCAGAGAGTTCGAATCTCTCATCTTCCGCCATTGAAGAAGAAGAATAAGAATAAGAAGGGTGACCAGAGCGTGATTAATCTGGTTTCATAAAGGTGAGCTTCCTACATCTTATAAAGATGCACTGCTCGTTACTGTCAGTTCTCAGAAATAAGTTTATTCCAGATTCATTCAAAGGTAGGATGGGAGTTTCTGAAGCTCTTAATGATGGTTCGAATCCATCATCTGGATCCATCTAGTGTGTAGCATACATCTATATTTAATCTATTGACCTGTAACTCAATGGCAGAGTAATCGACCGATAATCGATAAATGGCAGTTCGAATCTGCCCAGGTCAACCAATCCTCTTAGATTTAAATACCAAATAGGAGTAGTATGCAGTTACTAGGTGTGATATCCATAGTAATCTTCAGCTTATGGTTAGTCTTCAGAAAGAAGAAATGCCATGACTGTGCTAATTCCTTCTGTAAGAATGGGTCTGTGGTGCTAGCGGGAACACGCTTGAATGGCATTTAAGAGTTAAGGGTTCGACTCCCTTCAGATCCACCAATACATCCGATATCAAACGGTCAGATACCAGACTTTTAATCTGGAGAGGCTTGACTCCCACCGGGTGCCCCAGTTCTTGTTGGTTCATGGCCCTTTAGCTCAGTGGTAGAGCGGCTTCTTTACACGGAGAAGGTCGGCGGTTCAATCCCGTCAAGGGCTACCAAAATCGGGAGATAGCTTAAGTGGTAGAGCGGTCTTTGCGCAAGATAGATGGTGCTTCGAGAGCATCTCTCCCGGCCAATATGCCTCATTAACTCAGCGGAAGAGTTCTGGTCTTCGAAACCAGCAGTCGGCGGTTCGAATCCGTCATGAGGCACCAACTTCGATGTATTATAATGTAAAGTATCTTTGAAATTGCGGGTGGACTGGTCGGCAATCAGGCGATGTCTCATAAGCATTGTAAAACGGAGGTTCAACTCCCCGACCCGCTACCAAATTTGCAGTACCCTCTCTTCCAGCTTTATACAGCCGCTAGCTGGACGGCTTTAGCCCCATGTGGGTAGGAGATAGCATGATGCATTATAACAACTCAATCGTAACGATTCTAGATGCAAAGACTAAGAATCAATTCCGGGAATATGATCATATAAGACAAGGAAACTTGAGTCAGGTAACTGTCCGAGTTCCTTTTGGATCTGAATATTTATTCCGTTTTAAATTTCCTGATCAGAAACGTCGTCGGCTTGAGATATCAATCGATGGTACTCTGGTTACAGACAATCTCATCATCACTGATGGTAGTGAACTAGAGAGATTTGTTGAATCTGATAAAAGATTCAAGTTCGTGGAAGCATCGAATGATGCCGTATCCGATCCAGGTTCTCCATCAAATGGAAAGATCGAGATAAAGCTCTTTGAAGAATCCCTTCCAATCACCCATCTGACTAAGACCTGGAATGACAACGTTATCTATCGGCCAATCAAAGGTTATCCTGGACCAGGATGTGAGATCACATGTTCCTCCTATTCCTCAGATATGAACTTGAATGTCTATAATACTAGTAGCTGCAATGCTTCAAACGTTCTTAGAAGTATGGCATCTAATGACATCGGAGCTACGGTAGAAGGATCTAGATCTAAGCAAGAATTTGGATCAACTACATGGCAAGGTGATTCTTTCTGTAGTACTTTCATCTTCTGGATGAAGGGTAAGCAAAATGATACAAAAGAAGATAAGTTCTGTAGCTCTTGTGGTAACAGTATTCGTAGTGCTGCAGATCGTTTCTGTTCAAAGTGTGGCAACAAAATTTCTAGAACTTAGAAACACTTAATCGTAAGTGTTATCTAAGAGTGTCGTATGGATTTTGAGTATGGAAGCCTTGATAGGGACATTGATATGGAGCATAGGAATCTATGCTCCATATTAGATGATATCACAGAAGCTATCAAGACTCAAGGCCTAATAGAGCCTCTTTTAGAACAGCTATTACACGATAGTGTTATTCATTTCAAAAATGAAGAAGCTAAAATGCAATTCTATAAGTTCCCTCGTGAAGAATATGAAAGACACAAAGAAGCTCACATTAAACTTATCTCTGTATTCGAAGAGATGTTAGAACGCTACACAAATTCTCCTGTGAGGAATTATATCTATTACAGGTTTGTGGATTCATGGCTCAAAAATCATTTCAAGGGCATGGATTCAAAATTCGCTGACTTCTTGAATAATAAGAAGTAATAACTAGTTACTGGTTCCGAAGCTCAATGGTAGAGCAAGGAGTCTCTAAAACTTCTGGCTGTGGATTCGAATTCCACCGGAATCACCAAATCAAGGGAGAATAGTATGACTGGAAGATCACACCTCTAGGTCCTAGCTCGCTCGCCATGACCTTATAGTATATGTCTGTTGCTAACTAAGCCTACATATTCTAAAGGAGAAAACAATGGCTAACACAAGAGTACTATTCACTACCGAACAGAAAGAAGCCTGGAACAAGGCTAAGAAATTACTGAACCAATATAGAGGTTCCTCAGAATATAGATATCTTCATATCGCGATGTCTGAACTACGGGCTGAGAATGGTAGAACCCATAAAGGTCCTATCGAGGCAGAACCTAAGAATCCAGATAAGCAAGTACATAGACTGGCTAAGATTCGTTCTAATGCAATACCAGAGCGAGTTAAGGAATGGAAAGAGTATCTTCGAGATCCTGGTTCCAAGAAGCTCTATATCATCGTGAGAGATGACCTGAGTCCTAGTCAGAAGGCTGTTCAAGCTTCTCATGCCACTGCTGAATTTCAGAAGAGGCTACCAAATGCTCCATGGATTAACGGGACGATGATCTTGATGGAGTCAGATTCTAAATCTGAGCACTATAAATCTTATGCTGGTTCCAGATGGGGCCTCAAATCCGAAGACAAAGATCAGTTCGAGGAATTCTGTAAGAGTATCTACAGACCTGATTATCAAGTCATCTGGAGAGAACCTGATCAGGCTAACCGTGTAACTGCTATCGCTTTGTTGAGTAATTATATGAATGATAGTATCGGTAGGTTAAGGGGAATAAAATTACTATAATGCCTCCTATCATGGGATGTAGGACCATGTCCGTAAGTAGGAAAGATTTGAACCCATGCAACATATCTACCTTCAGGATTTCTCTGGTCTGATCAATGAAGTAAATGTTCTAATCACTGGTCCCCTCGAAAGGAGCCGAAATGAAACACTACACACCAGACGAACTAGCCGAGCATATAAAGTGGCGGAAAAGCAACAAAACAGGTAAGTATGCTGACCTCCAGGGTGTTAACCTCCAGGGTGCCGACCTCCGGGGTTCCTACCTCCGGGGTGCTAACCTAACGGGTGCCAACCTCCAGCGTGCCGACCTTCGGGGTGCCGACCTCCGGCGTACCTACCTCACGGGTGCCGACCTCCGGGGTGCTAACCTCCAGGGTGCTGACCTCCAGGGTGCTGACCTCCGGCGTGCCGACCTCCGGGATGCCTACCTCACGGGTGCCAACCTCCAGGATGCCTACCTCACGGGTGCCGACCTCCGGGATGCTGACCTCCAGGATGCCTACCTTCATGGAATAAAGATCAAGAAGACGGCAGTATTCAGTGGACTTTACAAATACATCGCCATGCCGGTGATCGCTGAAGACGGGGTTGAATATATCCAGCTCGGATGCCACTTCCGGCTCGTGTCCGAGTGGGAAGCCAATTTTTGGAATAACCCCAGCGAATTTCCAGAAGACGGAAGCACTGGCAGCCTCCAGCGGCTCATGGCGTATCAGGCTTGCCTGGAATGGCTGCGAATTAACCGCGAATCGGTCAGAATAAGTCTGAAACTGTCGTTCCCGAGAAACTGTAACTGTCCAGAGGCATGACCAAGAGAAAGAAGCCATAGGGGTTCGATTCCCTTTAGAGGCTCCGAACTTCAGTATATAAGTGTGAAGGAGGTTCCAATGCTTCTATTTATTTTAGGATTTGTATTGGGTGTTATCGGTGCAAGTCTGGTAATCCTCAATAACAAGAATAAGGCTCTCGCTGCTATTCAAGCTGCTAAAGAGTTATCGGAAAAAGAGTTAGCTGTTCTAAAAGCTAAAACTCAGATACGTTAGTTAATGCTGTATCGCCCTCTATCATGGGTTATACAGAGTCTTTATGATAGCGTCTAGGTTGGCTCCGGAGCCTAGATGTGAAGTTAGCAACCATTCCAGGTTGTTGAATCCATCCGGAGCACCCTATGCCTCTGTAGGCGAATTGGTCTAGCCACTGGATTTAGGTTCCAGGCCTTCGGGCGTCTCGGTTCGATTCCGAGCAGAGGTACCAATACCCAATTAGTTCAACGACAGAACATATCTTTGACGTAGATAGGATGAAGGTTGACTCCTTCATTGGGTATCAACAATGCTGATTAAGCACATGCGGACGTGCACATCTTTGGTAAGGATGAGGTAGTGGGTTCAAGGCCCATAATCAGCTCCATTGCTTCCATAGTTTAGTGGTAGAATTTCTGCTTGCCATGCAGAGGACACGAGTTCAAGTCTCGTTGGAAGCTCCAAACAACTCAGTAGCTGAAAGGATTAGCATTTGTTTCCTAAACAAAGGCATGTGGGTTCGAGTCCCATCTGAGTTACCAATATGACATACTACTGCGACGAAATGAGACACCTTATTTGTATCCCATACAGTGTAGGAAATCTACATCTGATGGCTGAGGATCTAGATATAAAGAGATGTTGGTATCATCCTGGAAAATATCCACATTATGATATCCCTAAGAAAAGAATAAAAGAAATTCAAGAAAAGTGTATTCTTGTAGATCCAAGGGTATTACTGCTAATGATAAAGAGTTCTTTCTGACGCCACTCGACTTGTTTCATCTTACATGTTGATGGGGAGAAGTTATCCCCTCGTGGTACCAAGTTGTTGGGCACTTACAACGGAGCTAGTTGCCGAGCTAGATAGGGAATGTGGTCCCGAATTCAATCCATATCGTTGTCTGCCAACGTGTTCGTGCAGTGAATGAGCTCCCGTCAGCGAGTGAATATAAAGCTGAATAGGTTATCACGAGACTCTATAGTGATCTCCGAAGACACGAGTCAACCTCTTCGTCAGAAGATTCTATTATCTACGATAAATCAGTTCGTAATCATTCCTTAGTTATATAGAGGAGTGACTCACGATGAAGACTTTGTTCCACCAGCATCTTCTTGTTAAAGCCTGGGTTAATAATGCCCCTACTTCAGAAGAATCTCTGAATTCATGGCTGCGTGAACTAGTATCCTGTATAGATATGAAGATCTGTATAGAACCTAGATCACAGTATGTCGATGCTCCTGGAAATCGAGGTCTGACTGGGCAGATAGGTATTGAGACTTCTCATATCGCTATTCATATATGGGATGAGGAAAAGCCTGGTATGCTTCAAATGGATGTATATAGTTGTAAATGTTTCGATACCAAAACGGTTATTGATAAAATAGCTGAGTGGAATCTCACTAAGTATGAGTGTATGACAATAGATAGAAATGAAGAGTTCTCTATTAAGGAGCACTCTGTAGTAATCCTAGGGAGATAAGTGTTACGATAGCACGGAGGTCTCCAAAACCTCAGGCCATGGGTTTGACTCCCTGATTTCCCGCCAAGAAGAGAGATAGAAATGCTGCTATTCTATTCTCTAGTAAATCCTACCACCGCCACCACTCTATGAGGTTGTATGAAAGTTTTTGTCTTCGGCTCAAATCTTTCTGGAATCCATGGAGCAGGTGCCGCCAGATGTGCTGTTGAAGAACATGGTGCTATCTGGGGTCAAGGTATCGGATTCCAAGGCCGATCCTATGGCATTCCAACCAAGGATGAACATATTGAAACCCTTCCACTTCCTAGAATTCAGGAATATGTGGAAGGGTTTTTACATTTTGCTACACAGAATCCAGATATGAGTTTCATTGTAACCAGGATTGGATGTGGACTAGCTGGGTATACTGATAAGGACATTGCTCCGTTCTTTAAATATGCTCCGAGCAACTGCTTCTTGCCTGGTAACTGGTAATATAAATTAACTTCTTTCATCTTTAGTGTTATTATAGAGTGAGGAAAGTTATGGCTGTTCCAATCAAGCGAAAGAGCAACAAGAAGACCAAGTTAGGAAAGAAAGGTCCTCGTACTCCAGGAAAGAAAGTAAAACTAAGACGTAAGGGTCACTAAAATGAATCTAAAGGAACTAGAGAATCTGGCAAGGGCTGGAGAATCCATCGCGGATTGGTTCCGTGGTGAATTTATGTCTAGTAGGAAAGAACCTGTAAAATTCCTTAAAGATATCCAGACTATAAATCTCCCCAAATATGGAGCTGGTACCTTATACAGATGGACATGGCTTAAAAAGAAAGACATGCAAGCTGTTAAGAGTGCTAAGAAGATATCAATTAAATCTGGAAAGCGTGGAACCCAGTCTTGGACTGATTCTATCGCATCTGCCATAGAGTTCTATGAAGAGATAGGGCGAGCTCCCAGATGGAAAGAAGAGAGGACATGGGAGCATGGTATTGTTGAAGCTGTTATCCCTGGTAACAAAATCCTGTGCTTTGAGCATGATCTCTTAGAACTGTATAATACTGCATACAAAGAAGTTATAGCTTTAAAGGCCAAGGATCTAAAGGGAAAAGAAACTGTCCTCCGATATCATGGTATACCACAAGATGACTTCAAAGAATACCTATCTAATCAGATATCTGATTGTAAACATGTCCTCGAAGAATATATTAATCAACGAGAATGGGTTGTAAAATTGGACAACGCTCTCGTACAGGCAGTAGATATTCATGTCAAAGGATGGACTTCAGTGAAATCAAGTGCTGAGACTCCTGACCATGTAATCATTGTGATCGATGATCCAGATACTGGAGAATCTCATGTAGAGTTTCCAGATTCAAACGTAGTACCATTTAACCGAGAAGAACCTTTACAGCAAGCTGCCAGCTTTACATCTAAGTTACTTAAAAAGGATTAACATGAGAATTAATATTACCGCTGATATGCATTCCCTGGTCCAAAAAATGAAGAAGGAAGGATCCATTACAAAACAATATGTGATGAAGATGCCTAATGTGACCAGGACTTTGAAAGCGCTGTTGAAGCATGGATTTGTCGAGGGTATCGGATCGGATCATAGGACATTTGAATTGACAGATATGGGGAAGCAGCTAGCCGAATTGACTCCTAGATTTTCTGGATATGGATTCACTAATGAAGGTCATCCATCTGATTCATGGACCGTCATCGTTGAGAACGGTACCGTGTCTAATCCAAAAAACCCAAAGAAAGAACTAAGAAAAGATTTCAGAAAGACATTCCCTGTTACCGATACTAGAACTCTCGAAGAGACTCAGAATGAGAAAGAGGGGAAATTTGGTTCGAAGCTGTTGAATGTAATAGATAATCGAGAACTAGGAAAGTCCGGGATCTATCGTATTGATAAAGCCTATAAGCCTAAAGTAGATGATAACATCGATTACTATGATCGTGTAGGAGACAAGCGATATGGGACTATCCTAGAGATAACGGACAAGGGTATGTCAGTACAAGACTCACAGTCAAAGAAGGTCGTTAAGCTAAAATTCGGAGCATTCAAGAAAGCTAATGGATTCGAGAACATTCTAGGACAGGTGAAAGATTTTGCTGAGAGCCTTGTAACTGGTGGGACACTCATTACATATGAAAAATTTAAAGAATCTAGTAATCTAGATCCGCGTTCATATGTAAAGATGTGGGTACTAAGAGATGTGTTGATCACTTCTGCAGGTAACGCACTACCTTACTATGGTGGTTTCGAATATGTAGGTAAAGAACACAAGACAACTGTAGGTGATTACGTTATCTATTCTAACGAGGACAGTCGCGTTAATGAACTGATCAACAATCTCCTAGGTAATGTAGGAGATGAAGATGAGGACTAAATTCGTGGAAGATGACGAACATGGTGAAATTCATGAATCTGCTGCCAAGTTGAAATTCCAAGTAGGTGATATCATAACTTCAGATTGGAGAAGTGGAACAAACTATGAAGTCCTAGAAGTTCTAGATGGTGGTAAGTTGAAACTTAAACCAATGTCTGGAGGGCTAGGTGAGTTTGTACAGAAGGCAGATACATTTGAGATGGTAAAGCCTAAGAATCCTCCTGTCCCAAAGGTATACAAATCTAGACCTACGGATTTCGAACGAGCAGAGAAGTATATCAAGAAGATTGTAGATAGATTAGAAGCTCATGCTGCTGATATCGCTGATGAAGTGTACAATCAATTCAGACCTCAGTTTGAAGAAGCTATGTCTGATGTACAGCAGGATCCAGATGTAGATGAAGCTATTCAAGTTGGTATCAATGATGCTATCTCTGATGCTATGGATGATTTTCATGTTCCACAGGATCTAGAAGATATCGTTAGAACAGAATGTCTTACTGAACTCCACTACCCTGGTGGACGAGTTGTTCCTGACCAGATGGTGAATGTAAAAGATCTGTCGAAGAAATCTGCTCTAAGACTATATTCTCCTACTCCTCTAGGTCGTGGAGATTGGAGAGTAAAAGAAGCTAATTCAAAGCAAGCATTCGATTACGCAGGAGTAGCAGAGGCAGTAACCCTCATCACTCGTGCTAAGAAACAAGCAGAAGAGCTCTCTTCTACTATGGCTGCTTTAGCTAATAGAGCATCTGGAGACCAGGCTATTCAAGTGTTATTGACCAAGCATACTGAGGATGTCAAGAATCTCGGTACTTGGTTGAACAGTTTATTGAATAGAGATATGAAAAGTGGCAGAACCACATGACTCCAGATCAATACCTCGATGAGATCAAAGAATTCTTCCCAGATGCCGTTGCCGGTAAAGATGGATTGATAACTGGGACGGAGAGTTGACACCCGAGGAAATAGACGATTGGGATGATAGAGAAGAAATAAATCGTCTCACTCGTGATCTCGATAGATATCTAGAATTAGAACGATCTAATGAAAAGGGCTGGTAAACCAGCCCTTTTATCATACCTGAATAGAACAACAGAATTGCTTCCTATCATAGACATGAAGATTCCAGTAATACTGCTGCCATTCAATAGCCCAATCCCTAAGCCAGTCACGATCACCATCTTCAGGAAGAGAAGATGCATCACGAACACTATCTAGTTCAGCTAGGTCGTCTGTGAGCTTCTCCTGTAGATAATCATAAGAGAACTTATTATCCCGGATATCTAGATAGAACTGACGATTTAGAGTTGGATATACGATCTGACCAGTGGTTAGAAGTTCCTTGGCCTCGGCACAGATACGGAATGCATGCATCATGGCCTTTAGATCCTGGCCATCCTCCTTAGCTGTCCTAGCACGTTTTCCGTAGCGAGCGATCAAAGCTTGTAAAGGATCAACCCAGGCCTCAACTCTCGTAGTCTTACCGAAAGACTTACCACCAACGCGAACCAATTCCTCTTCTGTTTTGTTGACCCAATAGTCACAACCCTCTCGATTACCAAAGATCTCCTTAGTCTTCTCCCAGGTCTCGTCACCCATGACATAGAATCTGGGGTTTCCAACGGTCTTTAGGATGGTCCTAATCCAATCTAGGAAATCCTCAGCAGTACGCAGGTTCTCTCCTTTGAGAGTGTACTTCACTGCCTGTCCTTTGCAATAACCAGCATAGGATGCGATGTTCTTGGAGATTAGACGCTCTCGGTTCTTGACCAAGACCTTCCATGCATAAGACCACTCTACCCAAGTATCCTCAGGGGAGAACAACATAGAGATGTTGTTGGTCTGCTGGTCAGATAAAAGCTTTGCGAATCGCTGGATATGGAAGTATTCTTCTTCCACCTTCTGTTCACCTTCGAGTCCGTTGTTGATTTCAAGGACATCAAATTTAGCCTGACGCTGCATATACTCATCCAACGACGGGCACAGATAGATGCCCTTGTAGTCCGTATCGGACCCAGGGCGATTTGTTCCAAATAGCTTGGAACCGTAGACACATTTAAAAAGCAATGGGTATTTCATTTTTATCCTAACATCCAGATGGTTCGCGTTAATTCTTTACGAGATTTGGGATCCAGACCCCAGATAAAGATACAGGCCAGAATCCCGAGAATGACACCGACAACAATCTCGATAATAATACTTTTATCCTTCTTCATAGGTTCCTCCAGATGAACAGGCTCATGCCTGATTGAAAAGTTCGTCCAATCTCAGTATGGAGTTGATCAAGTAGAAGCTGCTCCTTGATGTTCATCCCTTCAAAGCACGAACATACATGGACTCAGCTTTCTCACGAGTCATATTGGGAACACCATCAAACTTCACTGCTGCCATCTTAGCCGCCTGGTCGAGAACAAATTGTGCTTGAGGGTAAGGCTCGTCACAGAAAGGAAATGCTCTTCCTTGTGCATCAGCCTGGCAGACTTTGACCATACCCTCTAATCCCATCACAGTACGCTTGACAGTGAGTATCGTGCGGACCATAGTAACATCTCTAAGGTCTCTAGCGGTATGTATCTTGGTGTGGTTGTAGGCCACAGTTTTCATCAGATGCTCTACCTGATGACCGAGACCAAGACGTGCACAGAAATCGGTAACTGGAACGTCCGCGAGCATCTCATGCCGAGCCATAGAAGGCCACTGCTCTCTAGGCACAAGAGGTTTACCAAAGTCGTGTCCGAGTGCACCGTACATCTCGTCGAGAGATGCAGAAAGAGACTGAGCTTTGTCCAGGACCAACATCAAGTGGTTCCAGACATCTCCCTCTGGATGCCAATCTACCTTAGGTGGCTTCGAACTGTGGTCAACACCAGTCATAGCCGCAACCTCTGGGAACCAGTATCCAAGACAGCCAGTATCGCGAAGATCCTGGAAGAATAGGCTTGGCTTGACACCCATGAGAGCCTTCTCTAACTCGATGCGAACGCGATCGCTGGACAGGGTCTTGAGCTCATCACGAAGATCGTACATGAGTTTCTTAACCTTTGGACCGAGAACCCATCTGTCACCTAGCTGTGCATGGAATCTGGCCACTCGAAACACTCGGAGAGGATCCTCAGCAAAGGCATCGGTAACAGCCTCGAGCACTCCGTGTAGAGCATGCTCCATGACAACAGGATCGAAGACCTTGAGGCCATCTTTCCCATACCACATGGTGTTGATAGTGAGATCACGACGCTGGGCATCGAGACCAAAATCGCTGACGACCTCACACTCGAAAGCCTGATGTCCGGTTCCTACCTTCTTCTCAGTACGGCAACAAGCCACCTCGTAGGTAGTGCCACCCATCTCGAACAGGTATACAGGAAAGGACTTACCTACAGATTTCATCCCGATGCTCTCGAGGTACTTAGGAGGAGCATCAGTTACGATATCCCAATCCTTTACCTCACGACCGAGGAACATGTCTCGGACACACCCACCAACGAAACGAAACTCAAAGTCCGTGTAGTGGTTCAGAGCATCAAGGGCTCTTTTATGTTTGACGGGGAGAAGCATAAGAATTCCTACAAATGGTTACATAAGGTATTACTACCTGATATACCATTCTGAACAATCAGTATGTGGAACCCAAGTAGTCGTGGAGTTTGTTTGCAGCTAACGTCATTTCAACGAAAGCTTCCTGAACCCTAGGATCTGACATAGACCCTGGTGTCTTGTAGAACTTTTCTTTAGCCAGGTGATACTCATATGCTAGAGCATCCCAGGTTTCTAGGTTACGAGGACTTCTGGTCTCGGTCATCAGATCTCACAAAATGAACATGCGTAGGAACCTAGATGATACCCTACGCATGATCCGGTCTTCAGGAAAGCTGTAACGTTCGAGACCAAATGGAAACTGGTAACAGAGAAGCTAGACCTAGACACCAAACATGGCCTTGAGTGCCGGGATGATCTCTGAGGAACGGACAAGAAGAACATAGAGGATATAAATCCAGTTGAGCATGAAGTGGAGGACACCCCACCAGAACGAGTGGTTGAGTGAAGCAGACAGAACTGCCGCGATGATGGCACCAACGAGGCCAGAGGATGATTCATGACTCATAGAGTCTCCTTTAATCGTTGTAGATGGTGGCCTTGAGGCCGAGTTTACGAGTCAGGCCGACGAATTCCCAGCCAATGGGGTTCACCTTCAGAGTTAGTGATAGTATTGCTCATCGCGAACTTCTCCAAGTTGCCCGTGACATGGGAAACCATGACGAAGCCCATCGCACGCATCAGGGTAGATCTGGGTCATGAAGCCTTCATCACACGCATCAGGGATCCGGACCAGGTCGAAGTCCTTGCCAAGATTCGAAATCTCGGTAGTGAAGGTCTTCGTAACCTTGTTGAAGGTGAAGCTCTTGGAACTGACGTAGTGGCCCATGATGTTCTCCTCAGTTCACTAGATTACTGGTTATCTGAAGTTATGGGTAACTTTTTTACACCAATAGGCTGATGGTGACCTAACCTTCCACTTCTTCGATGGTGAACTTGTTGTAGGTGAACGCCACAATGTCCCAATAGAACTGCTCGTGCTCGTGAACACGGGAGATACATTTGGACCCCCACTCGGAGGAGTTACGGGCTTCCTGGGTGGCAAACTTCAGGTCGAACACCGTGGAGCAAAGATCCTTGCTGTCATAGACCTCCGACACACGGCGCTTGGTGGTGGGCAGGTCCACAGTACTCGGTCGATCCTTGAAGGCGTCGGCAGGAAGTTTCCACTTCTCGACCCACCAGTTGATGTCCTCCTGGGCAGGGTCGATCATTCCGAGACGCTGGATCTCCGCGACCTGCTCGTCGTAGTCGGCGGTGAACCCCAGCAGGTTCTTGAAACGTGCCCACTTGGAGGGTTCCTGCTTCGTGGCAGGAAACTCTTCCCACTTGGGACAGATGTATTTCTGACAGAAGATGGCGTATCCCATGTCGTTAGGCTCCTGGGCAGGATCAGGTGGGTTCATAAGATGTCGGGTTTGACTGGATAGAAATCATTTCCAGTAGCCGATTGAACATGGTGGTTCCTCCAGGCACTAGATTACTTGGTAATCCACGAAATGGATAACTTTATTCGTCGATTCCACCCTCGAGATCCCAGTCCCGAAACTGTTCCTGGATGGCTTCGACCATGGTTTGGTCATCCATATCAAAATCCTGGATGGTCTTTCGGATCTCGCCCAGCCGATATTCAGATGTCGTCAATCGTTGGGACAGATAATGGATCAATTCGACCTGTTCATCGTAGGTCTTCGCCCTGGCCGGAATTCGCTCAAACAACGGAGTTTCTCCAGGATCATTCCTATTCATATCAACCTCCAAACCCTATATTACAGATCTATGGAGTCAAGGCCGTAACAAATCGACCGTCCTTGGTATTATACACGAACTTGACGGACTTCCCCTGGATCGTCATTTCATAAATACCTTTATCGGGTTCTTTCTGAATCAACTTGGCTTTATAGAATTGGTCACGGATATCCCACATCTCAGATGCAGTTACCAGGATACCATAACGTTGAAACAGTCGTTCTCGAAAGTGAACACTATCGTGTTGGCTTACGATTTTTAGAGGCATATGACTCCTAGAGCAAGGAAGGCTGAGTAGCCTCCAACACTACTACCTTGGAATCTGACACGTCGTTGAATCCAGAGAGACGAACATTCAACCTAATTTCAGTTAGTTCCTCATCTGTAGCCACATCCAGTACAGATTTTAATTGCCCTGTTCCCATCATCAGAGTCCTGATGAACTTCTTCCCAGAATACAGACTTAATGAGATAAAATAATCTTCAGATTCTGAACCATCGATCTCGTAGGAGATCTCAGTCTTCTCAGATTTCTTAATAGCATCCAGTTTCTTGATCACAGGACAGGCACCAGCTTTAAGCTTCTGTGTCAGACCTTGTTCTCCCAGATGTTTCCAGGATAGAGCAAAGTTGTCCTTGAATGCAGTTAATACTGGAATAGCTTCGTTCAGAAATGACTTTGGATACTGGGCCCAGTTCTTAGGTGGATTATCGACTGTGTACATAGATGCCTCAACTAAGTTATCACAAGCTATTTGGATCTATATAAAATTGTAGGTCGAATCTGACCTGTCTTACTTAGTTCGGAAATAGCAGCAGTAAAATGTGGATTCTTAATCTCTGGATGGATCTGCATGCTCACTCGATAAGTTGGGACATACTTTGACCCATGGATATATGTCATCCTATCTGCTGTGTATATGAATGCAACCTTAACGATTATTCCGATCATTGGTTTCTAATAATCCAGGAGGCTAGTACCCGGTCATATCTGTCTATGTGTTCTAAAAGTTCCATTCTCATCTGTTCAATCCTCAGATCATCCATATCAAAGATGTTAGCATTCATATTATCCCGGATTCTATTATGTTCCAGGATATGTATCTCTAGATGTTTGATTGGATAGTTCAGTTGGAACATCAATGATTCTTCATGTCTAAAGTGGGTGGTCGTATAGTCTACCAAACTATCAATTATCTTACCTATATTTTGTTTATCGGTCTGGATTTGGGTAAGAAATAGAAGGATCTCCCGATGCTCTCTGTCTATAATATCAACACCAAGTATCGGGAGATCTCTGTATAACATAATAATTTACCTCGAGGCCGCTGCCTCTACTTCACGATGGAACTCTTCGTAGAGCAGATGCTTAGAATGCTTGATAGGACCTTTGAGCTTCATACCTGCCTGCTCTGGAGTACGATTACCCTTTCGCTGGTTACACTCGAAGCAACAACCAACCAAGTTGTTCCAGGCAGTTAAACCACCCTGAGCTCTTGGAAGAACGTGGTCGATGGTAGTCGCCTTGTTCTTACAGTCGTCGTACTGACAGACGTGATGATCTCGCTTCAAGATTCCTCTACCAAGCGTACCAGTCCGCATCTTGATGTCTGATGGGACTCGAGCATGTGGGTAGATGATCGCACGAAATGGCAAGTACTGAGAGATTACGGCACTACGCTCCCAAGTCTTGAGGTCCAAGATAACAGCTCGGCCCTTAGCGATTGCCTTTAGAGCTTGCTGTCTGCAAACCTTCAACATTGGAAGAAAGTTATTATCCAAAGCGATTACCGTATTGTCGTTTCTACTAATTGTCTTTGACATGTAGATTCCTCTCACATATCTAGTTATTACCGTGCCATTATGAAGAACAGACAAGTCTATATTTTAAGATCGTCCGAAAACTTCATTAAGTTGCTGACTGACTCGAACAAAAGTAGTTCTCTTAGGGAGTTCTTTAAGACTGTATGCACCAACATAGGTACAAGTGCTACGGATCCCACCTAGAATTTGTTGGACAGTTGCTGAGACTGGGCCACGATATTCAACTTCAACAGTCTTACCTTCTGATGCTCGATAATTCGCAACCCCACCAGCATGTTTGGTCATAGCTGTATCAGAGCTCATCCCATAGAATTGAACGGTATGTCGTATATCATTACCATACTGCTTGATCAGAATCTCATTCATTGGGCAGTCTTTATTGACGTTCTTGACCTGGGAACTCATGACTTCGTTAGTTTCATACACTCTTGAGACTACTTGTCCACCACCCTCTTCGTGCCCACTGAGCATTCCACCGAGCATAACAAAGTCAGCGTTTGCTCCGAAGGCTTTAGCCACATCTCCTGGGCAAGTACATCCACCATCTGCCATGATATGACCAGCTAGACCGTGGGCAGCATCAGCACACTCGATAACAGCAGATAATTGTGGATACCCTACACCAGTTAGTTTACGAGTAGTACATACAGAATTGTGTACTAAAATACCATCTACATTATAAGAGTGATCTTCCTCGACTTCTAGATCATACACTGATTCAGTATTCTTTAATTCTATTATGGAATCTATATCAATCAGTTCATAGTTAGATAACATTCTAATTCCTCCATAACACTATTATACTCCTTCGTTTTATTCCTGAAATCATATTCCCATATTATAAATAAACGAATATTATGTTTCCCCGAGAATTCTTCCTTAAGAAGATCTCTCTGCTTTTTATATCTCTGGATACTATTTAAGGGTTTCAGATTATCCCCGAAGAATCTAGGATTTCCATGCCAATAATCCCCATGTATTTCTATTAGGACTCTCTTTTCTTTACTACCAAAATCATACTGATATCCACCGATTATTGGACTATATATGAAAGAATATCTATTTAATACCTCTGAATCTGGTAGTTGATTTTAATAATAGATGGGTATCTTTATCTAATTTATCAGCAGATACCCAATACCCATAATTATGAATATTATCATCTGTCAGAGATTCTCTATCCAGTTTGTTAACAACATAAAATTCATGATTAGGTGTACATTTGATATTATTTATTTTTAATAAAGTATCTCTGTTCTTAAATTCAAATTTATGTAATATCTTCCTAAATCTATTCTGATGAGTCAAGACCATATCATCTAGTTCGATGTCAACAATCCTTTTAAATCCATCTCCAGTTAATACCATAGAATCAGCTGTAAAACAACCTGGACCAATACCAACTTTAATAACATCAGCACCAGCGAACAACAAAGCCTCTGTGATATCTGGGGTCACTACGTTACCAGCGATTATAGCTATGTCTGGATTCTCATCACGTAATGTCTTGACTAGGTCCACGAATTTCTGGCTATAACCATTAGCTACATCTAGACATAACCATTTGGTGTATCCACCCTGTCTCTTAAATTCCTTGTACTTTAACTGATCTTCTTCAGATGTACCTAGGCTATATACAAAGCTATCGTACATGTTTCTGTATTTAACGTAATTAAATACTTTAATCAACTCTTCTACTGAATAGTGTTTGGTCAAGCATGTCATCATACTGAACTCAGCGAGAGCCAGGGCCATCTTAGGTGTCCCTACTCCATCCATGTTGGCAGCTACTATTGGAACTCCATGATATTCCTGCTTGGAATTGCGGAGTATATATTTCTTCTGAAGATCCACTTCGTTTCTAGATCCTAGAGATGATCTATGTGGGACGAACAGAACGTCCTTAAAATCTAGCTTGATATCGTCGATAATCCTCATCTAACAACCTTAGTTTTGAATCCGCATTCTGCACACTCGGTCTGAACATTATCGCCAAGATCCTTCATCGTCAGACTCCAGATACGGGCATCAGCATCCCATTTATATCCTCTGTCCTTAGCCAGATCTTTCTTAGAGAAGGGAAGATCGAGAGCAAAGATCTTAACAGTAGGAGCAAGAGCCATCTTTATGGCTTCATCCTCATCATACTTGAAATAAATCTGCAACATAGTCAAGACATCGGTAACGGCTCGATGTGGGTATGGGTTTAGAAAATTGTGATCGGCCGCTAAATATACCAATTTCTTAGAGAACTTATATTCATCAAATGGAATATCTTCCATAGTGTCTACCCATAGCTTCTCTACAGGTGTTAGACCAAGCCTCTTGCATGCATTCTCATACATAATCTTATCATATGATCGTCCATTATGAGCTAGGATATAGTCAACACTTTCCATGGCTTTAGACAGAGTCCTTATAGAAGGTTCCTCTGCATATCCATATGTGTTGACCATCCCGATATTGAAGCTACTAACTTTCTGAGCACCAGGGGTAAGTACTTTCTCATCCTGGTGTATTAAAAAGCTGCGCATATCTATTATCGATTTATCTGCAAATCTTATGTATCCTATCTCTAGGATACGATCGTTAACAAGATCTAGTCCTGTAGTTTCAAAATCTAATGCCAAACCAATTTTCATATAGAATCCCCAGGATGAAAAACATCTGAATCTCTTAAAAGGAGATCTTAATCATTACTTTCGTACTTTCTTCTGAGCTCGTCGAGTCAAAGCCTGGATAGTACGTCTCTGATGTCTATTCATCTTAGACAGATCGATAGCTGGTTGTTCTGGCTCCGGATCTGGTGTATTTGGCTGTTCTGTTAACAGATTTATGTCCTCAGATAATTGATTCAGATTTCTAACCTCGGATACATCAGGATGCATATTTTCCAGCCCTTCCAGCTAAGAACTCAGTTACGAGATGGGTGAAATTCCTATCGACAGTCCACCCATCATTGTATGATAGTCCATACAGTTCCATCAAGGTACTAAGATCATATGATAATACCAGATCATTTAGAAACTGCTTCAGAAGGTTATGGTCATCATATGCCTCACTAACCCGATAGATAATCGTTTGATCCTCACAGTTGTTGAAAAACTGTGCGAAAGAGTTTCTAATCTCATTCTCTGATAACAGAGTTAGTCGTACTGGTTCTCTCGGACTCTGGGGCTCAGAGATCTTGAGTTCATCTGTTGGAGTCTCCATTGTTACTTCTGGATCCAAAGCCTTCCACCAACGAACGATTTGGTTTGTCCATTCTTTCATTACCATTTGTTTCTCCTAAAATTGTCGATATACAGCTATATTACATAGAGGACATAAGATTGTCATATAATCTCCATCTCTCTGATCTGATTGGATCGTTGCTTCTTTCTGGCTGAATTCAAATACAGTACCACAGTGGTTACATGTGGCTCTGTGAATTCGTTCTCCCGGAATCTGACCCTTGGTTATAATCTTCATACATGATCTCTACAGTAATAGGTTTGTGGTGTAGCAGTGTTATCACAGCGAATACCATCTTTGAGTCTATAGATACAACGCATAGGTACTAATGGTTCTACTACGAGACTCTCGATCACACCCTCTAACCTAACGTGTTCAGCAGCCAACGACATGAGATGTTGTTGAGCTTTCTTATATTCCTCTGTGTTCAGAGGTTGAACCATAGCATGATCTAGAATCAGAGCTACTTCTGACAACAGATATGGGACATTCATTCTCATGACACACCATCATGTCTGATATCTAAAGACCAGGTATAATTACAAATGAATGTATAGTCTGGGTCGTTAAGGGATTCGATCAGATGATTGATCAGGATACTTCTCTCTAGATTAGTCAGTCCAGGCGTATCGAGGATCAAACCAGTATTAACAAGAGGTGGAATGGTAGTCATTGTACACTCCGAACAGATCCAGGACCTGGAAGATCTAAACATTTACGAATATATGCGAGTTCTTTTTCTAGAACTGCTATCTCTTTAAGACGTTCAACATCTCTCTTTTCGAGAGATTCGATACGATCTTCAATGGTTGCTTGCATTTTATTTACTCGACCAGGCACTACATGAAAAATCACAATCTGTATAAACTAATTCATCTACCTGTGATACAGTAGGACAAGGAATATTCGTACAGGGTCGTAACTCAATCTTATTTCTGTGGGAGTTAGATCTGGCACCAGAGATATTAGCAGTAACTCTGTTCCTGAAATCCTGCCAATATTTACAGTTCTCACATGTCTCTTTCACAGAACCTCCATTATTACAGATAATACCCTATCCCTATCCTGACATCGAGAACAATGGCACACATAATCTGGCTCATCGGATAGCTTGTGAAAGGCCGAGAGCACCGGAATAGTCAGTTTTAGAACATCTCTCAATTTCTGAGATTCAGAGATGTATGTACCAGCATCTAGTTTATCAACACAGGCTAGAGCATATGCTGCTTTTGGTTCGAAGCAGCAACCTAGGTCGTCGTCGCCTATACATAATGAATATGCGCGTAGCGCTGCTGTCACCAAGTCTAATACTTCTCTAGTGGCTTCTAAACTCATTCTACTACAGTCATAGTCATAGCTTGTCCCCATAACCAACCAGTAACTTGATCATCACCACAATTTACTTTGATCCTGAAACTTGATATAGTACAGGTTACACCACCCTCTAACTTCCACCCAGTAGCTAGATGACCTTCTACATCTCTGATCAAATCTGCTCTGGAGTATCCATATAGAATAGTGTATTTAATAGACAAGGTCAATCCTCGTGAACGATAATGATTAGATTCTGTGAACTGGCATCTGGATGAGGGACGTTATCAATAATTGACCATACGGTCTTACAAGTGGGGCAAGTCCCACCATCAATAGACTTCTCTAGAAATTCTTTACAGCATGGATTCATACTACCTCCGGCCGAGGACGATCTTTGGAGGCAAGCAGACGCTGCTGAATATGCTCAGTAGTATCTACATCTAGTACATCTTCATCGATCCCAAGTGCTACCTGGGCTACAGCCTCAAACTCTTCTGCAGTAAAACGACGGACCAGGCCATACACTGAATTCTCAGTCAGCAGTCCGAAGCAATACTTAGGCTTCTCATCTAGGTATGAAATATGGAGCTTACCAATAACCCAGGCACCTATTGTAATGTTTCGGCTGATGGGTCGTCTCCACCATTTAGAAGATCCGGGAACGAATGCTTTAGCTATATCCATGTTATACCTCAGATCGATGATACTTTGCTGTCTGGTAAAGGACACCAATTAGGAATAGGAGGATATGGCTTTTCATCCTCATCATCTCCATAGTTATCATCCCAACAAAAGTATAGTCCTTGGCTCGACATTCACAGCGAGATATATTCTGATCCCATCCAATGTTAGGGCATTCATGACAACGGCTGATCGTTTGAATGAATAACTTAACCATATATCTCCACCCCTATTTGAGGTCGGTGATG